CCAGAAATAGATGATGTTATCTCAAAATACGAATACGCAACAACCAGAGGAACTGGACGAACCACTGCTCTCTATATGAAAGCAATCACAGAAGCACTTGAAAATCCTGGTAAGAGTGTGGAGTTTATTGACCATTATCCTCATACTTTTCTTAGTGCTAAAAGTCACGGAAGCAATCTGGCAAATATTATTATTAAACTGGGATATGATATTGCGGTTACTGTTCCTGCGGGAGGTGGAAGAGTGTTTCTTTACAATAAGTTTGGACAATAAGGACACTTACTAAATTGGCACAAGGGCACTTGAAATCAGGTGCCTTTTGTCGTATAATACTTCTATACACACAGAGGACTGATGACTGCTGAACGCATTACAATCAAAGAAAGCAAAGATTTTTGTTACTATGGTGAGTTTTATGGTTCAATAGACAAAATCATTTCCACACTCCAAAGGTGCAAAAAAGAGGGTTGGGAAGGTATTGATTATGATTATGATTATGGGAATGGAGGAAAAGACTACTATGTCTACAAAACCCGTCTTGAAAATGATGAAGAGTATGAAAAGAGAGTGAAACAAGAAGAGCAACAAAAAGAAAATCGTCGTAAACAATATGAACAACTCAAAAAGGAGTTTGGTAAGGACACTTGAAGAACCGTCACAAGGGAACTTGAAATCAGGTGCCCTTTGTCGTATAATAACCTTACAAACATAAAACCGATGAACCACGCACTTATTCTACTTCTTGCTAATCTGTCTTCTATTGCCTGTGTGATTGGAGCAATTATTCTTGCTTTTCACGGAATTGCTGGTTGGGGATGGTTTTTATTTCTTGCCGTTTTGCTTCACACGACTTTTAGTTCTTCTAAAACTACTGATTGATTATGAAAGTTTATTCACTCTATCACAACGACACTTATGTTGCTTCCTTTCCAAATAAGGAAGATGCTGTTTTCTATGGTAAGCAATTCTATGAGGATGGATGGTCTTGTAATATTATTGAAGAGTATTTGAGTAAATCTCCATATAGCATGTATATTGGTTCTCCTTATACTCCCCTCACTCCTTCTCAAACAATTCCTTGTGTTTCTCCCGTAATCTCAAAACCACCTGCAAGTTATCCTGACAGTTATCCTCATATCTATTGTGATGGGACAAAATGAAATGTAAATACTGGGATTGTGGGTTCTGTTATGCACCAGTAGATGTAGAAACCAACGCAACTCAAGGTGGATGTTTTGAACCAGAATATTGTCTTTATAGGAAATCACAAATGACTAATCAACAACTCCCTGACATTATTGAAATCGGTGGTGTAAAGTATCAACGAGTAGAAGAACCAAAACCACAGACACTTCTTGAGTATTTCAATTCTTTTGGTATTGTTGGTGCTGAAGGCATCTGTAATATTTTTGCCAAATGGTTGCCTGATGAGTTAGAATATGAAGAAGATGAGATGGGATATAATCAAGGATGGAATGATTGTCTTCAATATCTAAAAGAGAACCTCAAATGATTGACTATACCCTAATGGAACTGGAACTTATCTGTGAGGAAGTCGCAAAACTTCCAAAAACCACAGATACTTCCTATGTGCCCCCTGATGTGTTAGAATTGGTGGAACAACAGATTTGGGATTATCATCACAAATGAACGACACCATCAAAGATAATCTATTCCAAATTCAAGAGGTTGCCACAAAAGCACTTGAACTTCACAAGAACTCCACAGAAAGATTTGCTGGTGTAAATTATGCCAGTGTGAGAGTTTCTGATGTATGGGTGAAGTATAGTATTCACGATGAGGATTTGTTGTATGGTATTACGATTGATGAATGCTCTCCAACTGTTTACGAATTGCAGGAATATATGGTAGAATACCTGAAAGATAATCTTCCCGATTATTTGGGGTGGTGCATTTATGTGGAGTTGGAGTGGTAATGAAATCCTTTAACATCAACTACCCAGTCAAAGTCAAACTTACAAAGTTCGGTAAAGAACTTCATAAGAAACTCTGGGAAGATTTTTGGAACTCTCACGGTAAATTGGATAAGTTTCCTTATACTCCACCAAAGGAAGATGAAAATGGATACTGTGAGTTTGTAATGTGGGACTTGATGAATAAGTTTGGTTCTTATTGTGTATTGGGATGCGAACAACCTTTTGATACTATTATTCTGATTGATGAGGAGTATTTGAAAGATGATTGAGTTTCTTATGATTGTTATGCTTGTTTATATGGGAGGTTCTATGTTTTTGGGACTACTTGAATACCTTATGGATAGAAAAAAATGACTGAAAGATTAAATCACAAACTTGATGTAAGTAAAATTCAAACTCTTGAAGATGTGCGAAATGTCTTTGAGTGTATGAACTTGGTTGCTAATTCGAGTGAAACTAACGAACAGTATGAACTTCTCAAAAAGTATTTTACTATTCCTTATGTTCCAGAACCTTTGAAGTTTGATAAGGCAGATTTTGACTATCAAAATTATATTGAAGATTACAAATGACTGAAAAAATAGGATACAAACTCAACCCAAAGAAACTCAAAAAAGCACCTCAAAGTATTCTTCCTTATGTTTGTGGTGCTTTTTATTACACAGAAAATTATGAGTATTTTGATGTAATCAAACCTTATCTTGATATTCCAGAACCACCCAAGTCATTAGAAGAAATCTCACAAGAGTTTGATGAGAAGATTGATAAACTAATTGAGGATGTAGAATACAAGTTCGCACAACTCAAATGTCATCAAGAGTATTATTACAATCGAAAGTTTGATAGAATTATTGAGGACTTTGAGTATGCGAAGAAGAACGGACAATTTCCACAAAAATCTATACTAACTTATAGCACTTCTCTTGGAACAAATAATTTTACTTCCGGTTTTATAATTAAACAAGGAAATAAACACAAAGGTTATTATACAATCGGTAATGGTTATTTGAGGTTTTATATGCCTTATAAACCGAATTTTTTGATTAGATTTTGTGCTGATAAACTTTTAGGGTTCAAGTGGATTGATGATAAATAATAATGCTCTAATGTGTTCGCATCCATAAGAGTGGAAAAGGTGTCTTCGGGCACCTTTTCTTGTATAAATAGTATTGCGAACACAATTTAGAAGCAGAACTATGACTTCACAAAGTCCAAGAATATACTTGTATAAAATTACCTTTGAAGAAGTGCCCTATTACTACTATGGGGTTCATAAGGAAAAATACTTCAACGAAGATTATTGTGGTTCTCCAGTAACTCATAAATGGTGTTGGGAACTTTATACTCCAAAGAAGCAGATACTTCAACTCTTTCAGTTTAGTGATGAAGGTTGGATAGAAGCACAAGAAGTTGAAACAAGATTGATTAGACCTGTTTATAATACTGATAAATGGTGCTTGAATGAAAGTTGTGGGGGAAAAGTTTCTCTTTCTATTAGAAGGAAAACTGGTAAGAGAATTGGTAAAAGAAATAGAGAACTTGGTTTAGGAATATTCACTCTAACAAAAGAACAAATGAGTGAAAATGGTAAGAAAATAGCACACAATAATATGAAAAATAAAACTGCTATATTCGCACAAACAACAGAAGAAAGAAGAGAAAATGGTAAAAAGGCAGCAGAAGTAAATAGGAAAAATGGAACTGGACTTTTTGGATTGTCTGCCGAACAAAGAAGTGAAAATGGAAAGAAGGTTTCTGCTAAAAATAAAGAAAATAAGGTCGGTATATTCGCACTAACAACAGAGCAGTTGGTAGAAAATGCTAAAAAAGGTGGTGCTATTTCTTCAAAGATTATAAACGCACAAAGATGGGAATGTTGTATAACTGGTTATGTATCAACTGCTGCTGGTGTAGTTTCTTATCAAAAAGGAAAAGGAATAGATACATCCAAGAGTAATAGACGCAGAATAGCATAGGGCACTTACCAAACTGGAACACGGGCACTTGAAATCTGGTGCCCTTTGGTGTATAATACTCTTATATACAAAGAAACCCTATGAAGTTCAGTGATTTGCCTAATAATTCTTGGGAAAAAGTAATGGTTCATCTTTTAGAACATATTGGTGGAGATGGTGGGTCTCTTGTAAAATGGAGTGGAGAAATCCCAGACCCAGTAGAAACAGCAACCGCAATTTTGGGAATGGTTCAATATTATGACCCAGATTATCGGGACTTACCAGAAGGTGCTCTTGCTAAAGGTTTTAGAGCATTTTATAAATTAGGGGAATATGAGAAATGAAATACCCCCAATCGGTAAATAAATCTATCTTCATTAGAGAAGTGTATGAAGATACTTATGAAAACCCATATGAATACATTGTAGATACTATGATTTGGGAAAATCGTGTTGATGAACTTCATACTATTTGGCATAAAGGTAAAGACCCACGAAAGGTAGAAAAATGACTAAACTATCAGCAGCAGACCTTATGGTAATTCATAACACTCTCTATAAAAGTTTAAATGTTGTGGGAAATAGTATTTGGACACAAGAAACCAGAGAAAGAGTTATGGATAAGGTGTCTATTATTATGGAACAAATGAAAGCAGAAGTTGTCTGTGGTGATGTAGAACCTATTGTAGTGAGTGGAGATGTTGAAGGATGACCTACCCATCGTATTGTTGTCAAAAATGTGGAGCACAGATAGGATATATTGGAAGGTTTTTTCAGTTTCTTCGTGTTCCATTACATCGGTGTAAGAAATGACTGATATAAGAAACCAACCATTCACAACTGACGCACTCACCATTCGGCAACTCAAAGAAATCTTGAGTGTTCTTCCTGATACAAATGAGTATGGTGAGGATTGTGAGGTGTGGATGAGTGTTGGTAATAATCTATCCAATGTGGTAAAATCTGTATGGTCGTTGAACTTACGAAACGAAGGTTGTGATATTATTTTGGAGTGTGATAATTATGAGTAGTTCCAATCCACTAATACAAAAATATGAAGAACTCTACGGAAAGAAAGAAAAACCAAAAGTCATAAAAGCAGATGAGTTTGAACGAACAGTATCAGAAGTTGATGAAGCATTCAAAAAATGGAGTTCAAACACATCAGTCGCATCCAATCTTACAAGTCCATCAGTAGCAACATCAACCACAGGTATTACAAAGGCATCAAATTTTCTAACTCACGATATTCACGATACGGAGAAAACTTTTCTACAAGTCGCAGATAAAATCAAACAAGGAAAAGCAAAGGTAGGAAGTGTGAGTATAGAACACGATGTTATGCTTATGGGTGGAACAAAAATATTTTTTGAGGTTTATGTTAACAATTGAAGAACTCCAAAAATACTTGGATGATAATAAAATCACCCTTGAAGAGTATATGAGAGCAAATATGATTACTGATGAAGACAGGAAATATTTTGATAAGATATGGATGGATGTGATTTATAGGAACTTCGGTGAGGACACTTTCTAAACTGGCACAGGGGATGCTCTGTGGGGTTCTGGGAGTGGTATGATACTCTCATACACATCAAACCGATGACTGATTTTCTTAAACTTCATAAACTCTGTATTCTTGAGTTGCTGATTGCTCTTGATGAGGATGTAGTAGATTGGAGGAACTATCCTAAACTTTGGGAAGCAGTTAAACTTGCCGACAAAACTCTTGACATTTGGGCAGGAGACAATCTCAAACAAATGCGTGATGAACTTATTGAGGAATTGAAATGAACAGATTTGAAAAGAAAGATGAAAGGAACAAAAAGTTCATTCAAACACAAAGATATGATATTTGGGGTAGAAATGTTGATAAGGCAAGAGTTGCCGAACACGATAGAAGAAGAGGTGTAAAAACTAAATGAAATACAACATCAAAAAACAACAAATCATTCAAAATGAAGAAGAAGGTTGGAGTTTTCAATTTTGGGAAGAGGTAGATTTTGTAAAGATTGTTTATTTTGAACAACTACTTTCAAAAACAACAGAATTTCGTATTCCTAAAGATTGTGTAGAATATTTTATTGATGCTTTGGAGAACCTGAATGACACTTGAAGAACTGGCACAGGGGGTCTCCACAAGACCCCTTTTTGCCTTATAATACTCTCATAGACAAAGGAACTCCAAATGGCAATTGACACCAGCACCTGCATCAACATTCTTCCTGATGAGGAATGGTATTACACAGTTGAAGACTCAAATATTGTCACCAGTGATGATGGTTGCACTATTTCTTATTGGCAAGATGGAAAACGACATACTCACATTACTATGGAAAAAGAAGAAGCACTTGCTATTGCTGATGCCATCTACAAACTCTTTAAGAACTGAAATGATTGACCTTACACAACTGACCGAAGACCAACTCAACGAACTTGAACTTCAAATCCAAAAGCATAAGGAACAACAGAAGGTAAAGGATGCTTTGGAAAATCTAAAAGGTTATAAAGTAACTTTTTATGTGAGGTTTGACCCTGAAAAGCATAGGGATGATGAGATGCTTACAGATGATGGAGAACTTGACCCAGGAATTTTTGCTGATTATCTGTGCGATAATGTTGTCGCAAACCTAATTAAGGATTTTGACTTGTATGATTATGAAGATATGAGTTATCCTATTGTGGAGATAGCAACAGAAGAAGAAATTAAACACCAATTTTGAGGAACTGAAATGACTTACCAAATCACACAAGAAATCCGTATTCACCACGAAGATGGTTGGTTCTACCAATTTACTGATGATGGTGAAGGTCTTATAGAGATTAATCAATACACAACTCACGGAGTTGAAGAAACTAAAACAGGGGAACCTTTTCACATTCCCAAAGATTGTATTGATACTTTTATTGGTGTTCTGGAGCAACTTAAATGAGATACTACGAAAGTAGAACCTACGAACACCAGTGCGACTTTGATGCTAAAAACAGAGCACAAAAAGCATCACAAGATTACTACAACAAGTGGATAAATCTTCGTAAAGAAGTTCGTAATCTTGTAAGAGAACAAAACCTCACTATTACTCCTGAATTTGCTAAACTGATTGGACTGAAGGACACTTGAAGAACTGGCACAAGGACACTCCATAAACCCTGTGGATGCCTTATAATACTCTCATACACACAGAAACCTGATGACTGAACAAGAAGAACTTCTCAAAGATTATCAAGAAGAACTTGAGAAGTGTTGGGAACTTGCTGTTAAACTTGATACTCTAAATCCTGAACTTGTTGGTGCCTTTACTGGAACACCAAGTCAAAGGATTGAACGACAACTTTATGCTTTTGGTATTTTGGAATGACTGCCTTCACATACAAAGGATACGGACGCATCTACACTAATCCAGAGAACATTCAAGAGGTAGAAAACATCATTCAAGAACTTGATGAGTTTGAGTGGGGTTATTATACAGGAGGACTTGTAGCATCTTGGGATATGTATCCATATGTTGAGTATGTTGGTAAGTTTGAACTGAATGAAGACAAGTTCAAACAAATCTGTAAAGAACGAAACATTCCTGTTTTTGTCTTTAATGCTTATGATAATGAGTATCCTCGTGGTTATGTCAAAACCTTGACTGTAGAAGAAATCAAAACACTTTCTTATGGAGAATTGAAATGACTACCGAAGAAAAACTCACACTTCTTCTCAAGGTTCTCAAAGAATACGCAGAGGTAAAACACTGCTATGAAGGTCTATTTGGAGATGATTATACTCCAAGTGCTGGTAATTATGATGATGCCTTTGAAGATGGTTGTGCTTATGGTGAGATTACCTTTGCCCGCACTATGTTAGAATGTATTGGTGAAAAGTTTGAATACCCTTGTATGAAAGAAAATGACTGAAAGAGTAAAATTCGCACAAGTATCCAGAGTCATCTGCCCGAAGACTGGTGTTCATTATCTTGATGCGATTGATGAAAACGGGCAACATTGGACTGGGCAACAAGAAACAGGTGTAGAAAAATGGATCACTTGGAAGGAACAATGGAAGAAAAACAATCAACAACCATTAGATCTATGAAACATCCAGCAAACGATTGGGACTTTGATGATACAATTGAAGAAGCATTTCAGGAATGGTTTAATGACCTTAATGGTGGTTTTGCACTTCGTAGTGAATATTTTTTCGGTGATTGTGAAGTAGAAGATGTGAATACTCGTAAGGATTTGATGTATAAGTGGGTTCATTCCGCATTTGTTATGGGTTATAATATGGGTAGATTTGAAGGTCTTGAAGTAGGACTCACAAACAATGAAGATTGAAATCAATCATAATCTAACTTCCAATACTTATGATTGGAAGATGTGGGATGGTCCTGATGGTATTGACTACTTTGAGGGTAATGAGTTAGACTTGGGGCAATGTTTTGAACAAATCACTGTGCAACGAACACTCAATGCTCTGAATTATGATGAGGTTGACTATCGTTCTCTGTGCAAAGAACTTGTAAATGAACTGGATAAGTATGTTTCTGCATACTCACCAGAAGGTAAAGTCCTTTATAACGCTCTTCGTATTTTACACAAATGACTGAAATTGACCCCTCTCTTATTCTCAAATATGATAATCATATTTACTATCACGGAGAAAAGTATCAAAAAGTAGTAGAACCTAAAAGTTTTTATGATAAACTTTGGGAAGAACTTGGGAAGAAAGTGGGATATGGTATTGATTGTGATAAACTGACTGATAGGGTTATGGATTTGATCAAAGATAATATTCCAGAATCTATTGAGAATAAGTATCACTCTGATGTTCTTGCAGGATACAACAACGCACTCAAAGATGTAAGAGGAAAGTTCTGATGACTGAATTTCAACCAACTCCCCAAACACCAGAACAAGTTGCTGATGGTCTCCGTAATGCTTTTAGACAAGCAATCAAAGATGGTGTGATGGATGCTACTCCTTACCTGAAACAAATGACTTTTACCAACGATATTCAAAAAACAGAAGCAGAAATCAAAGTGCTTCAAAAGAAACTTGACCTCCTCAAAGAGATTGAAACACATAAATCTCAACCAATAATGGTATATGTGAATGAAGGAAAAGTTGAGATTGTTTCTTATAATAATGAAACTTATTATCGTCTTGACCTGCCTGATGAAGTTTATTGGTATATTAGCAAAAGGGATGATAATGATGTAATTCTTCTAAAACAGATTATTGATGGTGAAACTCATCGTTTGCTTGAAGGTGTGTGGTTTAATGATGTGAAGAAAGGAAAGTATGATGAATCATATTGTCCTGATGAACCAGAACATTATGATGAAGTAGAGTGGGATGAGAAAGATAATCCTGCTTCATACATTACCGATGAGGTTGTGAATAGATTGGTGGAGAAATATAAATCTCAAAAACTCTACAATATGGTAAGAGATGAACTTGGATATTCTTTTAATTGTTGTGATGAGTTTGTAGATTTGGTGGAGAGATGGTTGCCGAAAGAACAATCAGCAGAAGGAAGTCAGAATGTAAATACTGAATTGCTTGTGGATGGATTTAATGATTGTTTGCGTAAAATCAAGGAGATGCTACGATGACTGACAGAACCGACGATTGGAGAACTATCTTTGGAGACCTCACAGATAGTAGTGGGTGTTATGAGATTGATAGGGTAAACATTTATCAACTCACATCACACTTGGAGGAACTCTATCTTAAAATTAGAGAACTTGAAACACAACTCAAAGATGTTCAAGAAGTTGTTCGCACACACGAATATGTGAGGAATATTGGATTATGACTGAATACAACCTTCCAGATCCTGATGATATGGTATGGGTCAATCTTTCGCAAAAAGAGATTGAAGAACTCCGCAATAAAAAACACGAACTGACTGAATACGGCAAAGAACAACTGAAACGACTTATGAGAAATCAAGAACCTTATCCTGATGCAATGTTTGAGGAAGCTGAGCGCCGTGAAGCAGAACGCAAGGCACTTGATGCCCTTGATGAACTCTATGAGAAACACGGGGATGCTATGCTTCGTCTTGCTGAAATTGAGAAGGATCAATGGGAACGAGAGGAAAGAAGTAGAACAGTTCTCTCACGATATAATCATTTTTACAATGAAGAATGTTCTGGTATGCCTCACGGCACACCAATTACCCCAGAACATATGCAGGCAATGGCACTGGACTGTGCTGTTGATGCTCTTATGTGCGAAAACCTGAATGTAGAGTATAATGTGATTGCGATTGATGACATCAAAGATTTGATTGCACGATTGTATCAACAAGGTAATGAGTTTCTTGAACGAGTGAGAAAACTGAAAAATGACTGAACAACCAAAACTCTACGAAATGAGTGTGGAAGAAGTCAAAGAGTATCTCAAAACTCAACAAAAACCACAAAGTTCTTATCAACCAGAACCAGAAAAGAAACCAGACGAACCACCTCAATACTTTTACGACATTTCTACAAATCTTTTTATAGGATAATGACTGAACCATTCTACAAGTATTATGTGATTGATTATTATGGGACTGGTGAAGGCAGAACTATCTTCCTACAAATCTCCCGCAATAACTCTCCACAATATCCAGAAGATTATTTCCAAAAACGATGGGAGAAGTTTGTAGATATTGACTTTTATCTACAAGGAACAGAAGAACTTGAAGAACGGGAGTTTCTTGACAAATACACACGATTTCTTCCTGATGTGATTGCTCATATGTTGAGAGAGAAATCTTTTGGTATCTGGCAAACTCATTTACACTTTAATTGGAGTTAGGACACTTGAAGAACTGGCACAAGGGCATCTCCATTGGTGCCCTTTTTACCCTATAATACTCTTATACACAAAGGAACTCCAAATGCTTGATGCCTTTACTGATTATCCTATTGAATCCTATGGTGATGCTGAGGGAGCACCTATTCGTAAGGCAAAAATCCTGACTTATGATAGGAATAAGTATTGTGATGTGCTTGTCTATCAAGTAGATGAACATGGAGATTTACGAGGAACTGTTGTTAATTTCAAGCAGTTTTATCTTTATAAGAATGAAGCAAGTTATGATGATGGTATTCAATTTACTGATGAAGAACTGAAAACTCTTCCTTGGACTAAAGTAAGTTATCCTCATTCTATTTGATATAATACTCTCATAAACACCTAATTACAATGACTCACAATTTCTACAACAACATTATTGGAACGGATATTCTTCATAGCATCACTGATGTTTATGAACTTTGTGATGAAGCAGAAGGAATGACTTATCGTGTAGAACTCCAAGCAGATAATGGTGGAGTTTACATTAAATCGGGTGAAAAGGGACACGAAGAAGGTTCTAAAAACATCACCGAAGATATGTCTATCGGCAACAAACAACTTGCGATTGTTGTTGCTCGTCGTATTCTTGAACTTTATGGAGAACTGAAATGAACATCAAATTTCAATCACATCAAGAAACTGAACGAGAAGTAGAACTCTCACAAAAAGAACTTTTCCAACTTTTTGAGATGATGCGTGAACAGTTTGAGAATCACATTACCTATGCAAGATTCAATCATTCCTATCCAGATCGTCTTGAGAAAACCATTGTAGATTTTTGCAATTCTCATTCAGTTGATGTAGAATACGACAAAGATCGTGTTGCGTTTTTTAATGCAATTCTAGACAACCTCAAGAATCCTTATCAATGAACACAAGAGCACAAACAATCTGGAACGCATTTTGTGGAGAACTAATTGTAGAACCCACAGATGATATGCGAGAAGCTCTTGCGACTGTTGTTCGTAAGATTGTGAATGAGTTTCAATACTATCACTTTGGTAATGGTGAGGATATGGTAGTTGATGCTCGTGTGCTTTATGAACTTGCTGACGAACTTGAAAAATGAACGATGAAAAGAACCCTGATGAGATTGTCGTCAAGGACATAGATATGATACACTTTGAGATGATGGATGATGGATTCCTCTGGTGTGGAATCTATCATAAGAATGGGCAGATTGACCACTTCAACATCACCGCAAAGAAAAACAAACTCTCTACATTATGGATGCCTGATTGTGGATAAACTCAAAGTCAATGTGGATCAAAAAGCTTTCTCTATGAAAGTTGAAGAACTCTTTGATGTAATTACCAACATTGTTGCACATCCTCATACAGCTATCGTGAAACATGATAGGGAAAGAGCTGCGAAGATCTTTCTTGCTCTTCAAGATTATGTGAGTAATCATGTTGAAGGACAGGAGGGTTTTGGTCACTTTGTAATGTCAGAACCCGCACTTGATTTTGATACATACCTTGAGAGTATCTTTGATGAAGATGAAATGTATGACATTCATAACATGTAAATGGGAAATGATTGCATGGGGATTTGGAGCAATCTCTAATGCAATCTATTTTCGTTTAACCCTAGAAGATAACATAGATAGATGTGCATTTTTTGAAGAATTATCTGCGGGGTGGATTGAAATGAACGATGAATATGCGATGAATCAACCAGGATTTGATCCTTATAATTTGAGTGGCAGAGATTCTTATTATTCTTATGTGATGAGTAAAAAGTAATGGACTTTCCCGTGTTCTTAAATAAGTGGATAATCGGATTAAATCCGATTAAGTATACGCCATTCTGGTGGTGGTATAGATTGATGTCTCATTATGGATTTCGCTTTGATGATTATCACATTTGGGGAGAGTTTTGGCATTCTCTTAGCGGAGGATGGCACGATATGAATTATAAGTGGGAGTTTGAGAAGTTTTGGGGTAAGGGAGCAAAACCTGAAAAAGTTGTGTTGCCTGCAAAAGACTTTGATGCCCTTGTTGAACGCTTGAATCAACCGCCGGATCCTGTTATAATGGAAAGATTCAAAGAGATACTAAATCGTAAAGCGCCTTGGGATGAGGATCATGAATAGTAAAACTTATTTGCAATATGTTGCAATTCCATCACTTGCATTTTTTATTTCTGCAATAGTATCGTATAATCTAATGCCAGAAAAAACACCACAACACACATCCACTGTAGTTGGTGTTTCTGGTGATCTCAAATGCACTGCATCTTGCGTTGTGAAGGAGAATCAACAATGATTGAAGTAACAGAAGAACAAGATGGTTCGTTTACTATTTCATGGGATGAAAATGATCCCACTGAAAGTATCTTGAACACCTGGACAGAACAGGACTTTATTGATTGCATTAGACAAGAGTGTGAGAGGACGCTTTGGACACTTTCTGAACTGTCCACTGAGGACGCCACAGACCCCTCTGGTGCATCATACTAGCCAAGTAATCAATCAAGACACATGGCAACTCGCGGACGAATCGGCATCCAACTCAAGGATGGATCTGTTCTCTCTGTGTATTCACATTGGGATAATTATCCCGAGTGGAATGGTAGGAAACTCAAAGAACACTTCGACTCTTACGAACAAGCTGCAGAGTTGATTGATGGTGGTGACATCAGCTCTCTGTGGACTAATAAAGATTGGGAACAGAAAGAAATGGAACCCCGCCCTCTCTATTATGCTGAGCGTGGTGAAGAAAACGTAGATCCCAAACTCCACGAATCTTTCAATACTTTTATCAAATCCGTAAATGATTCTTGGGGTGACTACGCTTACATCTTTGCCGATGGTGAGTGGAAGTGTTATACTCCTAAAGGTAATGAACTAGTGATCCCTGCGTGATATGAAAAACCTCATTCAAGTGAAGTATTACTTTAAGGAACATCCGAACACTACTCTTTCGGTATTTCTTAAAACTGAAGAGCAGGTAGAGGCTTTTAAAGCCAAACATCCCGATTATGTTTATGTTGGAGAAACTAAATGAAAACTTCTACTGCTCTTGGCGTTGCTTTTGGTGTAATTGTCCTTGCTGTTGCTGGTCTCTTCTTTGAGGCGTGGTTGCTTGGACTGATTCTGTCTTGGTTTGGTGTATCCTTGTCCTTCTGGCAGAACTTTGCCATTATCTTTCTCGCTAACGCTATCTTCAAAACTAACGTTTCTTCCAAATGAAAAACGGATTCACTCTTGTTGAACTGATGATTGTTCTGATTCTTGTTGTTATTGGAGGAATGTTTATCAATCTTTTTATTAACGGAGACCGATCATTTATTCCCAACAAACAAGCGTGTCTTGATGCTGGTGGCAAATGGTCTGAAGGCATTCAATACGGTCGTATCACTCAACTCTGTACCTATAACTGATTATGAACTTCACTGAACTTAACTTTGACGATCACCCTAGCTGGGATGGTGTTCAAGCAAAACACTTCTTTGACAATGGTTATGGTGTGAGTGTGATTAAATCTTCCAACTCCTATGGTGGTGGTCTTGGACTGTATGAACTTGCCGTGCTGAAAGGAGTTGAAGATGAATGGCATCTGTGCTATGATACTCCCATCACTGACGATGTTATCGGTCATCTTACCGAGTCTGATGTTGAAAAACTCCTGAATGAGGTTGCTGCCCTGTGACTAAAGTAGTATATAATGCCTGCTACGGTGGGTTCGGTCTATCCAATGAAGCAATGGACCGAATGGTTGAACTGGGTTATGAAGGATTGCAACCTAATCCAGAATATAATCCAAACTCCAAGAGTATGTTCAACAGTTGCAAATACTGGGGTGATTATGATATTCCTCGTCATAATCCCATTCTTGTTCAAGTTGTAGAAGAACTGGGTGAGAAAGCAGACGGAATGTGTGCTAAACTTGCTGTTGAAGAAGTCTCTGGTCCTTATCGTATTGATGAGTATGATGGGTATGAGACTGTTAAAGAACCTGATGGTTACGATTGGATTACTCCCTAAACTTTATTTGAGGTAAATTATGAATCAAGACAACACTCTTCGCAACGCTAGTATCATTGGCGTCTCTTTCCTTGTTTCTTTGGTGATTATCAATGCTGTTATTGGTCCGCTCTATAATGTATGGGCACAATCCCTTGCAGGTAAAGCAGAACTACAAAAAGCAGAATATACCCGTCAAGTTGCAGTTCTTGAAGCACAAGCAAAGAAAGATTCTGCACAACAACTTGCAGATGCTGAAGTGATTCGTGCTCAAGGTGTTGCGAAAGCAAACCAGATCATCGGTAACTCGCTGAAAGACAATCGTGAGTATCTGCAGTATCTGTATATTACTGGTCTGGAAGAAGGTGCTAACAAAGGTAATGTGACCATCTATGTGCCTACCGAAGGTGGTATGCCCGTTCCTACTCTTCAAATGAACAAATGATTGAACTTCTCGCTAGTTCTATTATTGCTTCCAACAATTATTCTGAAGATATTAACAAGTTCTGTGCCTACGTTGTAGGTATTCCATACGCATCTGATAATTTTACGGATGAAGAATGGAGACGATTTGTTTATTGTCGTGACAATCTTAGAATAGAAAAGTAAAAACTTATGAGATCGGAGATCAATCATAAAGATCTCTGATCGGTCAGCCCCTTGACTTCTCCCCTAATCCACATTATTTTGGCCTTGTTCAACTGATTCACCCATGAACGACGATTTCAACTACGATTACATGGATGAGAACGATTTGTATCAATCCATGATGGAAACTGATCCTGAAGATTGGCTTCCGATTGGTGGTGTTCAGGAACAATTTGATCCCGAAACGCTTGCCCTTCTGAAATCTTTTTAATATAATAGACCGATGAGAGTTAAGTCTCTAAACTAACCTCTCACGCGACGACAACGACCTCAATAGAGGGCAAAGTCAAGCATAATGCAAACCTCGCAAACATTTTAACTATGAACCCATTAGATCTCCCGTTCGATAAAAAAGTCGAACTGGTTACTAACTCCAACCACATTCCTCGTGGAGAAGGAGTAAACTTTGATTATTTCCTTGAAGTTGAACTTGGTAAAGTTGTTCAACGAACTGGTAACAAATATACCAACAAGGTGCGTGCTGAAGGTCTTGATCGAGATGTTGTAGCTTCATTTGTGTCTCGTATCGAAGAAGGTCGTTATTTGTTCAGTTATGAACAACCAACGGTAAAGGATCTTGGTAACGGTACTTTTGAGCTTATTTGTGGTGAACACCGACTTCAAGCTCACTATCTTGCTGGTCGGAAAACTATCTTTGTTGCAGTTGTTTCTTTCGATAGTCTTGAAGATGAAATGATCTTCCAGTCTAACGAAAATGACGAAGATGATGAGTATGTGAAGGCACCTCGCACTCAAAACGATGTTATCCTTACCCTTGCAAATATGGTTGACAAGGGTATTATTGACATTGATGATGATAAGTCAATCAATGTTCGTCTGATTCGACTTAATCAGAAAACTAATGAGTTTCCTGCTCTCCGCGAGAAACTCCGTGCCAAATATGGTATCATTACTCCAGTAAAATCTTACGACGATACTACTCGTCGCGTGTGGTGTGATGAGTTCAAATCTGGACTAGAGTTTTCTTCTCGTAGTAACATCGTTCCTCTTGACGGTGTTGCATACATTTCCAAGACTTTTAAGGGTGGTTCTGGATCTGGTGGTGTCAAGGATCTTGACTACGATCCTCGTTGTTTCTTTGATGATTGTTATCTTCTTCAAAGTGGTAAAGTTGATAAGGTCGTCAACATTTGTTCTGTGAACAATGCGACTTCTGATAAGATTCAGAAGATCCGTGAATACAAAAAGTCCCAAATGATGCAGGATATGTTGAATCGTTGCATCCAAATTGTTGATGATTATCGTGCAGGAAAATACGATCCCGTGAAGGATGTTGAGTTTAAGTTTCTTCCGCAAATTGAATCCGACAATCAGGAGGACTGGCTGTGAATAAGTGGGAAGATTTTGCTGAGATTTGTTTTTATGCAATGAAAGGAGTTCTTCCTTTCTGGAAAACTGCAAATCAATATAAACAGCGTTCAATGACTCGTCTCCTGTACGATCAAGTATTTTGTGCAGGAGAACCAAATAAGACAGGATACATCAGTTCTGCAGCAATGTCTGCAAAACGAAAAGGAAACAAGACAACTAAAGATCATTGTCTTTCACCACAATTCGTTGCACGAATGGTTTATGACAACGCAGATGTCTGGTTGACCGATTACGAAAAGTTCAAAACACTTTTTTACATGTGTTGTCAAACTATCGAAATCACACCAGAAGAAAATAACAAACTCAGTAAACTTACTGAAAATAGAGATGGCGAGTTCGTGATTCATGTTCCTACTCACAAGAAATATGAGTACCTGAACATTATTCTTTTCCACCCAGAAAAGGGTGCTGTCTCTGATGTTTTTGAGGATCTTGTTCCTAGAGAACTGATCGAATACGAAAAGGATTATCTATCTGAATGAAACAAGTTGTAAGACATTCTTACAAAGATGGAGAGATCTCAGAGACTCGCACTCTGGGATTTCTCCCCTTTTACTATACTCATGAGATTACTGAATCAGTCATGAAAGTGATTCAAAATCAATTGAGTCCTGATCTTCTCACCAAGAAATACCGAGAAGAAAATGTAACAAATCCAATGTACGGACATTGTTATCATTCCACCCAGGCTTTGTTCTATCTAATGAACACAGATAAGTTAGTTCCTATGAGTGGAATTGACTACCGAAATGATACTCATTGGTGGTTGCAAGATGGCGAAACAATCTATGATGTAACCGCTGAACAATACTGGTCTGTTGGTCAGAATCCCCCATACGACAAAGGCAAAAGAACTCAGTGGTATGGGTGGAAACAACGACCGCACCAGAGATCGCTGAACTTAATGATGAAAGTTCTCTACGCATGTAACATAGATTATACTTATACCACTGATAAGGTTTCCTAATCCAAAACCTCTTGACTTTTCAAAATCTTGTCGTTATTCTTGGCCTGTGATTCAAACCACTATGAACTGCCCAATCACCGACAAACCCACAATCACAAATCTGAAAGAAAAGTATTCAGAGTTTTCCTTGAGTTGGACTACATCTATCAAAGACTTGATTATCAGAGAAGCTCTTGAACAACTGAATCCTGGAGAATTATATCTCAGGGGACTTAAAAGTATTTGTAAAAAACGTTGGAACTTCATCAGTGAATGTGAGTATGATGTAGTTGTTAAAGATATTTCTCGGAGATTCTCGGACACAAAATACAAATATGTTTCTGAGTTTTCTTCCAAGTTTCCAAAAATGTTCAACAAGATCAATTCTTGTCCTAAAATTGACAGATTTATGTCAACAAATCCGCAGAAGACTGCAGAACAAACTTTCAAACTTCCTTTCGATCTTTATGGATCTTGTTTTGATCTGACTGAAGAAAAACTCAAAAAGGTCTTTGACTACGTTGTAGAACTTAATAGATCGACCTTTTTCTCATAAGGATCTCTGATCGTTCAGCCCCTTGCCCTGGCCACGGGTAAGGGGTATTCTAGCTATGTTGAAACGCAATGATGAATCTCCGACCACACCAACAACGCGCAGTTGATCTAATGCAACTGCATAACAAAGGTCAGATAATCGTCCCGACTGGTGGCGGGAAAACGATGAAAATGATCAAAGATGCAATGATTCAATTCCAACAAAACGATGCAAACGCAAATGCAAACTGAAAAGACTATTGTAGTTTGTGCTCCGCGCATCCTTCTGGCCAACCAGTTGTGTTCTGAGTTTCTAGAGTTTATCACCAACGCAAGTGTTCTGCATGTTCACTCGGGTGAAACTCATCACTATTCTACTACCAAACCTCAAGAGATTGTGGACTGGTGGGTGAACACTCGCGGTCACAAACTGATCTTCACCACTTACAATTCTCTGGAACGACTGCAGCAATCTCGCATCAAAGTTGATACCATCTACTTTGACGAAGCTCACAACTCAGTCAAACGCAACTTCTTCCCTGCAACTGAATACTTCAGTCACGAAGCTGACCGTTGTTACTTCTTCACTGCGACTCCCAAACATTCTCTCGCAGTCGGTAAGCCTGGGATGAATGATCCTGAGGTTTATGGTCAGGTCATTTGTAATGTTCCTGCACCTGAACTTGTGCAAGGCGGTTACATCCTTCCTCCGAAAGTTCTTGCGAAACAACTTCCGATGGTGAAGTCTGGTAAGATTCCTGCACACCGAGATTGTGAGAATCTGATTGAGACTCTGGATGAATGTGGTAAGGACAAAGTGTTAATCTGTGCGAAAGCTACCAAACAGATCTCTGCACTGATGTCTGAGACTGATTTCATTCAACAGTTGCAAGATCGTGGGTTCTCGTATCTCTACATCACCGCAAAGACTGGTGCAATTATCAACGGTCAGAAGGTGAATCGTGAGGTATTCTTTGAGACCCTAAGTGCATGGGGCAAGGATGACTCTAAGAAGTTTGTTGTGCTACACCATTCTATCCTCTCTGAGGGCATCAATGTGAGTGGTTTGGAAGGTGTCATCTTCATGCGATCTATGGACTACATTGGTATCTCCCAGACCATTGGCCGTGTGATTCGGATGCACCATGATGATGCAGCTCGCATCCGTAGTGGTGAACTGGTTCCTGGTGATGTTGACAACTACACCAAATCTTTTGGTCTGGTTGTTGTTCCCGTCTTCAATAAAGTTGGGATCTCTACTCACCAGAAGATCCAAGCTGTGGTGGATACAATCTTCCAACAAGGCCAACCTGCAATCTCTGTTGTCAAACGATGAACTTTCCAAACACAAGTATTTTGGATCCAGACAATGGCCCCACTGGATTCACCACACCAGACTTTCAGTTTGCTGCTGTACCCTTTGGTAATCAATACATGATTATTGCAGATGGTCAACAGCTTGAAGTAGTTGATACTCGGCAGCTTGCAGAGATTCGGCTTGAACAATTAAAAAACTCGCATCGGGTTCGCAAGACGGGTAGTAAGACCCCTGTGAGCCAAAAATCGCAAAAAAAGGCGAAACCGTCTAGTGGCCGCAAGGGTTCTCAGGGATCAAAACCCAAGGCCACCAAGGGTTCCCCCGCAAAACCAAAATCCAAGGGTGTGACAAAGCCCAAACCGTCCACCAAATCCACAAATCCACTGCTTGACGCATTAAGTTAGCCATGTTGGTAAAGACTATGACTACTAAAACAAAACGGGTTTCCGTTGTTCCTCTGTCCAGTAAAGCTAAGAACCGATTCCATAACATTATGGATCAGTTCCACATGTGTACTGTAGAACAAGAAAAAGTGATTGATGGTGTTGATCATCTTTTTCTGGTTTCTATGAATGGAATGTACTGTTTTTGGGTTCCGAAAAAAGGTAACGAACACTGGAAGATTGAGAAGTGACGGTTGAACTATTCCACAAAGCTCCCGATGGTTATTCTTACGAACAAGAAAAGGATTTTAAGCGTAATGTTACTGCTATCTGGTTGCGTCATCACAAACAGTATGATTACAACCTTGGGAAACCAGTTAAAACCATCTGGGGCTTTTACAATACAAAGACAAGGCAATTTTATGCCCCAATCAATAGTAAGACAGTGGGAAGTGTAGTAGAATTGAATAATACAACTCCCTATACGGCTATGCCACTTAAAATTAACCCACTTGAGGCTGCATTTGGATGAGTAAAAAATACAAACAACTTATTAGAAACCTTGAGAATTATCATGAATCAAGGTGTTCTGATCTTGCATCTGATGGTCGGGAAAAAGATGCAATGTCAATCTATCACGAAATCGTGGTAGATGAAAAAGATCCTGAAGATTATCTGTTTATTTCACATCACCGTATTTACTTCAACCCATGAAATACAAAGTAGACTGGACTTCTCCTCGTCAAGGTATTCGATCAACTACAGTTGATGCTCTTGGCCCTATGCAAGCCAAAGAACAAGTTGAATCAATGTATGCACACATTGAAGGCTTCAATGCGTTCTGTGTTAGCCCTGTTTTTGAGAAAAAAGAATACTCTGAACCTCAAGAATCGTATAGTTCTGGTTCATCGAACAATGATTCTAGTAGTGGTGGAGATGGTGATAGTTTCAGCACCATGATTGGTGCTGGGGCTTTCTTTATTGCTGCTATTGCAATTCTCTTTGGATTGTTCACTCTTCCTTCTGGAATTGGTGCAATGTTGGTTGGTGGAGCTATTGGTTGGTTCGGTTGGAAATTGGCTTGCTTCTTAAGTGACAGGGGTTGGTGATGGAGTTTGTCCAATATCTTACGCCAACACATCAAGAGATCCTGGAGGTTCTTAATCAAGCAAATGTAGCTGTTATTGAACATCACAAAATTTGTGGAAGTAAAAATCAGTGGGATGGTTGGACTATCACAATCAAAGATCGAAAAAATGATCTGGGAAAAACAATCTTAGCTATGTGTACTGATACCACCAAAAACATCTATGAAGACTGGCAAAGTGAAATTAACCGAACTTTTGCACACGAGTCAGTTCATGTAGCACAGATTTGCAAATCTGGTGATGGTCATATCAGACCTCTTGGATTCAGAAAAGACATTGAGAAAGAAGCCTTTGCGATTCAAGACAATCCTAGAGAGGTTCTTCGCGTCCTCAAAAAGTATTGTCTCTGACTCTTGACAAATCCAAACAAAACATTTACACTAAAGGAGTAGTTTAACACTGAAAATGAAGTATCTTTATCTTGTTGATTATTGGGTTCCGTTTCCTTCCTCTGAGTATGGTGGCGTCGTAAGTGTCATCGCAGAGAATGATAATGAGTGCCACGATGTTCTTCTAGAATGGCGTGATGAGTATGAAAATGCTCATGATTCTCGCATCATGGAACGTGTAGTAAATGCACATAAGTTTGCTCTTGTAGATGAAGAGCCTTCTCGTGTTGTTGATAGTTTTACAACTTGATGGACTTTAATGGGGATGAGTGTACAACACTCTATCAAGCTGTAAAACATTATCAAATCAATAAAACCGTCATTGACAGTAAAGAATACTGGAAATGTGATACAATCCTAAGAAAACTTTATCCTTATTCGATGGTAAATGGATTAGAACCAGGATTTAGACCTGATACATAATTTAGAGTTTATCGTTACAATGATTGACCCAAACTTTCACGATCCAGAACAATTACAACGTTTACATCAACAAAAGATGGAAGCAATGAAAGTTCTTATGAGCGAAATCATTGACAATCCATCCGGAACTAAGGTTGATGAATTGAAAAAAGTTATTGATTATCTTGATAAACCTAACACAAATGTGACTGAGAATGACTGAAGATCAACTGCTTTTGCTTGAGTGTCTTGCTGATGATGAAGAATGGCAAGAATGGGAACAAAAGGCACAACAATACAATGTAACGATTGGTTACTACATCGCTGAGTTCGTGTGACAGTTTGCGAACTGGTTCGGGGGCCCTTTACAGGGCCCTTTTTTCATGTATGATGGCCTCATGAAAAAGAATCTTCACCTAGAACACCCAGAGGACGCGATCCTGAACGATGGTCGGGATGGTGCAAAGAATGTCCTGCGATTCCTGCGGGAACGCAACAGCGAACTCTCCGTCAAGTATGATGGGGCTCCAGCTGTTGTGTGGGGCACTTGTCCTTTTACGGGTAGGTTTTTTGTTGGTACGAAAAGTGTATTCAACAAGAAGAAAATCAAGATCAATTATTCTCACTATGACATTTCTGTCAATCATGACGGAAATGTTGCGTCGATTCTGCATGTTTGTTTCGACAATCTCCCTCGCATCAAAGGTATTGTGCAGGGTGATTTCATCGGTTTCGGTGGTAACGACTTCTACAAGCCCAACACCATTGAATACATCTTTGATCGCATTGTGAATGAGAATGTGATCATTGCTGCACACACTTCCTACACCAGTTCTACTCATCTGAAAGACGCAGTTGCATCGTTCGGTGTTGATGAGGAACTGCAATCTCCTAATGTTAAGTTCCTGAAAACTGATGCACACTTTACCTCCCGTCGTCGTAGAATTGATTTGCTTCTTGGTCTTGCAAGTGTGGCTATCAATTTTGTTAAGTTCCCTTCGCAAAAAGAAGGACAAGAACTCAAAGTAGCTGTGAACAAGTGCATCCGCGAACAACGCGACATTGCAGAATCGGGTATGGATAACAACCTGATGATTCTCTACAAACTCATCATTGAGATCAAAGAGCTTCTGATGGAAGGTATCACTTCCGTTGAGGAAGTATCTTGTTATCTTGGTGATGAAAAGTGCGATCATGAAGGTTATGTAATGACCAACAGGTTTGGTACTTTCAAACTTGTAAATCGTCTTCAGTTCAGTTATGCAAACTTCACCATGAAAAAAGAATGGGTCAAGTGATACTGTGACAGTTCCGGAACTGGTACAAAATCCTCCACAGACCCGACCGTGACCCCTTATAGTAGTTTCAACAACAAAGGACACCGCCGATGACTGACACCGAAAAACTGCAATTCCTTCTCTCCAAACTCCAAGAAACTGCAGATCGTAAGCATTGTGAGGATGGTGATTATTACTCTCCAAGTGACAATGGATCTTATGATGATGCCTTTGACGATGGTGCCGATTATGGTGAAGTAGAGTTTGCCCGTATTTTGCTTCAACAACTGAAACTTCAAACGCAAATTGCACCCCATTTGAAATGAAAAACACACAAAAGCACGAAGTTCGTTTATTCATTCTCACTCAACTTTGGGAGATGGATGATCTGCGGTGGAAACTTGATGAACTTGCTGACACTTATGACATTGAACCTTTGGAAGCAATGGAGTTTTTTGAGAGTGAAGTTGAAAGGATTAATAAACTTTTTAACTATCCTGCAGAGCAACTTAAAGAGACTGTGACACCCTGACCGATGACTGATCTTTCTCCTGCCGCTCAGGCAATACTTGCCGCCTGTGGTTGCCCTGATACAGACTCTCCTTTTCGTCTAGTGGCGCGAGGATTTGCTGGCGCTGCTATCCGTGCTGTTGCTGATCAGGTAGTGCCGGTTGAACCAGAGCCACCTGAGTTGCCGTTTGCCTCTGTTAACGATCCGTGGCCGAGTTGGAACGCAAAGCAAAACATCCGCCACAAGCTCATCGCCATCGCCGCCGAATTGGAGACAGTGTGACAGTTCCGGAACCGGCCTAGTGACTCGCCAGAGGACGCCAGGCAATGTATTCTAGCCATGTTGAGAGGTTTCCCCATGACTCACACAATCTCCGAACGCACCACGATGTCACAAGGTATGCCAATCACCGTTACTACGGTGAACGGAATGGATCGGATTGAAATTAACAACAAACTGCACGAGATTGGTGATCAGTTGCTGAAGCTCAAGATGGAACAACAGTATTATGTTGAGATGCGTAATCAGATTGATCGTCAGAACGAAATGATGGAAATGGATAATCTGTTTGATGAATTGTTCGGAGGCTAAATAATAACCTATACTCTTACTATTCTTTTTTCTCACGAGGCATTTTATCATGGCTAAAAGGTACACAAAGTTTGATCTGACTGCAGTGCAGTTGCTTGCTCTTGTTGCTCTTATCATTCTTCTAGTTGGTGGTATTATTTCATTCCAAGCTTGGTTGCTTGGTGTTGTTCTGGGTTGGTTTGGAGTTAGTCTGGCATTCTGGCAGAATGTTGTGATTGTGTTGCTCATTGGCATGTTATTCGGTGGTTCTCGGAGCAGCAAATGATCTAGTGTGCCAGTTGGCGGGCTGGACACCAGACCCGCCACTGGGGGCTCAGATCGGGTATCTTGGCCATGTTGAGAGGAATCCACCCCATGCGAATTGATGTTAAGTGTTACGGAGCTCCTTGGGAGAACACTACCACTGACATGGACAAAGCTTATGACCTCGCATACAATTTGAGCGAGGAATACCAGTGTGATGTTGACCTTCGCTACAACGAAACTGGTATCATCTTCACCACTGTTTCTAACTACTGATGACACAAACTACTCTCACATTTGAAGAATTGGATGCCATTCTGGCAATCGTTGAACATCAGTTCAATGAAAACTGGGGTGAAATGTGTAACATCACTGGTCTTGATGTTGGTCAATGTCGTGATCTTTATGAAAAACTTTCTGAAATGAGGGATGAAGTCTGATGAAAACTCTTTTACTCCACGTCACTGAAGCTTCATTTGATTTTGATGATGAAGATTTCACTCTAGAAGAACAACAATCCGTCATTGATTCTGTCGTTGGCAACACTTATGAAGTGGAAGTTGATGACGACGATGATGACGAATCCATCGCACAATGTCTAGTTGAACATGTGACAGATCTCACTGGTTGGTGTGTATTTTCCCTTGACTTTGTGCATGTTCTGAAATGATTGACCCACAAATTACAGAAGAACAAATTAAAAAGATCTTTGAAGATTTCTGTGAAGAAGACGAAACAATGGACTTTACAAACTTTCGTATGGCAGTGAGAAAGGTTCAACATGTCATCGGACAAAATGCACTGATATGAATGTTTCTATTCTTCACCCTGAACAACAATACCTGTTCACCAATGAGCAAATGAGTTTGATTTATGATCTTCTCAGTGCTTATCTAGAGGAGACAAATGAACCTGAGGAAGTTAATCTAACTCAGGAAACTTTAGATGTTATTACTATTCAATCCGTAGGAGGTTAATTATGTTTTCAGCTATTCTTGCATTTGCTGCCTTTTTCTCGTTTGGCTATTGTGTTGCAGACATCATTATGAATGCCCGAAGTGCTAAGCGTCTGGATGAAATGTTGAAGGACATTGAAGAGATGCAGAAGAAAGATTGAGTCAATTAGTTACAACAATTCATTTTTGATGAATCTGATTGCAATGGATGAACCAATCCCCTACTGGGGTAAAATTGCAGAAAAATCAAAGTTTGCTCAAACTCAAACCCATTGCCACAACAGGGATCTCACTGAGACGGGATCGGGACTCACTGGGGGTTGGTATGATCGCCCCCAAACCCAGCCCCCTTGTGCCAATCCGCGAACCGCACACTAATCCCCCCACTGGGCGCTGATACGATGTATCTTAGCTATGTTGAGAGAAACACACAACTCCCATGACTTTCGTTGACGCATTGATTGCATCTGGTTATGTGTTTGATGAAGACAACTATGATGGTTGTTTTGTCAAACAAGACGCAGAAGGTTTCATTCATTGTTACCAAGAAGGTGAGGATGAAGGTGAATGGAATTATGTGAAAATGACTGATGAGTTTGATGTTATCACTGAGGTAACATTTGATCCTGAAACTGACACAATCATCAACTGAAATTATGAACTTCACGCATAAAGTTCGGAGTTGGTCAGTTACACTTCCTCGTGAATTAGAGGAAGAAAAAAAGTGGTGGAAGAGAAAGCCTGGGAAACCCAGAAAGTTTGGTGATCCACTTCCACCACCAAAGGGTAAAATACCCAAGAAAGGTAGTGACCTTAAAATGTTACAAGGTTACTACATGTTGAAGAGAACAGGTCAACCTGTTGATGCACTTGAACCACTAATTTATCATCTTCTGTGAAAATGAACGACTCTAAAGTTCAACATTATAGTGTCATGTTGTGTGACGCACTCTACCTGTCCATGAAAGCTTGGTTTCTGCGACTGCATGAATCTGCAGCAGCTAGGGGTGAGAATGTAGATTATCACATCAACAAAATTGAAGAGATTAAAGAAAAAGGTGTGAATCATGAGTATTATCTGGAGGAAGGCCGTAAGTATTACAAACTGATTCAGAAGGATGGTATCAGTCGCTCGGTGCATTGTTTCATTGATAAATCCACTGGCGATGTCTACAAGTCTGCATCCTGGAAGTCTCCAGCTAAGGGTGTGAGGTACAATCTTCTGGATGATAATTCTCGGGAATTGTGTTATAGTAAGTGTGATCCTTTCGGTAGTTATCTGTATCAACGATGAAACCTGATGTAACCAAACTAGAAAATTGCCCAGAATGTGATGCAAACTGGGTTGATTCATTGATCCCAGAAGATCGGTGGGAGAATTATTCTCCCCCATACTTTTACAGTCGGGTGATTGCATGTTATGATCGTGATCTAGACCGAACTGCTTACTTTATGTGTCCTGATTGCAAACACCGATTTGACCGAAGCTATGGATGAGAAAACTAAGTTCATTCTCGCATTGTTGCAGATTGAAAACATCAGCAACCTGATGAAAGAGAATGAGTATGAACACTTCATGGTATCACATCTGATGCCCATGAAGATAGAGATTGAACGACAGCTTTCCAACCTAAACCGACACTAATCTAAATACTTAAAAAATTAGATTAGACATGAAAACTTTCAAGCAATTTTTGCATGAAGCTACTCTCAATAAAATGATTAGAAACACGAGAGAAAGAGACACCGCAATGGTATCTCGTGATCGTGGATCTCAGTCAGAAAAAGAGAATCGTAGTGAGAGAAAATCGCTTGAAAAGAAACTCAGAAGAAAAGGTGTTGGATTCAGCAAAGTCGTTGGATCTTATGACGAGAAAGGTGAAGGAAAGCCCGAGACCGAAGTTGCATACCAACTCTCAAGGAATCCGAAGAAACAATCTAGGAAAGGCTTTGAGAGAATGGTGAGAAACATTGGTAAGAAAAAAGGCCCTTCTGGTGAAGCACAACATAGTGTCATCACTCAAAGAAAAGGTCAAGAAGCTGAACTTCATCCTACATCAGAAAAAGGAGATTCTTTCAAGATCGGTAAAGCCAAAGCCGGTAACAATCCAGATCAATCTATTGGACAAACTACCGCAGGTAAGGTAAGATCCGGTAAGAAGCCAAGTTCTAAACAAACTCAAACAAAACACAAACAAAACAGAGCATTTCACTATTCTTCCGATGACTAAAGCATTTCCCTACGAACATTTTGTAGAAGAGTCCACCAAAGTTGTGTGGGTCAACTATAACGGAAACGGCCAATTGGGTCGTTATGGTGTTCCCCATCTCGTCAACAAGTTCTATCCAGGTTATACCTATAAGTTCTGTTCCAAAGAGCAATTAAAGGAACTGGTGTGACAATCGGTGGGCTGCACACCAAATCCGCCGAGAGGGCCTTGGCGGTGGTATCTTGGCCATGTTGAGAGATGAATCCAATGCAACGCAAGTATCACACAATGAGCATTGAAGACCGCGAGATGTTCGCATACAATGCTGCATACCAGAAGCGTCAAGCTGAGATTGCTCGTGTGCTCTCACATCCTGAGCAACGGATGAAGTATTGTTTCTCATTCATGGAGGGTGCTGATGAACAAACTCGTGAGAAGTGCTACAACAAAATTGCAGAATACTCTGCACAACTTGACTACTCTGAGGCACACTTCTGATGACAATGCCTACTTACAACGCTATGCAATTTCACTCAAAGTACGAACACACCGCTGCTCTCTACGACGCATGTAAGTTGATTGTTGATACTTACATGGGCTCAGATGTGCTTGATGGTGTTACTTATGATGAGGTTACAGCTTATCGGTTCATGAAGTATGCTCAGGATGTGATGAATCAAATCGCTGAAGGTGTGATCTGATGACTTACAACATTGATGACACTTTGCTCCGAGTGATTAACAATCTCACCGAAGCTGTGAATGTTTGTTATGGTGTGGATGAAAGCTCAGATGATCATGAAAAGACCTACCCATTTGCTACTGGTTACTCACGAGCTGCAATGAATGGTGCTATTGATGATCTGAATCGTATTGTAAAACAACTTCAGAAGCCTATGGAAGAGTTTTATGATTATGTTCTCGCATTTTATGGGGATGATGGTATCTACAAGATCGGAGCTACCCGAGACATGGTGATGGAAGCTACACAGAAATACATCAGCTCTGGAGCTGACTTTACTGGTGACAGCTTTGATCGTGAGCATGTTCGTGACATTATGCTTAACGATTATGGCCTGACAATGGTGTAGCAATGTGCCAGTTGGTGGGCTGTCCACTGATCCCGCCAAACCCAGCCAGATCCTGTATCTTAGCCATGTTGAGACAAACACCCATGAGCAAGTTTATCTGCATCACTTTTGGCCCTCGCAATGATGAGCCTAACATGTTCTGGAATGAGCGTACTTGGTGGGATACCCAACGCTCAGCCGAACGATGGGGCATTCAATCTATGCCCATCGCCGGTGTGTTCGGTTATGTTGTCATTGAAGAAGGAGAAGATTTCTGGGATGTTGTTGATGAACTGGGAGCACCTGCAAACGCAGTGAGCATCTCTTGCGATCGGCTTGGTACTTTTAGTGTTCAACCTGCACCCCAACTTCAACTGGTTTGATTATGACTACCGGCTACACATTGAACCGAGTTAAGTTCACTCAAGACGAGGAAACTTGCATCCTTAAGTTTCTTCAACAGGCTGCAGATTGCGGGTATCCGAGTGGCAATGAGCCATGGTACGATACGATTAACTCAATCTTCCGTAAGTATTACAACAGCGACATCAAAGAAGCTCAACCTTTCCAAACTCTCTGAAACGATCATGGTTCTGCACTTTTATGAAGGCCAATCCTACTCTTGGGAATACTCCAACCGCAGCTATGATGATAGAGGTTGCTGGGAGGATTATCTCTCTCCCGATGAGTATGAAGAGGCCCTAGATCGTAAGCTGTTTGAGCAATCAAATCGCGGTTGGTAGGCCAGTTGGGCGGCTGTCCACCAAACCCGCCAAAGGGGGCTGGGGCCCTGTATCTTAGCCATGTTGAGAGGAATCAAACCAATGTTCAACGAAATCGTTGACCTTCCCGCTGAAATCTTTGAGATCTCCGATGCTGACCGCGAGGAAATGGCTAAGGTCTTCGCTATGAGCGAATGTGAGTATGATCAGTATTGGAATGAAACTGAAGAGGAAGAGCCTGGTTGGGATCTTTATGGTTTCTCCGACTGATTAGCTCCACATTTACTACATCAAAACCTCCGTTTTTCCTACAATGAACAACAACGATCTTGAGCTTCTGATTGCTGATTGCTTTGAACAGATTGCTGAACGGGATGAGCAAATTGCCTCCTATTGGGTTACTCAGCTGTTCAACAAGCAAGGTGACATCAAACCGCACATGATTACCGAACGGACGCTTAAGCTTCTTGAGGATGATGTGATGCGGGTTTATGATTACGAATACGAGGAGGCTTGAGTCATGACTAATGATGATTGGGTGTCAGGCTTTCAACTCTTGATGATCATTTTGTTGGTCATTGGTGTCATCATTCTTTATGTTCACAGCATTCAAGTTGACCACCAAAGTTGTATCGAACATGGCGGCCAATGGGTGCATGGACTGAGCACAAATGGTGATCGAGTCTATTACTGCATCGAACCAGCTGGACTCTAAACTAACACAAACTCAGATCCCGCTGATTCTGGCTGCATGGGATGATCCAACCTACCTGGCGGCCAGAATCAACGCTTTTTCCGGTTTCTGCCCTAGTGCCTGCAATGAGTCTCACCGCTTCCGACTTGCGACAGCCAGGGTATGGGTCGGATCCTGCCGAATCGGGGCCTGTGTGCCAATCTGCGGGCTGTCCACCAATCCCGCCGAGGGGCCTCTGGGCCTGGTATCTTAGCCACATCGGGGGGAAACGAGACCCCCCACCAAACAATCGCTTCACAAACCATGCGTAAGATCGAACAGCAAATGAACAAAGCCATCACCAACGGTGTGGACTTCAAGCTGGACAACACTGAGGTTGTCAGCTGCACCAATGTTGCTGATGTCTACCTGCACGGTAACTTGATTGCTCGTATCGGTGAGACTTGGATTGAACTGTTTGATGGTGGCTGGCGCACCGCTACCACTAAGTCCCGTCTGAATGCTATTCTCAAAGAGCATGGTAACGGTGACTATGTGTTTCAAAAGAAAGGCGAATGGTTCGTAACTTTCTCCGATTATCGCAACAATTCGGTGACTGTTCCTTTCTTCTCTGGGATGCGGCTGAACTGATACGATGAAAACAATCGGCCTGATCTTCATTGTAGCGTTCCTGATCTTTCCTCAGGTTCGCTACACTACGGGGAGCATTCTGCACTCCACTGCTAACTTCATTCAATCCACAGCTGACTGATTATGTCTTACACTGTTCACATCAAAGAGACTAACGTTGCTACTGTGACATTCAACACAAAGGAAGAAGCTGAAGAATGGATGCAGGAACCAGACTATGATTTGGTGACTTGGTATGATTGTATCGAGTCTGATTTCACTCTTGAGGAAAACAAAGATGAAACATTCTAATACTGTTCGCATCATTGACCGACTCGGCTTGTTCCCTGAGACTAAAGGCAAAGCCCGTTATGTCACTGTCAAAACTTATGTTCATGCTATGGAAATCGTGGATGAGCAGAACAAACTTGGTAACACAGCTACTCTCATTAACTGGTAAAATCATGGCTAAAGAACCCACCATTGTTGAAACTGAAGGCTACGAGATTCCATTGGAAACTTACCTGATGTTTGAGTGGTACGCTGCTCAAATGGAGATGACAGTTGATTATCTTTTGGATGAGTTTTCGATCAACAATCAGTTAATCGTACCGAGAGAGCTTGTGCCTTATGATTATGAGTGTGACAGTTGAGCGGCTGTCCACTGATCGCGCCACGACCAGCCAGTTCTGGTATCTTAGCCATGTTGAGACAAACGCAAATGACCAACGCAACCAACTTTCTTCCCTGCGCTGATCTTGAGACCCGCAAGCCTATGTGGGTTGCTGTTCGCAACGGTGAGCAACTTGGTGTCTTTGATTGTGTCACCATCGCATCAGCTTTTGCTAATTGTTATGCGGATGACTTCAAGCCTGTTGTTTTTGACTGATCCTAACTACTGCAACGCAAAGTGATGCAAACCATCCGAATCCAAGTAGAAACCAACGACGGCTGCCGTACCATTTGGTATGAGAAGTCCAAGCTAAAGAACCCGACTGATGCAATCTGCAAGCGTGTGAATGAGCAACTTGCTGGATTGAATCTGAAGCGAGTTGAAGTTTCCCTGTCCCCAGCTACCATCTGAATCATGACACTTTCCAAAGAACAGCTTTCCAAACTGATTGAACTTTATGCCACTGATGTTGTTGATGGCATGGATGTCCGCGATTTGTGTCAGTTTGCTGTTGACACCATTTGTGACAATCTAGATGGCATGAGTGAGGATGAAATTAAAACAGAGATTGCAGAGCTTTATGATGAAGAATACCTGAACAATTTGCTAGAGGAAGTTCAGTAACATTCGCCATTTGCGAATAGCGAATGAGAATGAGATGCGCTCTAAAGACACTCAAATTGCCCTACACTTTTTTCCTTTTATCATGACCAAAGAAACCGCAATCGGTATGCTTCGCGTTGCTCAAAACGGCAATCAAATGCTGCAAGTGCTTGACACTCTGGCCGCTGATTCTGTCGGGCACACTTATGCCGAATCCCCGATGATTGAGAGCGTTCTCGGTGTAGCAACTCTTGAACCGATTGAGTTCTGATTGAGCACACTAGGGGGCACTTCGCCCCCTTTTGAGTAGCAATGTGCCAGTTCACTGGCTGTCCACTGATCACGCCGAGGGGACTCTGGGCCTGGTATCTTAGCCACATGAACAACGGAGCAAACCTCGTGCAAGTTTATGCTGTGATCGGTGGTTGGAATTATGAAGGCGAAAGCTTTGATTCTCTCTGCTTGTTTGATTGTCGTTCTACGGCTGAAGCATACTATCAACAACTGACGGAAGTTGAGGGGTATGATTATGCTCGGATGGAAATCCGCAATGTTGAAATGAAGTCCGCAATCTTGGCTTGAATTATCATGACAAAGCCAACCTGGGAAGAACTCAAACAAGAAGCTATCACTGAAGCATTGGAGTTCTACATTTACCGAATGAAGAAAGACAACTGCAACGAAGCTGCGATTGAATTGTTCACTCAAGTTCTCAAAGAGGTGAATCCAAATGATGACTGAAACTCAAAAGCTTGAACAGTTGCAAGAGTTACTCTCCACCGTCATTTTTGCTCTTGAGATGACACAATACGAGATTGAAGATCCTACTCAATCTCATAATGTTGTGCAACTCGCTGATGCTTACCATCAAAAAATGATTGACATTTTGCATCATGATTGACGACTACATTCTACAGGTTCGGATTGCTCAAACTCTTGAAGAGTTGCAACACCTAAACCCAGATCTTTATGGTCTACGGTATAGTCAACTCTACGCAAACAATGGTGTCGCAGATCCTCAAGCTTGGACAGAAAACATGCTCCAACAGATTGAACAAGATCTGATTAACAACTCATGAAAAAACGCCATCTATTTGCTATCGCAATCGTTCCCACGACTCTACTGATCTTCGCCACATGGCGGGACAGTTGTTTCAATCCAAGCTATGCACAATACTTTCAAGAATCATGCCATCAGCCGAAGTAACATTTATCTCAGCGAATTGGGTGAACAATTATTCACCTGAAACTATTAGCTTCATGTATGATGAAATCGTGGATTATTTCACAGATCAAGTCATCAATGAAGTGTTGTCAAAGTATGACAATTTTGTTGACTTAAACCCTCAAACAGTATAAAATAGCTACGTAGTTTGTTACACTCAAAGGACATCGCACAATGCAAACAATCAACGACAAAGTTACGCGCTACAGAGTTACTCTTGACTTCACAGTTGATGCTACAAATTGTGTCAGTCCAAAGGAATGGAATTGGCGTGAGCTTCTGGAACTCAAAGGTAACGAAAGTGTCAACGAGGTTTATGTAGAGAATCTCGGAGAATACAACACCAGGAGGAATAAATGAACATCGCTAACGCTCACCCTATCGGGGAAGAAAGCTTCTTTGACTTTGAGCAAGAGATCATGGATCACTATGCTAATCACACAGAGGATGAGCTGTTCTATGATGATTATGCTCAAGGGGCTGTAGAGTTAGAGAGTTATGACCCCTAAGCTCTCAACGGAAACAACACCTAGAGAGGAGTGGAGTTACATACTACTAGTGCTCCGAGAGTTGCTAACAATGAGTTATGATAGCTTTTCCACAACGCTGTGGAAAAAGCTGTGGAAAAAGGGCTTAAAATAAATGGCTAAAAAAACATGGCTTTGTTAAAGCTTTCTTTCGCAAAGCCATGTGAGTTTAGGGTGCTTCTAGAGTCTTAAAGCCCTCTGAGACCTTGTGTTAGCACCCTTGAAAAGCCTCTGAGACCTTGTGATCTTAGCGGGCAGGCTATCACACGACCGCTAAAATGTCAATGGCACCCGGACATAAATCTCAGAACCCACACAGTTTGCTACACATAAGGTCTCACAGTTCTTATAAGTTTTCCACAACACTTGTGGAAAAAGTCTATAAGTTTTCCACAGCCTTATGAGCACTCTAAGGGCTCTAATCCTCATGCTTGACATAAGCCCTCTGAATGGCTTATAATAACTCTGTGGGAGTGCATAAAGGGGCTGAGTGCTTAAGCCGCTTAAGAAAGCTTAAGTAAAGCTCAAGCCACAAAGGATCATGAGCCTACCATAGAACCTTGACAACTGAGTGAATAGTGGACAGCTTAATAACTGGCCACAGATGATGCCATGGGGTAGCCAGATGGGGTATCTTAGCCATGTTGAGAGGAACACACATGACCACCACCTTCCAGCCCAAGCTTGCACAAGAGACCTACAACGGTTGGAGCAATTATGAGACCTGGAATGTTGCTCTGTGGATTGGCAATGATTATGGTTTCTACAGCATTGCTCTGCAGTGTGATGATTATGCCGAGTTCCAAGAGCTTATGATTGATGATTTCGGTAAGAGCTGCACCCCTGATGGTGTACTCTGGAATGACCCTGAGCTGAACCACATTGAGCTGGATGAAATGATCCAAGAGCTTCGTGATTGATTGTTACATAAGCTCTTCACATTCGTCTACACTCACCACACACACTTCGCTAACAACATCATGAGCACCATCAACATCGCAACTGCTACCAAACTCGAACTGCTGGTCGCTGATGTTCAGGGGCAGATTAAGTACACTGTGCTTAAGCCCTCCCGTCGCGGTGTGAAAGCACTCACGGGTCAGAGGGCTTGGGCGAATGCTGCTCCTAAAGGGGCATTCCTGCATGGTGCTATCAGTGATGCAGCTGCAGTCACCAAGAACAACAAGTGCTCTAAGGCTGTGTGAGAGTTTATGTAGCGTCCCCTCTGAGGCTTATGAGCACTTGGAGGGGACACGAATACATCGGAGAACGAGCAGCGGTGTTCGTGAGCTTATGAGCAGTTTGAGCAGTTATGTGGCGGGGCGTTTGTGTTAGCGCGGGGCGCGGTGGCCCCCGTTTGAAAAAACGCTAACTACCCTAATCTATAACGACCCCAAAAAGCGCTCATAAAGCCTCTTTCGATTCAAAAATTTTTTTGGTAATTTTTTACCCCCATCAAAGTAAATTAAAAATAAATATTTTGAAATATAAAAGTATTATTCATGGAATGCATTGTTACTTTAACCGAAGCACAAGTAATAGCCTTAGAAGTTTTTAGTAGAAACTCCGATATTCAAGAAGCGGTTCAAAAAATAATTGATAATATTACAACTAAACAAATTGATATGATTATGTATTCTTATGTGCGTGATAAATTGGAAGAAGGAAAACGCATTGGATTTACAAATAAATCTGATTTAGTTGTATCAGCAAAAAATGAGGGATATATTCAAAATAATCTCGAATATATTGCAATTGCAAAAGTGTAGAAACATATATAAGTTTTGAAATAAGCTCAAAGAAAGTATGGAACTTAAATTAGATCATTACGAAAAAGATTTACTTGTAGATTGCATTCAACACCGTTTGGATACAGATAAACTTTTGGTTATTAATGATTCATTGAGAAATGAAATTGAAGATCTTCTAATGAAAATTGAAGAAGATTGTGTATAATATTTTTGTAGATCATGAAGTTATTGCAGAGAATGTATTGAAGTGCGATCTTCAGCATAAGATTGAAATGATCCGTGCATATTGTAATTTACTTCCAGAACATCGTTTTTCAAAGGTTACATACAAACCCATAAATAACACAGAAACCATTGCATGAATTGATTTGTAGTGGTAGAATAATAACGTCGCAATTCTATTTTTATGTCAAAAGGATTCACAATTAAAGCAACAGTTCCAACTCCAAAAAAGAACGAAGACGAATTTGATTTGCAAGAAGCAAAAGATATGATTCGTGGCAAATCGATTGTTTTCTGTCTTCCAGGTCGTGGATGTTCTTATATTTTTCTAAAGAATTTTGTTCAACTTTGTTTTGATCTTGTCCAGAATGGTGCAAGTATTCAAATTTCACAGGACTACTCTTCCATGGTTAACTTTGCACGTTGCAAGGTTCTTGGTGCAAACGTTCTTCGTGGTCCAAAACAGATTCCTTGGGATGGTAAACTGAAGTATGATTACCAACTCTGGATTGATAATGATATTGTTTTCGATACGGAAAAATTCTATCGTCTCGTTGCAATGGATAAGGACATTGCAGCTGGTTGGTATATGACTGAAGATGGTCATACGACTTCTGTTGCTCATTGGCTTGAAGAAGATGACTTTAAGAACAATGGCGGAGTCATGAACCATGAGACTGGTGAAACGATGACGAAGCGTCGTAAGCCCTTTACCGTGGACTATACTGGTTTCGGTTGGGTGTTGATTAAGAATGGTGTTTTTGAGTCTCTAGAGTATCCTTGGTTCGCTCCGAAGATGCAAGTGTTTGACTCTGGAGAAGTTCAAGATATGTGCGGTGAAGACGTATCCTTCTGTCTGGATGCAAAGGCAGCGGGATTTGAGATCTGGTGCGATCCTAAGATTCGTGTGGGTCACGAGAAGACTCGTATTATCTGATACTCTAGGGGTTCTTTGAAACCCCTAGAATTCTTTAATTTTTATGTTCGGCGCGTTTAAATCGGCGCGTAAAAAACCAATTGTGAGGTATTAAAATGGCTGTAAAAAAATCATCTGGTGGAAAAGCTGTAATTGAATCCACTCCTAAGAAAACTCTTCAAGGACTTGGAAAACATACTAAGTATGCAGCTACAAGTCGTAACAAAGCTCGGAAACCATACCGAGGTCAAGGTAAATAATTCAAGAGGAAAAAGTCTAAATAATTTTAAATAAAATTTATAAAAAAATGACAGAAGAACAAACACCAAAAGTTGGACCAACTGCCGCGGATTCTCCGGAACAACCCCCAGAAGAAGCAAAGGTTTTTGGATATGATGTTGCATCAAATGCAAGAACAGTTGCTCCACCAAAACCAAATCCTATGTCTCCTCTAGCAGCAGGATAATATGACAGATAAAGAAGCATACATTCATGAATGGATACGTGAAGTATCTAAACAAAGACCTGAGTTGGGTGGATTTGCTATTTGTCCATATGCTTCTTCATCAAAAACTTTAATCGTAGAGACTCCCATCGATGACATTGAACCGGAATCTGGGTACGATGTCATCGTTTTTATTGTTGAAGATTTTTGGAGACCTGATCAAATTAAGAAATGGGTCCAATTTTACAATGAAAAATTCTCTTATTATAAGTTTTTTGAAGATTTATCCTCTAGTCCGACATTTATTGGTGGAGTCCAGACTAATAATCAAAAATTTAATCTGATTTTATGTCAATCTAAGAAAAAATTGAATGGAATTCGCAAAAAATTGTCTGAAACTGACTATTATAGCTTTTGGTCAAAGGAGTACCTGACAGAAATTCTTGGAGAAGACTTAAAAATTGTAGAAAATACAGACATTTCGGGATAGCAACCCCGTAAAAAGTTCTGATTTTTTAATCAGGAGCTAAAAATGTCAAATTTACCCGTAGACAGAGACAAAAATTACATGAGAGAGATGTGGGGAACCACAAAATTAATCACTGACTATGATTCTATGATCCAAAACTCAAAAAATAACGAAAAAAAAGTTATTTCCGAGGTTATGTACGATAAAGCACCAAAACATGATTTATTGAAACAAACAGATCTTCATGAAAAAATTCGTAATGATGAGGATTATGATGATTGGGAGTATGGTACTGAACCAATTTACGGAAAAAAGTGGTAAAAAGGTGTTATACATATAATAAATACCCTTAGTTTGAGTAATGACTAGGATTTCTCGCAAATTTAAAGATATTAGTCTCTCATTTGCGAGAAATCCTGTGACTAATGACATTCTTTCAATTACGAATGAGGATGCCATTAAAAAATCTGTTATAAATTTGGTCAGAACAAGGCTGGGTGAACGATTTTATAACTACATTCTCGGAACAAAGATTGAAGATTCTGTTTTTGAATTGCAATCACCAACTGTTGCATATTCTTTGCAACTTGAAATTGAAACATTACTTAAAAACTTTGAACCTAGAATTAAAAAAAGTTCTGTAGTTGTTTCATATCCAGAAGATTCTAATGATTTGAATGTACGAATATCCTATGATATTGTTGGTTTGTCAGTTCCTCCTCAAATTATAGAATTTATTTTACAACCAACTAGAGTCTAATGTCCTTCAATCAATTCACCAACTTAGATTTTCAGGATCTAAGAACACAAATTAAAGATTACCTGAGATCAAACAGTGATTTTACTGATTTTGATTTTGAAGGATCTAACTTCTCGACTTTAATAGATTTACTTGCATATAATAGTTACATTACCGCCTTCAACACTAACATGGCGGTCAATGAAGTATTTCTTGACAGCGCTACTCTTAGAGAAAATGTAGTTTCTCTTGCAAGAAATATAGGATATGTTCCAAGATCTAAAAGGTCTTCTAAAGCTAAGATTAATTTTACTGTAGACATGAGTCAAACCGACTCTAGAACAGTTAAAATTGTTGCAGGACAAGTTGCTTTAGGAGCGGTAAGAGATGGAAATTATATTTTTTCAATTCCGGATGATATTACAACACCGGTTGACAATAATGGTATTGCAACTTTCAATAATATTGAGATATATGAAGGTGTTTACCTAACAAGTACATTCGTTGTAGATGATTCTCAACCAAATCAAAGATTTATTTTACCTAACGCTAACATAGATACCACAACAATTAGAGTTACCGCTAGGAATCAAGTATCGGAAGTTTATAGTTCATATTCAAATATCTTAAATATTGATGGAAATTCGAGAATTTTCCTGATTCAAGAAATAGAGGACCAAAAATACGAAATTATATTTGGAGACAACATTGTTGGAAAAAAACCAGCTAATGGAAGTGTAATTAATGTCACATATATTGTAACAAATGGAAGACTTGGAAATGGGGCTTCTAATTTTACTTTTTCTGGAATTTTAAAAGATAATAACTTACAAAATATTACAAGTGGAATCTCGTTAGTTAATACTTTAAGTGCTTCAGAAAATGGAGATGATATAGAATCTATTGATAAGATAAAGTATCTTGCTCCTCGTGTATATGCTTCTCAGTATCGTGCAGTTACCGCCAACGATTATAAGGGATTAATACCATTCATTTATCCAAATGTCGATTCGGTCACATCTTATGGTGGTGAAGAACTTGATCCACCTGAATATGGAAAAGTTTTCATTTCTATAAAACCTAGAAATGGTAATTTTCTTTCACAAATTACTAAACAAGATATATTAAGAACTTTAAAACAATATTCTATCGCTGGTATTCAACCGGAAATTATAGATCTTTCATATCTTTATGTTGAATTAGATACCACAATTTATTATAATGTAAATAGAGCAACTAATCCCGAGTTAGTTAGAACTAAAGTTTTAAATTCATTAATATCATATGCATCTTCTTCCGATGTCAATAGTTTTGGTGGAAGATTTAAATTCAGTAAAGTTAATGCTCTTATAGATGATACTGATCAATCAATTACGTCAAACATTACTAAAGTCAGGATGAGAAGAGATTTAATTCCTGAGTTAAATAGTAATGCAACATATGAATTATGTTTTGGTAATGAGATTCATGTCAAGAAGAATGGTTATTCCATAAAATCTACTGGATTTTTTATTAATGGTGTAAGTGACGTTGTTTATATGGCTGATACACAATTAGATTCCAATTTTGGTAAAATATTTTTCTTTAAATTGGAAAATAATGAACCTGTTATCGTTAAAAATAATGCTGGTACTGTAGATTACAAACGTGGAGAAGTTCTTCTAGATGTTGTAAATATTAGTGGAGCTTCTTTAAATAATGGATTGATAGAGGTCCAAGCGATTCCAGAATCTAATGATGTTGTTGGATTAAAAGATCTATATTTACAAGTAGATGTTCAAAATTCTACGGTAAATATTATTGAAGATATTATTACCTCAGGTGAGAACATTTCTGCAACATTATTTACCCCAACTTCAAGTTACTTAAACGGAAAATATACAAGATAACATGTCCAACACTAAAAAGGTAAAAATCGATAATATCCTCCAGTCTCAAATTCCTGAGTTTTTGACAGAGGAATCTCCACTTTTTAAAGCTTTTCTTTCCGAATACTATAATTCTTTAGAACATTTTTCTGGAGCTATTGATTTATCAATAAATTTACCTAGTTATAAAAATATTGATAATTTTACTTTTTCAAACTTAAATTCCTCTGCACAAACTACTTCTGAGATTTTAAGTTTTGATGATGTAATACATGTCGATTCTACTGAAGGTTGGCCAGACTCCTATGGGTTGTTGAAAATCAATAATGAGATTATTACTTACAAAGAAAAAACTTCCAATTCATTTGTAGATTGTGTTAGAGGTTTTAGTGGAATAGATAAAATAAAATCTGTCGATGATTCCAAATTTTTAACATTCTCTTCTACTGAAGCTTCAGAACATCCATCTGGTTCTGTTGTAGAAAATTTAAGTAATCTTTTTATCAAAGAATTTTTTGAAAAGTATAAATCTGAATTTTTACCTGGATTTGAATCAAGAAATTTTGTAGACGAACTTTCTGTAAAAAATATTTTAATTCGAGCAAAAGATTTTTATACGTCTAAAGGAACGGATACTTCGTATAAAATTCTTTTCAAAATTTTATATAATAAAGATATTGAAATTATTAAACCTCAAGATTTTACTATAATCCCATCTTCAAATTCATATTTTACTACAAAGAATATATTAGTAGAAAAAATTTCAGGTGGTGATCCTACTCAAATTAGAGGTAATTTTTTATTCCAAAATGTTAGTGGTGTTGGAACTGTAAGTGCTTCTATTTTTAACGTAGAATTTAGACCACTAAGAAATAAAAATTTATACGAAATTTCTTTGGATTCGACCTCATTATCAGGAGCATTTCAAGTTGCTGGTAAAACTAAAATTTTAGAGAGTGTTCCAAAAAATTCTGATACTATTCTTGTTGACTCTACCATTGGATTTTCCAAATCTGGTAAAATTTTAGTAACTCCCAAAAATTATAATACAATAGAATTGTTTTATTCGGATAAAACAAATAATCAATTCTTAGGAGTTACTGGAATTGATAGAGATCTTGACTATGGATTAGATATTGTTGAAGAAAAATTTGCTTTTAGTTATATTGGATTTGGAAATACGTCGAGAGTAGACTTCCGAATTGTAAATGTTATAGATTCTATAGATTTTTCCAAAACTTCTAATTTAAAAGTAGGAGATAAAGTTACTCTTTCTGGATTCGGAAAAGATTTAAGTGATTCTTTCCAATTTAATTCTTGGATTTATAATATTCCTACAAATCACATAATAAAAAATGTTTCTCAGTTAGACGCAAATAAATTTAGAGTTGTTCTCTACGATAAAGTCTCTTTTTATAAAGATGAAATTATTAAACTAGATGATGGAATTAACAATTCTTCCAATGTTTCTATAATTTCTGTAGAATTTGATCCTGGAGATACAATTAGAAAATATTCTAACAGATTAGTAGTTCAGGCTTTAAATCCAACATTTAATCTTTTAAATTCTAAAGTTGTAAAAAAGATAATTTATAAAGCAAATCATAATCGTGGATTTTTTGATGGACTTTCAAAAATTCCATCAGGAGTTCAGAATACATATGTAGATTCTGAAGATTCTAATTTCTATGTAACATCTACAGGACTACCTAATTATACTCTTTTCATAGAGAATACGGAAAAAAATGCTTCTAGTTCTGGAGCAGGCATTACAGATACACTATTTTCACAAAATCATAATTTAGTCACTGGTGATTCAATTTATTATGATCCAATTTCCAGCAATTTTTCTGGAATTTCTACAGGGTATTATTTTGTAACTAAACTCAATAATAATAATATTAAATTATCTTATAGTAATACTGATCTTTTTTCCAAAAAATATATAAGTTTTAATTCTGGAATCTCATCCGATAGATTTTTCAAGTCTGGATATGAGAATAAAACAATAAAGAATCAAAAATTATTAAAAAAGTTTAGATTAAACAGAGCTTTTAATGTTTTTGATGACAAAAATGATAGGACAACTAATAATAGAGCCGTAGGACTTTTGGCTAATGGAGTTGAATTATTATCTCCTACTCTTTTTGATGAAAACATTTACTATGGAAAATTAGTTTCTATTGATGTTACAAATTCTGGTAAAAATTATGATGTAATTAATGTTGCTCCTTTAGAAATTAAAGACGATACTGGATCTAGAGCGAAAGCACATGTCAATTTAGTCGGTGAAGTAAAATCAGTTAAAGTAATAACTCCAGGAATTGGTTATCAAACAAAACCAAAAATTACAATATCTGGTGGAAATGGATCTGGTTGTATTTTAGAATCCAATTTAATTAAATCCAGAATATCCGTAGGATTTAGACCAGAGTCTGCAGTAAACACTTTGACTAATGTTATTACTTTTTTAAATGATCACAATTTTGATGACGCTGAAGAAGTAATTTATAGATCTAATCAAAATAGTAATATTGGTGGTTTAGTTGATGGTTCTAGGTATTTTGTTGGAATTACCAGTTCAAATTCAATCAAAATTTTCAACACTTTTCAAGATGCAGTAAATAAAGTAAATGAGGTTGATATAGTAGGAATTAGTTCTGGATTCCATGTTATAGAAACTATTAAAAGTAAAAATACTATTACTCAAGTATTTGTTAAAGATCCTGGTAAAGGATATTCCAACAGAAAAGTAAAAGTACCTTCTATTTTAAGTTTAAAAGATAACATTGGAATTAATACCTTTGATTCATATATTTGTGCTACAAATCATCGTTTTTCTGATGGTGAATTAGTTGAATACTCAACTACTGGTACTCCAATTGCAGGATTATCTACTCAAATTCAGTATTATGTAAAAGTAATCGACAAAAATAAATTTAAGTTATCTGAAGCGGGAATTGGTACAACATCTACTAGGAATAATTACATTGATAATATATTTGTAGAATTTTCTAGTTTGGGATTTGGAACTCACACTATTGGTTATCCAGCAATAACTGTTTCAGTAGAAGCATTATCTGCTATTGGATCAACCGATATTGTTCAACCATTATTAGAACCAATAGTTCTTGGTTCAATAACTGATGTTTATTTGGAAGATGGTGGAGTTTCTTATGGATGCACGGATATTGTAAATTACCATAGAAGACCTAATGTAGGATTTTCCAGTATAATATCTGAATGTGTATTAAAACCAATCATTATTAACGGAACCGTTAGAGATGTTAAAATTATCAACAGAGGTAGAGGATATAGAAAAGACTCTGACATTATAATTAATGGAAATGGTCAGTTTGCTCAGATTGATCCAATTATAGAAGATGGTAGAGTTGTATCAGTAAATATTATTTCTGGTGGTGTTGGATATGCATCCTCAAACACAACCATGTCAGTTGTTAATAGAGGGTCGGATGCAAAATTTTTAGGCAATGTATTTGAATGGAAAATAAATCAGGTTGTCAAGTCAATTCCATCAATTTCTGATGAAGACGATGGAATTCTATACCCAAGTAAAAATCCAGATTTTGGATTAGAATTTATAAATTTCTATATTCCCAAAAAACTCAGATTCCAATTAAATGATAACTTTACAGATACCAATTCTGAGAACTTAAATACTCTTTCTCATTCACCTATTCTTGGATTTGCATATGATGGAAATCCAATTTATGGTCCATATGGATATGATCCTTTATCTGGAGGTTCTATTAGACAAATAAGAACCAGTTATGAATTAAGGGCAAACACTGATCCACTTGTTCGTCCACAGGGATTTGAGCCTGGATATTTCATTAACGATTATGTTTATACGGGCTCTGGAGATCTTGATGAATATAATGGAAGATGGTGTTTAACGCCACAATATCCAGATGGAATTTATGCGTATTTTACATCCATAAGTATTGATCCAACTGGAAATTCTGTTCCATCATATCCGTATGTAATTGGTGAATATTTTAAAGACCAACCAATTAAAGAAAACTTTTTACCAGTTTTTAATCAGGATCTTGATATTGGCACTTTTAACATAACTAGAAATGTCGGTCCATATTATTTAAATTTTAATAATTCATATTACGATTTGATTGATAGAGTTTCTGAAGATTATAAACAAGAATTTAGAATAGATACAGTTAATTTTTCTGGAATCACTTCAACTTCTATTTTCTCAGCTGGTAGAGATTATCAAGTTGACGATAGATTAGTAATTGAAAATAAAAATACTTCTGGAAGTGGAGCAAATATTGTAGTTTCAAAAGTTAAGGGGTCTGATGTTTTACAGTTTTCTATTGTCGATAATAAAATTATAAAAGTTAACTTTGATATTAAATCAAGAAAAGTAGTTGGAAAAACTGATGAACCTCATCAATTAGTTAATAATGAAACTATTATTCTTACTGGAGTTTCGACTATAACGTCATCGACTATTGAAGGTAGTCATGTAATAAGTGTTTTAGACAAAACTATTGAACTTCTAAATGATATTCAAGATCAAGTTACGACCGGACTTTCTACTTTTATAACCGTAAAAGATATTTCCGGGTTTAAATCAAATGATTTCATTGGCATAGGCACCGAAATTCTTCATATTACGGGAGTTTCCCCAGAAAGATCTGGATTTTATGTTAATAGAATTCAAAATACAGGCGTTCATACAGCCGGAATTGATGTAGTAAAATTACTACCAACTGAGTTTACATTTGATCTTGAACGATCAAATTCCGACTCTATTACTTTAAATGAAATTGTATTTTTCAATCCTAGTGAGTCAGTTGGAACAGGTACGGCTGGAGTTACAAGGTCTTTGGTTGGTATTGGTACAAGTAGCGTAGAATCTAGATTTATTCCACAAAAATCAATCTATATACCAAACCATAAGTTTTACACTGGTCAACCATTAACTTATTTTTCCGGATTTAATGGTACACCACTCAAATATAATAATGTAGGATCCGCCACTTCTATATCTTTTGATGAAGGTCAAACAGTATATGCAGTAAATTTTGGTGTTGATTATATTGGAATATCCACTATAGGATTTACTAGTAGTGTTGGTGGGATAGGAACAACTTTAAATTGTGTAGAGTTTGTAAATTTTGATGATATTTTAAATACTGTAGGCGCTTCACATTCATTAACCACAAAAAATTTCCAAGTTACGTCAACTTTGGAAAGATTTACTGGAATAGTAACGACTACTGCGGACCACAATTTGTTAACCGGTGATGAAATAGAACTAAAAATATTTAATAATCAAACCGACTCTGTAAAAATATTATATAATCCAGAAATCAGGAAAATTACTGGAGAAAGAATTGAATTTACTAATTCAGATATTAACATAAATGAGAATAAAATTGACTTAACTGATACCAGTTTAAAAACTGGTGATAAAGTAGTATATGTTTCCAGTAATCCTGCCGATGGATTGCAAAATAATGAAGTATATTATATCTTAAAAACGGATTTTGATAATGTAAAACTATGCAAAAATAGAGTTGACATAAAAAATAATGTAGTAGTAAATATCAATTCTGTTGGCGGATCATCTCACGGATTTTATTTAATAAACCCTCCATTCCATTTTGTTGATGGGAATGTAATTAGATTTGATCTTTCAGATGCAAGTATTCTTGATATGTATCTGGAATTTTATGCTGACGTTGATTTCCAAAAGAAATTAGAAATTATAGGAAATACTGAAATAGGATTTGCAATTACGAGAAATGGTACTGCAGGATTCCCTGGATCATATGTAGATTTGGATACTTCTATCTCTGGATTTCCAAAATTACTTTACTATAACTTATTACCAAAGAGTCCAATAGATGAAAGAAAAAATCAAATTACTTCCGATAAGGATGTAATTGGTAATAATAAAGTTGTTTTGAAATCTCATATATTAAATAGCAAATTTATTATTAATAAATCTTCTGATAGAGTATTTAATTTTAATTTAAAAAATAAACCAACCGAATTAGAAAAAAATTCTTATGCATCCTCTACAATTGAATATCTGACTAGTTCTAAAACTGCTTATGGTCCAATATCAAGTCTTAAGATTAATTTTTCTGGCAGAAAGTATGACAAATTACCATATGTCAGTAACATTATATCCGAAAGAGGTAAGGATGCAGTAATAAAATTAAATTCTCCCAACATTGGAAAAGTAGAGTCTTTAGAAAGAATTAAAGATGGATTTGATTATCCAACAGATCCAACTCTATCTCCTGTATTAAGTGTACCAAGTGTTATAGGAATTAAAGATATAAGAAGAATTGATTACATTGGTATTATCACTGGAGGTAAAAATTATAATACTCCACCAACTTTATTTGTAAAAGAAAATACAGAAATTAAGTTACAGCCTCAACTCAGTGGTGGTTCAATAGTAAAAGTTGATGTTGTCCAAAATGTAACTAATTTATCAGAACCTCTCGATATTATACCGATTTACAATTCTAATGGGTATGATATTGATTTTATTAGTGTTTCTGGAGATTTGGTAACATTAGAACTCGCTAACTCTTCAAATTCTAATCCATTAATTTCTACAGGATATGGTAAAACTGATTTTATCTTCCCATTTGAAATTGGTGATCAAATTTTTATCGAAGGTTGTAGACTTACTCCAAATACAAAATCGAAGTCTAATTTCAATTCTTCATCATATGAATATAGATTTTTTGAAGTAGTTGGAATAAGTAGTCAGAATAATACTGTTACTTATGATATGACTGGAATATCTACCGGTCTTTTTGGTACGTATGATGATGGAGTTACTTTGGGATATGTCGTAAACAAAAAAGACATGCCAGTTTTTGATATGATTTTAGCTGATGATGTTAAATATTTTTCTAAAGAAAGAGTAACTTCAACTAAGTTTTCTTCCATTGTCATGGAAGATGGATGGGATAATGATTTAAATCAATTAAGAACCAATAATTCTTTTGGTGAATTGAGAACGGGAGATAAAATTACCGGCGAAGTATCAAAAATAACAGGCACAGTAGAGTATCATGATAGTTTCAATCTAAGATCTACTTTAGGTCCATTTAGAGATAAGGTGGGAGTTATTGATAACTCTGTTGGAATTTTAAACGATTTTAATCAAAGAATTTCCGATAATTTTTATTACCAGAAGTTTTCATATTCAATTAAGAGTGAAATTCCATATGATATTTGGAGAGAGTCTGTAAGATCTATTATACACCCATCCGGATTTAAAGAATTTTCTGATTTGGAAATTTATACCAAAGCAACACACGGAATCGGTAGAACAACCAATTTAAAACCATCTGTTCTCGATAAACAATCTTCATTCTTGGTAAATATAGATTCTCACAAGTCACTATATGAAAAAGATAACTTTACTATAGTATATGAAGAAGATTTTTTAGATGATGGTTCAGTTGAAAGAGTATTTTTGAGTGGTGGGATATCTTTAAGAAATTTCATTATCAACAAAACAAATAAAGTCATAACAATAGATGATATTAGTGACCAATTTGATGGAACTTCTATTCAAGAATTGGATGGAAGATATGCTGATGCATCCGATCTTTTGGAATTGAATAGATCGTTTATTCAGGAGGAAGTGGTTGGATTTATTACTTCGTCTTATCCTGGTATAACAACAAATATAGATTGGGATCGTGAGATTTGCAAAAGAGATGTTGGATTTATTGTTGATGCAATCTCACATGACATTAAATACAAATCAAATAACAAGTCTGTTGAGGCCGGATTGGCTTACTGGAGTGGATTGGGTACTTCATATGTAGCTGGAGAGTCTGAAGAAACTATAGCTGGATTTAAGTATATTATTGACTTATCGAAATACGTTATTAATAATGTAGCTATATCCACTTCATATCAAATACCTGTATTTACGGAACCTCAACAATTTGACACTAGGATATTGGCGGATACTTCTTGTAGTCCTACTTATAATGAAAATTGTTGTTCTGATGTTTGGTCTGCAATTGGTAATTATATTGGGATAGTAACATCCATTATTGGAATTGGTACTACTGCTGCTCCCAATGTTGTATATCCAAGTATTTCTAGGAGCGGATCAGTAGTAGGATTAACTACATTTAAACTGAAAAATAAAGGAACTCCATTATTTAAATATGAATTTGATTCATCCGATAGTGCGATAGTCAATATCTCCAATAACGCTTTTACATCAATAAATCATAATTTCCAATCTGGACAAGAATTGATTTATGATTATGGAATTGGATCGCCTATAGGAATTGCTACAACATCTTATGCTGTTGGTGATTTGGACGTAATAATGCAAGTAGGAAACTATGATGGTACAGCAATCTTTGAAAATGGATATGCACAAGCAGTTACTAGTCCTATAACAGGAATTTCTACAGTAGTTGTTCCAGCTGGAATAAGTAACCAACTATTTTTAAATGTTATTGGATTTGGTACTACTAGTGGAAGTAATGCTAAATTTAATGCACTTATTACATATGACGTTGGAACAGGTCAACCTCTATCAACATCCCTTTCATTAGTTTCTGGTGGATCTGGATTTAAAGTCGGGGATGTGGTTTCAATAGCGGGTACTTATTTTAAGGGGTCTACGCCAGCAAATGATTTAAGTTTTACTATTACTGCAACTGCACCAACTGGAATACAGACTGAAGCTAATAATAGTTACTTAAATTTACCATCTACCGATGCTAATGGATTAGGTGCTATTTTTAATGTTTATCGAGACAATGATGGACTTGTTTCTTTAATTCAAGTCGTAAATGGAGGATCTGGATATGCTTCTACATCCGTAGTATCTATTTCTGGAACATATATTGGCGGAAATTCTCCAGATGATAGTATTTCGTTTACGCCTTCAGTACTAGGTACAGATAAATTACCACGAACTTTATTTGTCAATAAAATTGATGATAATAACTTTAGGGTTTCTGGATTATCTACTAGTATATTTTTTGATATTGTTGGACTAGGATCTGGCATACATTCTTTAAAATATAAAGATCCACTTCCTTCTACAATTATAACCATTGATGGAATAATACAAACTCAATTAAGAAGAAAATCTTTGGCAATTACCTTAAATTCTCCAATTTCCACTGCTACAACTTCAGTTATCGAGGTTTCTTCTGGAATTTCATCATTAGCTGTCAATGATGTAATCAATATTAATTCCGAATACTTACTTGTTAAAAATATAGGTATAGGTTCGACAAATTTTGTAAATGTGGAGAGGGGTTATTTTAATAGCGTTTCTGGAATTCATACTGTAGGAGCTTCTGCAACGATATTTAATGGAGATTATTATATTGATGGTGACGTTATTTACTTTACAACAGCTCCATATGGAAAAATTGGCCCAGTTGGTCTTGAAACTGGTTCTATTTTTTCTGGTAGAGTATTTACTAGAAGATTTGATCCCTCAAAACCAGTAGATAAAAATATCATTTTTGACGATATTTCTTTATCTTTCACTGGAATTGCCGCAACAGAATTTACTTTAAAATCTGGTGGTCAGACAACCACAACTATTTTTAATAATGTAAACAATTCTTCATTGATCAACAATAATCCTTTTGTTATTATCAATAATGTTTTCCAAGAACCAAAAGTTGATTATGATATAGATGGTAATTCCGAAAATGTGGTAAGATTTTTATCTGGAACTCCTAGTGCTGGTAAAATTTCTAAAGTTGCAATTACAACCGGATTTGGTTATGCACCATTGTTGCCAGCATCAGCAGTAGCAACAGTATCAGCCGCAGGAACTATTTCTGCAATTAGTTTGACTGGTGCTGGGTCCGGATACAGACAAAATATAAATGTCAGTATTGCATCTACAATTGGATCTGGAGCTAGCATCACTGCATCTGTTGGTGCTGGTGGTACTGTAACTGGATTTACTATTGTAAACGCTGGTTCTGGGTATACTACTACCTCCCTACCAACGGTTGTTATTGGTATTCCTACATCTTATAGTAATCTTGGTGTAGCGTACACTGGCGGGAGTTCTGGCGTTGGCCAGGGCGCTAAAATATCAGTAACTGTAGGTCAAGGATCAAGTATCATATCATTTAAAATAGATAATCCTGGCATTGGATATAAAGTTGGTGATGTATTATCTGTAATTGGAATAACAACTAATCCTGGATTATCAACTTCATTTGAAGAATTTACTTTAACTGTAAAAGAAATCCAAAATGATAAATTTAACGGATTTTACCCTGGTCAATTTATAAAATTTGATGACATATCTTCAAATTTTAATGGTTTTAGAAAGAAGTTTACTTTAAGTGTAACCACAAATAATGTTAGAGAAATATTGAGTTTGAGAACTATACCTGGTTCTGATTTAAACATCACAAATAATATATTTGTTTATATCAATGATGTTCTACAGACTCCAGAATCTTCATACACATATTCTGGTTCTAGAATAATATTTAAAGAAGCTCCAAAGGAAAATTCTACATGTAGTATTTTATACTATAGAGGTTCTTCTATTGATGTTGAGCAAATTGAACCACCTAAAACTATAAAAGAAGGTGATGTAATTATTATTAGAGAAAATAAAAATGATTTATTGGATATTGATCAATTTGATAGAACTGTTAAAAAAATAATATCATCAGACCAATTTGACACATTCACATATAATAGTGTAGGTATAACGACTGATTCGACTAAAGATAGACCATTAACTTGGATCAAACAAACTCAAGATAAAATTATAAGTGGTTCACTTTATTCTAAGAGTAGACCAAGCATTAGAAGTCGTGTTAAACCAAACGCACATGTAATTAAAAAGATAGTGCCAACTGATGAGTCAATATACATCGACAATGCTTATCCATTATTTTCGGATGTTGATTCTGTAGCTGAAGATCTTAGAGATCTTGTAATTGGTGAAAACAGAATAACAGAGGATGCTATTTGTACTTCTGTAGTTTCTTCTTCATCTTCAATCTCATCAATAGTTATTTCTGATGGTGGTGTTGGATATGCTTATACAGGAAATCCTGTAGTTACTATTTCTAGATCTTCAATAACAAGAAAGGATCCAATTAAAGATTGGAAACCAAGTACTGGAATATCATCTCTGTATGATTTAAATTCCATTTCTTATACGGGCAAATATGTTGTTGCCGTTGGAGATAACGATACCTTTGCATACAGTTTAAATGGAAGTTCTTGGCAGGCCAGTTCAGTTGGATTCGGAATTACTATAAGTTACAATTCTATAATTGGAGTTGGTACAAATAGGTATTTTGTCGGTGGATCTTATGGAACTGTTGCTACTGCAGTTTCTGTAGGTAATACTATTGGACCTTGGAGTGCAATAAATCTTTTAAGAGAAATTGTTACTCCTACTGTCGGAGTGACTGCTAGAGTTTCTGCTGGATATACTGGTCCAATATCTGATATTACGTATTCTTCATATCTAGATACCGTAGTTGTTGTAGGATTAAGTTCGATATTTAGTGGAGTTGGTATTGGAACGACAACACTAATAAGTAGATTCTCCGGAACATTACAAACACTCAATAGTTTGGCTTACGGACCATCAAATATTATTGCTGTTGGTAATGATTCTGTAATACTCAGTAGTGTGAATGGAGTAATTTGGGAAGATTTATTATCGCCAACTACTGCTAATTTAAACAAAGTTATTCATGTTGATGGTGAATTTGTAGCCGTTGGTGATTTTGGTACAGTTATTAAATCTACAAATTCATTTACATTTAATTTAGTGACTACAAATATTTCCGAAGATATTATAGACATTTCATACAATGATTTTTATGTGATATTGACATCATTAGGTAATTTATACTATTCTTTCGATCTCTCAAATTGGGTTCTAAGAGAAACAAATCAAGTTAACAATTTAAGAAGTGGTTTATTTATCAATGAAATTGGATTGGAAGGTAGATACATTTTTGTTGGATCTTCTGGAACATCAATTTATGCAGATCCAATTTATAATAGAGCTACTGCTATTTCAAATGTTACTGCGGGAGTTGTTACTTCAGTTACTATTATAAATGGTGGATTTGGATATTCCCAATCAAATGCACCATCGGTTCTTATTGAACCAGATTCTCCAAAAACTGAATTTGTCAGATCATTTAAGGTTATGGGTGATTATGGAACGATAATTGGTATTAATACTTTTGTTGCAGGAACTCCTGGAATTGGAACAACTTCACCAAAAGTTGAATTCGTTCTTAAATCTGAGTTTTATGATAACAGCACTCTTGGAATTGGATATTCATCATTGAATTCTTTTGGTATTACTTACAGTCAATTGTCTAAAGGGGACTACTTTGTAATTACAAATAGTAATGTAACTGTTGGTCATGCTTTAACTGGTATTACTACTTCTCTAGGTGGAATGTCAAATTATCCAGCTTCTAGAGTTGGTACTTCTACTGAATTTTTGGATGGTGTTTATATTGTTGAAAACGTCACAAATGCTGCATCAGGAATAGTAACAGTAACTTGTAATTTTGCTCCAATTGAAGGACCAACTGGTAATTATGTTGAAGTTTATAAACGAGGTGAGAATAATACGGGAATTAATACTAATAATTTCTATGGTAGATATAGTTGGTCCAAGATTTTTGATTATGAAAATAGAGTTTTGGGTTCTCCAAAACAATTTGACGTGTACACAAATAATGGTTTAGTTGGGTTGTTGACTGGACCAATGATTAGTAGAACAAGAGATCTATAAATTGTAAATAAATAAATAAAACCTTTAATTTAAAATGCCTGCTATTATATCAGATCAGTTTAGAATTTTAAATGCTGAAAACTTTGTAAAGAATGTTGTTGGCGTAGCTAACACTTCGGACAGGTATTATACCTTCATTGGTATGCCAAATGCATTGAATACTTCTGCAGGTGGTTCTCCAACTTGGATTACCAACACTCCTGCACCTTTGGATGGATTTAAAGAAGAAAATGAAATAAAAGAAACAATAATTTCTATGAAGCAAATTACATCTCAAGATGTAAGAAGGTTGATTAGAAAAAATACATGGATTTCTGGATCTACGTATGAAATGTATAGGCATGATTATAGTATATACAATCCATCTCCCATCACAAATTCTCCATCCCTATACGAATCAAATTATTACGTAATCAATGAGGATTTAAGGGTTTATATTTGTCTACAAAATGGAACTGATCCAGAAAATCCAAAGGGAAGACCTTCTTTTGATCAGCCAACATTTATTGATTTGGAACCAAGAGCTGCAGGAACTAGTGGTGATGGTTATATTTGGAAATATCTATTTACGATTAAACCATCAGAAATAGTTAAATTCGATTCAATTGAATATATTCCTGTCCCAGAGAACTGGGGAAACAGTGGTGAAAGTATAGCTACAAAAAATAATGCGATTGAAGGTAAAGTAGAAATTGTATTAATTAATAATAGAGGTTCAAATTATCAACCAATCTCAACATCTTTTTCCAATGTACCAATTTTGGGAGATGGTGATGGAGGAAAAGCAACTATCACTATAGATTCTTTCGGAAAAGTTTCGGAAGTGTTTGTAACTGAAGGTGGTTCTGGATATAGTTATGGAACTATTCAATTTTATCCTGGAGCTCCAGGATCTGACATTGGAGGACCATTAAGTAGTTTAACTAACACTGGAATTGGTACTACTTCTATAGCTTCTTTTAATGTTATTATTCCTCCTAGGGGTGGCCATGGATACGATATCTACAAAGAATTGGGAGCATATAGAGTTCTCCTTTATTCTAGATATGAAACTTTGGATAGTAATCCAGATGTCATTTTGGGAAATGACTTTGCTAGAGTTGGAATAATTAAAAATCCAACTATCCGAAATAGTGATGTTGAAATTTTGAATACTTCTCTTGTAAGTGGATTAGATGCCTTAAAACTTTCTGGAGTGACAACTAACACAACTTATGCTGTAGATTCTATAATTAAACAAACTGTTGGACTAGGATCTACTGCTATTGGATTTGTAGCTTCATGGGATCCTATAACAGGAGTTTTAAAGTATTATCAACCAACTGGATTAGCTTCAAGTGAATCAGGATTTAGAATTATAAAATTTACTTCAAATCCAGATGTTGGATATGATACAACAATAAATTGTAGTTCTATAATTGGTCCAGCTTTATCGATTGATACTAATTTTAGTGGTATTACTACAACAATAAATAATAGAATATATCAGTTAGGCGTGGATTTTGTTTCTGGAATAGGCTCAGCGGAATTTAATAAAAAATCCGGAGAAATAATCTACATAGATAATAGAGCTCCTATTCCAAGATCAGCGAGCCAAAAAGAAGATATTAAAATTGTACTGGAGTTCTAAGTTAAAATGGCACAAAACACCAATCTAAATGCTTCTCCATATTTTGATGATTTTGATGCAACAAAAAATTATCAAAGAGTATTATTTAAACCTGGAATTCCTATTCAAGCTAGAGAATTAACAACACTCCAGTCAATTCTACAAAACCAAGTCGAAAAATTTGGTAAACATTTTTTTAAAGAAGGTTCCGTAGTTATTCCGGGTCAATTAGCTTATGACCCAGATTATTTTTATGTTCAAATTGATCCAACTCACTTGGGTGTTCCAGTTTCATTATACATTTCCCAGTTAGTTGGTAGATATGTAAAAGGGGAAATTAGTGGAGTTAAAGCCTTAATAGAGTCATATATTACTGACCAAGAATCGGAAAACGGAAATTATACATTATATGTAAAATATCAAAGTTCTGGAGAAACTGATTTCACAATCAACAGTTTTGTTGACGGTGAAAATTTAATTATATTGGAAGATTTGCAATATTCATTAAGTATTATTAGATCCGGATCATCATTTGCGACAACTATTGTATCCGAATCTGTTGGATCTGGTTCTGCTGCCAAAATACAAGAAGGAGTATTTTTCATACGAGGATTTTTCGTAGATGTTCCATCTCAGACAGTTATTCTAGATCAATATAATAATTCACCATCTTACAGAATTGGTCTATTCATTGAAGAATCAATTTCTGTAGCTTCTCAAGCTAATCCAGATTTATTTGATAATGCTAGAGGATTTTCTAACTTTGCAGCTCCAGGAGCAGATAGACTTAAAATTACTGCGAGTTTAATTAAAAAAAGTTTAGATGACTTCAATGATGAAGATTTTATTGAACTTCTGAGAATAGAAAACGGAATTATTAAAAAGTTTTCAAATGAAAGTCAATTTAACTTAATTCGAGATGAATTAGCTAGGAGAACATACGATGAATCTGGGGATTATTACGTAAATCCTTTTAAAGTTTCCGTTAAAGAATCTTTGAATAATAAGGTTGGAAATAATGGAGTATATGAATATAATCAATTGACCCAACAGGGCAATGTTCCCTCAGACAATTTATTATCTCTACAAATTTCTCCAGGCAAGGCATATGTTAGAGGATATGAAGTAGAAACAATAAACACCATTTCAGTAGATTCTGAAAAACCAAGAACAACTGAAAATAAAAATAATGTATCCATCCCATTTAGTTTGGGTAAACAGATAGAACTTAACAATGTTTATGGATCAACTCCTGTAGGATTCGGCACAACATCTATAGTTCATTTTTATTCAAATAGAACATCTACACCTGGATCATCCTCAGGAATTCAAATTGGTGTAGGTAGAATTTATGACTTAAAACTTAAGAATGCTGAATATAATAATGCATCTACTAAGTTTGAAGGATCTTTTTATGATATTCAAACTTATAATTATATAAATCTCAATACTCCCGTAAGTATATCAAAACCAGCGTTCATACAAGGTAAGAATAGTGGTGCTACTGGATATCTTGCTTCCAACGTAACAAACTCAAATCAAATTATTTTATATCAAGTTTCCGGATCTTTTTCTCTGAATGAATCAATTACCGTAAATGGAGTGGATTCATCCTCAATCGTAACATCAGTCCGTGATTATAATATTTCAGACATAAAACAAGTAGTTGGAACTAATGGGGTATCTTTTACCGCAGATACCATCTTATCACAAGGTACTCTTCTTTCTCCAGCAGGTTCAACTTTTACCATTACTGCCGCATCCGGTGGAATAAGTACAGTTATAACTTCAAGTTCTACATTCTTTGTAGGCATAAACACTGGTGATATCTTATCTTATTATACTCAAGGCAACTCAACTCCCACTTATAATAGAGTAAAAACAGTAGTAACTACTTCCAATTCTGTGGTTTTGGAAGCAACAACAACTGTTGCTGGAGTTTCCAGCGGAAGTTTGCCAGTTTCCACGACAAGTGTAACTAATATAACTAAGGTTACTCCCCAAATTTTAAATACCAATAATTCTTATCTATTTTCAATACTTCCGGACCAACATGTTTCGAGTATAGATTTAACGAATTCGGACATCATAATTAAAAAATCTTATCCGGTTACTGTAGTTTCCAATGGATTAAATGTTACTTTAGAAACTAATTCCAATTACACACTAGAACCTTTTGATGAAGAAGATTATAATCTAACATTTTCAACTGGTGTAGTAGAGTCTCTCAATTCCCAAAAACTAACAGTTTCTGGAAGAACGGTTACTTTGCAAAATATTAGTGCTAATGGAAATGCGACCCTTACAGTAACATTCAGAAAACAAAATGCAACATCTAAAAATAAAATTTTTAATAGATGTTCCACTTTAGTTGTATCTGGATCTTCTTTAAATTCATCCGGAATTGGATCTACATCCATAAACGATGGATTATCATATAATACTTTTTATGGAACAAGGGTTCAGGATAAGAATATTTCATTGAATGTCCCAGATGTTCAAAATATTTTAGCAATATATGAATCTTCAGACCAGAATGATCCAGATCTTCCAAAATTAACTCTTACTAATTTAAATTCAAATATACTCAATAGTATTAAGGGTGAAGCAATTATTGGTGAAAAAAGTGGATCTGTTGGTTTACTAGTTTCAAATAATGGAACAAATCAAATTGAATTTGTTTACTCAAATGAAAATAGCTTTATTGAAGGTGAGAGTATTATTTTCCAAGAATCTCAAATAAGAGCAAATGTTGAGACATTTACTCAGGGAGATCGTGATATTTTATCGGATTATATTCTAAATCAAAATCAAAAATTAGAGTATATTGATTATTCATTTATTACAAGGAAGGATGATAACACTCCTCCAACAAGAAGATTAAAAGTAGTTTATAATAATTACACATTAGATCCAACAGATTCTGGAGATTTTGTAACTGTAAGTTCTTATGATAAAGAGAGATATTCTTCAGATCTTCCTCAAGTTGATCAATTTTATGCGAGTGATATAATAGATTTAAGACCAAGAGTATTACCATATAATCCATTAACTGCCACAAGTTCTCCTTTTGAATTTGATTCTAGAAGATTTTCTACAGAAAATAATTCTTCTCCACACAATTTTGGTAAAGATAAGTCTATAAATTTATCATATGCATATTATCTTGGTAGAATTGATAGACTATATTTGGATAAAGATGGAAGATTTTTCATTAATAGTGGAGTCCCATCTATAACTCCAAAATTACCAAATAGTATTGATAATGCATTAGAAGTAGCTACAATAACTCTACCTCCTTATGTTTATAATACTAGAGATGTAAGAGTGGTTCTTTCGAACCATAAAAGATATAGAATGAAAGATATTTCAAATATCGAAAATAGATTAAAAAATGTAGAATATTATACATCTTTATCTTTGTTGGAATCCGATACTAAGAATTTAACTCTGAGAGATGAACAGACTCAATTGGATAGATTTAAGTGTGGATTTTTTGTAGATAATTTTAAATCTTTATTCAGTGGAAATATTTCAGACCCTGCTTATAAATGTAGTATTGATACTGCTGAGGGACATTTGAGGCCACAACATTATACTACATCTATAGATCTACTTCTTGGTTCGGAATTCGTTATCGGTGCAGGAAATACATCTAATCCACAAGCAGATTTAAGGTTTGTCAGTAATTTGGGATCTCCAAATATTAAAAAAGTTGGGGATATTGTTTGTTTAAATTACACCGACATAGTTTTCTTAGAAAATAAATTTGCAACTAGATCTGAAAATGTAAATCCATTCCATGTAGTCAACTGGATTGGTGCTATAGAATTAAATCCATCCACAGATACATGGATAGAAACTAGAACAAGTCAGAGAACGGTGGATGTTGAGGGTAGTTATGAAAGTGCTATTCAACAACTTGGAGTTGATACTAATACTGGGTTGTCTCCTATCGATTGGGGTGCTTGGGAAACTACTTGGACGGGAACTCAGGATATTGGTAGACAAAGTATGGGAAGTATACTTGTTGGTACACAACAAGTATCTCAAAGTACTAGCAGAGGTAGTTTCCAAAAAGGTAGAGGAATACCACAAACAACTACTACAACTTTTAGAGATCAATTTACAAACTTTGAAAATGTTACAACATTAACGACAGAAAAACAAAGTAGACAGGGCATTCAATATAGAGTTGGAGAAAGATTTGATGAAACAAATCTTGGTCCAAGGGTAGTTTCTACTGATGTAATCCACACTATGAGATCTAGAAATATTGAATTTGTTTCTAGAAGATTAAAGCCAAATACGAGACTCTATCCATTCTTTGATAATGTAAACATGTCTCAATATGTCATACCAAAACTTATTGAGATTTCTATGGTTTCCGGAACTTTTGTAATGGGAGAAACTGTTCAGGGAACATCTGGATCAGTATCTACGAGGTTTAGACTTGCAAAAGCTGATCACAAGTATGGTCCATATAACAATCCAACTCAAGTTTTTGTTCAAAATCCTTATAACATATCCGAAAACTTATCCACTTCGTATTCCACAACTTCAACTCTATTAAACGTTGATACTGCAAGTTTAGAATTACAATCTGCATCTGGATTTTACGGTTATATAGTTCAAAATATGCAATTGGTTGGTCAAACCAGTGGTGCTATTGCTACTGTTCAAAATGTCAGATTGATTACCGATAATGCCGGAACTTTAATCGGATCATTGTTTATACCAGATTCAAGACTTCCTTCTACACCATCCTTTGAAACTGGCACTAAAACATTTGCTCTTACAACAAGTGATGTTAATGCTACAATTGTTGGTACTGTAGATAGTACAGCGGAAACTGTATTTACTTCTGCGGGAACTTTGAATAATGTAGAAGATGCAACCCTAAGAATTAGAAATGCAGATATCTCCAGAGAAGTTAGAACTGATACCAGAACATTATCCGAACAAAATACGACTCTTCAAGCTAATACTTCTTTTTCAAATAGAACGACTACCCAAACCAGATGGGTTGATCCATTGGCTCAATCATTTGAAGTTCCAGATGCAAATGGAGTATTCTTGACCAAATGTGAGATTTTCTTTAAAACGAAGGATACATCTGGATTGCCAGTTACCCTTCAGGTAAGAACAATGCAGACTGGTTTACCAACTCAAACAATATTACCTTTTGGTGAAGTTGTATTAGAACCAGAAGAAGTAAATCTTTCCGAAGATGCAAGTGTACCTACTACGTTCACTTTCCCATCACCAGTATATCTTGAGACAGGTAATGCATATTGTGTAGTTCTATTATCTGCTTCAAATCAATATACAGTATGGATTTCGAGAATGGGTGAAGAAGATATAAGTACTGTTAATCTTGCAGAATCGGAAAAGATTCTTGTTTCACAACAACCATTGTTAGGTTCCCTATTTAAATCACAAAATGGAGCTACTTGGGATCCAAGTCAATTGGAAGATCTTAAGTTAAAATTATACAGAGCGAATTTTTATCAAGGAGAAACCACTGTAAGATTCTATAATCCAGATCTGGATATCGGAAATAATCAAATTGTTTCATTACGACCAAATCCTCTTGATTGTATTTCCAGATCTTCACTAGTTGGAATTGCTAAGAGTTTAACCTCAAGTGAAGTTAGTAATTTAACTCCAGGAGTAACTATTCTCCAAAGTTCAAATAATAATTTTAGTGGTAAGTTAAAGAGTGTCGTTGGTGCGATAGGAATAGGAAGCACATTATCGATTACTTCAGTTGGATCTGGATTTACCTCATCCTCAATAACATATTCAAATGTTGATCTAGTCGCATTGTCTGGAAGAGGTGTTGGTGGCAAAGTTAACCTAACTGTTTCTGGTGGAGTTGCAGTTGCTGCAACAGTTTCTATAGGAGGAACTGGTTATGCTTATGGAGATGCTCTTAGCATAGATTACACAAAAACTGATGGATTTGGTAAAAATTTAATTTTAACCATTCCTAATAACGTAGGGGTAATTTCATCATTTAATTCTTTATTAATTGAAAATATTCAAGGATCTATTATTCAAGATAGTACTTCCCAATTAATATATGTCGGAACTTCTGGAACTACAGTTTTATCTGGAGCTACTGTAACTTATAATAATAATATAAGTGACGGATTACATTTCAAAGTAAAACATAATAATCATGGCATGTATTCTTTAAATGATTATGTGACTCTTAGTGGACTGGAATCTGACCTAAAACCACAAAAATTAAATTCAAGTTATAATTCTTCAGCTACTTCTAATATAACTTTAAGTGCTGTTGGAATTTTTACAAGTTTTGAAAATTTACCAGTCTCTGCTCTTAATCCTGGATACATTTTAATCGGAGATGAAATAATTAGATACACTGGCGTAACCACTTCAACAAATAGTTTAACTGGCGTAACTAGAGGAATTGATTCTACTATTCCAGCATCTTATTCTACATCACAACAGGTATTTAAATATGAATTGAATGGAATTTCTTTAAGAAGAATTAACAGAACTCATAATTTATCTGAAACGGATCATTCGAAGTATCCAACTGATTTAGATTACTATTACGTAAAACTGGGTATATCTACTAATGGAACTGATAGATCTGCAGGAAATTTAAATGGATTCCCAGAACTATATTTTAATCAGAATAAGAGTTGTGGATCATATGATCCTTTACAATTAACTTCTTCTAATAGAACACCAAAAGCCACACAAAATATATCTTTTAATGTTGTAAGACCTAACATTCAAACTCTAACTCCACAATCAACTGGAATATCCGCTAAGATTAGAACTTTTTCTGGCGGATCTCCCGATAATAATTCAATAAATGCTTTTGTTGATCAGGGATTTGAAACTATATCTCTTACTTCTAATAATTTCTTGTCAAGTCCAAGAATTATTTGTTCTAAAGTTAATGAAAATCAGTTTTTACAAGATTTCCCAGGTAAAAAATCATTCACAATGGAAGTAAACTTATCAACTACTGATTCTAAAGTTTCTCCTATAATTGATTTGGATAGAGTAAATTTAATTACTGTTGGAAACCGATTAAATTCAAAAATTTCTGATTATTCCAAAGATCCTAGAGTCAATTCATTAAGAGATGATCCTAGTGCTTGTAGTTATGTTACCAAAATTGTAAGGTTAGAAAGAGGATCTGATAATCTAAAAGTCTTTTTTGACGCTTACAGGCATTCAACAAGTGATATCCGAGTAATGTATAGATTATTCAGATCTGATACCGATCTATCTACACAATTATATGAACTTTTCCCTGGTTATGATAATTTAGATGAAAATAATCAAGTGATAAGTGCAGCAAATAATAGTGGAAGACCTGATAGACTTGTATTACCTTCTTCAACTATTGGTGAATTTAAATCCTATGAATTTACTTCTAAAAATCTACCATTATTCAATGGATTCCAAATTAAGATTATTATGAGTGGAACTAATACGACATTCACACCATTAATTAGAGATCTACGTGTAATAGCATCAATTTAAAATGAAAATACCAGTAGAAGGAAATCCTAATTTATATCGTGATAGTGAATCTGGAGCAATATTGAATTGTTCAGATATTGATTACATTAATTATCAAGAGGTTAAAAAAAAGAAAATCCAAGAAATGCAAGAAATTGATAATTTGAAAAATAAAGTTTCTGAAATAGAGACTATCAAATCCGACTTACTGGAATTGAAGTCTCTAATGAAAGAACTTGTTTCACAAATGCAGACTAACAATAAATAACTAAAAGGACGAATTACAGCAATGGCTGCAAGAAATGTAAATCTAGTTCTTGAACAGGGGGTTGATTTTCAAGCCACCTTTACGATCAGAAATACTAATAACGCACCATTAAATCTTACTGGTTATAGTGGTATTTCCTCTATCAGAAAACATCCAACATCTTCTACATCATATCCGTTAACTCTTACATTCGTAGATAGATTAAATGGAAGAATTTCAGTATCTATGGGACATACTGATACAAGTGCGATGGAAGGCGGCCGTTATGTTTATGATGTTATTCTTATTTCTCCTAATTCTTACAGAACCCGACCTGTTCAAGGAAACGTTTTGGTAACTCCGGGAGTATCATAATGTCCGACTACTTAGTAACGTTAAATGAACCCGGTCCATATAGGATTGGTGTTGATTACGAGATACCAACTAAATCTATCCAGTATAGTAATCTAATACTAGATAACATAAATTCTCAATTTACTGGAGTTGCTCATACTTTTGGATTATACAGTTCTGGTGATTCATATGTTCCAATCAATGAACAACAATTAATTGTAAGTTTAAATAATTCCATTTTAGAACCCACACAGGATTTTGTAGTATCCAATAATAACATTATTTTTACTAATGCTCCTGACATTGGTGATGATGTTTTTATAATAGCTCTTGCAACAACCGCAGATTTAACTAGAACAATTAATTATATTATTGATAGTGGATCAATTTCAATGTTACCTGGAAATAAGGGATCTGTAACCATTGATGTAAGTGGAATTATTGAATCTTTAGTAATTTTATCTGATCAACAGGGCGATTTGACTATTGATATAAAGAAGTCAAATTATTCAACTTTTCCTACTTTTTCTTCTATTGTTGGTGGTGTATATCCACAAATGACAAATTCAAGAAAGGTTCGTGATGATAATTTGGTTGGTTGGAGTAAATCAATAGTAGCTGGAGATATATTAACGTTTGATGTTATCTCCGTCAACAATATCAATAGATTTTTAATCTCTTTAAAATTAAAATTATAAATAAAGATAGTTATTACACAATCATAGCCTGTAGGGGAGTTGTTTAAATGGCACTATTAGTTCCAAATATTGGAGAACTTGAGTCACTCAGATACTTGGTTGCACAAAACAACCACACTGCAAGTCTTGCTGACCAGTCTCCCAGAAACCTAGTTTTAAAACTTTTTACAAGTAACACCACTCCAGCTGAGACGGATGTTCCTTCTGATACCAGATATTATGAGCCATATGGAATTGGTAACACTAATGCGTATGGATTCGCTCCTACAACCGGTTATCCATATTGCGTAAATAATAGAGGGGATCAGAATTATACTTCTCAGACCGGTATTCTACTAAACGGATCTCGTTGGAGAATTAATCAGGTTGGTTCTGGTACAACTGCAACATATCCAGAACAGACATTCACGTTCACTGGTGATGCTGGAGATATTTACGGTTATTATGTAACTAGAGCTAACAACATGCCTGTTTCAGTTCAGGGTGTTGTACACTATGCTTCTGTTGGTATTGGAACGACCGTAACAAAGGGGGATAATACTGATCCTGTTATTGGAGTTATTGGAAATTCTTACATTACTGTTGATCCAGACCAAAGTGTCGATGATCTAACTTTAGGAATGGTTGTTGGTGGAAATTCAGGAATTCAAACTGGTACTATTGTAATTGGTGTTGATAGAGATCTAAAAGTAGTTTATTTGGATAAACCACTTATCGATAATATTCAGGTTGCTACAGATCCTAGTGTAACATTTAGTTTTGGTAAAATAGTTGCTGCGGGACATCAACTTGTTGCTGGAGATGTTCTTTATGTAGCTGCTGGAACTGGTAATACTACTTTAACATCTAATGTTTATACAGTATTTTCTGTACCAAATGCTAATGAGTTCTACACTACTCCATCGTTAACTCCTACACCAAATGCTACCGCTGGTTTAAGTAGTGCAACTCTCTATAGTTCCGTTATGTATGCTGAAAGGTTTACAAACGGCCCATACACCATTCAAAATAACGGTGACCAAATTAAAATTACTCTAAACGTTGCTCTTGATTGATTTAATTTAATAATCAATATAATAAGTTATTGGTGGGAGGGTTGCTTTTTTATGGCGATCCTCTTTCTTTTTTAACAAAGTTCTTGGACTACTTGCATGACTATCTATGTTTATAGTCTAGACAATCCGGAAGTAAATAATCCATATTCTGAGGAAGATTATGGATCGATTACTTCTGCCTCAACGTCTTCAGTTGATAGTGGATCTATAACTGACAGTAATCCGGAATTTAATTTCTTAGAAGATGATTGGTATCAGATTACTACTACAGAATCATTAATTCCATATGGAAATTTAATTACCCTAGATTCATCACAAGAATCTGCAACATATCAATACGTTTCTTCTGGAATACTATTTGAATTTACAACTCAAACTATTACCGAAAATGTAGTATTTACATGGGTAGGTAATGGCACAGTATTTGAGATAGGCAATGGTCTAGAAAGGACTGTAAATGCATATTTATCTTCTGGTACACTCCGACTGGATACAACCGTCGCAGAGACGGTCTTGGAGTCATTTACAATCGATCCCGTAGAAGATACCGTTCTCTACACAATAACTGGTATCTCGGAATCAAGAGTTATATACCAAACTCCAGAAGATACACAACTATTTTCCGTTTCTGGAGTAGATTTAGAGTCAGAATCAAAGTCTTATGTTGGTAACGGATTAGCAACATTCTCTGGTTCTGCTGAAGAAAAATTCACAATTGGTAATTATAATACATCTGGTAGTTTGTTCAGTTTAAATACTGCACAAGAAAGTATTACATTTGATTATAATGAGTCTTCCATACAAACTGATAATGTAGTTGATTACGGAAATATTGTAGATTATTTTTCTGGTGTTGCGGTCGATTATGGCCAAGTATCGGAAGATATAGATCCAAAAATAGATGATTTTGAATTTGTAATTAATCAGGTAATACCAATAATATATCCATTTGGAGGAATGTCTCTAAGTGGATCTGCTATATGTGCTCCAAATTATAGGCTTTATATTGATGGTAATGCAATAGTAAAAGTTACTTATTCCGAAGTTGTTTCTGGGTCTATAAGTTTATCATCAACGCTCACAGAATCGGAAACAGAATCTTACGTTGGATTCGGTACTTTAACATTCTCTGGAATATCTGTAGAGAAAAATACAGAATCTTACGTTGGATTAGGTACTTTAACATTCTCTGGACTAGCTTTGGAGTCTTATTCGGCTCAAACTCCGGAGGATGTACAACTATTTGTTATTTCTGGAACATCTCTCAAATCCGAAACAGAATCTTATATTAGTAGTGGAACTTTATTTGGATTTGGTAATTTAATTGAAAGTATTACATATTTTTATAATGAAAGTTCCATAACTGAAGGTGCATTAGATTATGGACTTGTAAGTAATGCGCCAGAATTATTTGATAATTATAATTCTTTATCAAATGGTGGACCTACTGTTGACTTTGGTGAAATTAGCGTAGTTACTTCATCTATAGTTGGAGAATTAATATATCCATTTGGGGAAATTAATTATATCAATGGATACAGTCCACAAGAATCATATCCATGGCTTCCAGAACCGGGAGTTGGAAGATCTTGGAGCTTTACCAGAAAGGGATATGAGGGACAATCTGCATTATATTCACTATCAGGTATTAGTTCTAATAGTGAGATTTCTAATTATTCATATTTCGGAGATGTAGCAACATTAACCATTTCTGGAGAACTTTTACATCCATTTATTGACTATACACCTCATTATGGAATTGAAAAAAATATTGGCATTGGAACAACTGGTATTCAAATATCTGGATCATCTGTAGAGAAAAATACAGAATCTTACATTGGATTAGGTAATTTAACCTTCTCTGGAGTATCTTTAGAATCTTATTCTGCTCAAACTCCGGAAGATATACAACTATTTGTTATTTCCGGAATATCCGTAGAGAAAAATACAGAGTCTTATGTTGGATTAGGTACTTTAACCCTTTCTGGAACATCCGTAGAGAAAAATACAGAATCTTATGTTGGATTCGGTACTTTAACTTTCTCTGGAGTATCTGCAGAAAGTGATACGAATCTTTATGTTGGATTTGGTACTTTAACGTTTTCTGGAGTTTCTATAGAGAAAAACACCGAGTCTTATGTTGGATTTGGTACTTTAACGCTCTCCGAAGTATCTGTAGAGAGAAATACAGAGTCTTATAATGGAACAGGTTCAATAACATTATCTGGAGTATCTTTAGAATCCTATTCTGCTCAAACTCCGGAAGATACTCAACTATTCCAAATCAGTGGACAATCTTTATATAATTTAAATCTAGAATATAGAACCACTCAAACTCCACCACCAATAACCTTATCTGGCCAACCACTTGTACATCCTAATGTTGATTATACTCCACATTATGGTATTGAACAAAATATTGGAGTTGGTACTACTGGAATTAAATTCTTAAGAGGTGTAGGATTTACTCCAGATAGTGAAGGAAATACTCGTGATGCCAGAACATATTCTAATAGATATCCAATTAATGATAAAGTTCCAAATACTGGCATCGGCACAATTACTTTCGATCAAACTCGAAATATTGCCAAGTATAGTCCATTAACACCTTACACAGGAAATGGTCGATTCAATATAATCACCGGATACAGTCCACAAGAATCTTATCCATGGATTCCGGGACCAGGTGTTGGCAAATCTTGGAGTTTCACAAAATCAAATTATAATGGAACTGGTGTTATTTCACTTTCCGGAATTGCATCTACTAGAGAAATTGCAGTTTATGGATATTATGGTAATGATAAGAATCCAGGAACTTCTGGAACTATATTCATATCACAACAAACAACTCCATCTATTGAGAAAGAAATAGATTCTTATATTGGTGTTGGAACTTATTTAATATCTGGTGCCTCTACATTAAAAGAATCAAATGCATATCTTGGATCCGGAATAATTAATATTTCTGGAACTGGTTTAGAAAGTTTATCATCCCAAATTCCAGAAAATGTTCAACTGTTTAATATTAGTGGAAGTTCTTTCGAAGTTTATTCCGCTCAAACTCCAGAAATTGAAGTTCTTTATGTCATTAGTGGAAGTATTATTGAAAAAACAAGTAATTCTTATAGTGGAAATGGTTCTATAACTTTAAATGGTTCCGCAAGATCGATTGAGATTCCAAATTATCCATCAAGAGGATTAATTAGATTCGTAAATCATGGTGTAGATAATGATTATGATACTTGTGATAATGCAGAACTTACATGCGATAATCAATATTCAGCACAGGTAAGTTTTGTTGTTAATACCCCAGAAAATACTGTTTTATTTGGATTTAGTGGGGTTGCATCCATAAAAGAGATTGCAACATATGAATATGACGAAACTATTAATTATACAATTTTTGGGTCTTATGAAAAAGTTTCGTTCACATATTCTGAGATTGGTGTAGGAACAATATTTACTCCATCTTCCTTATTAGAACAAAATGTAATTAACTACGTAGGATCTGGAAGTTTCTCAACTTTATCCGGAAGTTCCGAATCATACTCTGCAGAAATATCAGAGTCTACCATATTAATTCAAATTGGTGGATCTGCAGACATTAGAATTGAATTAGAATATTCGATTGTTGGTATTGGATTAGTTAATATTAATGGAAATTCAATCACCAGAAAGATTTCTACTTATGAACAAGTTGGATCCGGAACTGCAACTTTATCTGGAGAGTTAATCCATCCAGATATCATATTCATTCCATCACCAGATGGATTGGGAACAATTAACATTATTGGTTCTTCAACAAATTCTCTAACCAAGGAATATAAAGACACCTTCGGTACTTTATTTGGATTCTCTTCTGGATTGGAATCATTTGTAAAATCAACTTATGCCGGTGTTGGAACAATCTATATTCAAGAAATATCGAGCGTATCTATTGCCAATTCATTCCAAATTCCTAGAACTTATATTGTTATCATTTAATTCTGATAAATAAATTAGAAGAAATAGTAATTTGAGTCGTATAGTACTATGACCAAACAGGTACAACTTAGAAGAGGGTCCACATCAGAACACTTAGTATTTACGGGGGCAGTAGGAGAATTAACGATTGATACTAATCTGGATGTAGCTGTTGTTCATGACGGATCTACACCTGGTGGTCACTATCTAGTGGGTGTTGCTGCCACTCAAAATATTATTAATAAAGTATCTGTTGGTATTGGAACCAGTGGAACAGAAAGTGAATTGGGTGTAATTGGAAATGCTTATATTGCTGGTAATTTAACAACTAGAAGTCTTTTTATAAATTACGAAGAACCTGTAGTTAGAAGTGGAATCATAAGCGATACTCCAAACAATTTTATTACAGGAATTGCTACAAATAATATTCGTGTAGGATATTATGTAACAAATACAACTATTTCTGCAGCTGCAACTGTTATATCTATAGGTATTGACAGTATTACCATAAGTGAGTTTACATCTGATAGTCAAATATCTACCTCTGCTTATGTTGCAACTTCAAATGGAAATCATTTAATTGATCCGTATGTTGGAATTGATACATCAGTTCTAGCTGTTGGTTATGCAGTAAGTGGTTTTGGAGTTCTTCCGAATACTACAATATCTTCATTAAGTTCATTTTTAAATGGATCTGTATTTTTATCCCAAAATACTACAGGAACTGTTGGTGTAATAACTGCATCTGGAACAGTTTCTTCTGCTGGTACAATTATTACAGGAATAACAACGACTGATTTAGTTGTAGGGTATTCAATTTTATACGATCCAAGTTCAGGAACTCCAAATAATACTCAAATTGTAAGTATTAATATTGGAGAAATTGTAGTAAATGACATTATTTCGGTAACAGGAACGAGAGATTTTGAATTTGGTCCATTAAATCAATACTATTTTTCAAATTTAAGTATATCTACCAGTTTTAGTTTTACTGATCCGATTTCAGGAAAAGCAAATATTGATGTAATTGAGGCTCAAGAAGAATCCGTAACTAAATTATACGTAAGTAATGAATCAACCACAGATACTGCAAGAGTAAATACAGGAATTATTACTACTGCTTTAGTGGATACTGCTTATATAACAAGTGGAATTATTACAAATACTGGATTAGGTACTGCTACAATTGATCAAGCTTATATTAATGTTGGTATTGGTACTACTGTCGGAATTTCCAGCGCAAGATTGAATGAAGCATATATTACTTCTGGTATTGCAACTAATTTAATCGCTCAATATTTCAATGTAGATACATCTGTCGCTAGTACATCTTTCTTTAATGTTGGTATTGGTACTACTGTTGGAATTTCCAGTTTAAGATCAGATAATTTATACGTCAACATTGGTATTGCAACTGAAATTGGAATACAAACAGCTAGAGTTGATGATCTATTTGTAGACAGTGGTATTGCAACTAGCTTTACGATCTCAAATTTATCATCAACTGATTTATATGTTAATTCTGCCTATATTAATTCTGGTATAATAACTACTGCAGGTATCAATACTGCTAATATAAATTTAGCTAATATTGATGTAGGTATAGCTACTAGTTTTAATATAGGTACAAGCTCAATAAATTTAGCGTATATTAATTCTGGTATATCATCAACATTTAACATTACTGATACTCATATTGGATCTGCAAATATTAATTCCGGTATTATTACTGCCGCCAATATTGATACATTATATTCATCCGATATATTCTTTGGAGTTGGCATTGGAACTACCGCATCTATAAATGAAGCTAGAATTGATGTTTTTTATGCAAATTCAGGCATTTTAACTTCATCTCAGGTCGGATTTTCAACCTTAGATGTTGCATTTATTAGTACTTCTTATACTAATACCGGGTTTGCAACTTATTTTGATGTAACAGGTATCGGTACTGTTCAGAGATTAGAATCTTTTGTTGGTTTTATAACTTATCTGAATGGATCTGATATTAATTATACTGGATTATCTACATTTGGTAATGTTACTATAGGTATTGGAAATACTGATTTAATTGTTTCGGGAGATGTTAGAATTACTGGTATTCTTTCAGTAGGATCTGGTACAGTTACAATTGATGGAACTAGTTCATCAGTTTCTGGAATTAATAGTCTAAGAGTTGCTGCTGGATTTGTTACAAATATTTCCGGTACTAATCTAAACTATTCAGGAATTTCTACTTTAAATGAAGTTGGTGTTTCTACCTTATCTTTTGTGGGTGTTAATACACTTTTAGGTAATCAAAATAAAACTGTAACGATTGAACTTTCGAATTCTGGAGTTGCAACAAATTACACCTTAACTTTACCTCCAAGTAAAGGTACAGCCGGACAACTTTTAGGATTATTGCCAGATGGTACATTAGGATTTACTACTAATGGTGCTGGACTTTTTGAAAGTAGATATTATGTTTCTTCACAGAATGGAGATGATTCGTATGATGGTAGAGCTCTTCCTGTTAAAACAATTAAAAAGGCTGCTCAGTTAGCATCATTTGATAGTTTTGTAATTCCTGGACAAAGATATCTTGACGCTGGTAACCTTCTAGAATCCAACAAAGATTTTATTACTGAAGAAGCGGTAGCATATGTGCAGTTTAACTATGAAAATATTGGTGTTTCTACCATTTTCCCAGATTTTGATGCAAATACTTGGAAAGCTGGAATATCATCTGTTGTAGAGTATTTAACTTATGACATTAGATTCGGTGGGAATTCCAAGTCTAGAGAAATTGCCTTTGAATTTGTAAATAACGGCACTTTTGCCGGAGAAGAGGATCCCATCATATTTGCATTAGATTATGTCAAATTTATTGGCCAATATATTATTAACAATCAGTCTCCTCCTACTTTATATCAGTTCCCAATTATAGAAAATCAAATATTTGATTTTACAATTACACAGGATCCAGAAAATATTAATATAAATTATTTCCATAGATCTAAAGATGCTAGAAATTTAATTGTAGGTAATAGACAAGAAATTATTGATAAATCTCTCGCTTCTGTCGCTCTTGCAGCGACTACTGGATTTTACTTCCCAGGAGAAGAAGAAACGAATGAAAGATCCAGATACTATGATTCATATAAGTTAATTCAAATCAATAGACAAGAAATTATTGATTATGCTTGGAATGCAACAGTATCCGTTTATCCAGGTATTTCTACAACACAAACTAAGTGTAAGAGGGACTTGGGTTACTTTGTTGATGCCATTTCTACTGACGTATTTACGGGTGGTAATAATTATGCAAGAAGTTTTGTTGGATTTTATTTTGATAATGTAGGAAATCCAATTAGTAATGGACTTTTGGGTGAAGAAACTGAATCTGTTTATGCATTTGAGCAAGCTAAAGTTGGTATGTCATCTGCAGTTTGCAATTTATTGACAAATAAGGATTTAACTATTACTGCAGATCCTGCAACTGGATCAAATACTAGTCCAACTTCCTGTGCAAATGTTAGAGCAACAATTTCAAGTCTCGTTGGTATTGTAACAAGTGTTATTTCTGCTGGCAGTACTGCTGGAATCGGAACCACAACTAATTATGGTTACTTCTTAGTTAATTCAGAATTTAATGTAAGAGACTTTGTAGGTATTGGTACTACTAATGTTGTTGGTGGGAGAAAGTGCGCTAGAGATCTTGGATATATTGTTAATGCAGTTGCAGAAGATATTTCCTATGGAACAAATCAACATATAATTTATGCAACTAAGAAATATTTTGATGGAACTGGTGTCGCTAGAACAGATGGATTAGTTAATGAAGAGGTAATATCTGGTTATGCTTTTACAAGTCTTGCATATTACTCTAAGTTAGCTGTAACTAACCAGTTAAATTACCAAGATTTAACAATTCAAAATGATGCCGGAATCGGAACTAACAAAGGGTCTGCGGTATGTGCAAATACTCAAGCAACGATTGACTCTCTTGTTGGAATTCTTACTACTGCGGTACTCACCGGAAGTCTTTCTGGAATTTCTTCAATCAATCTTGGTATTACTGATTGTGCAGATGTTAGAAGCGCGCTTGTAAATTATGTCGGTATTATTACTAGTGTTGTTGGATATGGCACTAATATAGCGCCACAACTTAGTATTCCACAAACACAGTCTAAACCAATTTGCATTTTTGTCGAGGCTGGAGAATACATAGAGGACAATCCGATTATTCTTTATGACGACGTTGCAATTGTAGGTGATAACCTGAGAAATACCATTATTAGACCTCTGAACTCCGGTAAGGATATGTTCAGGGTCAGAAACGGAGTATATGTCACAGGATTTGCATTAAAAGATTCCGTTGACGAGGCTGGTATTCCACTAAGTACTTGGAATTATGCTGTTGCTTTTGATGACCCACAGGATCAATTGACATCTAGATCTGGATATGCCACGAAAATAGATCCTCCAATTATTTCAAGATCTCCATATATTCAGAACTGTTCCATCTTGTCTTTCTTAGGTGCAAATGGTATTCTAGTTGATGGTAATAAAGTACAAACTCCAAATATTCCTGTTATTAGACAAGAAGCTGAAATACCACTAGAAGGTGATCAACCTGAACAAGGTAAATCCATGGTTGCAGCTGCATTCACCATGGTTTCTTTTGGTGGTATTGGTTGGAGAACAATTAATGATGGATATGCACAGGTTGTCTCTTGTTTCCAAATTTTCTGTAGATATGGTTCCCTAACACAGTCCGGCGGATATCTATCTATTACAAACTCAGCAACTAACTTTGGATTATATGCACTCAGATCTACCGGATTTAGTCCAAATTCCTTTAGATTTGATAGGGGAAGAATTGCTGCTACAGGTACTTCTGGTGGATTAACTACATTAAAAGTTGTTGGTCTTGGAAGATCTGATCAGGATCTTTATGTTGCAAGAATATTCAATAATGCGAATCAAGATGTAACTCAAAACTTCAAAGCAAGTCCAATAACATCAGAGTTTGTTGGAACTGCAGTAACTGATGGTGGAGTTGTAAACATCGCAAACGATACTATTAACATTACCTCACATCCATTCAGTAATGGTGATAGTATCGTTTATTTTGGTGATGAAGGAGTTATACCTAACAGAATTATAGGTGGATTAGTTAATGGAAACCAATATTATGTTGTTTATAATGATTCCAATTCGTTTAGATTAGCAGAAGATGATGGATTAACTAGAATTGTTGATTTGACTTCGGTATCTACTGGTATTCACACATTTCAAAAAAATACTTTTGAATTTTTTGCATCATCAGTTCTTGACAGACATAATTCTTATCAAAAACTTACTCTTGCTGGGGTTGGGAGCACAGCTAACTTTGTTTCCGGTAGAGAAATTACTCAAACAGTTGTTGGTGGAACAGCGGTTGGTATTGCATACACATACAATCAAACTTCAAGGGAGTTGATTGTTTCCGTTGAACTTTCTGAAGGCATTAGAAGAAACTTTGCAATCTCCAATGGAACTACGATTCTTAATATAACAGATCATAGCGGATCTCCAATAGGTGTTGCAGTAACTGTTATTGCGGGATTAACGACATATTGGTCTACTAATAGTAAGATTGATTCTACTTTGGTAGGTCAAAGTATTCAAGGTGTTCAAAATCTTCCAGAAACTTATAAGTTACATTGGCATAGACCATCAATTATTAACTCATCTGGTCATACTTGGGAATATTCTGGATCTGGTATTGATTATAATGCCCTACCACAAAATGGAGGTAAGACCGATGCCAGAACTGAACAAGTTTCTGAACGTGGTGGAAGAGTATTCTCATCCGGCACCAATGAACTTGGTGACTTCAAGATTGGAGACTTTATTACCGCATTCAACAGAACGGGTAATATTATCTTCAACAATACTGTAACAATTGGTACTCTCGATTCTCTTAGACTATCACTTTCGGGTGGTGTTTCTATTGAAGAATTCTCTACAGATTCTGGACTCGGTGATAATGAACTTGGTGGACCATTGAATAGGAGAGTTCCAACTCAACTTGCAACAAGATCATTCCTTAATAGTAGACTTGGCGGGTTTATTGATAAATCCGTATCTACTAATGCTGTTCCTAATGCTATTGTTCAATTAAATGCTATTGGACAGATCAACGCTGACCTAATTCCACCTAAAGTTTCTAATTTTTACAGAACACCTTATAATTATGGTAGATTGCAATTACATAACCAAATTCCCGCTTTAGGTCTACTAAATGGTGATACTGTTATTGAACCAACATCTCCATATGTTCTTACAAGTGATACTTATTCTCAATATATCATTCTTAATAACAGTAGTGTTTATAACTTCCAAAATGGAGACATTATAGTTAGTGTTCTCAATCAAGGTGCGGTGACTGGGGTTGTTACTCGTCCTCCATACATTGGTGTCAATACAACCACAGGGATAACTACAAATGCGGGACTAAGTTTCCCTCAGGTTGGTTATGGAACAACTGGATTGGTTAGAGGTGTTGCTTTAACTCTAAAATCTCTGACAGGAGGAAGTGGATATTCTCAAGCTGGAATTTATACTGGTGTAAGATTTGACACTGCTAGTGGTATTGGTACAGGAATAACAGGTACAATTACGGTTAGTGCTGCAGGTACAGTTCAATCCGTTGCCATCAATACCGGTGGTCGTTATTTTGCAGTCAATGATTTATTGACTCTTAATGATCCTACTCCAATTGGTGGTAGAAGTGGAGGATCTAATTTTACAGTTCAAATTGCTAGTGTGGAGACTAGATTATACGTTAATCTTCTTAATAATGCTAAATTTACACCAACTCCAGTATTGGCCGATTACATTGCAGATAGAAATGCTGTTGCAATTTCAACTAATGTAGGAACAACTACAAGTTTCTCATTTAATGGAACAGGAATTGATGTTGGTGGAAATATTGACTTTACTAATGATAGAGTTACTACTACATTCTTCCCATTTGAAGATGGTGATCCAGTAAAATATACCACTTCGGGAACTCCTGTTACTCCATTAGTTGATAATGAAGTTTATTATGTCAAAAAAGTTGGAATAAGTTCCTATACACTTCATTCAAATTATGCGTTAACAACACCAATTGATCTTAGTGCTTCTGGTACTGGAACACAGACATTAACAAGAGTTGCATTTTCAACAGAAACTAATCAAGTTGTACTTACAAATCATGGGTTTACTCAAGGTGACCCAATCCAAATTAATGCAGCTGCAGGTGTTGGAACTCTACCATCAGGTATTTCTACAGGATTCTATTACTTCGTGGGTTCTGTAACAACAAACTCATTTACTTTACATGAAAGTAGATCCAGTGCTCTTTCATCTATCAATGGTCTAATATTAGATGAAATATCACTAGGTACAAGTGGAAGTGGTATAGTTTCGTTCACAAAACAAAATGTATCTTTCACTTCTGTTGTTAATACTTCTGGCCAACTATCTTCCAACTGGTCTGCTGTCGGTGGTGGAGATATTGATGCCTCTAATATCATTACTGGTGTTATTAATACCACTAGACTTGCTGGTAGTGGTAGTGCAAATAACGAAACGTTCTTGAGAGGAGACTCTGCTTGGGCAAAGGCCGTTTCCTCTGTAGGATTTGGTACAACTCAACCAGTACAAGTTAGTGCAACTTCTTCGGATTTAGCTCCAGGTGGGGTTGGAGTTAATACTTACTATGGTAATATTGAAATTAAACTCAATAGAGCTCTACCAACTATTGATACATACTCAACAATTGGTGTTGCGCAATTCAAAACATCAACATTTAATGTTGGATCTGATGGTCAGATTCAAATTAAGACATCATCTCAAGGTGGTGATGTTGATGCTGCTACTCTTGGAGGAAATAACTCTTCATATCATTTAGATGTGGCTAATCACCAAGGTACTGTTTCAATTACAAGAGGTGGTACTGGATTAACAGGATTACCTCCAAGTGGATCATTGTTATTAGGTAATGGAACCGCTTACACCCTTACCACCACTCCAACATTTACTGGTACTATAACAACCAGAGATATTGCAGTTCAAACAGGTTATGATATTTCCTTTACCACAGGAACTTGGACAGGTGAAAAGGCTGGCAAGATTCAATTCTCCAGCAATAATCTCTACTTACAGTTCACTACTAGTTTAATTGGCAGAAACTCCAGTGGAACAGATGTATTTACTTTGGGTAATGGTGGTAATGCAACATTTACTGGAGCACTCCAAAGTACTAGATTTACATCTACAGTTTCTACAGGAACCGCTCCATTCACAGTATCTTCTACAACTGAGGTTTCAAATCTAAATGCTGCTTTATTAAATGGATATGCATCTGATACTTCAAACACTGCAAATGCAATTGTAAGAAGAGATGCAAGTAATCAAATTTTTGCGGGAAGACTTGAACTTTCTTCTGCAGGTTCAACATCGACTGCACAATTGACATTTAGTGGAACTACAAACAATTGGATTACTTTTGGTACAACTGGAGTTGCTGCTCCAGCGTTTACCACAAGAAGTCTTGGAACTAAGATTGTTCTCTATAATAGTATTAGTGGTTCAGCAGCAGATTATGCATTAGGTATTGATGGTTCTACATTATGGTCTGGTGTTCCAACAACTTCACAACAATTTAAGTGGTATGGTGGTACAACACTTGCTGCAACTTTAACCGGAGCTGGTGCATTAACTCTTGTTGGTGCCCTTTCAGCAACTACTTTAACATCTACAGTTGCAACTGGAACTGCACCACTTACAGTTTCTTCAACAACAGTAGTTACTAACTTGAATGCCGATCTACTTGATGGATTAAATTCTGCAACTGCTGCAACGGCAAATACAATTGTTGCTAGAGATGGTTCTGGCAATATTACTGGAGCAACTATTACAGCATCAACACATACAGCAGCAACTCACAATATCACTGCGGATACTAATAATAGATTCGTTCAAGGTGCAATGATACTGAGAGGTACAACGCCCACGATTTATCTACGTGATACGGATCATAACGTATCAATGATCCATTGCAACTCTAATATTTTCTATGTTCTTCGTGGATCAAATGATAGTGAAACTTGGACACAAGTTAATAGTGTTTGGCCACTACAAATTGATCTTACAAATAATAATGCTACATTTGGTGGAACGGTAACTGCATCCTCTGACGCAAGATTCAAGAAGAATATTAAAACTATTGAAGATGCTCTTGATAAGATCCTAAACATGCGTGGAGTAACTTTCGAAAGACTCGAAACTCCAGGAACTGAAATTGGTGTAATCGCTCAAGAAATTGAAGAAGTTGTACCTGAAGTTGTTACAACAGATGCAAATGGACATAAGTCTGTTGCATATGCTAACCTAACAGCATTATTAATTGAAGCCGTTAAGACACAACAAGATCAAATCAACGAACTTCGTGAAGAGATCAAAAAATTAAAGGGAGAGTGAAAACTTAACCTATAAATTATAAATACCTCTAGGAAACTAGGGGTATTTTTTATGGCGCAACCATCTAGTAGAGCGGAGTTGAAAGACTATTGCCTCAAACAATTAGGAAAGCCAGTTTTAGAAATAAATGTAGACGACGATCAGATTGATAATTTAATTGATGATGCAATTCAGTATTATCACGAACGTCACTATGATGGAATTGATCGTGTATTTTTAAAACATAAACTTACTCCTGCAACTAAAACAACTTTAGCTCAACCTGGGCCAGTAGGGTCTGCAACAACATCCCCAACGGTTGTTGGAGCAGGATTAACATCTCTCACTTATGTTGAAGGGGTCAATTATTTACCTCTTCCAGACAGTATTATAGGTGTAAATAATATTCTCAAAATTAATTCTAGTACAATTTCTGATGGTCTATTTAATATTAAATATCAGTTATTTTTGAATGATGTTTATTATTATGGTGCATTAGATCTTCTAAATTATGCGATGGTTAAAAGATATCTTGAGGATTTGGATTTTCTTCTAAATCCTCATGCACAGATTAGATTCAATAAGAAAAATCATAAGTTATACTTGGACATTGATTGGTCTCAAGTTGGTGAAAATGAGTATGTGATTATTGATTGTTACCGAATTTTGGATCCAAATGATGCACCAAAACTATACAATGATTGGTGGTTAAAGAAATATCTTACTGCTCTTATTAAGAAACAGTGGGGTCAAAATATGAGTAAGTTCCAAGGAGTTCAACTTCCTGGAGGAATTGTTCTAAATGGTAGACAAATTTATGATGATGGAGTTGCGGAGATTGAAAAACTTGAGCAGCAACTCAAGGATGAATATGAATTACCACCACTAGATCTAATAGGTTAATATGTCACCACTCAATTCTTATTTTTTGCAAGGATCTCCGAGTGAGCAAAGACTTATTCAAGATCTAGTTAATGAACAACTTAAAATGTACGGACAAGATGTTTTGTACATGCCTAGAAAAATTGTTGGCGAAAATACTGTCATTAAAGAAGTTGTTGCGTCAAAATTTGATGATAGTTATAGAATTGAAGCATATCTAATGAATTTTGATGGTTTTTCTGGGAATGGGGATTTACTCTCAAAGTTTGGTGTAAGAAGTAATGACGAAATAAATCTTGTGATTTCAAAAGAAAGGTATGATGATTTCATATCCCCTTTGTTGAAATTATGGCCAGAAAATGAAAGAAAACTTGCATACAGACCTCAAGAAGGAGATTTAATTTGGTTTCCTTTAGACGAATCTTTATTTGAAATCAAATATGTAGAACATAAAAAGCCATTTTATCAACTCAATAATCTTTATGTTTATGAACTGAGATGTGAGAGATTTGAATATGAAGATGAGATCATTGATGTTCCAGAAGTGGATCCAACTGGAATTGAAGTTAATGAATCCGTAAAAGATTTAGGAAATATTTACACTATTCAAATGGTTGGTGCTGCAGCAACTACTGCAACCGCAACAGTTGGATTTGCCACAACAAGTCCGGGTTCCAAATCAGTTCAATATATTGATTTGATTAATGATGGATTTGGTTATATTTCATCTCCTACAGTCACAATATCAAAACCACCTATTGGGGGAATGACTGCAACTGCTGTTGCAATTATGACTAGTAGATCTTCAAATCAAAGATTATCTATTGATAGAATATTAGTAACTAATCCTGGATTTGGATATACAGAACCACCCACTGTAACTATTTCTGGTGGCAGTGGATCTGGTGGAATTGCAACAGCAGTTATAAATTCTGGAGTTTTAGGAATAATTGGTATATCTTCCGGTGGAGTTGGATATACAACTGTCCCACAAGTAACTATAGATAGAATCTTTATACCTACAAGTTCCGGAGTTTCTTCCAATATTAATAATGCACAAGCAGAAGCTATATTGAATACAAATGGAGTAGTTGTTGCGGTTAGATATTCTAATGCTGGTGCTGGGTATACATTTACACCTTCAATATCTTTCACAGATCCAACGTCATCTACTTTTGGTGATTATAATTATAACGAGGTTGTAACTGGAACCAAAACAGGAACAACTGCATATGTTAAGAGTTGGGATTATGCCAATAGAGTTCTTAAGGTTGCGATTGTTGATGGAACTTTTGCGTTGGGAGAATCTATTGTTGGAGTAGCTGCAAGTTATAAAGTTTCGTCTATAAAAAGTAACGAATTTTTAGATGCTTATGCGTCTAATATTGAAATAGAAGAATCTGCCGATTCTGTTATTGATTTCAGTCAACGTAATCCTTTTGGTGAATACTAAATAGTTAATACTCTATCTTAACTTGTTATGATCTCAAATTATTTTTACCACGAAATATTGAGAAAGACCATTGTATCTTTTGGAACTCTTTTTAATGATATTAAAATAAAACATAAAGATAATACTGGAGATGACTTTAGTGTTATTACCGTTCCTATTGCGTATGGTCCTGTTCAAAAGTTTTTAGCAAGAATTGAACAAGTTCCAGATCTAAAGAAAAGAGCCGCTATTACTCTACCGAGAATGTCATTTGAAATGACGGGAATTTCTTATGATTCCAGTAGAAAATCATCAACAATGCAAACTTTCAGAGGAGTAGATCAAGAAAGTGGGCAAATGTCGAGGAATTTTTTACCCGTCCCCTATAATGTGGGTATAAGACTTTCAATTATGTCAAAGTTGAATGAAGATGCTTTACAAATTATAGAACAAATTTTACCATATTTTCAACCACATTTCAATTTAACAATTGACCTAGTTTCAAGTATCGGAGAAAAAAGAGATATTCCAATGGTTTTGGAAAGTATTTCAATGGATGATCAATATGAAGGTGATTTTACGACTAGAAGAATTTTAATTTATAGTTTGGATTTTACTGCAAAGACATACCTGTTTGGTCCTACTGGTGTTGGAAATGATGCATTGATCAAACAAGTTCAGGTCGATTATTACACTAATACAAATAGAGTTAATGCTTCAAGACAACTTAGATATATTGCAGAACCTAGAGCTCTAAAAGATTATAATGATGATGCAATAACAACAATCTCAGAAAACATTTCAGAAGAAATTACAGAATTTAATGTCTCTGATGCAACTTCATTAACTGAAAAATCATATATTATGATTGGAGAAGAATCAATGTATATCCGTAAAATTACCGGAAATAGTTTACTAGTGAATAGAGGTCAAGATGGAACAACTATTTCAATTCATTCTGAGGGAGATGCGGTCAATATAATTAATTTTGCAGATGATGAATTAATTGATTTAGATGATGATTTTGGATTTAGTGAATATCGTTATAATTTAGATGGTGATGGCAAAATTTATAGTTCAACCAAAGGTATTGATGTATGAGTTTTGAAGATATTGATAAGGCTCTAAATATCGAAACTACCCCAATAGAGTCGGAAATAGTTAAGGTAGATAAACCAGAAATACAAAAAACTTCTGATGTTGTCGATCAACTTCAAAAAGATTATGAGTATTCTAGAGGTCAACTTTATTCAATTATTGAAAAAGGTCAAGAGGCAATTAATGGCATCCTAGAACTTGCACAAGAATCTGATTCTCCAAGAGCATATGAGGTTGCTGGACAACTGATTAAAAATGTCGGAGATGTTACGGATAAACTTTTGGATCTTCAGAAGAAGATGAAAGATATTAATCAAGAACAGAAAGGATCTGTACCGACTAATGTTACTAATAATGCTGTATTTCTGGGATCTACTGCAGAACTTCAAAAGTTTTTAAAGAGTTCTATGAATCCAGATCTATCTAAATAAACATAGGAAACTTATAAAAATAAATGGATAAACTCACCTTTAAAGAGTGGTCTATTATTGCAGACCTAGAAACAATCGCACCTCTTGGGGAGGATTTTGAGTTTTCTATGGCTCGTGGAGAACTTAAAACTGCACAGGCTGCAATCATCAGATTGATGACTAAACTTAAAGGTGAAGGTGATTTGGAAGCATGGGTGCAATCAAAGATTACAAAGGCTGCAGAGTATCTTGATACAGTAGCTGATCATCTCTCTCATGGAGAAGATGATACCGAAAGAAAGAAAGAAGTTAAAGAAGGTTTCAAAGGTCATAAATCAGTAGAAGAAATCGCAAAAAAGCATAAAGTATCTCCATCAATCATCCAAAAACAACTTGAGATGGGGATGAAAGTTGAACATGAACATACTACAGATAATGATGAAGCAATGGATATTGCATTGCAACATTTAGATGAAATTCCCAATTATTACTCCAAACTCAAAAAGATGGAGAAAGTAAAGGAAGAATGGACAGAACTTCATGACGCAAATGGTAATACTTTTGCACATGTTGTTGACATCATTAAAGGTAGTGATTATAAGTTTAAAAGTTTTACTCAACCAATAAATGAAGATGCAGTTGAAGAACTTGAAAGTAGACTTAAAAAATTAGATGATACTTCTTATGACTCCATTGATAAATTAATGCGTAGTATCATGAAAGAACATGATATGACTGCAAAAGAACTTCATAATGCATTTGTTAAAAAACATGATAAAACTCCAGATGAATGGATTAAAGGTTTAAATGAAAAATGCTGGGATGGATACAAACAACTTGGAATGAAAAAGAAGGGCAAAAAAGTCGTTCCTAACTGTGTGAAGGAGGATTCTATTAATGAAAACAAAAGTGGTGATAGTTCTTTGCGTGACTGGTTTACTAAGAGTCGCGCTTCTGATGGCACCCCTGGTTGGGTTCAATTGGGTGGTAAATACGCAGGGAAACCCTGTGCAAAACAACCAGGACAAACAACTAAACCAAAGTGCGGTTCAAGTAAAATGAAAACAGAGCTCTCCGATAAGGAAGAGGAGAGAGCATTTCGTCGTAAGAATGAAAAAGATCCAAATCCCAATAGAAAGGGTAAGGCAAAAATGGTTGCGACTGAAGGTAAAGTTGCTTGGGATGACAAGAAAAATCCAAATCCTTCAGGCTATACTCCAAAGGAAAAGTCTGAGGCCAAGAGAAAACAATTAGGTGTAGATAACCCAGATACTCAATCATTTGAGAAGGGTGGTCCTGGCGAGAAAGAATATGCTAGACACGGCAATCTTTCTGCGGCACAGAAGAAAATGGAAAAGAAGAGGGATCAACCCAAGGGTAAGAAACACGAATTTAAGAAGAATCCATTTTGGAAAAAAGATGCTGGTCAAGTAAGAAGAGAAATTATGGGAACAAATGTTCCTAAGAGTAAAGAGAGTTCTTATCCATCATCAGTAACAAAGTCAGATATTAGAAAAGAAGAATTTTTGGATGTTAGTGAAGAAAAGGACGCATGTTATTCAAAAGTAAAATCTCGTTATAAGGTTTGGCCTTCTGCATATGCATCTGGCGCTCTCGTTAAGTGTCGTAAGGTTGGTGCAAAAAACTGGGGAAATAAGACGAAGAAAGAAGAGTTCATTCCAGAAGAAATGGGAATTAGATATTGTCCCAAATGTCAAAAAAATGAAACTGCATCTGAATGTAGATACGGTGAAGGATATTGGAGAATGTTCTCACTACCTTCCTCATTAGCTCCAGAACAACCTTACAGTATTGCAAAAGTGCATCCAGCAAATGAAAATGTAAGTTTTGAAATTGGTTCTGGACATAGACAAGCACAAAAACAAGCTAAGATCCGAAATCTTGCAACTGGTAATACTAATCCTAACGAAAAGAATGCCGCACTTAAGAAGCTTTCAGGACCCTCTCTACCTCTTGCAGACTCCGTAATTCAACCAGGACAAATTACAAACGAAGATTATCAACGGATACAATCTACTGGTAATGTTTATACTATACTCTTCTCTTGGAGAGGTAGACCAATGATGAATCTTCAACTCTTCTTCCCAAATATGAAGAGACCTTCTAAAGATGAAGTAAAAGCGGAAATTGAAAAGTTTTATCCAGGCGCAGTTATACTGCAATGGTATCCAAGTCCTACCGATCCATCTAAACCAATCGTAGTTATTCAAGGTAAATGAAATGAACCCCGATGAAATTAAACTTGAAGATATTAATAAGATGTTGATTTATGAACAACAGTCAAGGGTTATAGATAAATTAGATAGAGAAGAAGCAATAGAATTTGCAAAATCTTATTTTAAACTTTATCTTAAACAACAAGAGGTTGTAGCAAGTTTAGCGAAGTTTTAATTTATGAGTGATCAAGTTTATTTGGGGAACCCAAACCTTAAAAAGGCTAATGTACCAGTAGAATTTACACAGGAACAAATTCTTGAGTTTATCAAGTGCAAGAATGATCCTGTGTATTTTGCTAAAAATTATATCAAGATTGTTTCACTGGATCATGGTGAGATACCATTTAAGATGTATCCGTTTCAGGAGAAGTTGATCACTAATTTCCATCAAAATAGATTTAATATTTGTAGAATGCCTCGACAGACAGGTAAATCTACAACTTGTGTTTCATATTTGTTACATTATGCGGTCTTTAATGATAATGTCAACATAGCTATTCTAGCCAACAAGGCATCCACTGCACAAGACCTACTTAGTAGATTACAGTTTGCATACGAAAAACTGCCGAAGTGGATGCAACAAGGTATTGTATCATGGAATAAAAGATCGTTAGAACTAGAAAATGGTTCCAAGATTATCGCCGCATCTACTTCTGCATCTGCTGTCCGAGGCGGATCGTACAATGTCATCTTTTTGGACGAATTCGCGTTCATTCCAAATCACATTGCTGATGAATTCTTTGCCTCTGTTTATCCTACTATTTCGTCAGGCCAAAGCACAAAAGTCCTGATTGTTTCTACCCCAAAGGGTATGAATCACTTCTACCGCATCTGGCATGATGCGGAGAGGGGTAAAAATGAGTATATCCCAACCGATGTTCACTGGTCAGAAGTTCCTGGTAGGGATGAAAAGTGGAAAGCTCAGACCATTGCAAACACATCGGAACAACAGTTTAAAGTAGAGTTTGAATGTGAATTTTTAGGGTCTGTTGATACTCTTATATCTGCAGCTAAACTCAGATCCTTAGTTTATGAAGATCCTATTAAATCAAACGCTGGATTGGATATTTACGAAGAACCACAAAAAGATCATAACTATGTTTTAACAGTAGACGTAGCTCGTGGTGTAGAAAAAGATTATTCTGCATTTACTATTTGCGATACAACATCATTTCCATATCGTCTTGTAGCAAAATACAGAGACAATCAAATAAAACCCATGTTGTTTCCAAGTGTTATTAAAGATCTTGCAGTCGCTTATAATAAGGCATATATTCTCGTAGAAGTTAATGATATTGGAGAACAGGTAGGACAAATCCTTCACATGGATCTGGAATATGATAATGTCCTTATGTGTACGATGAGGGGTCGTGCAGGACAATTGGTTGGCCAAGGATTCTCAGGCAAAAAGTCTCAGATGGGAGTAAAAATGTCTAAGAATGTCAAAAAGATTGGATGCATGAATCTTAAGACATTAATTGAAAGTGATAAGTTGGTAATTAACGATTACGACACTATAAGCGAATTAACGACTTTTATTCAAAAGTCAAATTCTTTTGAAGCGGAAGATGGTTGTAATGATGACCTTGCAATGTGTTTAGTAATTTTTGCGTGGTTAATTGCACAACCATATTTTAAGGAAATGACGGACAATGACGTTCGTAAAAGATTGTATGAGGAACAGAAAAATCAAATTGAACAGGATATGGCTCCATTTGGTTTTATTTCTGATGGTTTGGATGGTGGTGAAAGTTTTATTGATGATGATGGGGATCGTTGGCATATTGATGAGTATGGCGATAGATCTTTTATGTGGGATTATCGATAATGGATCTCAACAACCAATTCGAATTAGAACATTTATTTTTGACAGAGAGAAAATGTAGAGTATGTGGGGAAGTTAAAGATCTTATAGATGGATTTTATTTAACACGTAAAGGTAAAGGTAGAATACCCTCTGCGTATTCATATGAGTGTAAAACATGCACAATCAAAAGAATAACAGAAAGTAAGAAAAATAAAAGTTCAGCCCATTTGTGGGAATATCCTGACTGGTGACGGTTCATTGGCGGTTTCCCCAATGTAAAGTTAGCAAATAATAAATATTTGTAGTCAAGTTGAATCTTCTTTAGAGGGAAAGACATGTCGCTAAACTTAGTATCACCAGGCGTTAAAATTAGAGAGGTTGATTTAACTGTAGGTGGAATCACAGCTAGTAATGATCAAGTTGGAGCAATAGCTGGACCATTCGTTAAGGGTCCAATCAATGTTCCTATCTTAGTTGAAACGGAACAAGACCTACTAAACACTTTTGGTAAGCCATCCGATAATGATGGACAGTACGAATATTGGATGTCTGCTTCTTCATATCTTTCATATGGAGGAACACTAAGAGTAATCAGAACGGATTCTACAAATCTAGTAAACGCAAACGCTCCAGTTAGTACTCCAGTAACTAACTTAAAAATAACTTCCGAAGAAGATTATAATAACAATTACACAGCTCCTTCTTCTTGGTTATATGCTTCTAGAGAGCCTGGAAGTTGGGCTAATAACTTAAAAATTTGTGTAATTGATAATGGTGCAGATCAAACTGTAGCTATTGGAACTTTTGGAATTGAAGTTGGATATGCAATTACTTGTGGATTCCAAACAAGTTATGTAACTCAAAATGGAACTATTGAAAACTTCAATGGATATGTTAAGGGAATTATAACCAAAGTTGGTCAACAAAGTATTGATGTAAAAATCGTAAGCAGATTTGATGCTGTTACAGGACTCCATACATCGGTATTCTATGAAGAAAATGGATTAAATGCGATTCCTAATATATCTTCAGCTCTTAATCCATATGTTCAAGTATTCAATAGTGTTGGAGCTGCAACCTCTTTAGAAAAATTCAGAGTCACTAATGGAGCTTCTGTCGGAATTGGTTCAACCATAGTTCAGATCATTGATCCTAATGCAGATATTGTAAACAATGTAAGAATTGGTGATTTACTTACTACTTTAAACGGTGCTTACGTAAGTAGAGTTACTGGAGTAGGAGTTACTGCTATACAACTCGAAAGTGCTGCACCTGTTGCCTTTGCTGCTACAACGGTTGTTATTACTTATGCTAGAAGTGCATTGGATGACACACTAAGTAAGGGTGAAGGACTTTATTTTTCAAGTGATAATGTAGTATCCGATTGGTACAATAATCAAACATTGGGTCTTACAAATTCTACAATATTCTGGAAATCAATCGCACCAAAACCAGGTACTTCAAGGTTTGGTTTAGAAAGAAATTCCAAAAATGATGAAATGCATGTGGTAGTTGTAGATGATTCTGGATCTATTACAGGAATTTCCGGAAATATTTTAGAGAAATATACCAATCTATCTAAGGCACTAGATGGAACCGTTTCTCCAACTGAAAATATTTACTACAAGAATTACTTATCAAATAATTCTTCTTACATTTATGCCGGTGCTGTTGACTCTCTAATTGCTCCTCAATTTACAACTCTATCTGGATTTACACCTCTTTCTGGTGGATCTATTGCATGGGGACAAAATGCAAATGGAGTAGTATTTGGATGCGTTGGATCAAAAACATATACATTGTCTTCTGGATACGATTATTCTTCCGCTTCAGGTGGAATGGCAGCGGTTCTTTCCGATATTCTAAATTCATATGAGATTTTAAATAATCCTGCAGAATACAATGTCAACTTTATCATCGCTGGTCCAAGTGGTGGACAAACTATATTTGAATCACAAGCAAAAGCTAATAAACTGATTTCTATTGCTGAAAATAGAAAAGATTGTGTCGTTACCTTATCTCCACATAGAGCAGGTGTAGTAAATGTAACTAACTCTGATACACAAACTGAAAATATTATCAATTTTTATAACTCTGTTACCTCAAGTTCTTATGCTGTCTTTGACTCAGGTTACAAGTATATGTTTGATAGATTTAACAATAAGTTTAGATACATTCCATTGAATGGTGACATTGCAGGATTGATGGCAAGAACCTCAATTAATAATTATCCTTGGTTCTCTCCAGCTGGATCAGCAAGAGGAACTATCAATAATGCTATCAAACTCTCCTATAATCCAACACAATCTCAGAGAGATTTACTATATCCAAAGAGAGTAAATCCTGTTATTTTCTCTCCTGGTGCCGGAATCATTCTATTTGGCGATAAAACTGCACTTTCTTATTCTTCAGCATTTGATAGAATTAATGTTCGTAGATTATTCTTAACATTAGAAGAGACAATTGAAAGAGCTGCAAGAGCTCAATTATTTGAATTCAATGATGTTATTACTAGATCTAATTTTGTAAATATTGTTGAACCATATCTAAGAGATGTTAAAGCGAAGAGAGGAATCACCGATTTCCTAGTCGTTTGTGATGAATCAAATAACACTCCATCTGTAATTGATGCAAATCAATTTAGGGCTGATATTTTCATTAAACCTGCAAGATCCATTAACTTTATTGGACTAACATTTGTGGCTAACAGAACTGGAGTTAGTTTTGAAGAAGTTGTTGGAACTGTTTAATTTTGTAAAAAATCATCAATCCCTATAAGAGGTACAAAAAATGGCATTTTCAAATACCCCAAGTTTCAGCTCCAGAACTTTAGAAGATTTTAAAGCAAGATTAATTGGTGGAGCCGCTCGTCCAAATCTCTTCGAAGTTGAATTGAATTTCCCAAACTTTGCGGTTGCAAATACCCAAACAACAACTGGAACCGATGAAACTAGATCAGTTTCAGAACTTTCTAGGTTTATGATTAAAACTGCAAATCTTCCTGCATCCTCAGTTGGAGTTATTGAAGTTCCATTTAGAGGCAGAAATTTGAAAATTGCAGGTGACAGAACCTTTGATGTTTGGACAATTACTGTAATTAATGATGTTGATTTTTCAATCAGAACTGCTTTTGAAAGATGGATGAATGCCATCAACAAACATGATGATAATTCTGGATTAATTAATCCCGCTCAATATCAAAAAGATGCAATCGTAAGACAATTTGGTAGATCATCTTTAGCTTCTGCACAATCTAATGTAACTAATCCAAATATTACTAATCCAGGTGATCCAATGCCTGTTCTTAAGGCATATAAGTTTTATGGAATTTTCCCAACTGCAGTAAGTGCTATTGATCTTTCATATGATTCTTCAGACACAATTGAAGAATTTACAGTAGATCTTCAAGTTCAGTGGTGGGATGCTCTTGATTCACAAGGCAATACTCAATTGGGTACAGACCCTCAAGTATTGAACCCTCTATAAATAATAGAAATAGAGTTAATATTTGAATAATGCCTAAATTATTTGGTTTCAAAATCCAAGACTCGGAGGACGATAGATCAAAATCTATCGTCTCTCCTGTTCCGGAGAATCAGGAAGATTCTTCGGATTTTTATGTTGCGAGTGGATTTTATGGACAATATGTTGATATTGAAGGCGTCTATAAGTCCGAATATGATCTAATTAAAAGATATCGTGAAATGGCTATTCATCCAGAAGTGGATAGTGCAATTGAAGATATAATCAATGAGGCAATAGTTTCCGATCAAAATGATTCTCCAATTCAAATTGATCTTCAAAATGTACCGGCTTCGGATAGACTCAAAGATATTATAAGACAAGAATTTAAATATATCAAAGAACTTTTGGATTTTGATAAAAGATGCCACGAAATTTTAAGGAATTGGTACGTTGATGGTAGGATTTATTACCATAAAGTCATTAATTTAGAAAAACCAGAAGAAGGGATCAAAGAAGTAAGATATATTGATCCCATGAAGATTAAACTTGTCAGAAAAATTAAAAAAGATGGCAAACATGTATTAAATCCATCTTTTTCAGTTACTGCAGGTAAAGCTCCAGATGGAAATATGGCAACTCCAGAAGTAGAGGAGTTTTTTGAATATGATCCAAATATCAGAGGTACTGGTGCAGGTCAGGCAACTAGTAATTTTAAAAGTGCAATTGGTGGCGCCGCAAGAATTTCCAAAGATGCAATTACCTATGTTCACTCTGGTTTAGTAGATAGAAATAAACAAGTAGTTCTTTCATATCTACACAAAGCAATTAAAGCACTCAATCAGCTTAGAATGATTGAAGATAGCCTTGTAATTTACAGATTATCTCGTGCTCCAGAACGTCGTATTTTCTACATTGATGTGGGCAATCTTCCCAAAATCAAGGCAGAACAATATCTTCGTGATGTTATGACTCGTTATCGTAACAAATTAGTTTACGATGCAAATACTGGTGAGATTCGTGATGACAAAAGAATGATGTCAATGCTTGAGGATTTCTGGCTCCCTCGTCGTGAAGGTGGTAGAGGAACTGAAATCACTACACTCCCAGGTGGTCAAAACCTTGGAGAACTTACCGATGTTGAATATTTTCAGAAAAAACTTTATAGAGCACTTGGAGTTCCAGAGTCACGTTTAAGTGGAAGTGGTGGATTTAATCTTGGTAGATCTTCCGAAATTTTAAGAGACGAAATTAAGTTTACTAAGTTTGTGGGGAGAATGAGAAAGAGGTTTTCCCATCTCTTTATGGATATGTTGAAAACTCAACTCATTCTTAAAAATATTGTTACTCCAGAAGATTGGAAAATTTTATCTGACCATATTCAATTTGATTTTGTTTATGACAATCATTTTGCGGAACTGAAAGAAGCCGAACTCATTCAAAATAGATTGAATGTTTTAGTAGCTGCAGAACCTTATGTTGGCAAATATTTCTCTGTGGATTATGTAAGAAGAAATATTCTCAAACAAACTGATGCTGAAATCGTAGAAATAGATGAACAAATAGGTGCTGAACAAGCAGCAGGAATAATTTCACCTCCAGTAGATCCAATGACTGGACTTCCAGTTGGCCAAGAACCACCAGCAGAACAACCAGCAATGGGTGAAGTTCCAATGAACCCAGAAACTGATGCAACTGCAGCAGAAATGTCACCAACAGAAGAGGCTCCAAAAATAAAAATGCCTAAGGGTGGCAGAATCTAATAAATAATTTTAAGTATACTTTGATGTAAAAAAATGGATGATCTTATTAACATGATGGTTTCTAACGAATCCCCTGCAGATATTAGTGATAAAATTAAAGAAATTTTAATGCAAAAATCTGCAGAAAATATTGATACTATTAGACCCTTGGTTGCCGCTTCAATGTTTGGGCAACAAGATACCGAAACCGAATCTGAGGTTGAATATAGTGATTCTCATGGAGAAGACGAGGAATAATAAATAACTATTATAGAACTTTATTATAACAATGCAAAGAACAAAAATAATTGCAACAGAAGTTGCAATGCCAACAACCGCAGGTGCTGCTTCAAGTATTGGCGAAGCTACTTGTGTAAGATTATTTAATGGTTCTGGAGCTGCAGCTACTGTTAGTATTTCTACTGCCGTTGGTGCTGCATCAACTTCAACTTTTACAATGCCTGACCAATCAGTAGAGTTTCTCCAAAAAGCCTCAACTGATGTTATTTTTGCATCTTCTGCATCCGTTAAAGCTGCTAAAGTAGGACTCACCAACTAAAAACTATGAAACTAATCACCGAAGAAGTAACAAATGTAAAGATTATCACCGAAGGAAAAGGTGCTGATAAAAAACTTTATATTGAAGGAGTATTTCTCCAAGGCGAAATTAAAAATCGTAATGGAAGAATGTATCCTATTACAACCCTTACTCGTGAAGTAAATCGTTATAATGAAAGTTTTGTTGCGAAGGGTCGTGCTCTCGGAGAGCTTGGTCATCCAGATGGACCAACAGTTAATCTCGATCGTGTTTCTCACAAAATTACTTCTCTTGTTCAAGAGGGAAATAACTTTGTAGGTAAAGCTCAGATTCTTAATACTCCAATGGGCAAAATTGCATCTTCTCTTCTTGATGAAGGTGTAATGTTAGGAGTTTCTTCTCGTGGTGTAGGTTCATTAACTACAACTAATGAAGGTTATAAAGTAGTTGGTGAAGATTTTATGCTTGCAACTGCTGCAGATATTGTTGCTGATCCTTCAGCTCCTGATGCATTTGTATCTGGAATTATGGAAGGAAAGGAGTGGGTTTGGGAAGGAGGAATTCTTCGTGAACAACTTGCTTCCAATACTCAAAAGAGAATTAACACTCTTGTTGATCAAAGAAGACTTGATGAACAGAAATTAAATCTGTTCCAAGAGTTTTTATCAAATCTTTAATTTTAATAAATAAATACAGATTATACAAAGGTAATCGGAGAGTACAAATGTCCCGTGGTAAAAATTTACAAGAAATGGAAACCGGCACTTCACAATCCAAAACCGCTGTAAATGCTAACGCATCTGCACCGGAAGCACCACACAAGAGCGCAACTCCAGTTGCAACTCCTGGTCAAACTGGTGCTTGGGAAGATCTTGGAGGCCCAACTCCAGAAAACAGCAAGCCAGATGATAATTCCAACATGTTAAAAACACCTGGCGCAACTCTTAAGCAAGTTAAGGACGTTGTAAATGCTAAAGCTTCTGCACCTGATGCTGCTGCAACTTCTGCAACTTCCGTTGCTACCCCAGGTCAAGGTGGTGGTATGAAAGAAGAAGTTGAAGAAGAAGTTGAAGAAGAAATAATTGCAGAAGAAGGTGACGAAGAAGGTGAGGTTGAAGAAACCGAATCTGAGGAAGATGCAGAAGAAGTTGTCGAAGAGGATGTAAATTCTATCATTGATGAGGACGTAAATGCTCTCCTCTCCGGCGAAGAAGAGTTATCCGAAGAATTCAAAGAAAAAGCAAAATTAGTATTTGAAGCTGCTCTTCACGCTAAAACAAAAGAAATTCAATCTTCTCTGGAAGAGCACTATGCTGCTGCTCTTGCAGAAGAGATCGAAGAGATCAAACTAGAACTAACCGAAAGAGTTGACTCATATCTTGAGTATGTTGCATCCGAATGGTTAGAAGAAAATGCTCTCGCAGTTGAAAGTGGTCTCAAGACTGAGATCACTGAGTCCTTCATCGCTGGTATGAAGGGTCTTTTTGAAGAACATTATGTATCAATGCCTGAAGAAAAATATGATGTACTAGAGAGCATGGTAGAAAAACTTGATGAAATGGAGACAAAACTCAACGAGCAAATTCAAAAGAATATTGCTCTAAATACGAAACTTGCAGAATCTGCCGCTGACAGAATTCTAAACCAAGTTTCTGAGGGTCTAGCTCTTTCCCAAAAGGACAAGCTTGCAAGCCTCTCTGAAAGTGTTGAGTTTGAGAGTGAGAATGACTATTACCAGAAGCTGGTAACTCTTAGGGAGTCATACTTCCCAAGAAACGCTGGTATTCCAGCAAACGAAACGGAAAATCTAACAGAAGAAGCAAATTTCCAAGAAGTGAATCATTCACCTTCTATGGACGCTTATCTACGCGCGCTTTCCAACGTTGCTAAAAAGTGATTTTTAGATAATACTCAAACCGCAGTTTACCCCAACACTTAAAAAGAGGTATCAAACAAAATGGACGGAATTAACTCACAAATGTTAATGGAGAAGTGGGCTCCAGTTCTAGACTTCGACGGTCTAGGCGACATCAAAGATTCCCACAGACGTGCAGTAACTGCACAACTTCTAGAGAACCAAGAGAGAGAACTACGCGAGTCTGCTGAGTTCCTTGGCGAAGCTTCCCCAGTTAACTCTGCTGGTACTGGTGGTTTCTCTGGTTCCGCTACTGCTGGTGGACCTGTTGCTGGTTTCGACCCAGTTCTAATCAGCCTCATTCGTCGTGCAATGCCTAACCTCATTGCTTATGACATCTGTGGTGTTCAGCCAATGAGTGGTCCTACTGGACTCATCTTCGCAATGCGTTCCCGTTACGATTCTCAGTCTGGTACTGAGACCTTCTTCGATGAAGTAGATACCACCTTCTCTGGTCAGAACAACAGCCGTAACCTTGCCAACGGATTCTCCGATGGTCTCGTTGGTTTCGGTACAACCAACCAGGATGGAACCAATCCTAACGTTCTCAACCCAGTTGGATCTGCAACCACCAACCCATCACCATATAATGTTGGTCAGGGTATGGCTACTGGTGATTCAGAAGCTCTTGGAGATTCTGCATCTAATGCCTTCAACCAGATGGCATTCAGCATCGAGAAAGTTACCGTAACTGCTAAGTCACGTGCCCTCAAGGCTGAGTACTCCCTAGAGCTCGCTCAAGACCTCAAGGCAATCCACGGTCTAAACGCAGAAGCAGAACTTGCTAACATTCTCTCCACTGAGATCCTCGCTGAAATCAACAGAGAAGTCATCAGAACCATCTATAAGGTTGCTGAGCAAGGTGCTGCTGTTAACACTGCTACCGCTGGTGTATTTGACCTCGACGTTGACTCCAATGGTCGTTGGTCCGTTGAGAAGTTCAAGGGTCTACTTTTCCAGATCGAGCGTGATGCTAACGCAATCGCACAAAGAACTCGTAGAGGAAAGGGCAATACCATCATCTGCTCCGCAGACGTTGCTTCCGCTCTAACCATGGCTGGTGTTCTTGATTACACCCCTGCACTCAACGCTAACCTAAACGTTGATGACACTGGTAACACCTTCGCTGGTGTTCTCCAAGGTAAGTATCGTGTATACATTGACCCATATGCTGCAAACGTTGCTGCTGATCAGTACTACGTTGTAGGTTATAAGGGTTCTAGCGCATACGATGCTGGTATCTTCTACTGCCCATATGTTCCTCTCCAGATGGTTCGTGCCGTTGGTCAGGACACCTTCCAGCCAAAAATCGGATTCAAGACTCGTTACGGAATCGTTGCAAACCCATTTGCAGAAGGAACCGATCAGGGTCTTGGCAGACTACGCCTCAATGCAAACCGTTACTACAGAAGAGTAAAGGTCTCCAACTTAATGTGATTCATTTCACAACTCTTCAAATCAAGGGTCCGAAAGGACCCTTTTTTATTGCAAATAAATAAAAATAAAACACCATGTCTGGAGCTTTTGATAAACAAATATCTAATAGAAACTTTTTATCTTTATCTGGATTCAAGTTTAATCTTGCAAGAACCCCTAAGGTAGATTTTTTTTCAAAATCGGCTAATATTCCCGGAATTAATTTGGGAGTAGCCATTCAACCAACTTATTTGAAGGATATCCCATTTCCAGGAGATAAATTGGTCTTCGATGATTTTAAATTAACATTTAATATCGATGAAAATCTAGAAAACTACAATATAGTCCAGAGTTGGATGAGGGGACTTGGTTATCCCGAAAGTGTCTATGAATACTCGGAATGGAAACAGAGTGATCCAAACAATCCAAATCAAGATCCAAATCTATCAGATGGTTCATTAGTTATCTACAATAGTAATTTTCAACCAACAACTGTTGTTAAATTTCAAGGAATGTTTCCGACATCTTTATCCGAGATTGATTTTGATGCTACTTCGCCTGATATCCAATATGCAGTAGCTACCGTAACCTTTAAGTATGCTCTTTATAAAATAACTAATTATGAACCTGGATGAAATTCAAAAACTTTGGGAAGAAGATTCAAAAATTGATGAAGACAATTTGCATACGGAATCAGTAAAAATTCCAAGTCTTCATGCAAAATATTATAAAATTTTCAACAATATCCTGACTCTGAAGAAAGCTCAGGAAAACAAATATAAGATCTTAAAGAAAGAAAAGTGGCAATATTACACTGGTAAAGCCGAACCAGAAGTTTATATAGAAAAACCTTTTGACCATAAAGTACTTAAACCGGATTTGGATAAGTACATGGATGCTGATGAAGATTTAATTAAATGTCAGACTAAAATTGAGTATTATCAAATGATGCTCAATTATCTAGAGAGCATTCTTAAAACTATATTAAATAGAACATACCAATTGAAAAATGCCATTGAATGGCAAAAATTTATTAGAGGATATGACTGACATTGTAATTGCGAAAAAGAACGAAGTATTCTTGAAAATAGAAGCAGAACCACATATCTACCAGGAACTTTCAGAACATTTTACTTTTGATGTACCTGGTGCAAAATTTATGCCCCAGTATAGAAGTAAATATTGGGATGGAAAGATTCGTCTCTTTTCGACTCATACTGGAGAGATATATGTTGGTCTCCTCGATAAGGTAGTTTCTTGGGCGAAAAAATGGAACTACCAAGTAGAATTTAAAAACAATAAGTTCTATGGGACACCTTTAGAAGAGAATGAAATGATCTCTTATGAAGGGGTAAAGGACTATATGACTCGCATCTCTAGACATAAACCAAGAGATTATCAGATAGATGCAGTATATGATGCACTTAAATATAATAGAAAATTATTAATATCTCCAACTGCATCAGGTAAGTCGTTAATGATTTACTCTATTGTCAGGTACTTTGCAGAAAGAGATCAAAAGATCCTCCTAGTGGTCCCTACAACCTCCCTGGTTGAACAAATGTTCAAAGACTTCCAGGACTATGGATGGAACGCAGAGGACTACTGCCACCGCATATACAGCGGTCGTGAGAAGACTAATGAGTATCCTGTAATCATTACTACTTGGCAGTCCATCTATAAATTACCTAGAATATTTTACGACTCATTTGATGTAGTGATTGGGGATGAGGCTCATCAATTTAAATCCAAATCTTTAGTAGGAATTATGACTAAGTTGGATAATACGAAATATAGGTTCGGTTTTACTGGTACTCTTGATGGCACTCAAACACATAAATGGGTACTGGAGGGTTTATTTGGACCATCTTATAAAGTAACTCAAACCAAGGAGTTAATTGATAAAGGACATCTTTCTAAACTTCAAATTAAAATTATAATTCTGAAACACAATCCACAAGAGTTTGAGAATTTTGAGGAAGAAGTTCAATTTATTATTGGTCACCCAAAAAGAAATAATTTTATTAAGAATTTAGCTTTAGATTTGAAAGGAAATACTCTCGTTCTCTTTTCTAGAGTTGAAACTCATGGTCAACCTTTATATGAATCAATAAATAATTCCGCTAAGGATGGTCGAAAAGTTTTTTATGTACATGGTGGAGTAGATGCGGAAGAAAGAGAATTGGTTAGAGAGATTACTGAAAGAGAAAATAATGCAATCATCGTAGCTTCGTACGGCACCTTTAGTACAGGAATTAATATTAAAAATTTACATAATGTTATTTTTGCTTCACCCAGTAAATCAAGAATTAGAAATCTTCAATCAATAGGAAGAGTCTTAAGAAAAGGTGACAATAAAACTCAAGCAGTTCTTTATGATATTGCTGATGATTGCACTAAAAATTCAAGAAAAAATTATACATTGAATCATTTAATAGAAAGAGTCAAAATTTACAATGAAGAAAACTTTAACTACGAATTTATACAGGTAAATTTAAAAGAATGATGGAAGAAGATTTCTATGCAGTTATTAAATTAATATCCGGAGAAGAAATCTTCTCTATAGTTTGTCCTTCTGAAGAAGAAGGTAGAACAATATTGATATTAAATAATCCGGTTGTCATAGAAATTGTTGTCATGAAACAAATTGGAATGCAAGGATATAAAATAGATCCATGGCTTAAGTTTGCTGATGATGATACATTTCTACTTGACATGGATAAAGTTTTAACCATCAGTGAAGTTCGTGATGAAGAAACTATTGAAATGTACCATAAGTTTTTAAGACAACATCAAAATAAAAACTCAAAAAACTCCCTTACTCCAGAGATGGGATATCTCTCATCGGTGTCTGAAGCAAGAAAAAAACTTGAAAAACTTTATAGAGCTCAAGATATTAAAGATAGCTAATCTTTGAAACCCCACAGAGTTATTGTACCAACTTTTTCAGGCCATTGTCAATAGCCAAACATTCTGTTATAATAAGAACACTTAATATTAACAGGGACTCATGAAATGCAGGCACCAAAAAGAAAAAGATCAGAACATTATGTAAATAATAAGGAATTTTTAGAGGCAATATGTGAATACAAGAGAAAGGTTAAGGTAGCTGCGGAAAACGGAGATCCAAAACCCCGTATTACCAATTATCTTGGTGAGTGTTTTCTAAAGATTGCCACCCACTTATCATATAAACCGAATTTTGTGAACTACATGTTCCGCGAAGACATGATTTGTGATGGAATTGAAAATTGTGTTCAATATATTCATAACTTCAATCCAGAGAAATCTTCCAATCCATTTGCTTATTTTACTCAGATTATTCACTACGCATTTCTGAGAAGAATTCAAAAAGAAAAGAAACAAATGGAAATTCGTTCCAAGATTATTGAAAGATCTGGATATGACGAAGTGTTCACTGTGGATGATGACTACGGAAACGCTTCCGATTATAATAGTATTAAAGATTCTATCCAAACAAAAATGTATCAATGACTTTAATTGCTTGTGTTACGGATACTCACTATGGTGCGAGAAAATCCAGTAAAACTTTTCATGATTATTTTAAAAAGTTTTATGAGGATGTCTTTTTTCCAGAATTAGAAAAGAGAAATATCAAACATTGTATTCATTTGGGTGATGCATTTGATAATCGTAAAAGTGTAGATTTTTGGGCCCTAAACTGGGCAAAAGAAAATGTTTACGATCGTTTCCGCGATTTGGGAATCAAAGTATATCAAATCGTTGGTAATCATGATGCGTATTATAAAAATACCAATGAAGTCAACTCTATTGAGTCCCTGTTGAGAGAGTATGATAACATTGTTCCCATTTCTAGTCCTGGTGAGTATGAAGTTGCGGGATTAAAAACATTCATGATTCCCTGGATTTCTCCTGAAAATCATGAAGAGACTTTAGAAAAACTTTCTAAAACCAAAGCAAAAGCTGCATTTGGACACCTTGAACTTCAAGGATTTAGTGTTTATCCAGGAAATGTTCAACAACATGGAATGGAAGCAAATCTATTTGATAATTTTAGAATTGTTTGTTCTGGTCACTATCATACTCGTTCTAATAATGGAAAGGTCTTTTATTTGGGAAATCCATATCAATTATATTGGAATGATGTGGATGATAAGAGAGGATTTAATTTCTTTGATACTGAAACTTTTGAACTAGAGTTTGTTCAGAACCCCTATAATATGTTTGAAAGAATTTATTATGAGGATCAAAATCCAAAGTTATTCAATGCAACTTCCTGTAAAGATAAGATTGTTAAAATAATTGTCCGCAAAAAATCTGATCAACTTCTTTTTGAAAAGTTTGTGAATAAGATCTATAAGACTGGAGTTGTAGATATTAAAATCGTTGAAAACTTTGAAGTTAATGACGATGACGTGGACTTTGATCAAGAAAAAATTGAGGATACCATCACCATTTTAAATAAATATGTTGAAGACTCTGATTTTGACTTAGATAAAGAGAAAGTCAAAAAACTTTTGCGAGAAGTCTATCAAGAAGCTTGCGAAATAGAATAATATGTACATGATTACGCAATACGGAGATGAAGATGGGGCATACGCTGTATCAGATCCTTATGGCGAAAAAACATTATATTTTTTTCAAGATGAAGATGATGCAGAAAGATTTGCTGGACTTTTAGAAGCAGATGATTATCCAGAAATGGAAGTTGTTGAAGTTGATCCGGAACTTGCAATAAACACTTGTCACCAGTATAATTACAAATATGCTATCATCACTCCTGAAGATTTCGTTATTCCACCCAGAAATAAATAATTCGATATTTTTTAAAATTAGTTATTATGTTATCAGTTCATCAACATTGGGATCCTTTGCAAGTTTGTGCAGTAGGCCGCAGTTATCCTCCAGAATTTTATAGTTTTATTAAAAACCCAAAAGCTCGTTCTGTCATGGAACGTATAGCTATAGAAACGGAAGAGGATTATCAAAAATTAATATCTATTTTGGAATCCTTTAATGTAAAAGTTTTGAGAACTGATATCTCGGATAATCCTGAAGATCATTATTGGGCAGGATCATACTCTCCTCCACCAATGACTCCGAGGGATCATACTGCCATGATTGGAGAAACATTTTTCATGCCTGGTGGCAATTATGGCATGGAAGTACTTTGGAGATCTTTTGTTTATCAATGGAATTTTACTTATGTTTGTGACACTAACTTTTTCACAAAAATAGAAGACATACGAGAAATAAAAAATTTATCAGTAAAAGAGAAAGAAATATTTTCTAAAATTTTTAAAGCAAAATTATTGCAAATGCCAAAATATATGAGGCAGAAGGTATTAGATTCTTTTAAAGGTATACTTGCATCGGTTAATCATAACCCATTGGAAACTTTTCCTAATAATAAAAAATTTAACACCTTTAATACTATTGAAAATTATATTAAAGATCATGGAAACAATATTGTTTATGATAAATTTGTCAATAGTGCTTGTGTAACTAGATTAGGAAAAGACTTATATTATTCTTCTACTGTTCCTGATAATAAATTTTCATACGAAAATTTAAAAAAAATATATTCGGAATTAAAAGAAGAATATTTTCCAGATTATAGAATGCACTTGGTTAAAGCAAATACTCATGGTGATGCTGCTTATACTCCAGTCAAACCAGGATTAATAATTTCTTTACACGAAGTTCAAAATTATTCTAAAACTTTTCCAGATTGGGAAGTTGTCTATTTGCCATCCCAGGGTGATGAAAATTTAAAAATTAAAGAATTTATTGATTTGAAAAGAAAAAATGAAGGTAAATGGTGGGTTCCCGGTGAAGAACTTAATGATGATTTTACAGACTATGTTGAAACTTGGTTGAAAGATTGGGTAATATATGTCGAAGAGACTATATTTGATGTTAATATGTTAATAGTAAATCCAACCAATGTTATAGTTAATAACTATAATGAAAAAGTTTTCGAGGCTTTTGAAAGACATGGAATAACACCACATGTACTCAATTTCCGTCACAGATATTTTTGGGATGGTGGAATTCATTGCATTACTAGTGATATTAGTAGATCTGGAACTAGACAAGACTATTTTCCGGAAAGGAATTAAAAATTATTCTTTATAAATTATACAAAACTGAAAGTGATTATTTTTAAAACAATTCGTTGGCGTAATTTTCTTTCCACTGGAAATCAATTTACTGAAGTAAATTTTCAAGACGCTCAAACAAATCTAATTGTCGGAACTAATGGTTCTGGTAAGAGTACCATTTTGGATGCTCTTACTTTTGTACTGTATAACAAACCATTCCGTAAGATTAATAAACCTCAACTCATTAACTCTGTGAATGAGAAGGATTGTCTTGTGGAAATTGAATTCACGATTGGAAATAAAGACTATAAGGTAGTAAGAGGAATTAAACCGAATATTTTTGAGATCTCGATAGACGGAACTGTTCAAAATCAAGATTCCGCAGCTCAAGATCAACAAAAGAAACTTGAGGAAAGTATTCTAAAATTAAACTATAAGTCTTTCACGCAGACAGTTATTCTTGGATCTGCAACTTTTGTTCCATTTATGCAGTTGACTTCTGCTCATCGTAGAGAAATTGTAGAAGATCTTCTTGATATCAAGATTTTCTCTACTATGAATAATATCCTGAAAGAAAGAATGAGACGCACTAATGAACTCATTCGTGAATATTCAATCAAAAAAGAAATGATTGAGGATAAGATTGAGATGCAAGAGAACTTCATCAAAGATCTTGACAAAAGTGGAAAAGATCGTATCAAAAGAAAAGAAGAAAATATTCAAACTATTGAGAATGAAATTGATGAATTGACTACTGATAATGAAGCTACTTTGGTAATGATTGAAAGAGATCTTCAACCAAAGTTGGAAGAACTTACTAGTACAAATTCAACTCTAAAAAAATTAAATCAAATCAAAGCTAAACTTGAACAAAAAATACAAACACTAGTTTCTGAACATAAGTTTTTTCAGGAGAATTCGGTTTGTCCTACATGTACGCAAAGTATTGAGGAAAAATTTCGCCTAGATAAGATTGTAGATATTGAGGAGAAATCCAAAGAACTCAATGGCGGATACCAAGAGTTGGAGGATGCAATCAATGTAGAACTAGAAAAAGATCAACAATTTTTATCTTATTCTACGGAGATTAACAGACTCAACAATGACATTTCACACAACAATGTTAAAATTACTGGGCTTAACAGACAAATCAGGAATCTACGAAACGAAATTCAAGAAATTACCGAACAAGTTCAAAACCGAAATTCTGAACGCAAAGCCCTTGAAAACTTAATAACGGATCTTGAAACATTAGAAAAAGAAAGATCTAAGGAAAAGGAACAAGTTAATTATTACGAGTTCGCTCATTCATTGATGAAAGATGGTGGAGTAAAGTCCAAAATCATCAAAAAGTATCTGCCTCTTATGAATCAGCAGATAAACAAGTATCTACAGATGATGGACTTCTACATCAATTTCACATTGGATGAAGAGTTTAAGGAGGTTATCAAGTCACCAGTTCACGAAGATTTTAGTTATGAATCGTTTAGTGAAGGTGAGAAGATGCGTATTGACCTTTCTCTCTTGTTTACTTGGCGGGATATTGCCAAACTTAGGAACTCGGCCAGTACAAATCTTCTCATCTTAGACGAAATCTTTGATAGTTCTTTGGATGGTGCAGGAACAGATTTTTTCACAAATATTATTCGTTATGTCATTCAGGATGCTCATGTGTTCGTAATCTCACATAAGACCGACGACCTCATGGATAAATTTGACAAGGTGATGAAATTTGATAAAGTAAAAGGATTCAGTAAACTCGTGTCATGACCACACCAAACTGGCAACACCATTCCAAGAAGGAACAAAAACGAAAACTTAAACCACAAGCACTGCGACAAGCGAAGGCAAGACGCCAAGCACTCAAGAAGCGCCTCTCACAGGGCGCTTCTTCTTTTATAAATATCTAAAAAGTATCTCATAAGATGGACGCACAAGAACTTTGCAATCTTCAAGAAGCATATAATCAAGTTCATCAGGTTGATGAAGAACTTACTGGTGCTCGCAAACAAAAGGCATCTGATTTACTTGATAGAAAACTAAGAGATGTTGAAACTCTTAGAAAACTTAGTGCTCGTAAAAGACAAAAACCAGAAGATGTTGGTTCTGGTAATAGAGCAAGAAGAAGAGCAGGTAAAGAAGTAAAGGATAGTCGTATTGCTGTATCTGATAGTTATGATTACTACGATATCATTCTCTCACATCTTCTTGATGAAGGATATGCCGAAACACCAGAAGCAGCACAAGTAATTATGGTAAATATGAGTGAGGAGTGGAGAGAAGAGATTGTTGATGAAGGATATAAAAAACTTCCTGTAGGCAAAATGATAAACCAATCTGCAAGGCATAGCAATCCAAAACGAGTTGCAAAAATGGGCAAGGTTGCTGATGCTCATAATCCTAATAGATCTCAAAGAAAAGAGGACGATAATAGACGAACAGGAGGACGTAAAAGAGATGCGGGAAGACCTAGAAGTAATGAACTTCAGGATAATTGGTAAATTAAAATCTTAATGGTTGAAGACCACTTTCCAAACTGGCACACTAGGGGGGTTTGACCCCCCTTTTTTGTGTATTATAGTCGCATACGAAACAAAGTTCATGCCTGTTAATCACGAAGTCAAAGGTCAACTCGCTCGTCTTCTCGCAACAGAAGACCTTGTGGTAGAACACAAACAAGTTCCTACTGCATGTTTCAATGTAGACACTCGCGTTCTGACTCTTCCGATGTGGGAGAAAGCTTCTAACGCAGTCTATGACATGCTTGTTGGTCATGAAGTGGGTCATGCTCTCTATACTCCTAATGAAGATTGGAGTAAGAAGTTTACGATTCCTCAACAATTCGTGAATGTGACGGAAGACGCTCGTATTGAGAAGATGATGAAGCGTCGTTATGCGGGTCTGAACAAATCTTTCTTCGCAGGTTATAAAGAACTGCATGAGGACGATTTTTTTCAAATCAAAGACGATGATATCTCTACCTACAATCTTGCAGATCGCGTAAATCTGTGGTTTAAGATTGGTGGGTTCACTCAGATTCCTATTGAACGGGGTGAAGAAACTGAAATCCTGAATATGGTTGCTGATGCAGAAACTTTTGATGATGCGATTGCAGCTGCCGTAAAACTTTACGAGTATTGTAAGAGGAAGGATAAAGAACAAATTAAAATTGATTCTTTTGATAATCTTCAATCAACTCCTGGCAATGGGTCGGAAAGTGCGCCTCAAGAGGAACAAAATCCTTCTCAGGAGGATGACTTGGAAACTTCTGGAGAGGGTGGCCAGGCGTCCTCTGATGGTCAGTCGGATGATAAAATGGATTCCCCTACTGATACTAGTTCAAATCTTGGTGGAGAATCCGCCGAACCTGAAGTTAAAACCGCTGACAATCTAGAAGAAGCTCTTCGTGATCTTGTGAACATGAATGGGTCAGAAAACACTTATCTGGAACTTCCTAAACTTAATCTCGATAGTGTTATTGGTTTAAATGTTGAAGTTCATAAAGAGATCAACGATTGGTGGGAAAAAACTATTGCAAAATATTCTTATGAACACAATCCCAAAGAATATCTTTTTGGTGAGGTAGATAAAGAGTATCGGGAATTCAAGCGTTCTGCGCAGAAAGAAGTTAATTATCTTGTGAAAGAGTTTGAGTGTCGTAAGGCAGCAGATTCTTATGCCCGTGCTACAACCGCTCGTACTGGTGTTCTGGACTGTTCTAAACTTCATACTTACAAATACAATGAAGATCTTTTCAAGAAAGTCACCACTCTTTCTAATGGTAAGAATCATGGTCTTGTATTTGTTCTGGATTGGTCTGGTTCCATGTCTCAAGTGATGATGGACACTCTCAAACAACTTTATAACTTGATGTGGTTTTGTAAGAAAGTTGCGATTCCGTTTGAGGTCTATGCTTTTACTAATGAGTGGCGTCGTTATGACTATGATGAAAATCATCGTCCAAAATCTATGAAACCGCATTATGAAAAGAAACACGGATTGATCTATGTAGATGAAACTTTTTCACTCATGAACTTGTTTACTAGTAAAGTAAATAATCGTGTTCTTGAAGAACAGATGATCAATATCTTTAGGTTAGCTAAAGAGTTTAAGTACAGTTATAATAATGCACCTGAGTACAGTCATCCACACCGTCTCTCTCTTTCTGGAACTCCCTTGAATGAAACTTTGGTTGCACTTCATCAAATTCTTCCTCAATTTCAACGGGAAAATAAACTTCAGAAAGTTCAATGTGTTGTTCTGACTGATGGTGAAGCTGCACCTCTTAAATTTCATAAGGAATTCAAAGGTCGTTTTAATTATGATACTGAGGAAGTGTACATTGGTCTGAACTCTATCGGATCCAATACAATTCTTCGTGATCGTAAGATCGGTTCTACTTATAAGTTGGAAGGAGATTATACTAGTTTTACTGATGTTCTTCTTCGTAATCTTCGTGATCGTTTCACTGATATAAACTTTATTGGTATTCGGGTTCTAGAAGGTCGTGATGCGGGAAGTTTTATTCGTCGTTACTATGAGAGTTCCGATTATTCTTTTGGTTACTATCAGGAAAATAAGGAGTATAATGAAATCATGAATGACTGGAAAAAGAATAAATCTTTTGCAATTAAGAAATCCGGATATCATGCATACTTTGGACTTTCCGGTTCGGCTCTTTCTAACGAGACGGAGTTTGATGTTTCAGATGATGCAAGTAAAACTCAAATCCGAACTGCCTTCGCTAAGTCACTGAAGTGTAAAAAAATGAATAAAAAAGTTCTTGGAGAGTTCATTGAACTAGTTGCATGAGGAGGGGAAACCCTCCTTTTTTACTAAATACTTAAAAAGTATTGTAAAAATGGACGCAGAACATTTACAGGGATTGCAAGAAGCTTATAGTCAGGTTGGTCAACTTGATGAAGCAGAAGGTTCTTATGGACAAACTCCAAAAGCAACTGCTGCTTATGGTTCCCTTGCTAATAAGAGAAGATCTACTCCTGCAAGTGGATTTTCAAAAAGAGGTGAAAAGACTGCAAAAGTAAAATCTGCAGAAAAACACCACTACAGAACTCTTAATCCTGATGCGGGAAATAGAGGTAAGAAGTCAACTAAACCTTCTCCCTATTCAGGTAGAAGAAGTGGAATGACTCAAAGTGATAGAGATCACGCAAGAGGTGAGGCGGAATACGGACATACTGGTTATGATCCAGACTTTGATGGTGGTCCAAGTGATTCTGGTGGAAAACCAAAAGGTAAAAAGGCAGAAAGACAGAAGAAAACTGGTGTAAGTGCTGAAAGTTTTAATGCTTATGAGTTAGTTTTTTCCTATCTTCTTGATGAAGGTTTTGCTTCAACTGAAGAAGCTGCCGATAAAATTATTCTCAACATGAGTGAAGCCTGGTTTGAGGATATTATGGAACTTAATCGTTATGAGAAAAAAACTGGTAAGGATTATAAAACTGGAAAACCAGTAGTTAAAGGTGGCACCATGGGCGGCGATGACCTTGACTCAAAAGTCATGAGACACATGCACAAGGTTATGGGTGCTGGTAGAATGGGTGCTGGTGGAGCAATTCAAGAAAGAGGAAAGAAAAAAGATCGCACTGGTAAAGTAAAACCAGAAGCACCTGCAGTTTCTCCTGCACAAAAGGTAGCAAAACGCCGTGAAGATAAAAAACGCGGCGAAGAAATGATGCACTCGGCAAGAGACTGAGGCCACTTTGAAAACCTGCACAAGGGGGCTTCCAACCCCCCTTTTTTTGTCGTATTATAGCCTCAGTTGAAAAACACACTACACAATGCCCCGCCTTCAAATGAACGACGATCAAATCCTGGAAGGTCTTAAGTCCACTTATGGTTCTGATATTACTTCTGGTGATGTCAAAGCCTATTGTGCGATGAACAATCTTTCTTATCCTACGGTTACTCGCCGTCTTGAAAATTTTAAGACTGCTCGTGGTCGTTGGAATCTGGAAGTGACTCAAGAGCGTGTGGAAGAAATTGAGCGTTCTTTTAACAATGTTGCAGTTCTCCCTGAAGTACATCAAAACCTTATTCCCGAAAAAGATGATACCTTCGTCAAGTTTGGCAATTTTAACGACATTAAGAAAATTATTTCCAGTCGTCTGTTTTACCCTACCTTTATCACTGGTCTTAGCGGTAACGGGAAGACTTTTGGAGTGGAACAAGCTTGTGCTCAGTTGGGTCGGGAGCTAATCCGTGTTAACATTACCATTGAGACTGATGAGGATGATCTGATTGGTGGCTTCCGTCTTGTGAACGGTGAAACCGCTTGGCACAATGGCCCTGTGATTGAAGCCCTTGAGCGTGGCGCAATTCTCCTGTTGGATGAAATTGACCTTGCCTCTAACAAAATTCTGTGTCTGCAATCTGTTCTTGAAGGTAAAGGCGTTTTCCTCAAGAAAATTGGTAAGTTCGTTAAACCTACTTCTGGTTTCAATGTTGTTGCTACTGCAAATACCAAAGGTAAGGGTTCGGATGATGGTCGTTTTATCGGTACTAACGTTCTCAATGAAGCATTTCTTGAGCGTTTCCCTGTGACCTTTGAACAGGAATATCCTTCTGTTGCAAATGAAGTCAAGATTCTTGAGAAAGTTGCTCAAACTCTTGGTGTAAATGATTCCAATTTCTGTAAGCGTCTCGCAGATTGGGCCGACATTATCCGCAAGACTTTTTACGATGGTGGTATTGAAGAAATCATCAGCACCCGCCGTCTGGTTCATATCATCCGTGCCTACAGCATCTTCAATGACAAGGCTAAAGCGATTCAAGTGTGTGTGAATCGCTTTGACGATGAGACCAAGCAATCTTTCCTGGAACTCTATGACAAGGTGGATGCTGATTTCAAAATGCCTTCTGAAGGTGGTGAGCACGTAACTTACGACCTTGACCAACCCGCTCCGTTCTGATATAATTGGGGAAGGTAAAAATGCGCCTTCCCTTTATTATGGACGAACATCCCTATTCTATGAATGAATTCACTATTTCAATGAATAGTGAAGATAAAATTGTAATTGACAAAAAACCTGTTATGAACGACAACTCAAATCATTTTTGGAAATATAACGAAGATAAAATTCTCAAACAACTTGAGGAATATATTTCTGGAACTTATAGTCAACATTATGTTGATAGGACTGGAGGTGGAACTGAACAGACTCTTGATAAAATTAAACACAATCGTCGTGAAGGATTTTGTGCAGGAAATGTGACCAAGTATATTGATCGTTACGACACAAAAGGAACTCCTCGTGCGGATCTTTTCAAAGTTCTCCACTATACTATTCTTTTGATCAATCACCTTAACCTGGTAGAAAACAAGTGAAACTCAAGGACAACACTATGAAACTTTCTGAAAAAACTCTTTCCCTTCTCAAGAACTTCTCTGGTATTAACCAGTCTATTCTCTTCAAGAAAGGTAATAAACTTCGCACGATTTCTGTGATGAAGAATATCCTTGCAGAAGTGGAAGTTGAAGAAGAATTTGAACGCGACTTTGGCATTTATGACCTGAACCAGTTCCTGAATGCAATGTCTCTCTATCAGAATCCCCAACTTAAGTTTGCGAACGATAGTTATGTGACTGTCAGTGAGGGTAATGCACGATCCAAGTATTTCTTCGCTGATCCTGCAGTGATTGTGACTCCTCCCGAAAAGTCCATTTCTCTTCCTTCTGAGGATGTCTGTTTTGAACTGAATACTCAACAACTGGATAAACTTCTCAAGGCTGCAGCAGTTTATGGTGTTCCAGACCTTTCTGTGGTTGGTGAAGCTGGTGTTGTGAAACTAGTTGTTCGTGATAAGAAGAATGATACTTCTAACGAATATTCGCTGGTTGTTGGTGAGACCACTGGTACTTTTGTTCTGAACTTTAAGGTTGAGAACATTAAGATTCTTCCTGGTTCTTATGAGGTTGTGATCTCCAAGAAACTCCTGTCCCGATTCCAGTCGGAAGATAAGAATCTTACATACTACATTGCTTTGGAACCCGACTCCACTTATGATGAGTGAGTTGACTCACTTTTATTATGAACATTTTTGTGACTTCTCCCTGGCCTGCAGAGAGTGCTGTCTGTCTTCCCGATAAACACATTGTCAAGATGCCACTGGAGTGCTGTCAAATGCTTTCCATTGTGGCATCTGAAAAATGGGGTCATAACTACGGCACTCTCCCTAAAGCTGATGGTACTCCCTACAGAACTGAAAAGGGTGCGTTTCGTAATCATCCCTGTACCAAATGGGCAATGGAAAGTATCCATAATGCCTATTGGTTGATCAAGTGGGGAATGAATCTTGCGGATGAATATGCCTTGCGTTATAATAAAACGCACTCTTGTTACAAAACACTTGTAGATGCTTACTACCTTTTTCCTAAGGGAAAGATCACAGAAGTAACTCCATTTGCTCGTGCAATGCCAGAAGAGTGGAAGTTTGATGATAGTATTGATACCTTTACTGCTTATAAAAGGTATATTGCTTCTAAACCTTGGGTGAAGGATAATTACCTTCGTATGCCCGAACGAAAACCTGATTGGATTTAATTATCCAAACTACATTTAGTGTAGTTTGGATATAAATACTAATAGTTATTACTCTTCCAATGGAACTTAACGGAATTACTTACAAACAATCAAAAACTTATCCAGACATTTATGTAAGTGCTTGTGGTAAAATTATAAATGTAAAACCCATTGGTAGAATTGATAAAAGAGACGGATACATTAATGTTCGTCAAAAAAGACTTCATCAACTTGTAATAGAATGTTGGGGAGAACCAAAACCAAAAGGTAGAGACTGGTGTATAGACCATATTGATGAAAACAAAACCAATAACAAAGTTGAAAACTTGAGATGGTTGCCTCGTTCCGAGAATACAAGGAGGTCTCATTTGGGGAGACCTGAACTTAAAAAAGGAAGATCTCAATTAGGAGATGGGATTAAACAACAAATAAAAAATCTTTCTGAACAAGGATTGCCTCAAAGAGAGATTGCTGATATTGTGGGTAAAAGTCAACGAAGTATTTGGAATGTATTGAATGGAGTTTATTAATGACTGATAATTTTTTGTGGGTGGAAAAGTGGAGGCCAAAAAAAGTAGAAGATTGTATCCTCCCAGAGGATACTAAAAAAACTTTCTTGGACTTTATTGAAAAGGGAGAAATTCCCAATCTTCTCCTTTCCGGTCCTCCTGGTATTGGAAAAACTACTATTGCGAAAGCATTATGCGAGCAGCTTGGATCGGATTATTATCTAATTAATGGATCTGATGAGGGACGATTTCTTGATACAGTTAGAAACCAAGCAAAGAACTTTGCTTCTACCGTATCACTTCAAGGAAACAGTAAACACAAAGTAATCATTGTGGATGAAAGTGACAATACAACCCATGATGTTCAACTTCTTCTGAGGGCAAATATTGAGTCATTTTATAATAATTGTAGATTTATTTTTACTTGTAATTATAAAAATAAAATTATTGAACCTCTTCATTCTAGATGTGCAGTAATTGATTTTACTATTAAGGGAAAACAAAAAATTCAACTTGCGGAAAGTTTCTTTCAACGCCTCCAATTAATTTTGGATGCAGAAAAAATTGAGTATGATCAAAAAGTTGTTGCACAACTGGTCACAAAATATTTTCCAGATTTTCGTAGAGTTCTTAATGAATGTCAACGATATTCAACTGGGGGAAAGATTGACTCTGCAATTCTGGCATCTTTCTCAGATATTTCCGTCAATGAACTCATTAAACATCTCAAAACTAAAAACTTTACTGAAGTCCGAAAGTGGGTGGTCGCCAACTTGGACAACGATGCTTCTAGTCTACTTCGCAGGGTTTATGACGCCTCTTTTGACCATCTTTCACCCCAGTCTATCCCCGCTGCCGTTCTTATTATTGCTAAGTATCAATACCAATGTGCGTTCGTGGCTGACCAGGAAGTGAATATCCTTGCAGCATTAACTGAAATTATGTGTGAGTGTGAATTCAAATGATTAATGTAAAACTATTTCGTATTTCTACTGGCGAAGAAGTCGTTGCAGAACTTGTTTTCGAAACTGATACTTCTGTTGTCATGAAAAATGGACTTGTGGTTCTTCCAACAGCTCAAGGTGGTGTTGGGTTTGCTCCGTGGACTCCTGTAATTGACAAAGATAATCCTGAAGTTCAAGTCTCCAAAAACTTCGTGGTCTATATTGCAGATGTTGATAGTCAAATTAAAAACAAGTATAATGAAATTTACGGGAGTAAACTTGTAGTTCCCGATGATAAAAAATTGATTCTCTGATATGCAACTAGAACTTGATGATGCGATTTACGCAGCGGATAAATTTATTGATTACTTTTCTAACATGGGAAGAATTGATGAATACTTGCGTAATGTGAAACTTGATAGAATGAGTCAAATACCTTCATCTATCTTGGGTCTTGGGCCTGAAGATGACATGTTTGATTCGTTTGACATGCACCCACAGGACATGAACTTCAAAGTTTATCCTGCAGGAGAAAAGGGTGGATTCACAAATGAATATTTTAATGAGAGATTGCAGATTACTACTTCTCATGCAATTGAAGATAGTATTCCCGGCAAATCCCTAAAGTGGATCGTACAAGAAACTAATACACAGAAGATTGTGGGATTCTGTAGGTTTGGATCTCCTACAATTAATTCTAAACCACGCAATGATTGGCTTGGACAGACGCCAGAATTGTCTAGGTTCAATCGTCATGCAATTATGGGATTCATTATTGTCCCAACTCAACCTTTTGGATTTAATTATCTTGGGGGTAAACTTCTTGCACTTCTTTGTTGTTCTCATACTGCTCGTGAAACATTAAATAAGAAGTATGGCGCAGATATTTGTTCTTTTGAGACAACCTCTCTTTATGGTTCTACTAAAGCCTCATCCCAGTATGATGGTCTAAAACCTTATATGAGATATAAAGGTCTTACCCAAAGTGATTTTACTCCTCTGCTCCATGATGAAATTTTTCAGGAGTTAAACAAATGGTTTATTCAGAGGAACAACAACGAGTCTCTAGTGAAGGAGGACGCATCGAGTCGGAAACTAAAGACACAACAAAAGATGATCGCAATCATCAAGAAAAGCTTACCTTCTCAAAAGGTTGCGGAGTTCCAGACTGCGATTGTAAATGCAAAAAATCTGACTGAACAAAAGAGGTTTTATATTTCGGACTATGGTTTTGACAATGCTCGTGAAGTAATTCTGGGTCAGGAAGAGGTATTGCGTCCAGGTCAAAACTATGACAAGTTTCATTTTGACAATCTTGTCAATTGGTGGAAGAAAAAGGCTTCTAATCGTTATGAAACTTTGAAGTCCGAAGGTCGTCTTCGTACTGAACTTGAAACTTGGAATAAAAATCCCGATTCTATTGATATTATCCGATGAGTTACGAACTGAAAGATTATCTAAATTCCATCAATTTCACAAAGGAATATTTGATGGATGAATCTGATCCACAATGGGAAAAGAAATATCCTGCATTTGTTGTCAATAAATGTATGTCAGGTCATATTGACACGATTATGTTTGCAAACGAGATGAACATGAATCATGGACTTCCTTCCAAGTTGCAATATGATTTTTTACTAAATAGTGTCAGGAAACGGAAAAGATTTTCTCCGTGGCTTAAAAAAGAGAAAATTCAAGATCTTGATGCAGTCAAATCGTACTATGGTTATAGTAATGAAAAGGCCCAACAAGCATTGAAAATTCTTAGTAAGGATCAAATTACATTTATTAAACAAAAACTTGATGTTGGAGGCAAAAAATGAGTACCTTTGTTGAACCAGAAGTCAATTGGTCCCAGGATCAAATGGTCGAAGTGGTTCTGAATGAACCAGATGACTTCCTAAAAGTCCGTGAGACACTCACTCGTATTGGAGTTGCCTCACGTAAGGAAAAGAAAATTTATCAATCCTGTCATATTCTTCATAAACAGGGTAAATATTACATTGTTCATTTTAAAGAATTGTTTGCTCTTGACGGGAAACATGCAAATCTTACCGTGAATGATGTACAAAGACGTAATAGAATTATCAATCTAATTTCAGATTGGGGTTTGGTTACTATTGTAAAACCAGATTCAGTTACTGATGTAGCTCCCTTGAATCAAATCAAAGTTCTTTCTTATAAGGATAAAGGAGATTGGATTCTTGAAAGTAAGTACAATATTGGTAAAAAAAAGAAAGTAGAAGTCTGATATATTCGGAATATACTACAAAAGAGGATCGGTTTTACACCCTTCCTCTTTTTTAATGTCTCACTATATAATATTGATGGGTTCAGTCATTTGACTACCCATACGCTAAAGCGGAGTCTTCGGATCCGTAATTCAACCAAACAGACGCTTAAGGAGGTCTATTATGTTACTCGCCAAGTATAACACGGCTAACATTGACAAATTTCTAAATGATATTGAAAAATATAGTATTGGTATGGATGAGTGGTTTCACCGTTTAGGAACGGTTCACGAATCTACAACAAACTATCCACCATACAATTTGATTAAGGAGAGTGAAACTGAGTTTCGTCTAGAGATTGCTCTTGCAGGATATAAAAAAGAAGATATTGAAGTTTTCACTGAATGGAACAAACTCTTCGTTGAAGCGAAGAAGGCGGAAACTTCCGAACTAGGGGAATATCTTCACAATGGTCTTGCGAAGAGAGCCTTTACGAGAACTTGGACATTATCCGACGATGTTAAAGTTTCGGATGTTAAGTTTGAGGATGGATTACTCCATGTCAAACTAAATAGGATTATTCCTGAACATCAGAAACGTAAGGTGTATGAAATCCTTTAAGCAATTTATGTCCGAAGCGGAAGGAGATTTCGGATCACCTGCTCCTAAACCTAAAGTAAAGTGCTATAAAGTAATTAAGTATGCCATGGCACCTGGGGGCAAAGCATGTGCTAAGAGATCTTCTTCAAGTGCTGGTGGAGACGGCGCATAAATATTCATTGAATATCGTCGCCGCTGGGGGTTAACTGGCAAAATCCAGTTGACACCCCCATTTTTTTGTGGTATCGTATTAAGAGGTATGGAGTAATTATGTCAATAAAAATTGCTTTATTGAAATCTGGTGAGAATGTAATCGCAGATATTAAAGAGTTAGTTGATGAAAATGAAAAGGTAGTTTCCTTGGTCTTTTATAATCCATATGTTGTTAGATTACTTACTCCCCAGATTTTATTTGAAGAAAATACTGTAGTTGAATCTGAACACAAAGTTTCATTTTATCCTTGGATTCCACTATCCAAAGATAAAGAAATGGCTGTAGATCCTTCTTGGGTAATAACGGTAGTTGAACCCCAAGAACTTGTTAAATCTTCTTATGAGTCAAAGATGTCCGGAAATACAAATGGTGTTCATAAAGAGGTTGTTTCTGATATTTGGCCTGAAGGTTCTTTAGTGGAAAATAATGATAAAGAAACATTGTTGGAAAATTTTGAAGTAATTACGGAAGAGAAAAATGGATGATATACAGGTTATTGTTCTAGTTAGTGGAACAATTTTAATTTCAAGAATTTCTGCAATGGTATCTGAACTTGGAGAGCCGGATTGCAAATTGATTAATCCCTATCAAATTGTTGAAGGAAATTTAACTCCATGGTTGTATGGGTTGACTGATTCAACTGATGCAATTATGATATCTTCTGATAAGATCTTGACTTTGGTGGATCCCAAAGAAACTCTACTTAATGATTATTTGAACCTTACTCAATGAAATTTTATACGAATGTATTTCTACTTGGTAATGACATCCTTGTTCGCGGATATGAAAATGGAAAACATTTTACAGTAAAAGAAGAATTTTACCCTACTTTTTATGTACCATCAAAGAAAAAAAGTGAATATAAAACTTTAGATGGTCAAAATGTAGAACCAATTCGTCCTGGCACAATTAAAGATTGTAGAGAATTTCTTGAGAAGTACTCTGGTGTAGATGGATTTCGCGTATATGGAAATGATAGATTCATTTATCAGTACATTGCGGAGAAATATCCGGAAGACGAAATCGAGTTTGATATTAATAAAATCAAACTTATTACGATTGACATTGAGGTTGCTGCTGAAAGTGGATTCCCTGATGTCTTCAATTGTGCCGAAGAACTTCTTTTGGTTACAGTTCAGGACTATAATACTAAACAGATTACTACGTTTGGTTCTCGTCCTGCAAAGATCACGCAGGAGAACGTAAATTACATTTATTGTAAGGATGAATATGCTCTTATCAATTCCTTTATGGATTGGTGGCAGAATAATACTCCTGAAGTAGTGACTGGTTGGAACTGTGAACTATATGACCTTCCATATCTTGTTGGTCGTATTTCAAGACTGATGGGCGAGAAAACTGCAAAAAGACTTTCGCCATGGAACATTGTTCGTGTAAATGAAGTAACTATTTCTGGTCGCAAACAATTAAGTTGTGATATTGCTGGTGTTTCTATTATTGATTACTTGGATCTTTATAAGAAATCTCCCGCAACTCCCAACCAAGAAAGCTACCGGCTGGATCATATTGCTTTCATGGAGTTGGGTCAGAACAAGTTGGATCACTCTGAGTATGATACTTTCCGTGACTTTTACTCTAATAACTGGCAAAAGTTTGTAGAGTATAACATCGTTGACGTAGAACTAGTAGACCGACTTGAGGATAAACTTAAGTTGATTGACCTTTGTTTCACCCGTGCATTTGACGCAAAGGTAAACTTCAATGATATTGCGTATCAGGTGAGAACTTGGGATGCGATTATTTACAACTATCTTCTCAAGAAAAAGATTGTGATTCCTCAGAAGGAACGCAATACTAAAGATGAGAAATATGCTGGTGCATATGTTAAGGAACCTATTCCTGGATCTTATGATTGGGTCGTAAACTTTGACCTCAACTCTCTGTATCCGCACTTGATTATGCAATACAATATTTCACCAGAAACTCTTCTCGATACTCGTCATCCTAATGTTACTGTAGATAAAGTTCTAAAAAAAGAACTTACTTTTGAAATGTACAAAGACTATGCAGTTTGTGCCAATGGTGCAATGTATCGTAAAGATATTCGTGGGTTCCTTCCGGAACTTATGGAGAAGATGTACAACGAACGAGTCATCTTTAAGAAGAAGATGATCGAAGCTAAGAAAGCTTATGAGAAAACTCCAACCAAAGAATTGGAGAAAGAGATTTCTCGTTGTGACAATATTCAGATGGCTAAAAAGATTGCACTAAACTCTGCTTATGGTGCCATCGGTAATCAGTATTTCCGTTATTATAAACTTGCAAATGCTGAAGCTATTACTTTGAGTGGTCAAGTTGCAATCCAATGGATTGAGGAGAAGATGAACTCCTATATGAATAAGGTTCTCAAAACAGAGGGTGTTGATTATGTCATTGCTATGGATACTGACTCCATTTATATTAATATGGGTCCTTTTGTTGACGCTGTATTCAAAGGGAGAGAGAAAACTACTGATGAAGTTGTCAGTTTCCTTGATAAGGTGTGTAACCTGGAACTTGAGAAGTATATTGAAGGTTCTTACCAAGAATTGGCCGACTACTTGAATGCATACGATCAAAAGATGTACATGAAACGCGAGAACATCGCAGAACGTGGTATCTGGACTGGTAAAAAACGTTACATTCTTCGTGTGTGGGACTCAGAGGGGGTTCGTTATGAGAAACCCAAACTTAAGATGATGGGTATTGAAGCAATCAAAACTTCAACTCCTGCACCTTGTCGAAAAATGATTAAAGATGCAATCGATCTTATCATGACCAAAGATGAGGATAATGTAATTGACTTCATTGAAAATGCTCGTAAACAGTTTAAGTCACTGAAACCAGAAGAGATTGCATTTCCCCGCAGTGTATCTGAAATTAATAAATGGGTTTCTAAAAGTACGATGTATAATAAAGGAGTTCCTTTTCATGTTAGGGGTGCAATTCTATACAATCATTATACAAAGAAGGCTGGATTGGATAAGAAATATCCCGCAATTCAAAGTGGAGAAAAGATTAAATTTCTCTATCTGAAAGTTCCCAATCCAATTCAGGAAAATGTTCTTGGATTCATTCAAGATTTTCCTAGAGAACTTGGATTGGAAAAATATGTTGATTATGATACTCAGTTTAACAAATCTTTTGTTGAACCAATGAAGATTATTCTTGATTCCATTGGATGGTCGGTAGAAAAATCTGTAAGTTTAGATAGCTTTTTCTCATGAGTAAATATGTAGTTACCTGGGCTGAACCAGGTAGATTGTCTCCTATAAAAAATAAAAAATTATTTGAATCTCCTTCTACAGCTTATTGGTTTGCAAATGAGCTCAAAAAGAGGTATAATTGGGTTATATGCACAGAGTCTAAAAATTTGGAGGAATAATGGATCTGCCTATTAATGATGATGAACTGAAAAAAATTGTCAGTGCTCTTGGATTTGGTGGAGACTCTGCTCTATATCATAAACTTAAATTAGTTAAGGAACTTCGTGAACAGGGACTTCCTTACAAAAAAATCTTACGTGAAGAATACGGGATGGTATGCTGATGGATTTTCTTAAAGATATTGTAAAAGAAATTGGTGGCGAGTATACACAACTTGCTTCCGATATTGATGAGACTGAAACTTATGTTGATACAGGTTCATATATTTTTAATGCATTGGTTTCGGGCAGTGTATTTGGTGGTGTATCTGGGAATAAGATTACTGCTATTGCTGGAGAGTCTTCTACTGGAAAGACTTTTTTCTCTCTCGCCGTGGTTAAGAACTTTCTTGATACTTATCCCGATGGTTACTGTCTCTACTTTGACACTGAGGCTGCTATCACTAAATCACTAGTAGAATCTCGTGGAATTGATACTTCTCGTCTCGTTGTTGTTAATGTTGTTACAGTGGAGGAGTTTCGTAGTAAAGCTCTCAAAGCAGTAGATCTATACTTAAAAAAACCTGAAGGAGAACGCAAACCCTGTATGTTTGTGTTAGACTCATTGGGAATGCTTTCCACAGAGAAAGAAATTACGGATGCACTGAACGATAAACAAGTTCGGGACATGACCAAATCGCAATTGGTCAAAGGTACTTTTCGTATGATTACTCTGAAACTTGGACAAGCTAAAATTCCAATGTTAGTTACGAATCATACTTATGATGTCATCGGTGCTTATGTTCCTACTAAGGAGATGGGAGGTGGTAGTGGTCTTAAGTACGCCGCTTCTACTATCATATATCTCAGTAAGAAAAAAGAAAAAGATGGAACAGAAGTCGTTGGAAACATTATCAAGGCTAAGACTGCTAAGTCTCGTTTGAGTAAAGAGAATAAGGATGTTGAGGTTCGTCTTTATTATGATGAACGTGGTCTCGATCGTTACTATGGTCTTTTAGAACTGGGTGAGATTGGCGGCCTTTGGAAAAATGTCGCAGGTAGATATGAAATTGATGGTAAAAAAATCTATGCAAAACAAATTCTAGCGAACCCAGAAGAATATTTTACTCCAGAAGTAATGCAGGCTTTAGATGAAATTGCTAAGAAAGAGTTTTGTTATGGATGATTTCATCAAGGTCTATGATAAAGTCCTTGATGATAATGCTTGCGATATCTTGATTCGTTTATTTGATGTAAGTGGATACAAAGAAATCATTAATAATAAGGGAACTCCAAATTTTACACAACTGAATGTGAATCAAAAACATCCAGAACATGTACAATTTTTATCTATAATTACTAAAAATATTCTAGATCTTTACAAAAGAGAGTTCTCCGATTACACTAGATGGTATCCACCGCGACTCTTTTTGGAAGAATTTCGTATTAAAAAATATCATTCTCGCAGTCAAGATAGATTTGATTTACACGTTGATGTTGAAGATTATGCATCTGCAAGAAGGTATCTTGCATTTCTTTATTATCTAAACGATGATTTTACTGGTGGAGAAACTCATTTTCCTCACCACAATAAAAAGATTGTTCCAAAAAAAGGATCAGTCATGGTGTTTCCTCCAACTTGGCAGTATCCTCATGCGGGATTGCGAGTTAATAAAGGAATCAAATACATTATGTCCACTTATTGTCACTATTACTAATGGAACGGGTTGAAACTACAATTCTCAGGAGCCTTGCTTTTAATGAAGATTACTCTCGTAAAGTTCTACCATTCATTAGAACAGAATATTTTACTGACTACGCTGAGAAAGTAGTTTTTGAAGAAATTTGTAACTTTATTTTTAAGTATAATAAGTTGCCCACTAAGGAAATTCTTCATATTGAAGTTGAGAATCGTACCGATCTTAATGAAAATACTTATAAAGAAGTGACCGAATATGTTTTTGGTCTTGATGATTCTATTCTAGATATTACTTGGCTATGCGATACCACTGAGAAGTGGTGTCGTGATAAAGCCATTTATCTTGCATTGATGGAATCTATTGCTATTGTTGATGGTAAAGATTCCAAGAAAACTAAGGACGCAATTCCATCCATTCTTTCTGATGCTCTTGCTGTCAGTTTTGACCGAAATGTAGGTCACGATTATCTTCAGGATTATGAAGAACGATACGAGTTTTATCACCAGACCGAAGAAAAGATTCCTTTTGATTTGGAATTCTTCAACAAGGTTACAAAAGGTGGTCTTCCTAATAAAACTCTCAACATTGCTCTTGCAGGCACTGGTGTGGGTAAATCACTTTTTATGTGTCACTTTGCTTCTTCTGTTCTTCTTCGTGGTAAGAATGTCCTTTATATTACCATGGAGATGGCTGAAGAAAGGATTGCTGAAAGGATTGACTCTAATCTTCTGAATGTAAATATTCAAGAGATTGAGAAACTTCCTCGTCAGATGTTTGAGAATAAAGTATCAAATATTGCAAAAAAAACTCAAGGAACTCTTATAATTAAGGAATATCCAACTGCATCTGCACATAGTGGACATTTTAAAGCACTTCTTAATGAACTTGCACTTAAGAAGTCATTTAGACCTGATATTATTTTCATTGATTACCTTAATATTTGTTCTTCCTCTAGGTATAAAGGAAATCTTTCTGTCAATTCTTATTCGTATATCAAAGCTATTGCTGAGGAATTGCGTGGACTCGCCGTTGAGTTTAATGTCCCGATTGTATCCGCCACTCAGACCACTCGTTCAGGTTATGGTTCTTCTGATGTTGAACTTACTGATACTTCTGAATCCTTTGGTCTCCCTGCTACTGCTGATCTTATGTTTGCCCTTATTAGTACAGAAGAGCTTGAAGAGTTGGGACAAATCATGGTAAAACAATTGAAGAACCGTTATAACGATCCTACTATCAACAAACGATTTGTTGTTGGTATTGATCGTGCAAAGATGCGCCTCTATGATTGTGAACAGAGTGCTCAAACGGACATACTTGACTCTGGGCAAGATGAGGAGTATACTTATGAAGAAAAGAAAACCGGACCAAAAAAATCATTTGAGGGATTTAAATTCTGATGACTAAAAACGTTGACTTTGCGAAATACACTGAGTTTGTCGATGCCGTAACTTCTGAAGCATCTACTGATTTTCTTGTTCTTTCTAATCGTCTTGTGGAACTGGATGAGAAAGGTGCAAATATTGAACGACTTCTTACCGCAGGTGTTGGTATCAATGCTGAAGGTGGAGAGTTTCTTGAGATCATTAAAAAAATGATTTTCCAAGGCAAACCCTTCAATGAAGATAATCGTCATCACATGATTATTGAACTTGGAGACATCATGTGGTATGTTGCACAAGCTTGTATGGCTCTTGGAGTTACTATTGATGAGGTGATTGTGGGAAATGTGACTAAACTTGAAAAGCGTTATCCTGGCGGTTTTTTTGACCCTTATTATTCAGAAAATCGTGCGGAGGATGATCTGTGAAAACTAAAGTAGTTCTTGAGATGACTTTTGAAGAATCAAGTGAGGTCCTTATGGCTTTGATTGATGCCCAAAAGGGTTATGCCGAAGGTCCTACAGAACCAAAACGAATTTCTAATATTCGTGAAGTTCTTTTGAATCTTGATGAGGCAATGGAAAACTATATTGCTAACAAATAATTTAAGACCTTTCCATAAATATTTGGAAGGGTTTTTTTAATACTTATGGCAAAGTTAAATGAAGGGGATGTAATGGAAGGCATCTTTGCCATATGTCTTGCGGAGTTATTTGCCAGTGGTGGTGGGACAATCAATAAAGGAAATATTAATAAATGGAGGAGACAAATTGATCCATCTATTTTTAGAAATGGAAATGCAAAAATAGTAATTAGAGAATTTAAAGACGGAAAACCACAAGATAAAATTAAAGTTGTATTAATTGTTAGACTAAAATATGAATCAACTAATATGGCTTTTGGTCCAAATTATGAACCTCTTTACGCAAAGAGTGCTGATATAGGTAATATTGAAAGAAAAATAGATAATTTAATTCTGTACACTAAAACACACTATAGGACTCTTATTCAAAAAACTAAAGATAGTTATTTAAAAAATAATAAATCTGATCAAGTTGAAATTATTATTAATGCCGATGGTATTGCCGGAGAATCTTCAGGTGGAGATATTAAGGGAGATCTTGAAGTTTCGGTAACTATGAATGGTCAAAAACAAATGGATAGGACTTTAAGTTTCTCTTTGAAATCTGGTAGTAAAACTCTTGCTAATTTGAGTCCCTATAATGGAATGATGGATATACTTAAAAGATTTGGAATTTCATTGCCTGAAGAAGCTAAGTATAGAAAAATATTGGGGGAACAACTTGCACAAGCTAGAACTCCCGCAGAAAAAAAATTAAAAGTAGATACCATAAAAGAACTTTACAAGGAAACTTTGGAATCTTTAGAAACTGCTTCTAGAAATTCTTCCTTCAAAGATCAGGCATTTGAGTTATTTAAATCCGTAACTTTCGGATCCGATCTTGCAAATGTTGTAGATATTGACAAGGCAAAAATAAAAGAAATTACCCCAGATTATATAAATGAACTTCAGAAAAATACTAACTCAATAGATGTTCAGAAAACTAGTGATAACTTAAAATTTATTATAAAACCATTGAATAAAGAATTATTTCAACTGAGATTTAAGAAAAGGGTTGTTGGATCTGGAGAAGATTTTCAAATTAAGGAATTGAAGTTCTATGTTGAAGCTGGTCCTGCCGCATACAATCCAAAAGAAAAATAATAAATACCTAAAGGTTAAGGAATCCTAACTAATTAATAATAATGAAGAATTTCACTCAGTTTTTCACTGAAGCTAGAGAGACCTCTGCATCTGCCGAAGCCAAAAGACTCGGTTTGAGTGGAGACGGTCATGGAGGATGGTATGATAAAAATGGTGAGTTTGTTGCTAAGACTGTATCTGGAAAATTAAAGTTTTTTGGTAGTGACAATATACCTGGACAAAAGGATTCACCTTCTAAACCTCAATCTGCAGCAGTTCAACCACAAGCTGCACCACAAACACAACAGGCTCCTACTCAAGAACCTACCCAACAAACTACACAACAACAAGTTCCACCAGAACAACAAACTTCACAAGAACAACCTTCTGTCGAAAAACCAGTTCCAGAAACACCAGGAGTCGTTGTAGTATTTGGTAGATTTAATCCACCTACAATTGGCCACGAAAAACTTCTCAAGAGAGCTGCAAAGGAAGCTGAGAAGAGGGGTTATGAATTGAGAATTTATCCATCTCGTTCACAAGACGCTAAGAAGAATCCTCTCACTCCACAAATGAAGATTTCTTATATGCGTCAAATGTTCCCAGACTATGCGGATAGTATTGTTGATGATAAGGGCGCGAAGACGATTTTCAATGTATTGACTGGCGCAAATGAAGAGGGTCATAGTAATATGATCATTATGGTTGGTCAAGATAGACTTGGTGAATTTCAAGGTTTAAGTCATAAGTATAATGGAGAGCTTTATAACTATGATCAACTTGAAGTAGTTTCTGCTGGAGAAAGAGATCCTGATTCGGATGATGTAACTGGAATGTCTGCATCTAAGTTGAGACTTGCGGCTGCAGAAGGAGATTTTGTAAAATTTGCTAAGGGTGTTCCAGATACTCTTGGTAATATGCAGAAAAAGGAATTATTTAATGTCCTTCGTAGATCTATGAATATTGAAGAAGGAACTGAAGTATGGGAAATAGCTCCTAAACTCGATGAGGAAGGTATGAGAGATGCATATCTTGTAGATCATATCTATGAGGTTGGTAATCTTGTTGAAAATATGAATACCGGACTCAGAGGAGAGGTAATTCGTAGAGGAACAAATTATGTCATTTGTGTAACTGAAGATGACGTAATGTTTAAGTCATGGTTGAAAGATCTTGTAGAGAATCCTCACGAAATTGGAACAGATGAATATAGGGAATATGTTCAATCATTAACTCCAGGTCAAGAAGTTAAGAGTTATACTGGAGTTAAGATTACTTCAATTTATGATAAATTCCGCAAGGGCAAAAAGAATAAATAAAACTAGCAGTATTTCTACAAAATAAATGGCTAGTTGGGAAGAATTTTCACGTATTGTTGCAGAAGCTAAAACACCTAAAAAACTAGATCCTATCGGTCAAGAAGATGACGATGTGGATAATGATGGTGATTCGGATTCTTCCGATAGTTATTTAAAGAAGAGGAGAGCGATTGTCGGTGCCGAGATTGCTGCCGATAAAAAGAAGAAGGTAGAAGAAGCTTTAGATCCTGTTGGTAAGGAAGATAAGGATATTGATAACGACGGAGATCACGATAAGTCAGATAAGTATCTTCTAAATCGTAGAAAAGTTAGAGCTAAAGTTATTCCTCCCCAGGAGAGACTTAAAACCGATAGGGATATGTTTAATATTTCTAAGTCTGAACAGGAAGCTGCTCGTGAAAGACTTCTTGCTAAGACAAAGGCAAAACGTGAAAAGATGAAGGAAGAAACTGAACAACTTGATGAAATTGCACCATTAGTTGCTGCTGGGCTTGCTGCTGGTGGTGCTGCACTTGCTGGTGCAGCTATTAATAGAGCGAAAAAAGCTGCAGACTCTGGTGTAAGTGCTGCAAATAAAGGCCAAAATATCAAGAATCCTGGAACAGGTATTGCAGGTGCTGCATATGGAATGCAGAAGAGAAATAATGCATTGAATGATGCAATGAAACAACTTCGTCAATCTTATGATCTAGAAGGTGAAATGGTTGAAGAAGGCATGACGATGAAGGACTTCAAGAAGAACCGTAGTCGTCAAAAGCAAAAGGATAAGAGAGAAGCAGAAAAGACTTCACCTCTTCGTAGATCAGGTATTCATGACGATAAGGCATCTCCAGAGAGAGCAGCAAGACATCGTGCGAATGTGGATCCTGACTATGATCGTGACGATGAAGAGGATATGTATCCAGGCGGTAAGTTAAAGAATCCAAAGAAGATTCGTAAAGCAAAAGCAACTGGAGAACTTACTAAGGAAGAATACATTGAAGAAAAGGCTTTAAGTAGAGCGCAACAAAGATTTATGGGAATGGTTTATGCTGCAAAGAAGGGAGGAACTCCTGCATCTCCTGAGGTTGCAAAGGCTGCTGAAGGTATGAGCAAGAAGGCAGCAAGAGACTTTGCAAAGACAAAACATGAAGGTCTTCCTGAAAAAAAGAAAGAAGAAGTTAAAGAGAAAGTTTCTTTAGTTCAAAAAATGATTTTGGAATTCTCTCCATTGTCTGAGGGAAAGTTAGATGATCTTCTTGCGGATATTCGTGGTGATGGTGATGATGAAAAAAAGCCAAAAAAAACTGAAAAAAAGCCAAAAAAAACTGAAGAAAATCCAAAAAAAGGTTTAACTGCGACTGAGAAAGCTGAGAGAGTTCGTGGTGCAACTAGAGTAAAGGCTGCTAAAATTCTTCAACAAACTGAGAGAGAAAAAATTGAGGCTAAAAAACAAGCTAGAGAGGAATCTAAGAAAGAGAGAGCGAGAGAAAGAATAAAGTTGGACCGAATAAGAAAGATGAGAGAAAAAAGAAAAGAAGCTGAAGCTATTGCAAAGGTTGAAAAACAAAAAGAATCTCTCAAAAAACAAGCCGAAACACAAAGAAAATCGGAGATAGAAAAAAAAGCAAGTAGTGTAACTGGACCAAAAATGCAGTCGATTTCTCATAAAGAACCGACTGGATCTGCTGCCAAAAAAACACTATCAAATATTGGATCTGGTTTAGTTTCAATCGCAAAGGCTGGAAAGGCTGCTTATGATATTGCTAAAATAAAAAGACAAGGAAAAAAGGAAAATGAAAGTACATTGAATCAAAATAATGAAGAATTCTTCAACTGGAGAGAGGAATTTATTTTTGAAGTAGATGATCAATCTACCCCAAAAGACCCACAACAAAAAGTAATTGATGTTTCAAAAAAGAAAAACAAAATTGAAATTAATCCAAATATGAGTGAAGCTTGTGGATGTGAAGATGAGGAGAAAATGGAAGAGAACCCAAAAAAGGATATGAGAGATCTTCCAACTAAAGTTAATCTCCTTAGAACAAAAGCTAGATCAATGGGGGTTAAAAATCCTATTGTGATGGTTTCTACTGATGAGGTAAAGGAAGATTGGCAATCTGTAAATCGCAAAGATAAAACTGATGGTTTAAGTCAGAAAGCCGTTGATGCATATCGTAGAGAAAATCCAGGTTCAAAACTACAAACTGCAGTAACCGAAAAAAAGCCTACGGGCAAAAGAGCTGAACGTCGTCAGTCCTTTTGCCGTAGAATGAGTGGAATGAAGAAGAAACTCACTTCAACAGAAACTGCAAGAGACCCAGATTCTAGAATCAACAAAGCCCTTCGTCGTTGGAACTGCAACTAATGAAATCCTTTAAACAATTTTTATCAGAGAGTATCAACATTGCTGGAGATTTCAACGGAAATCTTTACATTAATGGTTCCGAAACTGAATCAGAACCAGTCAAAGAATCTTTTCTTGCTGATGTAGTTTGGCAAGGTAAGATTTATCGTATGGAAGTTGAAGGTAAGATGGTGAGTAAGAATGAACTTGCAGAACAACTGCAAGATGAATATCCAGGTGCAATCGTTCATAACATTTATCCAAACTCAACCAGTTCTATAAAAATCAAAAACGCACAGAGATATCAACCAGAAAGATTGACTTGGGGTGAGTGATTATGGGTTTTAAAAATTATATTTGGGATGAAAATTTTGAATTGAACGTTGCCCGTGGAAAAACTCGTGGAGCATCAACAATTCATAAGTTTGGTGCAACTCCATCTCAATCAACTAATACGACTGCAACCGTTTGGGATAAGGAAAATACTCTTTATCCTTGGAGTGCTTTTGATATTCCTGGAGTTCTTGTGGGAGCGCAAGTTGGTGCTGATGACAATGATAAAGTTATAACTATTGTTGGATTGGACTCGAATTGGGATTTAATTGAAGAAGATTTTACATTATCTAGTACCGGGACTGTTACTGGAACTAAAACTTTTAAGAGAGTTTTTCGTGGTTATGTAAAAACTGGATCTACAAATGTAGGACAAATAAATTTCTCTAGAAATGGAACTGAAGTTCTTAGGATTAATGCCGGACTCGGACAAACTCTAATGGCTATCTACACAGTTCCAAATGGATATACTGCGTACTTATATCAAGGTGTATGCAGTGCCCAAGCACTTGCAGACGCAACTGGATTCATGATGATTAGATATAATACAGTTGGACAAGCATTTAGAGTAGGCCATACATTTGAAGTTAGTGGTTCTGGTGGAGAGTATGTTTATAAATTTGCTTTTCCGCAACAAATTCCACAGCATTCAGATATTGATATAAGACTTACTACAAGAAGTAATAATGGAAGATATACCGCTGCTTTTGATTTATTATTAATAAAAAATGAATTATGAATGAATTTCCTTTGGGCGTTTTTATTATTCTTTTATGTGGATTAATTTTCACTAGTGGGACAATTTATTACATACTTCGACTAGCATATTTGGAGATGAAAGATGAAATATCCGAGTTTCATGATATCGATAAACAATAAATTATAAATATCTCAGATACTTCCATAAGGAGGAAGAATAATGGATCTGAATTTACTACGCAAAGGCGGTGAAGTAGTTGTAGGATGGTTCTGGCAAAGCTGCGAAGTTAAAAAGTTCGTAGTATATCTCTTAGAAAAGTATTCTAAGAGTACTGACAATGATGTTGATGATAAACTTGTAGAATTAGTAAGAAACGCTCTTCTCAAGAATTGCCAATAATAAATGATTACTTGGTATAGTTGTCTAGTATTAAATAGTGGATTAACTGTATTATTCGCAATACTTTATGCATTATCTGAGTATATTGGAAGAAATCCAAATATAAAAGAAAACACTTTATATCAATTCATTCATCACTTTTTAATTGCTGTAACAAGTAAAAATAAATCAAAGGAGAAGTAATGTTACTTCTCCTTTTTTTATAAATATCTTTAGTAAAAGAACATATTTGGAGAAAACCAATGCCTCTTTGGGGAAATTCTACTTCAGACGAAAAAAGACCAACCTGGTTAAGAGAAGGTGATAAACCAGCTAATGATCTCAACGAGTGTTTTGCTGATGAGAGAGGTTGGGTGATTAGACACGCTGATGGTAATGAAGAAGTTTTAGTTGCAATTGGTGGACTAGCTGGTGCTGGTTCTACTGCAGCTGGTCTTGGAAATGCGACTATCGTTCGTGTTTATTTTGGTGCAACTGGTTATTCTACATCTTCTACTGGAACAGTTTACGTTCAGTATAATGAAAAAGTAGATGTCCAGAATCTTGCTGCAACTCTTAATGTAACTGGTTCCATTGACGGTACTTTGGTTGCTTATGCAACAACTACAACTGGAAACAAGAGAGTCGGATTTGCATTTACAACTCCTGCGGCCGCACAGACTCTTGTAATTCCTGGCCAGACAATTGCTGGAATTATTACCGATACTTCAACTTCTGTTGCTTCTGATAAGATCTTTGTTTCTACTGAAGTAACTGGTGCTGGTGGTAGTGGAATTACAACTACTGTTGGCGTTACAACCACTTGATATTTAAAATAGATTATGAGATTTGATGAATTGAACGAAAATAATTATATAATGTTTGCTATAAAACATTATGAAAATCCTCATGCCGTAACTCAAGAGGATTTTAATGAAGATATGAAAAGATTTAAATGGATAAAAAGACTTTTAAAGAGATATCAAACCACTGGTGTTTTAAAGTCACATTTACTCATTAATCACTTTATAATTCTTTATAATGTTTTCGGAGAGGCCACAACGCCACTGCTTTTTTTCAAGATCGATCGTGAGTTGTGGTCTGTAGTTAAAACATTCGTCGTTTATCTTGGTAGACTTCCGGAATATCCAAAGTCTGCTTTGCACGATATACCAATGGATGAAAATTGTCTTAAAGATCTCAACACAATATGAAAGACCATATTTTAGAAAATTCTATTAAAATTATTCGTAATCTTATGGAAGATGGTATGGTTGTTGGATCTGGTGGATTCACTGGCTCTGCAGATCCAAAAGGTCCTGTTGCTGGGTTCGATCCTCCTATTAAATTGGATAGACGTACAAAGATTATGAAAAGATTGCCTATAGAATATAGTAAACATTTAACAAATAGGAAGAAATAAAATGTTCTCGCAAGAATCAAAACTAGCGGTTCTTGAATCCAAACTCAACATTTATGAAGAGCTATCCCGCGAAATGTTATCTAAGTTGGAAGCAGCTGTGGAAAAAATTTCCGAAGGAAATAATCGTATAGCAATGATTCTTACAAAACATGATGAACGTATAGAACAAAGTATTAAAACTGATGAGTTAATTATCAGAATGATTGAAGATGTTAAAGAATCAAATTCTAAAGAACATCTTACAGTTGTCAAGAGATTGGAAACTGTAGAGAAAGATATATCTGAACTATCAAAATTTAAGTGGCAATCTCTAGCTATTGTTGGAGTAATCGCTTTTGCTACAAGTTTACTAGTTCCTTTTATTGACAACATTGTGCAGGTGCAGTACAATGGATCTACTCAGATCCAAAATACTACAAAATGAGTCTTATTGACACCAAATACATTGGATTAGTTTCACTTAAACTCCAGAAATTTTCAAAAAAGAAGGAAGGATTATATAATTTTCGTTGCCCCTATTGTGGTGATTCTGAAAGACATAAAAATAAAGCCAGAGGTTACTTATATCGTCTAAAGAATGATCATAACTTTAAGTGTCATAACTGCGGCGCCTCTAGAACCTTTACAAACTTTTTAAAAGACATTGATCCATCTCTACATGATCAGTACGTCTTTGAGAGGTATAAAACGGGGGCTACAGGACGTGGATCAAATACTCCTGAACCAAAAAAATTCAAATTTGAGAAACCAGATTTTTCAAAAAAAGATTTTGATCTACCAAAAATTTCAGAACTAAATACAACACACCCCGCAAGAAAATTTTTAGACAACCGAAGAATTCCCGTTAAGTATCTGGGCGAACTTTACTTCGCCGAAAATTTTAAGGAATGGACTAATTCCCAAAAATATACTTTCGATAACTTAAAGAATGACGAACCAAGAATCATTATTCCCCTAAAAAATAAAGAAAAAATATTTGGGTTCCAGGGGAGATCGCTTAATCCAAAATCAAAACTTAAGTACATTACAATTATTTTGGATGACAACAACCCCAAGATTTATGGTTTGGATAAGGTTGACTGGAATAAAACAGTTTATATTGTAGAAGGCCCATTTGATAGTATGTTTATTGAAAACTCTATCGCAATGGTTGGTGCCGATTTTGATAAATCGTTTTTTATCTCAAACTTTGAAACAAATTTTGTGATGGTTTATGATAATGAAAAACGAAATAAACAAATTGTTGATAGGATGGAAAAGTCAATAGATTGGAAATTTCCAATAGTTATTTGGCCAGATACTATCAACGAAAAAGACATTAATGATATGATTTTATCTGGACTTAATGTCCAGTCTGTGATAGAATCAAATGTCTATAGTGGATTACAAGCTAAAACAAAACTTACTAGTTGGAAGAAAACATGAGTAACGGGACTAAAGTTGTAAAAAGAAACGGAAATACCGAAAACCTGAACCTAGACAAAATTCATAAAATGGTAGAAAGTGCCTGCGAAGGTCTCGCGGGAGTTTCTGCATCTCAGGTTGAAATGCAATCAGGTATTCAATTTTATGATGGTATTACTACATCAGAGATTCAAGAAATTTTGATTCGTTCAGCTTCTGATCTAATTGATCTTGAAACTCCAAATTATCAATTTGTTGCTGCTAGACTTCTTTTGTTTGGACTATACAAGCAAGTCTTTGGCCCATCTTGGAATCAGGGATTTCCTCACATTTACGATCACTTAGTACATGGAGCTTGCAGTAATATTTACGATAGACATCTCCCCGCAAAATATAGCAGTGATGAGTGGGACAAGATTAACTCTTGGATTGATCATGATCGTGATTTTCTTTTCACTTATGCAGGTCTACGACAAGTTGTAGATAAATATTTGGTTCAAGATCGTAGTAGTGGAAAAGTTTATGAAACTCCACAATACATGTACATGTTAATTTCTGCAACTATTTTTGCAGAATATTCAAAAGAAACCAGACTAGATTACGTTCGTAAATATTACAATGCAATCTCAAAACACAGAATCAACATTCCAACTCCCATCATGGCAGGAGTTAGAACGCCACTTAGACAATTCGCTAGCTGTGTGCTTGTTGATGTTGATGACACCCTCGATGGTATCTTTACTAGTGATATGGCTATTGGCAGATACGTTGCACAAAGGGCGGGTATCGGCATCAACGCAGGTCGCATCCGTGGCATCAACAGCAAAATCAGAGGGGGAGAAGTTACTCATACAGGCGTTATCCCATTCCTCAAAAAGTTTGAATCAACTGTCAGATGTTGTACACAAAACGGGATTCGCGGTGGAAGTGCTACTGTCCACTTTCCAATCTGGCACCAAGAAATAGAAGACATCATTGTTCTCAAGAACAACAAAGGAACTGAAGATAACCGTGTTCGTAAACTTGATTATTCAATTCAAATCAGCAAACTTTTCTATGAAAGATTCATCAATGATGAAGAAATGTCCCTCTTCTCACCTCATGACGTTCCATCAGTTTCTGATTCTTTCGGGCTTCCTGAGTTTGATGATCTCTATTTGGCTGCAGAACGAGATGAGTCTATTCCAAGAAAAACTGTCAGAGCTCAAGAACTTATTCTGGACATCCTAAAAGAACGTGCGGAAACCGGTCGTATTTACATCATGAATATTGACCATTGCAATTCTCATAGTTCTTTTATTGATAAAATTTGGATGAGTAATTTATGCCAAGAAATTACTCTACCAACAGATCCCATTCAGCATATCGATGACATTGATGGTGAGATTGCTCTTTGTATTCTTTCTGCAATTAATGTAGGAAAACTAAAGCATATTGATGATCTGGAAGAATTGTGCGATCTTTCTGTTCGCGCACTTGAGGAACTAATTGATTATCAAGATTATCCTGTTCATGCGGCTGAGGTTGCAACAAAATCTCGCAGATCTCTTGGTATTGGATATATTGGTCTTGCACACTATCTTGCAAAGAATGGTGTAAAATATGATTCTAATGAGGCTTGGAGTATTGTTCATGAACTTACAGAAGCATTTCAGTATTATCTACTAAAGTCTTCTAATCAAATTGCTAAAGAAAAAGGTCAGTGTGTAGATTTCAATAGGACCAAATATTCTACTGGTATTCTTCCTATCGATACATATAAGAGAGATGTAGACGAAATTGTATTACACCACCTTAACTATGATTGGGAAACACTTAGAGCATCCATTTTGGAACACGGTCTCAGGCACTCAACACTGTCCGCACAGATGCCATCGGAGAGCAGTTCCGTTGTGTCAAACGCAACTAATGGAATCGAACCACCTAGAGGGTACTTGTCCATTAAGAAATCTAAAAAAGGACCACTTAAACAAATTGTTCCTCAATATAATGCCCTCAAAAACAATTATACGCTTTTGTGGGATATGCCTGATAACACTGGGTATATTAATGTTGTTGCTGTAATGCAAAAGTTCTTTGATCAGGCTATTTCCGGAAACTGGTCTTATAATCCAGAAAACTATCCAGATAATGAAGTTCCCGTATCGGTAATGGCTCAAGATCTTTTGAGAACATACAAATATGGATGGAAAACTTCATATTATCAGAACACTCACGACCAAAAATCTGATGAAGTTAAGGAGGAAACTACAAAAAAAGAATTGGATAAACTTATTGATGACATTATGAATGCAAGTGAGGAAGATTGTGAAAGCTGTAAAATCTAACAAAACAAAGGAGTCTCTAATGATAGAAAAAATGACTGTATTTAACACCAGTACCGATGTTGATACCCGTAAACAACCAATGTTTTTTGGTCAACCATTAGGTTTACAGCGTTATGATCAATACAAATATCCAGTTTTTGATAAGTTGACTCAACAACAACTGGGATATTTTTGGAGACCTGAAGAAGTTTCTCTTCAAAAAGATCGTTCAGATTATCAAACTCTTCGTCCAGAACAAAAACATATCTTTACTTCCAACCTGAAGTATCAGATCATGTTGGATTCTGTGCAAGGTCGCGGACCAGGAATGGCATTCATTCCATATTGTTCACTTCCCGAATTGGAAGCATGTATGGAAGTTTGGGGATTCATGGAAATGATTCACTCACGTTCATACACATACATCATCAAAAATGTGTATTCTGATCCCGCAGAAGTATTTGATACGATTTTAGATGATGAAAAAATTGTCAGTCGAGCTGAAACTGTAACAGGTGCTTATGATGATTTCATTAATTCTGCACAAGAATATGGCACTTCTAATGCATGGAAGTTTGCTCAAGAAGGTGCAGGTCATTCTAGAGAAGATCGTATTGAATTAAAAAGAAAACTTTATCGTGCAATTGCCAATGTCAATATTCTCGAAGGTATCAGATTCTATGTCTCATTCGCTTGCTCGTTTGCGTTTGGTGAACTCAAACTTATGGAAGGATCCGCTAAAATTATCTCTCTCATCGCAAGAGATGAAAATCAGCACCTTGTCATTACTCAAAACATCCTCAACAAATGGCGTGAAGGCGATGATCCAGAAATGCAAAAAATTGCTCAAGAAGAGGAAGATTGGGTAGTAAATGCTTTTGAAAATTGTGTCAATGAGGAAAAAACTTGGGCTCAATATCTTTTTAAAGATGGTTCCATGATTGGTCTTAATGATAAACTTCTCAATAACTATGTTGAGTGGATTGCAAATCGTCGTATGAAGGCTATTGGACTTCGCCCATTGTATGATATTCCTGCAAAGAACAATCCTCTTCCTTGGACTGAACATTGGATTTCCTCTAAGGGTCTTCAGGTAGCACCTCAAGAAACAGAAGTTGAATCTTATGTTGTTGGTGGCATTAAACAAGACGTTAAAAAGGATACTTTTGCTGGGTTCAAACTTTGATCTAAATAATAATAACAACTGACTTGAAATAAGTTTCATGGTTACTCAAACTCAAATTCCGAGGGTGGTTTCTGAGGAACTACCCTCCAATCCTTTTACTTTTGAAGTTCTTGCACTTGCTGCAAAACAAAAATCAAATGCAAAAAAGGCAGAAATCCTACAAAAATACTCTGATCCATCATTAAAAACTATCTTAATTTGGAATTTTGATGATACGATCATATCAATGCTTCCAGAGGGATTAGTTCCCTATGCAAGCGTTGGACAACAGAATGTTCGTTCCGGAAATCTAAGTGATAATATTGAACGATCTGTTCAAATGATGGATGAACTTGGATCTAATTCTATTGGATCTCAAGACCAAGGTCGAACTTCAATCCGTAAAGAATATACTTATTTTTATAATTTTGTTAAAGGTGGTAATGATAGACTCTCTAGTATGAAACGAGAGACTATGTTTATTAGTATTCTTGAGGGATTGCACCCTCTTGAGGCTGAGATTCTTATGCTTGTAAAAGATAAAAAGTTACAAACAAAGTATAGTATTTCTAAACAAAATGTTTCAGATGCATATCCGGATATTCAATGGGGTGGTAGATCATAAATATCCGTAGAATATGTAAATGATATGAAAATAGACCTTCATAGTTTTTTTAAATTTTACGATGAAAAAAACCAAAATCATGTTAAAGCAGTTCAGATTTTAGAGGATACTTTACCTGGATTATTTCTTGAAGATAGTTCGGAATGGGTGAAAGTTTACAGAACAAAAGTGGAACCACCAAAAACAAACGTTCTCCCAGTTCCTTGGTTTCCACAAACAGATAATTATAGGGATGCGCAAAGAACCTGTAATTCTTCATCTTGCGCAATGTGCCTTGAGTATTTTAAACCAGGTACACTCGTAGGACCAAAAGGCGATGATGCATACATTCGCAAAGTGTTCTCAGTGGGTGACACAACAGATCACTCGGTTCAGACCCGCACTTTACAATCTTATGGTATTAAGTCTGAGTTTAGGTATAATCTTACATTTGCCGATCTTGATCGTGAGTTATCTGCTGGGAGACCCGTTTGTATTGGGATACTCCATCGTGGTCCTTTATCTTCTCCTACTGGGGGTCATATACTCGTAGTGATTGGCAAAACTCCATCCGGAGATTATGTCGTAAATGATCCATATGGAAGTCTTAATGATGGATATACTGGACCCGTCTCAAATGGTAGAGGCGCAGTATATAAGCGTTCAGAACTTTCTCGTAGATGGTGCCCTGCCGGCAATGATGGTTGGGGTAGAATTTTCTCATGACTATAAAATTTATCGATGCGGTAAAAAATTACAAAGATCTCCCACACCAGAATAAGGCGTGGGAATTTCTTCAAGCATCAGTACATAAGGAAATTCTTGATGAATTTGCAAGACTCTATAGAAATCAAAAAGTAGAGCCAACTCTTGAGGGACTTCCCCTTTCTGGGGTTGATTTGATCAAGGAATTTGAAGGATGCAAATTAAAAGCGTATTATGATCCTCATACTGGAGGACTTCCCATAACAATTGGGTGGGGAAGTACCCGTAGAAAGGATGGTTCTAGTTTTATGATTGGCAATTCAATTACGCAAGATGAAGCGGATGATTTGCTTTATCATCAATTACGTCGTGAGTTCCTTCCTTCTTTGCAAAAAATTCCTTATTGGAATGAAATGAGTGAAAACCAACAAGGCGCACTTTTATCATTTGCTTATAATCTTGGAGCTAATTTTTATAATTCTTCTGGATTTAGTACAATATCTAGAGTTCTCAGAGAAAAAAAGTGGAGTGAAGTTCCATCTGCATTAGAACTTTATCGTAATCCAGGTAGTAAAGTTGAACTTGGACTTTTACGCAGAAGAAAAGCGGAAGGAAAACTTTGGAAGTCTTAACGTTCTTCTTGTCGATGAATCCAATTCTTAAGTTCGTATAGATAGTTTCTTAATATATTTGCTTGATTTTCATGCCAATAATCTCCAGTTTCCATCCACAATCGAGTATGATTATCGATTGCTTTTAGGATCTGATGAATGGGTGCATTCCAACACTCACGTTCTGGAGTGTTCCATTCTCGTGGCATAAACCCTCTATATTATGGAATAAAGTTTACCAAAGTTGTACTTAAATTACCATTATTATCTACATTTAATCTATATCTACTTCCATTTGGGGAAGTCAATATCACTGTGGATACGCCAATGGTTATTCTTCCGACCCCATCGGGTCCAGTTGATGTAATATTATCACCGAAGTTTAATTCTCTTGCAACACCTTTTCTTACATTATTATCTAAAACTTCCAATCCACCAACAAGAGCAGTCACATTTGTAAGTTGACTTCCATCACCTACAAATTGAGTAGCAGTAACTACACCAGTTGAAGTTATATTTCTTACTTCTAGATGTTCTGTTGTTGTAATTCCTGCATTTAAAACTCCAGAAACACTGATAATAGGATTTCCTGTTAAGTTTCTAGAAAGAGTGGAAATTCCTGCAGTGCTTGCATAACTTACTAAGTCAAATCCATCTCCAAATTTAGTATAAACTTCTTGGAAATTACTATTAATTTTACCCATTGCAATTCTCAATGGATCTCCCTGACCATCATTAGGATTTGCACCAGTATTGATCCCGAGTCTAGACATTAATGTTCCTCAGTCTTTCCCTATTTTATATTTATTGATGATTATAACTATTAATAGAATGATTTCAAATCATGCAATTCAATTTTCAATTTGGTAAAAAGAAATCAAATAAAAAACAACTAATTATAGTTGGAGTGGTAGTATCAACTATAATTGCAGCTCTTTCACAATGTACAGGAATATCAGAAAATGGACTTTGGAACTTATTGGACGAAATTCAAAGAAAGTATTTCCCGCAAGGTGTTCTTAATGAGATTATACTACAAGATCCTGACAAAGTAAACCGTAGGGTTGTCAGAGATGTTGATAACGCTATAAAAGATGTAACAAAGGAATATGATCGTATTATTGTAGAGTCGGATAAAAAATATAAACCACGATACCTTGAAGAGACGAATGATGAATCATTATGTTATTCTGAGGATTGTAAACAACTTGCACCACCTATGAGAATTTGTTCTCCAGTTTTTGAGGGAATTGATTGTTCTTGGAAACCTGAAGATAAATAAATAACAATATAAAGTACTTTTATTGCAGGAAAATGAGAGCAGAAGAAATCAAGGGTCTCATGGAGGCCTATTCAAAGGTTCATGAGACTCCCGAAGTTCTCAGTGAAGAAGTCGTTGAAGAAAACGTAGAACAGATTGATGAAATGGGTCAAGCTGGAGCTAGATCAACTGGACAAACTTCAACTGTTTTTAGACCAACTCCAAGTGGTTCTGGATCAAGAAGAGGCGCAGCTCCAGTACCAACTTCTTCATCAAAACCATCTGCAACACCATATAAATCTAGATTTGCTGGTGCTCGTGATGCTGCATTTGCAAAAGCTTCAAAAATTAAAGGTTCTTCAGTTGTAGGATCAAAACCTGCTTCCTCAGCTCCTGCAACTACTCCAAAACCTGCTGCAACTACTGCACCAAAACCAGCTGCTCCAGCTCCTGCAAAACCCGCAGGATCTGCGATGGATCAATGGGCAAAAGCAAATCCAAAACTTGCTGCTGCAAAGGCAGAGAGAGATCGCACAAGAGGAACTAGTGCAACCACCAATCCTCTTATGAAGGATACGAAGTCTTCTATGCCTGCACCTAAGGCTCCTGCAGCATCAACCGCAAAGACGGGTTTTGACCTTGCTAAGAAGGGTGTAAATCTTGCTGCTGATGTTGATATCTTTGATCTAGTCAAAGGTCACCTTCTAGATGAAGGATATGCAGAGACCGAAGAGAATGCACTCGTAATGATGGCAAACATGAGTAAAGAGTGGAGAGAGTCCATCATCATGGGACTCACTGAAGCAGAAATTATGAAACATCAAAAAGAAAGAGATAGAATTGAGGGAAATAAGAAAAGATTTGCCAAATCAAAAACAATGTCTTATGAACCCCCAACAAAGGGTAAACATGGTGAGATTGAGCGTAGAATGGCAAAGAGACCTCCTTCAAGATTAAGAAGTGGTTCTCTTCCAGAGGAACTAGAAACCGAAGGTTATCAGCGTGATCCCGAGAAGGGTGAGAAGGAAGATAGAAAGTATGAAAAAGTTCGTGGAGAAAAAACTCCTATGCCACCAAGAGGTGATAAGCGTAGAGAAGATTTTGAGAAGTGGTATCGTGCTAATGTTCGTTGAGAACAATTAAAATATAACTTGGGGGGTTGACTAACCCCCTTTTTTGTGACTATAATAACTCTGTCCGGGTTCAAAGGATAAATAATGCTCAGTGATTTTAAGAGCTTTATGGTTAAAATATCGTATGTAGATAATTTACCAATTAAGAATAGAATAAATCCATTTTTAATGCAAAATCCTGGGCCATTTCCTCAAGAAGAATTGATTAAAAAATTTTTAAATTTAAAATCAATTGAAGATGTTTTTTACGTTAATAAAAACTTTGATATTCCAGATAGAAATTATATTTGTATAGTGTTAGTAATTAATCCAGATAATTTTATTTCAACGGAAGATGTAAAAATATTATTAAATAATTTTAGTAAATTTTCTAATGTATATTTTTGTATTTCTTTAAATAAATTTTTAATTTATAACAAAAATAATTTAGAATTTAAAAGTAATTTTTTAGATTTTGATGAAAAACTCATTGAATATTTTAGTAATATTTCAAATTTTACTTTAGTTTATAGTAAATCCAGATCAGATGATATAGGTAATTTGGGTAATTTTATATATCCAGTTACACAAATGATATTTAAAAAAAATGAATAAAGATCAATATTTCAAATTGTTGTATCTTCAACAACATTATGGAGAAAGATGGGTATCTTTTGTTCATAATAAAAAAAATGATGATAAAGTAATTTTACCATTAGATAAATTTGTTTTAGATTCTGTTAAAAATTTTCCAGTTTTGGCTTTAAATTGTTTAGGTCAAATTTATAAAAATATTATTAATGTTGATGTAATTCCGAAACATAATAATTATAGTACTTTAATATTAGTAAATAACTCTGAATTTAAATATTGTACTCATTTGGAAATTATTGAAAAAGTATTAAATTATAGTTCTTATTTAAAAAAAGAATCTAGAATAATTTTAAATATTAATTTTGAATTTTTAATATATGATAGAATATCAATATCAGCTAATAATGTTGTAGAAATTTTTAAATTAAAATTTCTAGAAAAAGGATTTGTTTCTACACAAACAAAGTTTAGTATGACAGATTATAAATGGGATAGTGGATTTGGAAATTTATTTTTAATTTTAGATCGTTCTAACTAAATAAAGCTTAGTGAATTTTAAAGCTTTATGAGCTATGAAAACCCTTGGACTTATAATGGAGAGGTTTTTGAGTCAGATCATATTCAGGATCATTTTGGTTTTGTTTATCGTATTGACTGCCTTGAAAATAATCGGAGTTACTTTGGGAGAAAGTATTTCTGGAGCTTCCGAAAGAAAAAGGGTGCAACTCGAAGATCTAAACAGGAGTCTGATTGGAAAAAGTATTACGGATCCTGTCCAGAACTCAAAGATGATATTAAGAAATACGGAAAAGATAAGTTCAGAAGATTCATAATTTCTCTACACGATACTGTAGGTAAAACGAATTATGAGGAGACCCGTCAGTTGTTCCTAAATAATGTCCTGACAGAGGCCCTTGACACTGGGGAACCTCGGTACTACAATAGCAATGTACTCGGTCGTTACTACAGGAAGGATTACTTTCATGGAACATCAGCTCATTGACAACGTTGAAGATCTGAAGGATAGTGTTATTGACCGACTTCATTATCTCGCAGAAATGGGAGATTATTTGAATGCTTGTGCGGTTTATGAAGAGTTTCGTGAAGAGATTCTAAGCACTAACATGTGACGGCTTGCAAAAAACTAAATATTAACTTATAATGAAAAATCCCACTTATGTGGGTTTTCTTGTAATGAGAGTTTGAAGTGACAATTAGAGCCTAGGAGATTGCCCCTTGAGAAAGGGGAAGTGCGCTTTCTCTATTAGGATGTAGAGTTCAATTAATTTAAATGCAAAATTTCTTTACAGTAACCCTGCCTCTTTTGGCAACGGTTACAACCACAACGGCATCACTGCCTTCAGTGTTTCCTCCTCCACCCGTGAATGGTCCTTCAAAACCACCTTTCGCAATTGTTCAAGAGGAGCCTACATCAAAGACAGCAATCCGCGAGGTTGCTCCCGAAAAACCTAAAGAGTTAAGGTTAATTTGTAAAGGGTGTAATGAACATGAGAATGCTACCCTGGCATACTTCCAGGATCGTGGTATTAAAGACAGAAACGCCCTTGCTACCATTATGGGCAATATTCGTCAGGAATCAACTTTTATTCCTAACATTTGCGAAGGTGGTAGCAGAACCAGTTGGCGTAACTGCGATGGTGGTTACGGACTGATTCAATGGACATCTGCCAATCGTTATTATGGATTGGGTGATTTTGCTAGGAAGTTTGGTGGTTCACCATCATCACTTCACACGCAACTTCGTTATCTAACAAATGAAGTCCAATGGAAAGAGATTGAAGACCGAATGAAAATTCCTGGTAAGTCTATCAATCGTTATATGGACTATGCGTATAGTTGGATTGGATGGGGGCATCATGGTGCTCGCACATCTTATGCTTATGATTATGCATCCCGTCTGATCAAGGTAGAAGTTTAACAATTAAATAGGAGGGAGGGGTTGACAGAAAACCCTTCCCCCACTATAATAACTTCATACCAAACATGCCCCTGTAGCTCAGTAGATAGAGCATCGGCCTTCTAAGCCGTTGGTCGTGGGTGCAAATCCTACCAGGGGTGCTTGACTTTTTAACAAAAAAGTCTTATAAATAAAAACACTTAGGTCGAAAACAATGTCTTACCCAATGCCCACAAAACAGTTTAGTATTCTCGATTGCCGCTATTGGCATATTGAGGGTGCTCCCCTGTTTGCGGATATGGAAAGACATATGTAAGATGTTTAATCCATAAAAGCAAAAGAAGGGGAGAGAAACCAAAAGTTTCCTCCCCTTTTTTGTTGCTTGTGACAGTTTCCCAAGTGTCCACCATCCTCCAATCAGAGTTCAAATGGTGGTATTCTAATCGAGTGGTTGAGAGAGACCACACCGAACCTAGACAACCGAATATTTATCCTATATTATTTGGGTCTGTTGCATAGCGGCTAATGCACCTGGCTTTTAACCAGTATATCGTGGGTTCGAGTCCCACCAGACCCATATGGAACATAACTCTTATAAATAACAGAGTATTACTCCGTTATAAGATATGTTCCATAACTGCAAAAACACCAAGAAACAAGGTGATGTTGGATTGGGTATTTGTATTGCCCACTTTTGTGGTCTTGGATATACTGTTTCTATCCCATTAACAGATAGTCAAGATTACGATTTGATTGTTGAGTTTCCTGAACTTGGATTACAAAAAATACAAGTAAAGACAACTAACTCCAAATCTTCTAGTGGAAAATATGTAGTGGGATTGAGGATTACTGGTGGAAATAGTAAATCTAATTTTGTCAATAAACTCAATACTGAAATCTTTTATGACCAGTTATTCATACTAACTGCTGATGGTGATAAGTATCTTATTCCCAAAGACATCATAAAAGATAATAAAAACTCAATCAATCTTGGTGAAAATTATTTGCAGTATAAAATCTAGGGAGAGTGGCTACTGTCGGCAATATGTGTAGTCCGTGTCTGTAAAACACGTACATAAGAACCATCGGGGGTTCAATTCCCTCCTCTCTCACTGCATGATCTGCCCAATGATACCATTGGTAGTGGATTGTGCTCTTGGCCCATTAGCGTAGCGGTCTAACGCGCCTCTCTGTCCAAGAGGAGATCAGGGGTTCAAATCCCCTATGGGTCGTTGGAGATCATCAGTACGAATCTCCACGCATTCTTCAGAGGTTGCCAGTTTGCAGAAGAATGTTGTAGTAATAACTGGAATTGGGGAGGGATTTCTAGCCACCATCGGATGATGGCAGGATTCATAAGGCTACGAAGCGTAATCCGTAAGTAACTTCGTGTGGGATACCCCTCCCATCTGGTCCTATCGTCTAGTGGTGAGGACATCACTCTTTCACAGTGAAGACACGGGTTCAAATCCCGTTAGGACTACCATCCAGGTGTAGCTCAGTTTGGTAGAGCGCTCCGTTTGGGGCGGAGAAGTCGGAGGTTCAAATCCTTTCATCTGGACTTGGGAACATAGCTCCAATTGGTAGAGCACATGATTGAAGATCATGGTGTTATCGGTTCAAATCCGATTGTTCCCTCTTGACCTTATGGTCACGGAGATTCACTTTCTCCGTTATGAAACTTCGGTTGGTTAGTGATAGGTTTTTCAGTCCGAAAACTGAAACTGGTAGGTTGTTGATATCGACTCCTACCTTGATGGAATCGTAGCTCAGTGGTAGAGCACTCGGCTGATAACCGAGCGGTCACAAGTTCAAATCTTGTCGGTTCCACTTGCCCAAACTTTATTCCAAAGTTGGGTTGAACGGAAAACTGAAAGGTAAAAGAAACCTGTCAGTATGCTTATTACTAACAAACGCAAAGGCTATAGAAAACAGTCTCGTTCAAGTCGAGACAGGGTAATAAGTTGAACGCAGCGAGTATTCCAACGATTAGGTCCAACAAGTAAATCTGATGAGTAGAATCTAGGAGTAAGCAACGTAAGGATATCATTTGTAGTGTAACGGTAACACTCCGCCATAGCACTTGCGTTTTGGAGGCGGCAATGGAGGTTCGAATCCTCTCAAATGATACACCTACGATATGGGAGAGCACCTTGGATGGTGGATACGACGGTATCAGAGACGGTTCGATTCCGTCCATTGGCAATGGTGGTTCGATTCCACCCTCTCCCTACTTGGCAGTGTAGTTCAGTGGTAGAACAAGAGATTCATACCCTCTATGTCGGTAGTTCAATTCTACCCACTGCCTTGTGCCATTATCCTAGTGGTTAAGGAACCAGTTTGTGAAACTGGGTAGATGAGTTCAAATCTCATATGGCACCCCGCCCGATAAGCATTGTGGTGATGCAGCAGTTTAGTAAACTGCAGAGAACAGTTCAATTCTGTTATTGGGCTCTCAATTATCTGGAAATTCCAGATAGTTCAAATGTTCAGGTGGCAGAGTGGTCGAATGCGGAAGTCTGCAAAACTTCTTTCACCGTGGGTTCAAATCCCACCCTGAACTCCTAATTCCCAAGTGAGCAAACTGGTAAAGCTATCTCCCTTTGAAGGAGAATTTTTGCAGGTTCGAAGCCTGCCTTGGGATTTGGATTTATAATGGTAAGACTAGTATTTTTTGACTTTATGTGTTATAAATAACTAATAAAGAATAATTACTATGTCAAATCAAAATAAATCCAGAAAAAAAAGAAGTATCTTATGGTCTGTTCCAAAAAAACAACTAGAATTAATTGTTTCTGATAGTTCTTCTTATTCTGAGATTTTGAGAAAACTTAATATATTTTCTCAAGGTTCTAATATAAACACACTAAAAAGAAGAATAGAATATGAAAAAATTGATACTTCTCATATAAAAAAAGGACTTGATTCCAATAAAGGAAAAAAATTTGGTCCTAGTAAAAATAAAATTCCAAATAATATACTATTTGTTGAAAATAGTAGCACTTCTAGGAGTGTTATTAGGGCAAGACTAATACAAGAAAATATTATTTCTTATTCTTGCTTCAATTGTGGATTGGAACCTAAATGGAATGGAAATCCTTTATCTATGGTTTTAGATCATATAAATGGAATTCCTAATGATAATAGATTAGAAAATCTAAGATTTTTATGTCCAAACTGCAATAGTCAAACTGATACATTTGCTGGTAGGAATGTAAAAAGGGTTAAAAAACCTAGAATTTCAATTCCAAGAAAAAGAAAATTTGAAGTATCTAAAGAAGAACTTCAAAAACTTCTTGCTTCTTATTCTTTAGTTTCTATTGGTAAAATGTTTGGAGTTTCTGATAATGCTATTCGTAAAAGATGTAAACTTTTCGGAATCTTATAGTTTGTCCGTGTAGCCCAATTGGAAGAGGCAATAGACTAAGGATCTATTTGTTGGAGGTTCAAATCCTCTCACGGATACCATGTTGGGTTGGTGCAATTGGTAGCATCTTGGTCTCCAAAACCAAAGATCAGAGTTCAAGTCTCTGGCCCTTCGCCTACTCTCTTAGCTCAGTGGACTAGAGCAATCGGCTACGAACCGATGTGTCGCAGGTTCAAATCCTGCAGAGAGTGTTGACATCTTCCGTAATTATGGTATGATGTTTATGTTGGAGAGGTGTCCGAGTGGCTTAAGGAGCAGACCTGGAAAGTCTGTGTGGGGGTAACTTCACCGAGGGTTCAAATCCCTCTCTCTCCGCTTGACAACTGAATAATTTTAGTATACTATATACTATGTTCAAGAGGATGCAAAGTCTGTTGCTTCGGACTGGGGTTCGACTCCCCACAACTCCATAACTAGGGGTTGCCAAGGTTTCGACGAGGTGGTAAGGTTGTATCTGTTGACGGGACAAAAAACAAACGCAAACAACATTGTTGCATTCTCTCGCAGTAAGACTACTGCCCTAGTATAGAGAGACGGGGTGATAACAGCCCTGTAAAGAAAGTGTTACGGTGCCGTGAAAAGCGGCCTTATAGTGGGGAAGTGTAACGGTTGCACAGAAGTCTCATAAGCTTCAGGTAGGTGGTTCAATTCCACCCCCCGCCACCAAATGGGGGATTAGCTCAATTGGTAGAGCAGTGCCTTTGCAAGGCAAAGGTTAGGAGTTCGAGTCTCCTATTCTCCACTGGGAAAGTGATCCTGCGGGTTCGCCCAAGAGCTCTCCTTTCCCCTATATTCCCCTATAGCTCAATTGGCAGAGCACGGAGCTGTTAACTCTGGGGTTGTTCGTTCGAGTCGGACTGGGGGAGTTGGAAGGGTTGGAAATTTCCGATTCTTTCATATCATCACTGCCCTCTAATGCAGTGAAAATTGCAGAAAGTGTCTTCTGCGAGTGGTGGGCACTCACTACTCATCAATTAAAAATTAGCTCCAGTGGTGGAACGGTAGACACAGCGGACTTAGAATCCGCCGCCTTAAAAAGCGTGGAAGTTCAAATCTTCTCTGGAGCACTTGACAATTATACTCAACTACTCTATAATTGTCTTATTGCGGAATTAGTTCAGTGGTAGAACGCCATCCTTCCAAGTTGGATGTCACCGGTTCGAATCCGGTATTCCGCTCTTGAGAACTTCGACGGGAGTTCTCTGGGTGTGACAGAACAATCCTTGTGGTTACTCACGGGATAATGTAATAGGTTAGGGGTGGTGCCCGCTGTATCGTTGAGAAATCAAAGGTATAGAACTTCTCACCAAGAAGAACCTAAGTGTTGGGAAATACGTTGTCAGTGTAACCTTCCCGATTGTGAGTATGACAGAATCTCACCACCCCCACGGGCGATTAGCGCAGCGGTAGCGCAGCTGCTTTACACGCAGTTGGTCATTGGTTCGAATCCGATATTGCCCACTTATAAATACTTGAAAAAGTATCTGTATAATGGAAACACTTTTTAAACTACTAAGTGATGCACAAGCATCCCTATTTGTCTTATTTCATAAGACATGGGCGTATCATTGGAATGTAATTGGAGAAGATTTTCCACAACTTCATACTCTTTTTGGTGATCAGTATGAAACAATGTTTGAGGAGATCGATCGTATCTCTGAACACATGAGGTTTCTAAATGTAAAACCACTTAATAGTTTAGAAAGAATTGTAGAAGTTTCCAAAGTCAAAACTGGACAAAGTACAACAGATTGCCATAAAATGGTAAGAGATCTGTTAAAATCAAATCAAGATTTGTGTGATCTATTTACTGAAGTTGCTGAGGAAGCTGATGCTCAGAAGTCCAGAGCAACTTCAAATCTTATAGATGATCTAAATGAGTCTCATGGAAAATTTGTTTGGATGTTGAGATCGTATCTTGAATCCTCTCCTGGACTCGCAAAAGAAGAAGTTCAAGAAATTGAAGAACAAGAAGAATCTGAAATTCAAGTAGAAGAAACAACTGAAGATTAATTAAAGGTATAAGACAATGTTAAGAGTAAGATGCAAAGTGTGTAACACCGAGTTGGAGTCGCATCCAACTAAATCGGTATGCTGTGGGTGTGATAATATGACACTTGTAAAAGGAGACACTATCACTGCTGTTGACTTAAATCAAGTAGTTATGTTAAACTCAATTAAAGAAAACAAAAGGGATAGTGTGTTCAGTCCATCTGAACTTGCTTTCCAGGAGTCCAGACGAGCTCGTAAGGTTCGTAAACTGGATTTCGAAATCCGATAGGAGAATTGGCCGAGTGGTTTAAGGCGGGAACCTGCTAAGTTCTTGAGGAGTTTATGCTTCTCCGTTGGTTCGAATCCAACATTCTCCGTATGGAAAGGTGGCCGAGTGGTTTAAGGCAACTGTCTTGAAAACAGTCGATGTGAGAGCATCCGGAGGTTCGAATCCTCTCCTTTCCGTTTTATTTTAATATTTGCTTAATCAGTGTTACGATATGAACACATAAGGTTGACGTTATAGCTTCCGTGATTATTATATAATTATGTACAAGTTAATAACCTCATGGACGACCACACCTACGGTAATTGGGTGAAGATCAAGGCTACTTTTGAAGCCTCTGGTAATACGGATAATATGTTCTATAAAAGAGCGTGTGAGATTGTCAAAACCAAAAAAGATCCTTTATCGAAATATCTTGGAGATGATAAAAATGGATATTGATAATGCTGAATCCGTAAGTCGTTCTGAAGTACAGGAGATGATTGATGCTTCTATACGAAGGCACAATAGGAATGCTTCCATTATTTCTATGTGTGTTGGTTGGGTGGTTCTTGCTTTATTTGCTGAGGGACTTCTCCGATTAATTGGTATCATTCCACCTTTACTGCCATGGCTCAACATTACTCTGAAATAATTGGTATAGTTTTATTATTGGTATTTGCCGTTACAATGTTCTATCAAGGAACTTGTATTATGAAAGGTCAAAGAGGATATTCTCTCAGAGATTATATGAAACAAGAAAGTACAAACATGCGTAAACGAATAGAGGAATTACTTAAGGACAAATGATAATTCTTACAGAAGAGGATTTAGAAGAACTGCAACAAAGAGTTCTACAACAAAAAATGGATGAACTTTTTGAAGAACCATCTACTTATGAGGACGATGAAGAATACAGAATGGATTGAATTTATTGAGTTTACGTCTCATGTCCTTTACATGTTTGTGTCATTTATGTGTGGATTATTGATTGGATATATGATAGGTTTCAGAAACGGTAGTGGGGGGTAAGATGCACAGACTAACTTTCTCTACAATTTGTATATTTGGATCAATCATGCTTTTTATAACTTGGGGATTAAATAACGCTTATCCACAATAGGAGTACTATATGAAGATTTTTTTAGATACCGCAGATGTTTCAATGATTAGTCCAGCATACGAGACTGGACTATTGGATGGAGTTACTACAAATCCCACTTTAATTCTTAAAAGTGGTAGACAACTTCATGAAGTTATCGAAGAAATATCAAAGTCTTTTTCAAAACTAGAAAGTATTTCTGCAGAAGTTGTTGCCGATACTGCAGAAGAAATGCTTTCACAAGCACAACAATTTTATACAATTGCACCAGCAGTTACAATTAAAGTTCCTTGTACAGTAGAAGGACTTAAGGCTTGTAAATTTTTGACTGATAAAGGAATTCAAGTCAATGTAACTCTTGTATTCTCAGTCGCTCAGGCAATTCTTGCATCTAAATCAGGAGCAACATTCATTTCACCTTTTGTTGGTCGTTGGATGGATAATTCGATTGATGGAATCGAACTCATTAAGAACATTCGTAAAGCATTTGATTATTCGGGAACATCTACACAAATTCTTGCAGCATCTCTTCGTGATGTAAGACAGGTAGAACAGTCTGCTCTTTGTGGTGCAGATGTAGTTACAATTCCTCCCATTGTATTTTGGTCAATGTATAAGAACATTATGACTGATAAGGGTCTTGAGTTATTCCAGAAGGACTGGGAACAAGTTATGAAAGATCAAAAATGAAACCAGAAAATATGTGTTGGCATTTCATAATGTCTTCTTTTGCTAGAACTTATGGTGTTCCTACAATAAAAAAACAAGAGAGATTTCACGCATTTGCCTTACAGTGGTGTGACGATCATAATTATATGTGTGATATTCATCTTGATGATTTAAATAAAGTTGATAGATATTTTAGAGAACAATACGAATCTTGGGAGGGTTGAATGAAAGTAGGATTAATTGGACTTGGAAGGATGGGAGAAGGAATGTCCCGTCGTATGATGAAATCAGGAATAGAAGTTTGGGGTTATAGGAGAAATTATGAAAAGGCTCAAGAAGCTTATGAAAAGGGATATATTAATGGAGTTGCAACTACTATTGAAAATCTTGTTAAAGTAGTTAAACAGAATAATAAAGGAGGAACACAACCAGGAATTTTCCAAATGGTTGTACCTGCAGAAACAGTAGAGGAGACTATCAATGAGTTACTACGATTTTGTGGTGAAGGAGATATTATTATTGATCATGGCAATAGCAATTTTAAAGACAGTAGGAAAAGATCAGAACGTTTGGCAAAGATGGGTATCCAATATATTGATTGCGGCACTAGCGGCGGTGTTTATGGTTTGGATCGTGGATACTGTCTTATGGTTGGTGGCGGAGATACTGCAGTCGCCACTTGTTCGCGTATTTTTAATGCCCTCTCTCCAGGAATCGACGCTGCCCCCAGGACTCAATTTGACTCAGACATAACTTCTGCAGAGTATGGCTGGTTGCATTGTGGCGGACCTGGTGCAGGACATTTCGTAAAGATGGTTCATAATGGAATTGAGTATGGTATAATGCAAGCATATGCAGAAGGATTCAATATCCTAAAAAATGCCAATGCAGGTGCCAAGTATGTTAGGGAAGGGGATGCAGAGGTTGCCCCAATGGCAGACCCAGAAAGTTACTGTTATGATATTGACGTTGCTGAGGTGGCTGAGTTATGGCGTCGTGGTAGCGTTGTTGGTTCTTGGTTATTGGATCTTACTGCTGATGTGTTACGCGGCAATACTGAGCTTAAACAATTCTCTGGAGGTGTATCCGACAGCGGTGAGGGTCGCTGGACAGTTACTGCCGCTGTGGACCTGGGGGTTCCCGCTCCTGTCATCACCACTGCGCTTTATGAAAGATTTAATTCACGCAATCTGGGCACTTTCGCAGCCAAAATTTTAAATGGTATGCGATACATGTTCGGTGGACATCACGTTAGATAGGAGCTACTCAATGGAAAGGTTCAAAGATTTTTCGGATTACGAACTAAAACTTTTAGCAGATGCTGTTTGGATGAGACAACGACGTTTCATCGCAGGTGATAGAAGATTCAAAGAATATGGTGTTATTCTTGATGAAATTAGTAAAAGAATTAATTATATTCCAGGAATATTTGCATAAAAGGAATGGAACCACATACTAATTTGGTATTTAAGTTTGTGGAATTTGTACTAAATAATCCCATATCAATTTTTATCATTGGTATGGGGTTGACAGTCGTTCCTACATTGGGTATAATGTATGTACATTCAACCAAAGATGAAAAGAAAAACGGAACGTAGCTCAGTTTGGTAGAGCGCCTGCTTTGGGAGCTGGAAGTCGTAGGTTCAAGTCCTATCGTTCCGACTTAATAAATACAACAACTATGGAAATCTACACGGTGGAACAATTTCAAGAACGTTGGGATGAAATGATTGGAAGAGTGGAAAACGGAGAACATATAGGTATAACTAACGGAAAAAATACTTATGTAATGATCCCTGTAGACGATGAACTTATATGCATGTATACTGATTTGAATAATGAAGCACCATAATTTTTTAAATGAGTAAATATATATCATTTTCAACTCACCAAGCAGGACTAATTAATATATTAATGAGTTTAGAGGTCGCTTTGGCCTTGAGTGAAATAACAGGAAGAACCTTAATTATTCCTCCAAATTTTTGGTGTTTTGATGTATCAGAAGGATTTGGAAAAGAACATTTTGTTGACATATTGAAATTCTTAAACAAAGAATCCATTTATTCTAATTTTAATTGTATTGATTTTTATGATGTTCCTGAATTTTCAGAACTTTTTTCTAAGATAGAAAAAAAAGAAACTTCAGAATGCATATATTCATATACTGGAAATATAGAAAATTGTATTAATGATTTAAAAAAAATTACATTTGCTGAAAATTGTAGACTTGCGGATACTCAAATTGTTTTATTTTGTGGACAAATTGAAAGTGATTTAGATTTTTCTAAATTTTGTGGTAAAAGAACTGAAATTATAAATTTAAATTTTGATGAAAAATTTTTGCATTTTGAAGCTAATCTTTTTGCACAATATTGGTATTCAATTTATCCCGGTAATTCTTTTAAACGAAATCAACTAAAACAAAAAATAAATTCTTGTCTCTTATATGACTCTAAATTTTTAGATATATCTAAAAAAGTATACGATATTTTGGGCCCATATGATTCTGTTCATATTCGTAGAACTGATTTCTTAGACCTCAAATCTGAAGATATTTCATCAGTATCTACACCAGAAAAATTACTATTTTCGATAAAATATCTTTTTAAAGAAAATAAACCTCTATACATATCTACTGATGAAAAAGATTTAAAATTTTTTGATAAATTGGGAACTCATAAAAACATTTATTTTTTTAGTGATTTTTATGATTGTTATCAGGGATTGGATAAATCAATCATTGAACAGTTAATATGTGTAAATTCTGAATTATTTTATGGCACATACCAATCTACATACTCCAAAAGAATTAATATTCTAAGGGGATATCAAAATAAACAGACATCAGATGCAATGGGTATTAATAATTTATATGAACCAATTTGTGATTATAGTCACCCACTTCCTTGGATAAAACACAAAAAATATTGGTATTGGTCTTCATCATCGCATCCACAATGGACATTTGAATAAAGCTCGATTAGCTATCTGGTGAAAGCACCCGACTCATAATCGGTCCCAGGAGAGTTCGATCCTCTCATCGAGCATGGACACTTCAACAACTGTCCTTCTTGACTTTTTCAAGTCTAACCCCTATAATAACAAGGTAAACAAATTCAAACAAATGTCACTCACTGCTAAATTCAAAAAAGACATTCAAACTCTGAAGTCTGCCGCGAACGGAGAGTCTTATCTTGATGTAAAGAATCCGAAACTTTATAAAAAAGTTCGTAGGTTTTATGAATCTAATGGTGTAATTTTTTCTGGAGATCCTTTGGATGACTACGAGATTCTTATGGAATATATCTATAGTGATCTTGAATCCGAAGGAGCTCTTGTATCGTGATTGAAACACTTCCTAAAGTTCTTCTCGAACGAGAAGGATACAGGTTTGTTCAAAAGGGTATCATTGAACTTAATGGTATGCCTGATTATAGAATGCAGAAAAAAGATCCTTATACCAAACGCTGGAATGACATTTATCTTTTTGATAATGTTCTACAATGTTCTACTGCAATGGAAGATATTGAGTATGCGAAATGGTTAGATCCAGATCGTGTGCCATGTTATGTTAGAGATGATGAAGACACGGATGGTCTATAACAGCACTGGTCTATTATAAATATTAATAGATTAAGTAAGGTAGTTATGTCCAAGTTTTATACTTATTGTTATTTTGATAAAAATAACGTTCCCTATTACGTAGGAAAAGGAACTGGGCGTAGAGCATACCATGTTCATGATAATGTTTCTGTCCCTCCGAAAGACAGAATTCTTATTCTTAAAGATAACTTAACAGAAGAAGAAGCATTTATTCATGAAAAATATATGATATTTTTATTTGGAAAAAAATCTGAAGGTGGATTATTAGAAAATATAAATGATGGTGGAAAATATAATAACCCACCTTCATGGACTGGTAAAAAACATTCGGAAGAATCTAAAAGAAAAATATCAGAATCTGTAAGTGGAAAAAATCATCCATTTTATGGAAAACCTCTAACTGAAGAACACAAAAATAAAATAAAAGAAACAAAAAAGAAAAACCCCCAAAGTTTTTCTTCCGAAACAAGGTTAAAATTATCTCTCGCAAAAAAAGAATATTGGAAAAGAAAAAAGTTAGAGCGACATGGAGAGTCGTAAAAAAAACTGGTCGGGAGCAAACCCCTTATGTCAAAGACAAGTATCCTAAGATATCTTGGGAATCTTCTTCTCGTAATTGGTTATCAAACTATGTTATGGGGAGATTTTAAACACGGTTTGATGATTAAAGTTATTGGAGGTCTTCTTACAGTTCCTTTTGCTATCAAACTTAAACTTTGGGATGTACTATTCTTATGTGCATTCTTTGGTATCACCGAAATATCAAAGTTAACCCATCTTTTCCTAGTTAAGACAAACTAGGTGGTGGAGTCAATGACCCATTTTGTCCTCGTCGGATTGGACATTAAATATGCCGACTGGTGTGGATGGGGAAACCCCGCCGAGTTTCTTGTTTTCTCGTACTCAAAACAAGTGGCGAGCCTGAGTTACCAAAGGTGGGTTGCATAAACCCACCTTTTTTAGTATAATATATACTATTGAGATTATTATTTTTGATCAAAATATGAGTCAATACGTTAAGACTGCACTTGTTCTCGGTGCAGGTGGCTTTATCGGAAGTCATATGGTAAAGAGACTGCGATCTGAAGGATATTGGGTTCGTGGTGTAGATCTTAAAAGACCTGAATTTTCTCCCACAGAAGCTCATGAATTCATTCAAGGAGATTTGAGAGATCTTCATTTCGTAGAAAGAGTCCTTCAATACAAAGGACCATACGCAAATTTTTATAATTCTGTACCATATCAATATATTGATACATTTGATGAGATTTATCAATTCGCCGCTGATATGGGTGGTGCAGGATTTGTTTTCACTGGTGAGAATGATGCAGATATCATGCACAATTCCGTAACCATTAACTTAAATGTTCTTGAGGCTCAGAGACAACTTAATGAGTCCAAAGGAGTAAATAAAACTAGAATTTTCTATTCTGGATCTGCTTGCATGTATCCAGAACATAATCAACTAGATCCCGATAATCCTGATTGCCGTGAAGAATCTGCTTACCCTGCCAACCCAGATTCGGAATATGGTTGGGAAAAACTTTTTTCTGAAAGACTATACTTCGCATATCATAGGAATTACGGCATACCTGTGCGTGTATCTCGTTATCATAATATCTTTGGCCCCGAAGGAACCTGGGAAGGTGGTCGTGAAAAAGCTCCCGCAGCAATCTGTCGTAAAGTAGCTTATCTTCCAGAACAAGGTGGTACTATTGAAGTTTGGGGTGACGGAAAACAAACTCGTTCATTCCTTTACATTGATGAGTGCATTGAAGCAACTCGTCGTATGATGGATTCTAATTTCATTGGTCCTGTGAATATTGGATCTGAAGAAATGGTTACCATTAACCAACTTGTTGAAACTGCTGCAAAAGTTTCTGGTAAGACTGTTACTAAACAACATAAATTAGACGCTCCTCTTGGTGTTCGTGGACGCAACTCTAATAATGATGTAGTCCGCAGAGAACTCGGTTGGGATTATTCTCAAACACTTGAAGAGGGTATTCGTAAGACATACGCATGGATTTCTGAACAAATTGCTAAGAAGAATAATGAAAATTGAAATTATTAAGGATCATGTAAAAAATTTGGATGTTGGTCATTTAAGGGATATTTCTCTTAATGACAATGACTGGCTTCCTGCTGGACAAAGTGAGTATAGACTTTATGCTTATCTTTCTACGTTTTTCAATAAAACTACTATTTTGGATATTGGTACTCGTACTGGTGGGTCCGCTCTTGCACTTTCTTATAATCCAAATAACCAAGTCATCAGTTATGATTTGGTAGAACAAGGTGCAAGTTCTATTCAAAAAGATAATATTACTTGGAAAATCCAAGACTTCATGGAAGATGAAGAGATTGATTGGGATAATGTTTCAATCGTTATGATTGATGTTGATCCTCATGATGGTTCTCAAGAACGTGTCATGATGGATTGGTTGAGGGAAAAAGGTTGGAAGGGTATCATGATCCATGATGATATTGGTCCAGATTGGCCTGATATTCAACTAATGTGGGATGAAATTCCTGAAGAAAAGTTTGATGTTACTGATATTGCTCATATGAGTGGAACTGGTATCGTCAACTTTGGAAATGCACACGAAATTACTATTGTCTGATGAAAATTACAGTACTAGGTTCCAGTGGGCAGATCGGTGCCTACTTAACAGAATATCTTCGTAATAAAGGTCACATTGTTCATGAGATTGATGTTGTTAATGGTCCTGAACAAGATATGACCAGAATTCCCAATTCAACATTGGAAATGACAATACAAGATTCCGATTTTGTATTCTTCCTTGCATTTGATGTTGGTGGTTCTCGTTATCTCAAAAAGTATCAACATACTTTCCAGTTTATTAATAACAATACTCGTCTGATGGCAAATGCTTTTGGATATCTTCAAAAGTATAACAAGAGGTTCATCTTTGCGTCATCTCAGATGAGTAACATGAGTTATTCTCCTTATGGAGTTCTTAAAAATGTTGGTGAACTTTATACAAAATCATTGAATGGTCTTATTGTTAAGTTCTGGAATGTTTATGGAATCGAAAAAGATCACGAAAAATCCCATGCAATTACAGATTTTATCCGCAAGGGTTTTGAAACTGGTGTTATTGACATGCTTACTGATGGTCAAGAAGAGAGAGAGTTTCTATACGCAGAAGACTGCTGCGATGCACTTGAAACGATCATGGAAAATTACACTGACTTTACTTCAGAAGACAATCTTCACATCACCAGTTTCCACTCTACAAAAATCATTGATGTTGCAAACATAATTATGGGGCAATTCAATTTGATGGGTATGTATAATGTTAAATTGCAACCATCTTCAGAAAAGGATAGTGTTCAACTTGATAAAAGAAATAAACCGGACACATATTTGACCAAATGGTGGATTCCTAAAACAAACATTGACCAAGGTATTGCTAAAGTATTTGAGGCTATGAAGAATGAGAGAGTTCAAAATTAATCTATACTGTAACGATTCTCTTCTCCCTTCAACCTCAGATAAAAATACTTCTAAGTTTACTGAATGGGTTTATGATAGATCGGGTTCTGTAAGTCTTTATGTGAATCAAAAGTCTTTAGCTGTACTTCAAGATGTTTCATCAACTCCTAAGTACATTTGGCTCCTAGAATCAAAACAAATTATTCAAAATGTTTATGATTGGATTCTGGAAAATTATGAATTTGTTTCTTCTAGAGTGGATGGTATTTTTAGTTGTGATCGTGAACTTTGTGAAAAATACCCAAAGTTCATTTATTCTCTGACTAATGCTGCACCATGGATTGAGGAAAGAGAAATCTATGAAAAAACTCAACTTGTTTCTATGATTTCTTCTAATAAATCTATGGTCCCTGGACATAGAAAGAGACTTGAGTTTGTTGATAAGTTTAAGGATCAAGTTCATCTTTATGGTCGTGGGTTTCGTGATCTTCCTAGAAAAGAAGAAGGTTTGAAAGATTATATGTTTTCTATTGCCGTGGAGAATGCCGTCTATGATACATACTTTACAGAGAAACTTACGGATTGTTTCGCTACTGGAACAATTCCCATCTTCTACGGTTGTAGGGGAGTAACAGAGTATTTCAACGAGGATGGAATCATATTCTTGGATGACGACTTTGATGTTTCCACATTGACAGAAGACTTATATTATTCTAAAATGGATGCGATTAAAGATAACTTTGAACGCGCAAACAATCTGCCAGTAGCAGAAGATTACCTATACGAGACTTATTGGAAATGAGTACTTATAAAGGCTGGGAAGCCGAAGAACAAATTGCAATTGATTATCTAGAGACTTGCCGCAGTGCAGTTGCTGATGATGAAATATTTGCAAAATTTAAATCACTTCAAGGATATAAAAATATTCTTGAACACGTAACTCCTAGACAAGGTACAGAGTATCTTCAAGTTGCCATGGAAATGGCTGAAGATGCACTATTTGAAAATCTAGAAGCTTTTAAAGAGAACGATACTATCGGGACTCCCGATAGGTTCTCTTATCCAGAAACGGGTAAAATCTCTCCCACTACAATCCGATACATTAAAAATGTATTTGAGATGGCGACTCTTCTTGGAGAATATCCTATTAGTCGTGTAGTTGAAGTTGGTGGCGGGTATGGCGGACTTTGTAAGACCTTGAGTGTTGTCTGTGATTTTGATGAATATATTTTAGTTGATCTCCCAGAAGCTGTTGCAGTTCAAGAAAAGTATCTCAAAAACTTTCCTGAACTTTATGCAAAGTGTAAATTTGTTCCTTGTGATGAACTTGAAGAGGTAAAGGATGTAGATTTGTTTATTAGTAATTATGCTCTTTCCGAGTGTGATTATGAAACTCAAGTAAATTATTATGATAAATTGGTATCCAATTCTAAGTTTGCTTACATTATCTACAATCTTGTCAACTTTAATGATTTCTACTATAATAAGTTTACCGAAAGGATGAGTGAACGATTTGAGTTCACCACGAATAAAGATTACGAAAACACTGTAATTCTCGCCAAGGTAAAAGAATCATGAATCGTATCAAAGACTATGATGAGTTAGAAGATCGCATTGTAGGATGGATTTCTGAGTATTGTCTTACTCATCCCAAAATCAAGAGTCTTGTAGTGGGAATTTCTGGAGGAATTGATTCTTCCGTGGTTTCTACTCTTTGTGCTTTGACTGGTATGCCAACTTATGTGGTTGGAATGCCTATTAATCAACTTGAGAATCAGGAGTCTCTTTCTGATGCTCATGGCGAACAACTAACTAAAAAATTTAATAATGTAACTTTTATCAAGACTGATATGAGTTCGGTCTATGATTCTTTTCTCCAGACAATTTCTAATGATATTGGGGAAAACTTTGCAACAAATAAACTTGCACAAGCTAATACTCGTTCAAGACTTCGCATGATAACTCTTTATCAGATTGCAACTTCCGTAAATGGTATTGTTGTTGGTACTGGTAATAAGGTTGAAGATTATGGTGTAGGTTTCTACACTAAGTATGGTGATGGTGGTATTGATATTGCTCCTATTGCAGATCTTTATAAGACCGAAGTATGGATGCTTGGTGAACATCTTGGAGTAGATGAAAGAATTATTTCTGCACCTCCTACAGATGGTTTGTGGGATGATGGTAGAACGGATGAAGACCAAATTGGAACTTCCTATTCAATGTTAGAATGGGTCATGGAAAAGGGATTACATGAAGATCCAATGTTCTTGAGTGAAGAACAGATCAATGCAATTAACGTGTATCAGAAGTTTCATATGCAAAATAAACATAAAATGACGGAAATTCCTACATTCAAACTATGAAAATTGGATTAATCGGCGCAGGAAGACTTGGAATTTGTCTTGCACTTCTCATGGAAAATGCAGGATATGATGTCCTTGTCTCTGATATTCGTGAGGATTATGTAGATAGCCTCAATAAAAAAATTATTCAAACTGCAGAACCGCATGTTACTGAACACTTAAAAGAAGCAACGAATATTGAAGCAACTACTGACAATAAGAAAGTTATTGCGGAGTGTGATATTGTCTTTACTCTTGTTGCAACTCCATCTTCTCCTGATGGATCTTATGACGTAAGTTCTGTGTGGGATGTTGTTCGTGATTTCCAAGAATCTTCAAATGTTCAAGGTAAAACTTTAGTTGTTGGATGCACTACAAATCCAGGAGATTGTGAAAGATTCCAAGATACACTTCGTCCTTATGGCGTGAGTGTAATTTATAATCCTGAGTTTATTGCTCAAGGTTCAATTATTAAAGATCTCACTCATGCGGATATGGTTCTGATTGGTGGGGATAATGAAGAGGTAATGGATTATCTCTCCGAGATGTATAAAAAGATTCAGGTTATCAAACCCAAAATTAGTCGCATGTCTCTGACTGCTGCAGAACTTGTGAAACTTGCGGTTAATTGTTATCTCACAACCAAGATCAGTTATGCAAATATGGTTGGTGAAGTGATGACCATGGCTGGAATGGAAGAAGAGATTGAGATTGTTTTAAATGCAATTGGAAACGATTCTAGAGTAGGAACTAAATATCTCAGATATGGATATGGATTCGGTGGTCCATGTCTTCCAAGGGATAACAGATCTTTTGCTGCATTTGCGAAAAAACTTGGATTAACTTATAATCTAGGAGAAACTACGGATAACTTTAACTACGAACATTCCAAGTTTCTTAAAAAGTATTTTGTAGAAAAGAATAAAGATAATCGTCCCTACTATTTCAGTTATATTTCATATAAGAAAGGAACTGATATTCTTACCGAGAGTCAACAATATATTTTGTGCCAAGATCTTTTAGATGCAGGATACATTGTATACATTGATGATGTTGATTCTATTATTTCTCAAGTAAAAGAATTTTTGACTGGAGAGTATGGTGATAGAGTCAAGTTTGGTAAACCACCTGAAGATATCAAAACAATTGCAATTAATTTATGATTGGCTATAATAGACTAGGAAGTAATGGTCGCCTAGGTAATCAAATGTTCCAGTATGCAGCACTCAGAGGTATTGCTGCAAAACGAGGATATGATTGGTGCATTCCCCCTGATACTTATGATCATAAAGATAATTATGGTCTTTTTGAAACATTTGAACTTACAAATGTTAAACCTCTAAATATTGGATTTGTGAATGGTGAGTACATTCAGGAGAATGATCATTGTTTTATTCCAGAATTTTTTGACGAATGTCCAGATAATGTAAGTCTTGATGGTTATTTTCAAACTGAAAAATATTTCAGTCATATTGATAAAGAGATTCGTGAAGATTTTACATTTAAAAAGGATTACCTTACTCCTTGTAAAGAGTACATTGATTCTTTGGATACTCCTCCTATTTTTCTTCATATTAGACAAAGTGATAATATCGGAAGAGAACAATACCATCCAATTCTCCCAATTTCATTTTTTGAAGAAGCGTTGAGTAATTGGTCTGATGATACTCAGTGTTTCGTATTCACAGACGATATTAAATGGTGCAAATCCCAAGAGTTCTTCAAACAAGATCGTTTCTTGTTTAATGAAAGTAATGGTAGATATACGTACCGTACTATTGATGGTACTGGCCAAATGCAGAATACTCTTTTACCACAGGTTGATCTGTGTCTAATGAGTCTTTGTTCTGGCGCTATCATTGCAAACTCATCGTTTTCATGGTGGGGTGCATGGTTACAGAACGATAGAGGTAAGATAGTTGCTCCAGATCCTAAGAAGTGGTTTGGTACTGCAATGACTCACCTAGATACTTCAGATATCGTACCTGATCGTTGGATTATTCAAGAGTGGAGTAAGTAATGGCTGTTTCATTTAAAGGACTTGGTAACGAGGGGCGCCTTGGAAACCAAATGTTTCAATACGCATTTATTCGCGGTCTTGCTGCAAATCGAGGATTTGATTGGGTGGTTCCTGGACCAGATGCAGATCGTTTAGACAATTATGGATTGTTTGATGCATTTGAATTAACTAATTGTGATCTAGAAAAGAATACTGGAGAACCATTCTACAAGACTGTAGAGTATCGTGATATGCACTTCAATGAAGAAATCTTCAATAAGTGTGAGGACAATACAAACTTTTCAGGTAACTTTCAGACAGAGAAATATTTTGAGGCTATTGCTGATAGTATTCGAGAAGATTTTACTTTTAAGAGTTATTATCTGGAACCTTGTCAGGAATACATTGATTCATTAGGTGGTAGAGAAAATTGTATCTTCCTTCATGTTCGTCGTGGATCTCCTAATCTGACTGGCAGAAGAGGCGAAAAGTGGTCTTATCAGATGGTACAAGAATATCACCCACTTTGTAAAGTTGATTATTATCTTGAAGCCCTGAAACAATTTCCAGAAGACAAGAATGTTATTGTAGTTTCCGATCTTATTGACTGGTGTAAACGTCAAGATTGGTTGCAAGGAGATCGTTTCCATTTTTCCGATTCTTCTTATGAGACCTTCGGAGACGGTGCTTCAGTCCCTTACATTGATCTTTGTCTTATGTCTCTTTGTGGTGGTGCAATTATCGCCAACTCTTCTCTTTCTTGGTGGGGCGCATGGTTACAAAATGATTCAGGTAAAGTAATTGCTCCTGAACCATGGTTTGGACCTGCTTACGCTCACTATAATATGAAAGATATGATCCCTGAAAGGTGGATAAAAATTTATAATGACCCATCTCCAGTTCCCGCAGAAACATGAAAAATTTAACGTTTTTATTACCATGTCGTATTGAGTCTGAAGATAGACTTAAAAATGTAGTTACTTCAGTTACATATCTTCTAAAAAATTTTCCAGAATCAAAAATAATACTTAAAGAAGTTGATAGTCACTCTAAGTTCAAGTTTAGAGCTTTGCCAGTTATTGCCAAATATGCAGATACTAAAAATCTTACACATATTTTCGAAGAGAGTGACGAAAAGTTTTTTCATAAAACAAAAATTTTAAATGATTTACTAGTTGCTTCTGAGACTGAAATCATTTATAATCATGATGTAGATATCATACTACCAAAACGTAGTTATGAAATTGCATATGATGCAATAATTTCTGAAAATGTAGATGTCGTATACCCCTTTGGATGCGGAGTATATCAATGGGCAGTAAATTATTCTGAAGAACTTTTATTTGAATTTTTAGATTCTAATTTCAATTTTAATGTTTTAAACGATTCTAAGTTTAGAGTTGCCTCTTCTATTGGTTGGGGTCAAATGTTAAAAAAAGAAGTTCAAATTAAGGCTGGTCTTTGGAATGAAAACTTTATATCTTGGGGAGCAGAAGACTGTGAGTTTTATTTTAGGTTAAACTCTTTTGGATTTAAAGTTGCCAGAGTGAATGAAGACATCTATCATTTTGAACACGGTAGAACTTTCAATTCTCATTATCACAATCCAAAGTTTATGGATAATCATAATCTCTGGCAAAATATTAGAACTTGGGATGCACCTAAATTATTACAATACTATCAACAACAAGAGTACGTTAAAAAGAGAGGAGAACAATTAAATGTTAGCGTTTAATGAACTAGGAAACATTGGTCGTTTAGGAAACCAGATGTTTCAGTATGCAGCACTACGGGGTATTGCAGCTGCAAAAGGATATGACTGGTGTATCCCTCCATACAATACTCGTAGAATTGATAATTATAGTTTATCAAATTGTTTTACCCTTGAGTCTGTAAAACCGACAAATTTGTATATTCTTGATAGAGGATTTGCACCCATTGTTCAAGAAAAACAGTTTCATTTTGACAAAGAACTTCTCGAACTTTGTCCTAATGATGTATCTATTCAAGGATTTTTTCAAACAGAAAAATACTTTGAACACATCAAAGACGAAATTTTTAAAGATTTTACTTTTCATGATGACTTGATGATTCCAGTAAAAGGATTTCTTGATGAACTTAAAGATCCAATTTTTCTTCATGTTCGTCGCGGCGATCCTAACCTTGTAGATGCTCGTGGATTTGAGTGGTCTTATACCAAGTGTTCGGATCAACATCCACCACAACCTATTGAGTATTATGAAAAAGCTTTGAAACTCTTCCCTGAGGATCAAGAAGTTGTAATAGTTTCAGATTCTCCTGAGTGGGTTCTTGAACAAGAACTCTTCAAACCAGATCGTTTTTATGTTTCTACTCCAGAGGAAAAGTATCCTGATGGATCTTATACTCCTTATGTTGATTTGTGTATTATGTCAAATTGTAAGGGTGGTATTATCGCCAACTCTTCATTGTCTTGGTGGGGTGCTTGGTTGCAACGTGGTGTTGGTAAGATTGTAGCACCTAAGATGTGGTTTGGTCCTGCTTATGCGGACAAGATTACTGATGATCTTTATTGTGAAGGATGGGAAGTTATCTGATGGAATCTCTTGTAATGGATAAAAACAAAGCCTCTTATAAACTTAAGGGCATGGGCCCTATCTATTATATTAATCTGGATGATCAACCAGAAAGAAAACAATATATGGAAGATATGTTTTCTTATTGGGAAGTGGAGAATTATGAACGTATTTCTGCTTATGATGGTAGAAATGATGATCTAAGTGATATTATTCATGGGAGATATCCGGAAAATATGAGTTCGGGTGAGATTGGTTGTGTGACTTCGCACCTTAAACTTCTTAAACATTATTTGGAAACATCCGATTCTCCATATTGTATTGTTATGGAAGACGATGTTGACATTAGTGTTGCAAAGTATTGGAACTTCACTTGGAATCAATTCATTGCACGACTTCCATATGATTATGATGTAGTTCAACTTGCAATCATTTGTCCAGGAACTTTACATGTAAATCTTCATCGTAGATTTGTAAACGACTTTTCTACAGCTTGTTATATAATTACTCGTCATCATGCTGAAAAAGTTGTAAAGTTCCATTGTCGTGGAGAAAAATATAAACTTGATTATGCAATCAAACCTCGTGCAGTTGCTGATGACTTGATTTATAATTCTGGAAATACTTTTGCTATTCCTCTTTTCCTTTATAAAATTGAATTGGGTTCTTCTATTCACCCAGAACACATTGAAATTTTTCATCGTGGATCTCACGATGGTCTTCGTAATCTTTGGGAAACTCGTGGTTCTGACTTAGAAATTGAAAAACTTATGGACTATGATCCTTATTTGGGAAGAACATCCGAGGCTCAACAACAAACTTCTTAACTTGTTCTTAGTTGACAGATTGTCAAAATCGTAGTAATATATGTGAAATCTTAAGTCTTTCTTAAGACTCTCTAAATAGAGACGCATGAGAGGCGCCCCAACTACTCGCGCTATTATGTGGTTTAAAATACTAGGAGTTCAAGTAACTCTAAAGTACAATGTCGTTTAGTACTAAAAAACAAATTTTATGAAACTCAAACAACTGATGCTCGCACCTGTTGCTCTGGGAATGGTTGCTCCTGTTGCTGCGAATGCCGCAGATCTGAATATGGTAGAAGTCAATCAATACTCTGAGAGTCAGGTTACGAGTGTTTCACAATTCTCTGATGTCCAACCTACCGATTGGGCATATCAGGCACTTTCTAACCTTGTAGAGCGTTATGGGTGTGTTGCTGGTTACCCTAACGGAACTTTTGGTGGTGGAAAGGCAATGACTCGTTTTGAGGCAGCAGCACTTCTGAATGCTTGCCTTGAACGTGTGACTGAAACCACTGACGAATTTCGTCGTCTACTTAACGAATTCCAATCGGAACTTGCTGTCCTTCGTGGTCGCGTTGATGGTCTGGAAAAGAAAGTTGGTGTTCTGGAAGCACAACAGTTCTCCACTACTACCAAACTTCGTGGTGAAGCAAACTTCATTCTTGGTGGTGTAAGTGGTGCTCAACTTCGTAATGGAACTCAAGTTGGAAACACTGCTTTCAACTATGACCTCCGTCTGAATTTTGATACTTCGTTTACTGGTAAGGATCTGCTTCGCACTCGTCTGCGTAGTGGTAATTTCTCCAGTCAACCTTTTGGTTCCTCTGGTTCACTCTTTAAACTGGATAAGGCAGAAACCACTGCCGATGGTGTAATCATTGACCGTCTATACTACAGTTTCCCTGCCCTTGCTAAGGGTGTAACTCTGACTGCTGGTGCTCTGGTTCGTAACACTGAGATGGCATGGATTCCTTCTGCTTATAAGGCAGACATTCTAGACTTCTTTGCTGTTGCTGGTGCTCCTGGTGTCTACAACAAGGCAACTGGTCAAGGTTTCGGTATTCAGTATGTCCAACCTGGTAAGAAAGGTGGTATCGTTGCTGGTCTTAACTATATTGCTCAAGATGGTGACAATAGTTCGACTGGTGTATTCAACTCCACTGGTGGTCTGAATACTCTGGCACAACTTGGTTATCGTGCTCCTAACTGGGGTGTTGCTTTCGGTTATCGTTACGGCACTCAAGGCACTCGTATTCGTACCTTCAATGGTCTGAATGGTGCTACTGGAACTCTTGCTGGAAATCAGGGTTCTAACGGTTATGCAATCAATGCTTACTGGCAACCTCTGCAGAGTGGTTGGGTTCCTTCTGTTTCTGCTGCTTATGGTTGGAACTATGTTGCAGGACCTTCTACTCCTACCAATGCAACCAACTCTCAAACCTGGATGGTAGGTCTTCAGTGGAGCGATGTCTTTGCGAAGGGTAATGCTGCTGGATTTGCTATCGGACAACCTGGCAACGCACAGGGACTCCCTGCAAACGCAACGATGTGGGAAGTGTTCTATCGTTATCGCGTAAGTGATAATATCAGTGTCACTCCCGCTCTGTTCTATGTCTCCAACAACCAAGCATTCTCTGGTGCTTCCAGCAATGTTGGTGGCGTGATTCAGACGAAGTTTACCTTCTGATAACTACTCATATCTTGAGTGGAACCACCCCTTTCTAGGGTGGTTTTTTTATGATTCCTTAACACTTAACTATCTTTTAACTTTCATATACTATAATTCTTTCGTAGTCTCTCAATTTTTATGAAACTCACTACTAAAATTTTTGCTATTACTTTTGCTACTGCACCTTTTGCCGCACTTGCTGGACCTGCTCTGAATGGTGCTGGCGCAACTTTTCCTGCACCTATCTACCAACGTTGGTTCCAAGAATACTCACAACAAACTGGTAATCGTGTGAATTATCAGTCAGTAGGTTCTGGTGCTGGTGTCCGTCAATATATTGCAGGAACTGTTGACTTTGGTGCTACTGATGAACCTATCAAGGCATCAGAAGCAGCAAAGGTCAAGCGTGGTGTCGTTCAAATTCCTATGGTCGGAGGAACGATTGCAGTTGCTTATAACAAACCTGGTTGTAAATTGAAACTGACTCAAAAGCAAACCGTTGATATTTTCTCTGGTCGTATTAAGGACTGGAAACAAGTCGGTTGTGCTGCAGGTCCGATGAGGGTCGTATATCGTTCTGATGGGTCTGGAACTACTTTTGCATTCACTAATTCTCTGGACGCTTTTGGTGGTTGGGGTCCTGGTGTAGGTAAGGCAGTCAAGTGGACTGTTGGTGTTGGTGGAAAAGGTAACGAAGGTGTTGCTGGAAACATCCGACAAACTCCTGGTGCCATTGGTTATGTGAATACTGGATTTGTGAAGGTAAATCGTCTTCAGGCAGCAGCAATTCAAAATAAGGCAGGTAAGTTTGTTCTTCCTACCGCAAAGTCTGGTGCTGCAGCATTGAATAACATCAAACTTGATCCCGTAACTCTTGCTGGTGAAGACCCAAATCCTTCTGGTGCAAATGCATATCCAATCTCAACTCTGACTTGGATTCTTGCTTATAAGAATGGTAATGGTGCTAAAACAAGTGATATTCGTGCTGCCATCAATTATGCTTTGAGTGGTAAGGCACAAGGAATTGCTGATGACTTGGGTTATGTCCCTCTTTCTGGAAGCATTTTGAATCGCTCACGACTTGCTGTAAATCGTATCGGTCAGTAATTTCTGACAAAAAAGTATCGGATAATACTGGGGGGTGCTTGACACCCCTTTATTTTTCCTATATAATTGTGTAACAATTCGTAATAAACGAAATGACAGTAACGACTAATGAACGTGGTCAGCAAAATATGTTTGCTAAAGAACCACAGATGTATTATGAGAATTATGGGATGTATTCCCCCACAGAAGTAAAGGAGCGCATCAATGGACGCTGGGCAATGGTCGGTATTATTGCTGGGTTTATTTCTTATGCTATCACTGGTAAGTTCTTCTTCGGCATCTTCTGATGACTGAACTAATCTTTACTCTAACTTCAGTTGCCTTCTTTGTGCTTCTGAGTTATTCTGTAGAAAAACTATCTGAAACTTATTGAGGAAAAATCAAATGAAAAACTTTGGATTTACTGAAACAGCTGAACGCCTGAATGGTCGTCTCGCTATGCTTGGATTCGTCGCCGCTGTTGGCGCTTATCTCACTACTGGCCAAATTATTCCTGGTGTATGGTGACAGAACATAATCATCAAGATATGTTAAGTCAACTTAATGTTGTCCTACAAACATTATTGGAAACTGGAACCTGGGATATTAGTGATAAACTTTCAGTTGAAATCGGTGGAGTTGCGGTAACAGGAACTGCAACTCATCCAGATGCAAATCCAAAATGGGCTAAACCATTTGGAACAGTTTCTTATCAAAATGATGCGTTCATTGTGATTAAGAACAAATCTAAGAATCCTGTAGTACCTTCCCAACCAAACCCTGAACTTAAACAACAACATTCTATTAATTAAAATTATGCCTCAACTTGCTCCCGAAGAAATCGTAAATATTCCTTCCGTAGACTTTATGTTCCGTGAGAATGGTGAATTTGTGACTCGTTCCACTGATGAACTTTTCGGTGGTAAAAAAGTGGTTCTGTTTGCACTTCCTGGTGCTTTTACTCCAACCTGTTCTGCGTACCAACTTCCGGGTTTTGAAGAAAAGTACTTTGAATTTAGGGAAGTTGGTATTGATGAAATTTATTGTTTGTCTGTCAATGATGCCTTTGTTATGAACGCTTGGGCTAAAGATCAAATGATTACCAATGTGAAAATGATTCCTGATGGAAATGGGGAATTTACTCAGGGTATGGATATGCTTGTTCAGAAACGTAATCTTGGATTTGCTCTTCGTTCTTGGCGTTATGCAGCAATCATCAATGATGGAGTGATTGAACAACTCTTCATGGAAGATGGCAAACGCGATAATGCAGACACTGATCCTTATGAATGGTCTACTCCAGAAAAAGTTCTTACATATGTAAAATCTACAATTCCCGTAATTGTTTAATAAATATTTTGAGGAGGGCCCCCTCCTTTTTTTATGTGTTTAAAAAATGTATTCAAGAATTATAGAATCTTTTACAGAAAAATGCTTTATTCCCATACCTGATCCTTCATTTATGAATGAAAATAAGGAGGATAATTTATATGATAAATTTAGGCACAAATCTGTTTCGGAATTAAAAAAAAGTGGATATACTACTTGGAAATTTAATGCGGGAGATAATTCAACTACATTTTCTGAGAATCTTAAAAAATATAAAGATACTAATTGGCGTTATAAGGATAAAGTTGTAAATTACACTGTAAACTCTTTTGGATATCGAACTAAACAATTTGATGAAATAGATTGGGCTAATTCGATAGTAATTTTTGGATGTTCTTTTGTCTGTGGTGTAGGAGTAGACAATAAACATACAGTAACCTCATTTTTAGAACAAGAACTGGGAATACCAGTCATTAATATGGGTATTGCTGGATCATCAAATAATTTTCATTTACATAACTCCACAATTTTATCAAGTTTTTATCCAACTCCTAGAGCTGTAATACATGGTTATTGTGGATTATCGAGACATACTGGATATTATCCAAATACTGTTATTCATTATGGTAATTGGTACAAAGAAAAATATTCTGAAAGACATGAATTTGATTTTACAATTCAAAATATGACTTCAATGTTATCTGTAAAAAATATGTGGAAACATAAAACAGTATACATTGATTTTTCTTGGAATCGACTTGAATTTGATTTTATCAAAAAAACACTTCCCGATTGTGAAACTCATTACATTGATTGGAATAGACATCGAGAATTATCTAAGGAAAATATGTTACTTTTTTCCGCAAGAGATTTGCATCATCCAGGAGAAATTTTAAATAAACATGCTGCTTCACAATTAGCAAAAATTTTAAAATCTTATAATGTATAAAAGTTAAACACATGATAACCTGGGGAATATCATCAGAAAGTCATAATGCCGCACTTTCCGTATTTGTTAATGATACATTAGTCTTTGCAAGTGAAAGTGAAAGATTTAGTGGTATCAAAAATGATCCTCAGTTAAATGATGGCATAATTAACTATGCATTAAAATTTGGAAAACCAGAACTGGTCTGTTGGTATGAGAATCCATACAAGAAAACACTTAGACAACTTCTTGCAGGTCAAGGATGGATTCAAAATGTCAAGAAGTATGTTGATGCTCCGATCAAGTATTATGATCATCACTATACTCATGCTTGTGCTGGTTATTTCACCAGTCAGTTTGACGAGTGTTGCGTGGTGGTTATTGATGCTATAGGAGAATTTCAAACACTTACAATCTGGGAAGCAAAAGGTAATAAACTAAAACTTAAATTTCAACGTAGATATCCACACAGCGTCGGACTTTGGTACTCTGCAATGACCCAAAGGTGTGGACTAAAACCAAATGAAGAAGAATATATTCTCATGGGCATGTCTGCTTATGGGGACAAAAGAGTCTGTGAAGATGCAATCTATGATGATTTTATAGGATATAGAACGGCTACATTTACTAAAAATTTACATAGAGGATGTTCTGATTGGAGACCAGACATTAAAAACACTTTTAATATTGCCGCTGCAACTCAAAGCATTTATGAAACAATGTTTAGAGATATCATGCAAGTGGCATCTAGTAAAGTAAAAAGTAAAAATTTAGTATTAATGGGTGGATGTGCATTGAATTGTGTTGCAAATCCAATTGCATATTATTATTATGATAATGTGTGGATTATGCCTGCGCCTGGAGATAATGGATCTGCAATTGGTGCTGTGCTTGCACACAAAAAGAAACATATTGATTGGCATGGACCTTATCTTGGATATCATATTAAACCAGTTGCATCAAACGAAGAAATTGTTAATCACTTGATGGATCATGGTCTTTGTGGGGTCGCCAGAGGTCGTGCAGAGTTTGGTCCTAGGGCATTAGGTAATCGTAGTTTGCTTGCTGATCCTAGAGATCCAAAGATCAAGTCAATGGTCAACGATATAAAACAGAGACAACAGTTCAGACCATTTGCTCCTGTAATTATGGAGGAATATGTGCATGATTATTTTAGGATGCCTACGAATTCTTCACCATATATGCAGTATGCAGTGAAATGTAGATACTCTAAAAAGTTCCCTGCGATTGTTCATATAGATAAGACAAGTAGAGTTCAAACCGTAAATAGACAGCAGAATACAGAACTTTATGATCTTTTGAAATTGTGGAATGAAAAAACTGGTTGTCCCATGTTATTGAATACTAGTTTGAATATTAAAGGAAAACCTATGGCGAATGATGAGAAAGATTGTAAAGAATGGGAAAATAAATATGGCGTAAAGGTTTTTAATTGAAAATGTTTAAATTTATTAGAAAAATTTTTTTAAAGATAAAATCAAGAAGACAAGATGCACTTTTAAAAAAAGCTCTTGATTTTAAAGATCCTTTCATATACAAATAAAATATGACAGAGGAATCTGTTAGCTTTGACCAGTTAAAATGTGATAACACTTTTTCAAGAATTTTTAATAATGACTTTTGTAATTGTGATTTAACACTAAACATATGTAATGTTAATGATTATAAGAAGAATGGAAAATATATTCTCCAATTTGTTCCATCAGATACAAAAGAATTATTTGAAATAAATTTAAAATCACAACCCGAGAATTGGTATTATAGAACACATTCAGTTAATTATACATTAAATTCATACGGTTACCGGACTGAAGAATTTTATAAAATTAATTGGAAAGAATCTATTGTGATGTTTGGGTGCTCTCATGTATTTGGAATCGGTGTTGATGATACGCATACCATTCCTTATTTTTTAGAACAGATTTCTGGTAGACCAGTGGTTAATTTTGGATATGCAGGATCATCTATCCAAACCGTTTTACATAATGGTTTAATACTAAAAGATTCCAAATATCCAACGCCTAAAGTTGTAATACCTGTTTGGACAAACTTAAACCGTTATCAAATTTATGGTAAAAATCAAATAACTCATTATGGTGATTGGAATTCTGATGAAAAATTTTCGTCAATTGATACAATTTGTCGAAATTTAATGCATATTAAAATGTTTAGAAATTTGTGGAAAAATGACGTAATCTATAAGGAGTTTACACCATATCATTTAACGAGTGAATTTGTGAATAAAATAGACTATAATATTTTTTGTCATAAATTGTTTTCATCTAATGATTTTAATTTAAGTAATAAATCGAGAGATCTTATTCATCGTGGTCGAATAGACAATTTTAATGCTGCAAAAAAAATATATAAATTAATAAAATCCGAATTGGGGTAAGGGGGCTCTTGACAGGGTTTTATAGCAGTGGTATGATAAATAGGTAAACAAATGTTAAGGATTCCTCATAATTCTTAATCTTTGTAACACCCCGTAAACCGAGACCTCTAGGGTGTATAAATTACGTCTCTCATACCCACAATGGAGGGTGTTGTGGGGAATACTGTAACATCCAGAACCCCCTGGACTTATACTTACCCTTTTAAAACAAATGACTGCTTCAATTGCTCAACAACGATCTTCTTCCACTTGGGAACAATTCTGCGAGTGGGTTACTTCAACGAACAACCGCCTTTATGTTGGTTGGTTCGGTACTCTGATGATTCCTACACTGCTTGCTGCTACTGTATGTTTCATCGTCGCCTTCATTGCTGCACCTCCTGTAGACATTGACGGCATCCGCGAACCAGTTGCTGGTTCACTCATGTACGGAAACAACATCATTTCTGGTGCTGTAGTTCCTTCAAGCAACGCCATCGGCTTGCACTTTTATCCTATTTGGGAGGCTGCGTCTCTAGATGAATGGCTCTACAATGGTGGTCCTTACCAACTCGTTGTTTTCCACTTCCTCATCGGCATCTTCTGCTACATGGGTCGTGAGTGGGAACTTTCCTACCGTCTTGGTATGCGTCCTTGGATCTGTGTTGCTTACTCCGCTCCTGTTGCTGCTGCTTCTGCGGTGTTCCTTGTTTATCCTTTCGGTCAAGGTTCCTTCTCTGATGGAATGCCTCTTGGAATCTCGGGAACGTTTAATTACATGCTCGTCTTCCAAGCAGAACACAATATTCTTATGCATCCGTTCCATATGCTTGGGGTTGCTGGGGTATTTGGTGGCTCTCTCTTTAGTGCTATGCACGGAAGTTTGGTCACGTCTTCGCTAGTCCGTGAGACCACTGAGAACGAATCTCAGAACTATGGTTACAAGTTCGGTCAAGAAGAAGAGACCTACAACATTGTTGCTGCACACGGTTACTTTGGTCGTCTTATCTTCCAATACGCTTCGTTCAACAACTCTCGTTCGCTGCACTTCTTCCTCGCCGCTTGGCCTGTTGTAGGTATCTGGTTCACCGCTCTTGGTGTTTCTACGATGGCTTTTAATCTCAACGGACTGAATTTCAATCAGAGTATTCTGGATAGTCAAGGTCGTGTCCTCAATACTTGGGCAGATGTCCTGAACCGTGCTGGACTCGGCATGGAAGTGATTTCTTAAATGTAGTCACCCTGGAATAGGAATATTCCTTGACGAAACTGGGTTAAACGGGGAAACTCTCAAGTAGACAATCCCGTACCAATCCGAAGAGGACATAGGTTCTTCGGCAGGTCTAACGACTAGGTAGTGAGTTCCAACAATAATCTACCCACGAATGCCCAGCATCCAGAACGGATGAAGAGATAGTCTGGACTCTATGGTGACATAGAGAAGTAAAGAATAAAGAGTCTTTACGATAACAATAACGGCATGAAAGAAACGCCCACAACTTCCCTCTTGACCTTGCTGCAGCAGAAGCAACTCCTGTTGCTCTCACTGCTCCCACAATTGGTTAAGATGTGATATAATTAAGAGACCCTCTGGGTCTCTTTTTTTATAAATAGTAATGAGTTTGGAATAGAGGTTATTGTAAATGGGTAGAGGAACAAGTAAAAAATGTATAGATGCCCTTTCTAAACTAAATGAAGAAAGAGAGAAAAAACTTATAGAAAAATATCCACCAGAAAAAATAGTATCTCTTTACCAAGAAGGTAAAACTATGAAAGAGATAAAATCTATTCTTGGATGTGGATTGGTCTGGATAAAAAAATCTTTAGAAAAAAATAATGTTAAGATAAGAATTAAAAATGATTATGGAAACCCCGCACAAACACCCGATTTTTATAAAAGAGTATTGAGTAAGAGGAGAAGTTATAGTGGAGAAAATAATCCAAATTATGGAAAGACTTGCTCTCAAAAGTCAATAGAAGCAACCAAAAGAGCAAACACTGGTAAACCAAGTCCAAAAAAAGGAAAACCTTTTCCACAATCAGTTGGTTGGATTTGTAAGGAACCTGACCGTCCAGATAAACTTTATTTTATAAAACTCCATAATGGAAAATATAAAGTTGGTAGGTCTTATAAAGGTTGGTTGTATCGTAAAAAAGAAACAGCAGAACTTCTTGGTGAATGGTCTGGGAAATCCATAGATATTTGGAACTTGGAAAAGAAAGTTCTTAAAGAGTTTTCACAATATAAGGCACCATTAAATGAAATGAGTATGGGTCGTGGAATGACCGAACACTTTATAGATACTTTACCAACTCAAGAAGTTATTAATTTTATACAAAAGCATCAATAATATGTCTCATAAACCACAACACGAACCTATGGAGCCCTGGGTTATATGGGCAGGAGTGGGAATTATGATATTTACAGTTCTTATATTTGTTATATTCACTCTCAGTTTAATCTATTGGGGATAATTATAACTATTAATGGTTTATACAAAAAAATATGAAGAAAGTAGCAATTTTTGGATCTGCTCGTACCAAACCCGATTCTGGTCTCTATAATGCCGTGGAGAAACTCGGACGCAATATCGCGGAACAAGGATGGATTGTGGTCACTGGCGGAGGGCCTGGAACGATGGAGGCAGCGAATAAGGGTGCGATGAGTGTCTGTGGTGATGAAAAACTTTGTTCTATCGCACAGGCGATCTACCTACCCTTTGAAGAAGATGTAAATCCTTATGTCCAGGAATATGAGAAACATAAAACTTTTTATTCTCGTCTAAAGACTTTCACGGATTGCGATGCTTTTATAGTTACTCCCGGTGGTATTGGTACACTTCTAGAAATGGCATTGATTTATCAGTTGGTTCAGGTAGATCATATGGACAAAAAACCAATCATTTGTGTTGGCAGAATGTGGAGAACATTCAAACATTGGATTGAAGAAGAAATGTTAGATAATGGATTTATGAGTAATGAAGAAATCAAACTCATTCACTATGTTGATAGATTTTCAGAAGCCACTCATCTCCTTAAGGGACTTTTGAATTGAGTAGGAACACTCATTGACTTCTTTGTTAAGATATGGTAACATAAATATTACAAATCTTAATGAAAGATTGAAAAAATTATGGATCACACAATCGTTGAAATCTTAATTGGTTATGTTATTGCGGGAGCACTTATTATCGGAGCACCATCAGTATTCTTCACAATTGTTTTTATGCCTGCACTGATGAATACCAAAGGTGCTGTGGTTGGTTATAAAACTCACCGTGACTATGGTGACACTTCAATCTACGGTAAGGTAAAGTAAACTATGGTATCTTCTACACTTTCACAACAAACTTCGCAGAGAGGATGGTTTGATGTCTTGGATGACTGGCTTAAACGAGATCGCTTTGTCTTTGTGGGTTGGTCTGGATTACTTCTTTTTCCCACTGCTTATTTGGCCCTTGGTGGCTGGCTTACTGGCACAACGTTTGTTACAAGTTGGTACACCCACGGGTTGGCGTCTAGTTACCTTGAAGGGGCTAATTTTCTCACGGCAGCTGTGTCAACGCCTGCTGACGCTATGGGTCATTCTCTTCTTCTACTTTGGGGTCCTGAGTCTCAAGGGGATTTCGTCCGCTGGGTCCAACTTGGGGGACTCTGGCCTTTTGTGGCGCTCCACGGAGCTTTCGCTCTGATTGGATTCATGCTTCGCCAGTTTGAGATTGCTAGATTAGTTGGCATTCGTCCTTATAATGCAATTGCATTCTCTGGTCCTATTGCAGTATTTGTTTCTGTATTCTTGATGTACCCTCTGGGTCAATCCAGTTGGTTCTTCGCTCCATCCTTTGGTGTTGCAGCAATCTTCAGGTTCCTTCTGTTCCTTCAGGGTTTCCACAACTGGACCCTCAACCCCTTCCATATGATGGGAGTTGCTGGTATACTAGGAGGTGCTCTACTCTGTGCTATTCATGGTGCAACAGTTGAAAACACCCTCTACGAAGATGGGGAAAAATCAAATACTTTTAAGGCATTTGAACCCACTCAAGAAGAGGAAACCTATTCAATGGTTACAGCGAATAGGTATTGGTCTCAAATTTTTGGTATCGCTTTTAGTAATAAGCGTTGGCTCCATTTCTTTATGTTGTTTGTACCTGTTATGGGTCTGTGGACATCTAGTATTGGAATTATTGGGTTGGCTCTTAACCTTCGAGCATACGATTTCGTATCACAGGAAATTCGTGCAGCAGAAGATCCGGAGTTTGAAACGTTCTACACGAAAAATATCCTTCTGAATGAAGGTCTTCGTGCCTGGATGGCACCCACTGATCAACCTCACGAGAACTTTGTGTTTCCTGAGGAGGTCTTGCCAAGAGGTAACGCTCTTTGATTTTGTAGACCCGAAAGGGTCTTTTTTTATTATGATTAAATATATTATACTAAAATTTATTTTTATTGAAAATAATTTTAACTTATTTGTATGAAAAATATTAACAAATACCATAGATACTTGAAACTTACGGAAGAATACTCACCTAAAGTAGATTTTTCTAAATGGTTTTCAAATACATGGGAATGGCATAATTTTAAAACTCTTGGATTGGAACAATTAAATAATCCAAAATTAGTTGAATTTCTTCATAGTCATAATTTGACAAGCAACTGGATACAAGTTTTTCATACAGATTCAAATAGTGATAGTCTTATTCATTCCGATAATAGTAATTACGAAAATTGGGCAAAAATTATTTTTCAATATGGAGCAAAAGGAAGTACCATGAGGTGGTGGACATCAGAAAAGTTTATAAATCATGATACTGGATATGGAAAAATATTAATTTCAGAACCTCAAGATTCTTCATTGGAATATGAAGTGGAAATTGGAACTTCAAGTTTAGTTAATGTAGGTCCATTACACAGTTCACATAATCCAACAAATGAATCGAGATTTTCAATCACTTTGGCTCTTTTTTATTTTGATAAAACTAGAGTTTTGTGGGATGATGCATTAGAAATATTATCGGAGTATATAGAAAAATAATTATGATTAGTTCAGAAACACCACATAAACTCGCTAATATTATTAGAGATACTTGGCCTCAACTTTACAAACCTATAAAAAAAGAGTATAATAAAGAAAAAAATCATGAACCTACCAAAGGACTTTGAACAAACTTGTAATAAACCTTATGATCGACATGATTATAAATTAATTTTTTCCAGTGGAAAATCTATTATATTTGATAACTATGAAGATTTAAGAAGAACTTGGTGGGAAACTCCAGGACAGTTTTTGAATTATGTAGAAGTATTAGATCGTTCTATTCGTATCTCAAAAAAAGATAAAGGTTTTAAATAACATGTATCAAGAAAATGATTTAACAAATTCTTTTGATATTAGATTAGATATTATGAGTAAAATGAATTTTACTCATCCATTTTTTAAAACTGGAAACGATAAAATAATATTATCAAATATTATTTCATTATACATCGGAAAAAAATGGATAATGTCTGATGACTCAACAACAATGAGAGTTTTTTTTGAAGCATTACCTTTTTTTTATTTTGCTTCGGGACACTGTATTTGTAGTGGATTGGGATTAGGAATAAGAGAAACATTACTTCTTAAAAATAAAAATGTATCAAAATTAACTATTTTAGAAAATAATTTAGATCTTATAGAATATCACAAAGTTAATAAGACTCCATTTGTTGAACATGTTGAAATTATTCACTGTGATGCCTCTCAATACTTAGGATCATGTGATACATTATTTTTAGATCATTATAATGATGGAAATTTTAAAGGAATACTATCTAATATAATTGCACCTTTTTTGAAAAATACTAAACAAACTTGTTATAATATAAAACATAAAAATCTTTGGTTTAGGGGATTGGAAGAAATTTGTATGAATCCAATTCATATTGGTGCATTAGAAAATAAAAATATTTCTGATACTAGATATAAAATTTATTTAAGTTTGAAAGAAAAATATTCAACCTTACCGAATTTGACTAATAAATCATTCAATGAACTTCTTATGATTTATGAAAATAAAGACGAAAATTTAGAACATATAAAAACTATTATTGATAACTCATTTACTAACAATGTCAAATAACACAATGAAAAAGTATAATGACGTGTATTATACTGTAAGGGAAAAAAGAACTTGGAAAAAGATTTGTGATTGTGGAGACTTTGAAGATGCAAGAATGATGTTGCATTTAGATGCACAAAATCGTGAAATTGTAAAAAATAAATTACTGATGAGTCCAGTGATTGACATTGAGATCCAAAAGTCACTACCGACCAATGAAATCGTGGTCAATATGGATGGTGGTGTGGGTGGTTCTTGGGAAGTTCGTGAACCTGAGAAACTACCTCAGATCAAGTTGCCGGAGAGTCAAGCAGAACCTGTGAGAGTATGAATCATCGTAAACATAAACAAACGGAGAATGCAAGAAAACCCAAGAAAGAACAATACAATCCTTATGCAAACGATCCGCCAGATGCCAAGTGCCCGTATTGTGGACAATCCGGAAAGATTTGTTCCTATATTAGCAGTGTAAGTCGTGGTTGGGGAAGAGGTGCTTGTAAAATTAAAAATCAAAACTAGTTTCTAATTACCTTTCTACCCCAAAAATTTTTCCGGTAAAAAATTCTCGCACGATAATTTATAAATATGTTGTCGCAGAATTATTATGCCAAGAAATGCATTAACAAAACAAGAAATGAAAATTAGAGTTTTGAAATTAAAAAATGATTTGTATAATGAACAGACAGACCATTACTTAAAAGAAGTTGCAGATAGATATTTAAATGAAGTATTATTCATTATCGAACAGTATGCTAGATGACTTATGACTTTGCTTCAACAAGAACACAATTCTTTAATTGCTACTAGAGAGTTTCTCGTAGATTTACTGGACCCTAAAAAAATTTCTGGAGTTCCAGAAAAAGTTAGATTATCCGCCAGAGCTCTTTTGAAACATTATCCATCACGACATAGGATGGATGAGTTATACTCTGGTAATACTTTTGCAGAATATTTACCATCTAATCAATCCGACATTACGGAAGAAGAAAGAGAAAACAATAATAGAATTTTTAATAATAATCAAACTTGGGATACTCCTGGATTTAAATGGAAAACGGAAGTAGAATTTATACCAGTTAGAGAAAATTAATAATCGGTTTTTTCTTGACAAATAGGCCAAATATCCTATAATTACCTGGTGTTTAGTATTCGTTTATGAAAGTTCCGAGTAAATCTGAATTGATGCATCTTCGTCTTCAAGCTTTTATGCGTGAATTTAGATGTGATGATATTGAATATATTGGGGTAAAGGAAGGGGAACATTATTATCGAATCGCTAATCACGAAGTACCAGTATCATCTATCGAAGATTTAGAGCAAGTATCATGACAGAACCGTATATTACATATGATGCGCAATCCAAAAAAGATAAATGGAATCGAGGATTGGATCTCTTTATTGAGAGTGTACATAAACCAGATCATGAACTTAGGCAAGCGGCACACGATCAAAGATGTTATACTGAACTTATGGATGTCAGAGACACTGTTTTAGAATATCTAAACACCATTCGTTGGCATTGAGAATGGAATCCTATTATGTTTGGATTACTCTATTTACTATTATTGGTTATATGATAGTGAGTGATAAAAATGTTGTTGATGCATCTGTTTACGTTTTTGTCATAATAAAAAATAGATTAATCAGAGAAATTTGGTGGTTAAAGAACAATCCATCAAATCCTATTGTCAAGTATGTGATGTGGAGAAAGTCGATAAAACTTGCAAAAGAATTAGAAAGAGAATTTAGAAAATGAATGAATATTAAAGAAATATTATTAACTTCAACTCTTGTGAATTCTCATGAAAAAGACAATTCTTTTGTTGAAAGACTTACCTACTTATTGATATTTTATTATTATATAAAAAAAGTACCAAATAGAACTATAACCCTTCAGGATTATTATTGGCCAGAATTTTTATTTTTATCTTTGCCCTCTGTAACAGATATTGAAATTAGTAAAGATGAAATCATAAAAAAATATAAATTATTCGATATTTCTTTATTTACTGAAAATTCAACTTCAGAATTTAATAATAATAATTTTTATACAAGCATTCCTTCTATTAAATTATTGTCTCATGTATTTGGAAAAAAGTCAATCCCCGAAAAATTTTTCCACCCTCTAAGAAATTTAAAGTTTAAAAATTCTAACATAAATTTATTTTTTGAAAATACATTTTCTAATGTTGCTTCTATTCATATCAGAAGAGGCATAGGTACTAAACCTAATAAAAAGTATATTGATGAATTAAGTACTTATCTTGATATTAGAACTATAAAGTCTTATTATAAAAAATGTTTGGAAAAAAATCCAAACCCATTATTTGATATAACTCCAGATTTTTATTATTTTAACATTATAGAAGATCTCATTAGCAAAAATAAAAATCAAAAAATTTATTTAAGTTATGACGTACCTGATGAATTTATAGGTCATTATTTGAGGAAATATCCAAATAACATAGTGACAAGAAAAAATTATTTTAAAGAGTACTTAAATTTTTTTAGTGATAATATTAACTTAGTAAAAAATAGTTACTTTACAAATATTGATCAAGTTCTTATAAATTTATTCGATTTTTTTGCTTTATGTCATTCTGATATATTGGTCACAAATCAATCTGGATGGACAGAAATTGCATCTATTTACAAAGAAAAAACAGTTATTGGAAATGTTTTTTGATTTTAAACGGGAAAATTATTTACTGCAAAATAATGAAAAATAATAAAATATACATGACTAATCCTATGGAGGGTGGGTCAAAAGGTTTGAAACTTAATGGAAAATATAGTTCCCATCCTTGGTGGCAAAAACTTACGGAAATAAATCTCTTTGATACTGCTTTTGGAGATAGATTAGTTTTTTGGGCCATGATCCATCAAGTTTCACTCTTTATTAAAAGAAATGATTTGATTGTTCCCGAATATTGGTGGCCAGAATTATTATTCATAGATTTACCAAATACAAGATTGGAAAATGTATCTTATGATACACTAAAAGAATTTTCTTCAATAGAATTTGATAGTTTTTTAAAATTGATGAACAATAATGATTGCATAGATGATACTGAAACTGATTTTTATTTTAATTTTTCAATTAACAATATTTCTAGAAGGGGAATTAGATATCATTGCATGGATGAGTTATTTTACAAGATAAGGGAAATAAAATTTAAAAATGCAATAGTAGATGATTATTTTAAAAATAATTTTTCCGATGTAATTTCCATTCACTTAAGAAGAGGTTTTAGTATGAGTATAACTCAAGAATTTATTAAATCTTCTTCCGTTTATATTGATAAGGATAAATTATTAAGTTTTTATGGAAAAATAATCGAATATAATAGTAATTATATGCAAGATAATATAGTAAAAAGATCTGTTTTTCCGGATGATTTTTATTTTTATTTGATTGATAAAATTTTAAAAAGAAATAAAAATCAAAAAATTTATCTGAGTACAGATGTTCCATTAGAGTTACTTTCTCATTATATTGAAAAATATCCAAATAATATTGTTACATATAAAAATTATATAGATGAATTTTTGGATTTTTTTGATAAAAAGTTTATTTCCAAAAATAACGATTTATATTTTTATCCACTAGATAAATGTTCAATAGCACTAGTAGATTTTTTTACAATAGCCAATTCAAAAGTAAATATTTCCACATGGTCTCAGTGGACATTTTTATCTAGTAAATATAAGGATAAAATTATTATAGATGCGGAAAAGGAGTATAAAAAATATTTAAAAAATAACTAATTTTTTGACTAATTCTAAATGATATGATAGAGTATCAATGCTTATATGCGGATTTATTTTGACGTATGGGGAAGACAGAAAAGTTTCTTATACCAATCATACCAAATCTAAACCTCAACCAATTACAGAAAAATGAAAAATCTAAAAAGAATTAACCCATCATTTTGTGAAATTCGAGAAGGGGACTATGTAAAGTTTGTTGGGTGTACTAGAGAACAAGTTAATTGGGGTAATAATACAGATCCCGAAGATATTTTAGTACATGGCGGAGTATATTATGTCCAGGAGTTAATTATAAAATCTTCTCATACAAAACTCATTCTTCGTGGAGTAGAAGGAAAATTCAACAGTGTTTGTTTTGAACGACTGGGAAATGGCTCTTTCTGAAAAAGGCAACAAGAACAAAATATTTACGACTAATGAATTTTACCAGAGAACAATATCAATTAATGATGATTGCAATGAGAAAATATCAACAAATTTATAATGTTGATAAAAAAACTTATGGAGAATGTCAGGAAGTCCTTGACATGCTCATGAACTTGGTCTATACTCAAAGTCGTGAACAACCAAGGTAATCATGATTTCATCCATTGGTGAAAAATTTCCCTATCAAAATTTTACTTTTCGTTTGGAAGTAAAAGAAGGTAAGGATAATAAAGTTTGTTGGTTTGAGTGTCAAGAACATGTGAATAGGTTTTTGGACAGACATAAACTCAAGAAAAAAGATTACACTTTGACTATTAAATCTAATGACTGATTATACTTGGATTGATGATACTTTCAGGGTTGAACAACAAAGGTGGGGTACTTGGGACTCTTATAATAAAGAAGGAAAATGTCTTGTGACTTCTCTTACTGAAGAAATTTGCATTTCTGCAACACGATTTTATCTTAAAGGTAAACAAGAAGGTTGGAGTGAATCAAATTCTGTTAAATATGAAGGAGTTGTGGGAGGAAAACTCTGATGTATGAGCCTCAAATCAATGATTATGTAATGTGGTCAAAAGGAATTGAGGGTTGGATTTATTTTAAAGATAAAGAATATGTCACAATAGAAGTGTCCGTTAGACCTAAAGACAGTCAAAACTACCAAGCATGTCATTTACATCGCAACGAAAGGCTGTTGGTTTTATGTTACTATAATCAATGGAAAGAATTGGAATATGTTAAATCCAGAAAATCAATTTATGAAGAAGCGAACGATATGGAGATGGTGGGCTAAAGCACTCGGGGAAAAGGCATCTAAATGCGACCGAGAATCTGATACTATTGCTTGGATACGTACCTTTATTTTTATTACTTACTTGATTACTAATTGTTTTATTGTTGCTGGAGTAATCCGACACTGGAATGATACTTCTCCAGTAATTTATATAGAATTAAAGATGGAAGATCTAACCCATTCTGCATAAATTCTATGATTATAATCCCATTTTAAATCAGTACACTCAAATCCAAAATGATTTGAAAATTTGTTGTGAAGTTCAAAAGTCCACGGGAAAAAATTTATTAACTCACAATCTTTGTTTTCATGATCTTTTCTTCCTGGATTGCATCTCCAATAAATTCTTGCAGTAGGTTTTAATAACTTTACTAACGAATTTATTTCTGATACAATTTTATCGCCAGGACCAAAATTTATACTACCTAAACAAAAGGCAACATCAAACTTTCTGTTAGATTTGAACTTATCTATAGTTACTTTATAATCTGCTTCATCAAAAGCAGGATCTATTCCAATTAAATTTTGTATCTTTCCTTTAAATGGATTTGGTCCACATCCAACATCTAAAACCCACTCATCATCAGAAATATTATTAATCAGATTCCACCCAGAGTATAGATATTGATTTAGATTACTTTTCCATTTTGTTGCAAAGTATTCATTTAATTTTTCTTGATTCATGAAATTACCTAAGAGAATATTTTTTACTGGAGTTCCTGGATCCCGTTGGAGTGGTATCGCCCAGACATTAGAAACGATGTCTGGTATGAATATCTCCGATCGTACTCCTGAACGTGAATATGTTCATCATAGTTATGCTGGACACAAAGGTGCATACTTTGGACCTGAAATGGAGTTTGAACCAATTCTTGATGGGGATTATATTGATCAAGCATGGGCTGAATTCGAAGGATGTAAACTAATCAAGAGTCATGAGTGGTCTTACTATCTAGGTAAAATACGTAAAAAGTTTCCAGATGATTGGATCATAATGATTTATCGTCCAGATATGATTAGTTATGCTTGGTGGCATGAAGCTGGAGGATTTCAAATTCAATACCCAAATTATTCTGCATACAAAAATAGTGGAATGATGTTGAATGAGATTATGAAACAAAATTCTTGTATATTAGAATTTGGGATGTTGAATAATTGTGTATGGGAATATTTTACTTCGGAATGGATATGTAAAAATTTTAATCAAAACATTTTAGTTGAAAAAACATTTTCGGATATTCTTGTAACACTTATTAAATAAATAAGTAAAAGTATTGTATAGGAGTTTTATTGAAATGCTTTCGGGAAAAGAATTTGTACAAAAAATTAAAAAAGAGAATGATGAACTTTTTTATCAGTCTCGTATGAATGTCCGTCGTTTCTTTGCTTCAAATCCAAGTAAAGAACATATGGTCGAACATTTTCGTGGTCGTATGGTTAATGAAGCAATGAACATGAAAGCAATTGCTGCTGAGGTTGCTTCTGCTCCTGCATCTATGGATGTTACTGAACTTGAGTTACTAACCAAACAGGCACAAGATGAAGCGAAACACTTCCGTATGGTAAAGGAAGTTATTGAGCATATTTCTGGTGAGAAAGTTGATGTTGATGCTGCATTTGCTGCAGAAGCCGTTGCACCTCAGGCTAAGGGTGCCACCCTCCTAGACAAGTATGGGGCATCTTCCGATCCTGCTGCTCTTGCTGCATATCAACTCGTTGCTGAGGGTCGTGCAGAGGCGGTATGGAACGAAATGGCTGAGTGTGTAGAAGATGAGTTTATCTCTTCACGTTATGCAGCTATTGCTAAAGACGAAGGATTCCATGCTAACATTGGTGGTTGGAAACTTGAGAAACTTGTAGAAGGTGCTGCAGATGTTCAAGATCGCATTCTTGCAATGGTAGAACAAATGCGTTATGATCTTCTTGAAATTAGTAACAAGAATACTGCTATTGCAGTCTGATATAAATCTTTTATATTATGAGTACAATTGAAAGACGAAGAAGTAAAGATAAAACTCGTATAATTAAATGGGTTAGTGCCAGTCTGATACTCATTGCGATGGTGTTTCACGTACTGGGACTAACCCCTTGGAATAGCATTCTACAATTAATTGCTGCATCTGGTTGGACTTATGTAGGAATAAAGTGGAAAGAACCTTCAATTGTAATGAACTTCCTTCCTCAGTTTCTTATTATCATCCCAGGATTGATCTATTTGTTATTTTTTAAATGAAAAAAATGGTAATCCTTACCGGACCACAGGGGTCCGGTAATCATCTTTGGTCTAAGATATTCTCATTACATCCGAAAGTATTTGGATGGAAGACTCTTCTCGATAACTATTGGGAAGCTCATAGATTTGCAGAACCATTTTGTGAGTATTGGAAAGATCCATCTCGATTGAAAGACTTTAATTGGTCTACTTATGATTATTTTTTCACCAGTATCAGTGTCCCTCTTGGTATTCAAGAAAAGAAATGGGAACCAAACATTATGTCATTTGTAAATGAAGTTGAAAACCTTGGTATTGGAACACAAATAGTAGTAGTCGGTAGAGATCAAAATATTCTCAGACATCAACAAAATCGTTTGAGAAAGGAAAGTACTTTGCCTCTGTTCATGAAACAACTTCCAAATTTTTTTAATCCAATATTTTTAAGCTACGAGTTATTGTATCTCTATAAACAGGATTATCTAAAGAGCTTAAATGTCGGCATACCAATTGCATGGGATGATTGCCGAGTAGATGAAATTTTATCCAATGATCCTAATGATAAGTATATTCATCATGTAGAAGAATATTTTTTGGATAATTGTAATAAAACTGGAATTTCATTAAAAAAAATATCATGAGTGAAGATGTAAAATATATTTCCCTTTTTTTGTCTGATTTTGGACATACGATAGTTCATAAAAATTTTTCAAATAAAGATTCGAAAATAGAAATTGATGAAGGTTTAATATTTAAAATTAATGCGAACAGTAATAAAATTATTGTTGTTTGGTATGATTCTGGAAGTGGAGGAAATTTTTTAATGAATTGTTTATACTTATCTGATGATATTTTTATAAACGGAATGAACATCAATGAAAAAATTTCTTTGTGGAAAAATCATTTATTAAATAATATTAATGCCGAAGATGGTATATGGATCGACTTTTCATTTTTACATCAAATGAAAGATCTTTGTAAAGATGAATCTTTATATTTTGTACGAGTTCATCATAATCAAGATCTTCTTTCCATAATTTCTGAATGTAAAAATGTGAGAATTATACAGTTTATTAATCAAAATCTTTTTAAATCAATTAGAAACTGTGTTTTATCTGAAGAATCTACTAAGTATGATAAACATAGAGAAATAATTCCAATTTTACCAGTAAATTTTAGACAATTTATGAATTTAAATGAAGATACTAAAAGTTCATTGATTAATAAATTTAATAAATTTAAATTTAATAAATTTGTAGGTAATAATTTACCATCAAGTTATAATCATAATAATTTGTATTTTTGGGACGTTAATTGGTATTTGTATGAAGAAGACACACTTGATAATATAAAAAATTTATATGATGAATTTAATCTAACCGGATTTAATAGAAATTTAATATCAGAAATGTATAATCTATGGATTGATAGAATGGATGTACTAAAAAAATAATGAAAAAACTTTTAATTATTACTGGACCTCAAGGATCTGGAAATCATTTGTTTAGTAGAATATTCAGCACACATCCTAAAGTTGGTGGTTGGAAAAGTCTTTTAGATAAGTATTGGGTTCCAAGTGATGAAGAATATTTTGCAAAGTATTGGGTATATCCAGAAGAAGTTACAGAAAAAGATTTTGATGGATACGACCATTGGTTAGCAAATGTAAGTTGTCCATTTTTTTATGATGGTGTTAGATATGTTCCAAAAATTAAAGAGTTTGTAGAACGAGTCCAATCTTTTGGAATAAATGTTCAAATTGCAATTATTGTAAGAGACTCTAATATTAATTCTCAACAGCAACTAAGAGTTAGAAAAGAAATTACAACACCAATTGCACAAGATTATTACTATAATACTCTTATTCCTTCTGGGTTTAAAATTCATTTTTTAGATAATGAAGCGTTATTTTTACATAAACAACATTATTTAAAATGGGTTGGTGAAATTTTAAATTTTCCTATTGATTATGATAATCCAGATATTTTCAAATTTATTACCGAAGATCCCAATAAAAAATATGTTAAATATGTTGATGAATATTGGTTAGATCAAGAAGTTTGGAATGGAATACAATCGAAAAATAAAAGACTTGACTTATAACTTAAATACATAATAGAATAATATTATATTTTTTTACTCTTATGTCTGAAGAAAAGCCATTAAATAACCCTACATCAATTTCAGATGTAAAATTAAAATCTCTATGGAAACAAGCTGTTACTGCTTCATTATCTCCAGAAAATGATCATCCAGCTTATAAACTTTATTATATTTTCTTAAGAAAAGAAATAATAGAAAAATATTGTAAGAATCAAAAAGAATTAGAATTATTGGAAAAAAATGACTAAACGAACTTATACACAAAAAGATGGAACAATTTGGGAATGGGACGAAACTCCAGAACTTCTTCGACTCCTTAAAGAATTACACACAAACAAGTCTTCATCCATCTCTGGATCCAACAACTCCATGGTATGATTGGTTGTGTTATTGTGAAATATGTGATAGCTTAGGACCTATACCAGGACAACCAAGTGTAGGTAGATTTATGGCATATCGTCGTTATTTAAAATCTGTAGGTGTAATATGATTGGAACGCACTGGTTTCATAGAAAATGGGGAATTGATGAAGTCCCTATGGATGATGTTTACAAAAGGTTGTCTGATTTAGAAATTACAGTCAGGCAACTTGAAGAAAAATATTCAGGAGCACTTGAAGATATTAAAAGACTTGAAGAAGAAAACATTGAAACTACAAGTGAACTCTATCGTCTTGAGAACTCTTTGGATGCTCGTATAGATATAATTGCAGAACATTGCAGGATTGATTACGATGTATGAAAATTTAGATACCTTCGAAAAAGCGCTATCGTATTTCGGAACAAGAGTTGATATTATTTGTGCTATGGAGATGGGAGGAAGAATAGATGCTGAAACTGCTTACAAGAATATTAAAACTGAACTCAACGAACTCAAAAAAGTGCGTAAGTTATACAAAAAGGAAGTGCAGTAAATGTGGTGAAGTTAAACCACTTTGTATAGAATATTTCCAGGTTGTAAAGTCATTTAAGTCTGGGTTTTCCTATTATTGTAATGAGTGTAACAAACCAAAACCAAGAGAATGAATAAATTTATATGGGAAAAACAAAATGCTTTAACTAGTGAATTTTGTAAGAATGTTATTTATAAATTTGAAAGGGATCTTAGAAAATGTTCTGGTAAAACTTTAGGTGGACTTAATAATAAAGTAAAAGTATCTACTGACATTGCAATAAGCCATATGGCTGGTTGGGAAAAGGAAGATAAAATCTTTTACCAGTCTTTGAATGATGGATTAAAAGAATATAAACAATATTTACTTGAAAATTTATATACTAATATAACTGATTTAGATCTCAACGATACTGGATATCAAATACAAAGAACTATTGGTGGAGAAGGTTTTTATAATTGGCATCATGATTTTTGTAGAGATGATTGCAATGGTGTTAGAAGAATAACTTTTATTTGGTATTTAAATGATGTAGAGGGTGGCGGAGAAACAGAATTTATAGATGGAACTAAAATAAAACCAGAAGAGGGTAAATTAATTTTTTTCCCCGCAACTTGGGATTTTATTCATAGAGGAATTATGCCTCCTAAAGGGGTGGTAAAATATTTGTGTACTGGTTGGCTATACACTCATGCATATCATTAAATTCTATAAATAATAAAAAAATATCTTTTATATAAATGCCTGCTACATTAACTGCTGCTGGAATAAATTTTAATGATGGAACTAGTGTATCTGCAAGATCGTCTTTTTTTGCACCTTCTGGTACAGTTTCTTTGTTTTATAGATCTACTGCTCCAACAAATTGGACTCAAGTAACTACTCAAAATGATAAAATATTAAGAGTTGTTAGTGGAACCGGCGGAGGCGCAGGTGGAACTAATGCTTTTAGTAATACGTTTACTAATAGATCTATAAGTGCTAATGTTCCTGTATCAATTAGTGGATTAACTGTTCAAGGTACAACTTTAAGTGTTAATACTATACCTATACATGGACATCCTGCAAATAATGGAGGTAATACCGGAGGTTCTTCTGGAGGTGTAGTATGTGTTGCTCCTGGAAATAGTACAGGTAACTATGGTAATAGTGGAGGTCATGGTCATCCAGCATCATTCACATCAGCTAGTGGTCCATGGAGCACAACTCTTGACTTCAGAGTTCAATATGTAGACATTATTATATGTAGTTTTAACGGATAAATATGAAAATAATCGAAAAAGTGTCATAAAATGGCAGTATTAACAAGCACTGGAATAATCTTTGGTAGTGGCGGAGGGACTTTAAATTCCAAATATGGAATCATTCCTCAGTCAACTCCTATGGTTTTTATAAGGTCTGCTGCTCCAACTGGATGGACTCAAGTAACTACCCAAAATGATAAAGCATTGAGAGTGGTTAATAATACCACCAGTGGTGGAACTGCTGCTGGAACAAATACTTTTTCTGGAACATTTGCTAGTCGCCCAGTGAGTGCTAATGTTCCAGTATCAATTTCCGGATTATCTGCTGGAGGTACAACTTTAAGTGTTAATACAGTACCTCAACATGCTCATCCACTAAATTCTGGAGGAAACGTAGGTGCTGGTGGTGCCAGCCCTGCGTCAGGATCTCAGGGTGGTACAGCTCCTGGAAATAGTACAGGTAACTATGGTAATAGTGGATCTCACTCTCATCCAGTTACTTTTTCTTCAGCCAATGGCCCTGGTGCAACTACTCTTGATTTTAGGGTCCAATATGTAGATGTTATTATCTGCACTTTAAACTAAATAAAATAAAATTATAAAAAAATGGCAGTATTAACAAGCACTGGAATAACTTTTAGTGACTCTACTTCATTAAATTCCAAATATGGTATTTTTCCACAAACAACACCTGTCGTTTTTTATCAGGCATCAGCACCAACTGGATGGTCTATAGTAACAACTCATAATGATAAAACGTTAAGAGTAGTTAGTGGAACTGGAGCAGGTTCAGGCGGAACAAATGTATTTACGAATACTCTTATTTCTGTACCCGTAACTGCTAATGTCCCTGTATCAATTTCTGGACTTGCAGCTAATGCGAATACCATTGATGTAAATACCATGGTACAACATGCTCATCCAGCTAATTCTGGAGGTAATGCTCAAACTGGATCTCCTTCTCCTACTTTTGGAAGTGTTACTAGAGTTGCTAATGGTGGTAATACTGGTAATAATGGTAATAGTGGATCTCACACTCATCCAGTTACTTTTACTTCAGCTAATGGTCCCCTTAATACTTCTGTAGATTTTAGAGTACAATATATTAACGTAATATATTGTACTTTTGCATAATTTGTGTTATACTAAATCTAGATATTTTTTATTTTATGAAATTAGAACAAGGTAAATTTTGTCCTCTTATTAAAAAAGATTGTATTGGACTAAAGTGTTCTTGGTTTATGAGAGTCCGTGGAATGAATCCAAACACTGGTGAAGACATTGACGAATGGGGTTGTGCTATAACTTGGCTTCCCATAATGACTATTGAAAATTCTCAACAACAAAGATCTACTGCAGCAGCTGTAGAATCATTTAGAAATGAAGTTGTAAAAGCTAACGAAGAAAATAAAGAACTATATATTCAAGGCCTTATGCAACAACAAATTCTTCCAGTTAATGTTACCCCTTTAACTAATCAAAATATTTTAAAAGGAGAAGAAAATAATGAGATTGACAATAATCAGAGATGATAATCTCATCATTAAAGATGGCATTGGATACTATGCAGATCTGAGTGAATTTGATGATCTTAGTTGGATAGAAGGTTATGATCTAAAAACTTGGGGAAAATTTCATGCGTTACAATGGTATGGTGATCCCGATGAAGAGGGCGAGTATGGTTTTGGATTAGATGAAGCTTATGGAGAAATTGAATTCAAAAAAACAGTTCCAAATTTTATAATTAAAGAACTAGGAATTTATGAAAGATCAATTTTTCTTTGGGAAAAATCTAAACTTGCAGAAGAAGAAAGAATTGCAGCAGCAGAAGCCGAAGCCCAGAGATTAAAAGAAGAAGAAGAAGCTGCAATGGCAGCTGTTTATGGAGATATGGATTTTGATATTGAAAAACTTCTTGCAGATCTTTGATTTTATATAACTTTTTGTCCAATTAACTATGAATAATAAACTAATTGAAAATAATTATTTGATCATTCCTAATTTTATTTCTCCCGAAAGATCTAAAATTTTGTCCGATGAATTTAAACTTTATTGTGAAAAAGAAAATTTATCAGGAGATGATCAATCTCCAAATTCACATTCAATATATAATCATATTTCTTTTTTGGAATTACTTTGTGAAAAAACTCCCGAAGTATCTACATTAATTGAGGAAACTGTTCTTCCCACCTATTCTTACGCAAGAGTATATAAGGAGGGATCTGTTCTGGAGAATCATGTTGACAGAGATGCCTGTGAAATTTCATTGACATTACATCTTGATGGTGATTATCCATGGCCAATCTGGATCGAAACTCCTCAAAAAGAAAAAAAATTTGTTAGTTTAAATCCAGGTGATGCAATGGTCTATCTTGGACGTATTGCACCACACTGGAGAGAAGAGTATAAAGGTAGTTACTATTCACAGGTTTTCTTGCATTATGTAAGAAGTCGTGGTGAGTGTTCTTATGCTTATTTTGATAAAGAAAAAGAATCGAATTTGATTGAGTCTGATAAAAAAGAAAATAAAACTACAACTAAAGAAGAAAATAGTATTGTAAAATCGGATCAACATATTTCTTCAATCACATTAAAATCTACCAGAAAGTTGGAAGATTTTATTAAAATTTATGATAATGTTGTGTCTGCAGATCTTTGTAATAAAATATTGCAAGAATACAAAAATAGTCAAGAATGGAATAAAACTTTAGTTGGGGATGGAATTTTAAATACTAATATTAGAAATTGTTCTGTTATTCAACTTTCTGATTCTAATATCATAGATAAAAATTACGAAGTTAGAAAATTTATAGATGTAGAACTTCACCAACAACTATTAAAAGTAGTTGAAATGTATTCAAAAGAATTTTTAGAATTTTCTCCCAGTATTGATACAGGATATGACTTATTGATGTATGAATCTGGACAATTTTACACTCAACATACAGATTCGTTTATTCATCAACAAAGAAGTGTATCCTGTTCTCTAACTTTAAATGATGACTATGTGGGAGGTGAATTTGCATTTTTTGATAGAGAAATGATGATTCGTAACAGTGTTGGATCTGTAATTGTATTTCCTTCTAATTTTATGTACCCTCACGAAATAATGCCTGTTATTGAAGGAACTAGATATTCTGTTATTACATGGTATGTCTGATGTTGAAAATATCAAATATAAACTCAAGGGCATTCCCCATATTAGATATTTAAATCTTGATGAAAGGACAGATAGAAAAGAATACATTGAAAATCAATTCAACATATTTGGTATAACTGATTATGTGAGAGTGTCTGCTAATAAACACTCTCCTCAAAATTTTAATGAATGGAAGAATAAATTATTAATAAAAAAAATAAATAACAAAATAAGTTGTTTATCGATTTTAATTAATCAACTACAGAGTATAGTTGATTGGTATAACAACTCTGTGTCAGAAACTTGTTTAATTTTGGAAGATGATCTTTCATTTTTAACAACCAAATATTGGAATTTTAATTGGAAATATTTTGAGCAACACTTACCGATTAACTGGGATTGTGTACAGTTGCATATTATAGGTGAAAAATATGTACCAATGGGTCTTACGAAAAGGACACGGAATAATCATTCTGCAACTTGTTATTTAATTAATAGGAGATATGCAAAAAAATTAATTGAAATGCACTATGTAAATGGAAAATTTCAATTGTATGAAAACTATGGATATGGAGATAATTGGCCAATTTATCACTACCAATCTGCAGACTTTGTTCCCTATGAAATAGGAATCACATATTCATTTCCCCTGTTTATCACTACTTCCAGCGTTAGTAGTAATGGTTACAAAGAACCTATAAATTCAATGGCCAAAAAATCTGATTATTTTACATTAAAATGGTGGAAAGAAGAAAGTGATAAATTTTCATTAACCGATTTATTTTCACTAGATTCATATCAAAGAAAAAATCTTATGATCCCTATAGTTTATTAATAATATATTATGTCTGTAAGTATAATTTGCGCTTGTAAGAATAGAGAAAAATCTTTAATTATTTCTTTAAATACTTGGATAATGTTTCCAGAAGTATCTGAAATTATTATTGTCGATTGGAGTTCCGATGTTCCTATCAATCATTTGACTTCTTTAGATAAGAGAATAAAAATAATAACAGTTCCTAATCAAAAGTATTTTAATCAACCTCAACCTTTAAACTTAGCCGCAGATGTAGCGTCTTCAGATAAATTATTAAAACTTGACTGTGATCATATATTAAATCCCTATTATAATTTTTTTGAAGATTATATACTTGAAGAAAATTCATGTATTTCTGGAATTAATCATATAAAAAATGATTTATATAGAGGAATATTTGGATTGTTATACATCAGAAAAAAAGATTTTTTGCGTGTTAATGGATATAATGAAAAAATGGGTAAGTATTATTCCTTTGAAGATGATGAGATTTTGGGTAGATTAAAATTATCTGGAATGTCTATAAAAAAGATAATACCACAAAGTAATAGAGTTATTCATTTACCACATCCATATTCAAAAAGAGTTGAAAATTTTGAGGGAACTTATAATAATCCAGAAATGGAAGAATATGAACAAAAAATAAGAGAAGACCTTTTCGAAAAATACGATACTGATATTTTAGATAAAAAAATATCGGTTCTTTTAGCTTTAGAACATAATAAAAAAAATAGACAAATTTATGGTAGAGTTGAAGATATTGTTGTTAAAAGACTTTATGAGTGGAACGTAAATAAAATAGACTCTCAAAATTATATAGCTCTTCCTAAATTATAAACATGACTGATAAATTAAAAGGATTACCTCCCATCATTTATTTAAATCTGGATGAAAGACCAGATAGAAGAGAATATACTGAAACCCAATATGAAAAATATAAAATAAAAACTTTTACTCGATATTCTACTTCTAAATATCAACTTCATAACTTTTCTGAATGGAAAGATAAATTAATTTTAAATGATGTCGATATAGACCCTAGAAAGTCGTTACACATCATACATTGCGCTATTACTTTGACTTATTTGGAATTAATAAAACATTGGTTAGAAACAACTAATGATCAGTATGTTTTATTAATGGAAGATGACTATGATCTTAGTTTTATTGATTACTGGCACTTTGATTGGCAATATTTAATGAATATTATTCCATATGATTGGGATTGTATTTTACTGTCTTTTGAAAATGATGCAATGATTCCATGTTTTTTGCATAGAATTTTGGCAAAACATTCAATGGGAGGTGCTTTAGTAACTAGATCTTATGTTGAAAAAATTATTAAACGTATCACTACAGATGGGAAATTTGATTTGACAAAAAGAGTTTCTAATTTCCAATGGACTCAATGTAGTAGATTGTTAGAACCCAAATGGTATCATCATGCTATAAGACATCACCCAAATGTAACCATAGACTATATCATGGGCCATTCTGGAGTTACTTATTGTTTGCCATTAATAGCTCAAAGTAATACAATTGGAAGTTATACTAAGAATATAATTAGAACATCTGACTTTCCTGGACTACATTTTACTAATAGAGCTGTAAATTTATGGTGGAAAAAATTTAGAGATTCTTATTCTTTGGAAGATTTTTTTCTTTATGGCAAACCGAATGACTTTATAATAAATGTTAATAATATTGATGAATTGGAAAATCAATAATCGTGGATGAGTATAATATATGTTTCATTTAGTATCTGATTTTGAACAAAAAGTATCCGAATTTTTTGGTTCCCCATATGGGGTAGCCACTGATTCTTGTACTCATGCATTAGAATTGTGTTTACGATATACTGGGTGTAATGATATAACGATACCTACACAAACATACATTTCAGTTCCCATGACTTTAATGAAATTGGGATTGAGATGGAATTGGAAAAACGAAGAGTGGGATAATTATTATCGTTTAGGTAACACTAATATTATTGATGCAGCAGTTTTTTGGGGGGAAAACACATATATCTCAAATACTTTTATGTGTTTAAGTTTTCAATTTAAAAAACATTTACCTTTGGGTAGAGGTGGAATGATTCTTTTGTCTGATAAAAATGATTATCGTGAATTAAAAAAAATGTCTTATGATGGTCGTGATCTTAGTCGTCCATGGGCTGAACAAGACATAGATACTATTGGGTATCATTACTACATGACTCCAGAGGTGGCCAAAACGGGAATTGAATTACTAAATGAGCGGAAAAAAATTCCCGGTAAAAAATGGAGCCACAGGGATTATCCTTACTTACCCAATATGTCTGTATTTCAAAAATGAAAAGAATTCCAAATTTAGATATTCACATTACACATAAATGTAACTTTACTTGTGATAGTTGTTCGCATTTTATGAATCATGGATTTGATACTCATGTTAGTTTAAACGAGTGTGAATTGTGGATGTCTTATTGGAATGAAAGATTAATTCCAGATAATATTGGAATATTGGGTGGTGAACCATTTTTGCATAAAAATTTGAAAGAGTATTGTTATTTGACTAGGAAAATGTGGCCAAATTCTAATATAGAAATTGTGACCAATCTTACTCTAATTCATTTGCATTCGGAAATATTTGAAGATATTATTAAAAATGATATTACATTGTCAATTTCTATTCATAGTAATGACCCGACATATTTGCAATTAATACGTAAAAAAATATTAACAATAAATGACTGGAAATCCAAAGGAGTTAAGATTAAAATTTATAATTCTATAAAAGATTGGAATCAAGTTTACTTGGGATATGGTAAAGATATAATGCCTTTTGAAGATAATAATCCTAAACAAAGTTGGGAAAATTGTCCAACAGGTCAAATATGTTTTCAATTACATCAAGGAAAAATATGGAAATGTGCTCCACTAGCATTTCTTCCTATGATGAAAGAAAAGTATGATATATCCGAAAAATGGGATCCTTATTTGGAATATGTCCCATTGTCCCCAAATTGTACAGACAAAGAATTGGAAGATTTTTTTGATAAAGGTGCAGAAAAATTTTGTTCTATGTGCCCTTCTAATAAAAAATCCTTAAAGAAAAATTCCCCATTATTAAGAAAATGATCAAAAAGTTTAATATAACACCAAAGTGGGAAATATCTGATTTTCACCACCTCGATTATTTTCTTACTACACACAAAGACCAAAAATTAATGAATCAATATATAGATTCTGGTCATAGTGAAAATCATATGACTCTTTATAATTGTCATCAACCTAGTTTTATGCCAGATTGTGTATTTGAATACATTATTCCACAATTTAATTTTTTGAATAATGTTGCAGTAGCTATCAATTACTTTAAACCTGGACAATATCTGCCTTTGCATATAGATATTTTTGAAAAATACATTAAAATTTATAATGTACCTATTGACAAAATAGTTAGATATGTTGTAATGTTAGAAGAGGGTATATCTGGCCAAATACTTCAAATTGAGGATAATTTTTTTACAAATTGGAATCCTGGAGATTGTTTTGGGTGGGATTATTTGAAAACACATGCTTTTTATAATCTTAGTCTAGAAGATAGATATGCAATTCAAATAACAGGAGTTTTAAAATGATCGGAATTGTTGGATATGGAATAGTTGGAAAGGCAACAAAAAAAGCTCTTTTTCCCGATGAAAGTATAATTATACACGATATTTTTTTAGATACTAGTTTAGAAGATATTTCTAATTGTGATTTAGTTTTTGTTTGCATTCCAACTAATACTCAACAAAATATTGAAGAATTGGAGTCTCTTTGTTTAAATATTTCTTCATTAAATCCTACAATTGAAATTGTGGTTAGAAGTACAGTAATTCCGGGATTTTTCAATAATTTGCAGGAAAAAATTAAAAATCCATTGACATATCTTCCAGAATTTTTGAGGGAAAGATATTCTCTGGAAGATTCCCTCAATTGTAAGAGAATGTTTTATGCGACAAACTGTGATAATAGTTTGTTGGTTAATTTTGATAGATTTAATTATAAACTCAGAAAACTTGAATTTGTCGAGTTGGAACTTTTAAAGATGATGCGAAATAATTATCATGCAATGAAAGTTGTTTTTGCAAATCATTACTATAATATGTGTAAAAAATATGACGTAAATTATAATAATTTATTAAACGCATTCAATAAGTCCAAAAATGGCCAATCGTATCTTGAAGTAAATGATAACCTAAGAGGATATGGTGGAAAGTGTTTGCCAAAGGATATTGATTTTATGATTGATATTTTTGGAGATGTTGAATTATTTAAAGCAATAAAAAATGATAACTCCAAATTAAAAATTACAGTTAGAGAAGATAAATGAATATCTTGGTGACGGGAGCTGCCGGTCTTATTGGATCAGAATTATGTAAACAACTTAATGATAAAGGTCATTATGTAATTGCCGTAGATAATATGTCTAGATCAAATACTATTCCTAAATCTCACATTTTTTTAAAAACAGATCTTTCTAAATCTACTGCAATTTTACCTGATAATGTTGATGTAATTTATCATCTTGCAGCCATTAATGGAACAACTAATTTTTATGAAAGACCAAATGAAGTTATTTCAAATAATACAAGAGTAGATCTCAATATATTTGAGTTTGCAAAAAAGTGTACAAATTTAAAAAAAATTGTTTATGCTAGTAGTAGTGAAATAATGTCTCATTCCGAAATTTGTTATGAAAATAACTCTGTTGAAGTTGATGATCTTTCAAATCCTCGTTGGAGTTATAAAATTTCTAAAATGGTAGGAGAAAATTATTTGCATAACAGTGATTTGCCTTGGGTAATTATTAGGTATTTCAATGTTTATGGACCAGAAACAAAAAGTGGCCATATAGTCTATGATCAAATTGATAATCATAAACTTGGAATTTATAAAGTTATTGGTCCAAATGAAACAAGATGTTATACTTATATCGAAGATGCTATTGAATCGACAATTATTTGTGTAGAAAAATGTGCAATTCATGAAACAATAAATATCGGAAGTAATGAAGAACTGAGTTCTTTAGAAGTTTCTAAAATAATTGGAACTTTATTGGGGCATGATTATCCAAATTATCAGTTAATTGAAGGTAGACGTGGTAGTGCTAAAAGAAGAGTTCCTGATTTAACAAAACTTTTAAATTATTATCCAAATTATTCTCCAATTAACTTTAAACAAGGCGTAAAAAAAATTATTGATAATTTAAAATGAACAGTACTAATGAATGGGATAAATTAAAAAAAGTTATAGTTGGTATTGCTGATTATGCTAGAGTTCCTGAAATAGATAATTCTCTCAGATTTATTAATTACGCTGATAGGAAAGATGTTTCGGATGTGAAATCCGGATTATATCCAAAACAGGTTATTGATGAAGCTAACGAAGATTTAGAAATTTTTGTTAAAGTGTTAGAACAAGAAGGTGTGGAAGTATTGAGACCTCATCGAGAGGCAACACCCTACTATAATTTTTGCCCAAGAGATTGCGTATTTGTTCATGGGGGAAAAACTTTTGCTGCTCCAATGCCTTTAAAATCCAGGAAATATAATTTTGGATCTATTGCACATCACTTCGAAAATTTGATTCCACTTTCTTGTAGTTATGATGATGAATTATATAATGAGGATTGTTTAGGAAATAAGGAAATTCTAGCCTTAACTGAACATTCACCTTCATTTGATGCAGCTAATATTATCAGAGCCAACGATGACTTATTATATTTGGTATCAAATAGTGGTAATATAAAGGGTGCAGAGTTGCTTCAATCTTTAGTAGGACCTGAAATAAAAGTACATTTACTTCAAGGTGTTTATAGTTATATGCACATTGACACTACGGTAGCATTTCTAAGAGAAGGATTATTACTTGCAAACCCTTCAAGAATTAAAAGTAAAGAAGATTTACCAGGTCCATTTAAAACATGGGATATAATCTGGTGCCCAGAACCAGTTGATGTTGGGTATTACCCTGGATACAATAACTGTTCGCCTTGGTGTAATATGAATCTTTTTAGTATTAATCCCAATTTAGTTGCTCTCGAAAAACATCAGGAACCTACACGAAAAGAATTAGAAAAATATGACATCGAATGCATTATGCTTCCAATGAGACAAACAAGAACATTGAGTGGTTGTTTTCATTGCGTTACTTTGGATCTTGAAAGAGGATAATTATGAAAAATACTTATCCTAAGTGCATAGTTCCCTGGATATACTTAGAAATTTTTCCAGATGGAATAGTTACTCCATGTTGTGCTAACGATTTGTCATTAGGTAATGTAAAAAATAATTCTCTGCATGAAATTTGGAATGGAGAAAAAATGAATAATTTTAGATTATCTTTATTGAAAGATGATCTACCTGATTCGTGTCTTTCTTGTAAAAATGTTGAAAAGTTGGATGGAATTAGTTTAAGAGAGAAATATAATAATTTTTTTAAAGACTCATTTCCTACTATATTAAAAAATACCAATAAAGATGGATCTTTAAAAACAATAAAATTTAAAGGATGGGATTTTAAAATTAGCAATAAGTGTAATTTTAAATGCAGGATGTGTTCGGAAAGATTGAGTAGTTCTTTTACTGGAAAAATATTAGAACATGCTGAAAATTTGGATATTGATAAATTTATAGAAGATAATATTGACTGTTTGGAGTTAATAGAGTTTGCTGGTGGCGAAACTCTCCTTATGGATGAACAATATGAATTACTTCAAAAATTAATAGAAAAGAAAAAAACTAATATAGAACTTTGGTACAATACAAATATTTCAATTTTATCTTATAAGAATAAAAACGTATTAGATTATTGGAATCAATGGAATCCTAACAAATTAACAGTTTTTGTTAGCATAGATGAAATAGAAAATAGAGCAGAGTATATTAGAAAAGGTACTAACTGGAAAATAGTAGATAAAAATTTAAAAATTCTTGCAAATCAAAAATTTAATAGATCTACAAATATTACTGTATCTTGTTTAAATGTTTTTAGATTACCTGAAATTATTCAATATCTTACTGATATAGAATATATTAGTGAGAAATTTAATTATTGTAATTTTGAATTGAGTTTGATAGATGGTGCAACTGAATTTGGTATATATGGAATTGATATTTTACCAACAGAATTTAAAGGTAAAACGAAAGAGAAATTAATTTCCTTTATCGATAAGTATAACTTACAATACAAAACGGACATATCAAATCAATTCAAACCAATCTTAAACATTTTAGATTTGGATATGAATGAACAAAATGTAAAAAGATTTTTGAGAAAAAATAAAGCAATTGATATAGAACGCAATGAAAATCTTCTTCAAAACATACCAGAGTTTAAATATGTTTTTCTAGAGTGGAAAAATATTTTTCAGTTTCACTAACAGACATTAGTGGGCTTTTTGTAACTTTATTTTTTATCATTGGATTTGCTGGACACATTCCGCACACCGATTCGCACTTTCTATTAAAAAATTCTATTATTTCTTCGTCACTACAAGTCGATTCTAGTGGTTTATATTTTAAGTATGGATCCCACTTTGGTGATAGTAAATCTTTGTATTTTTCTTTTTGTAAAGGCAAATATGCAATGGGTGGACATTTCCAAATTTTTCCCTCATGAAGTTGGAAACATTTGCCATCCATATAACAACTGTTCCAACTTGATTGTGGATCATTGTCTTCAAAGGGTAAAATGTTTGCTCCATACCCTTTATAGATAGTACTCCATTTTTCATACTCTTTATTACATGTTACTATTATTTCGTGATCTTTATTCCATTTTTCTGCTAATATTAAATTTTGAGTTATTTTTTGCATATATTCTTTTGAATTATCATGCAAAGAAATTGATAATATTGTATTAGTATTTTTTAAAGTTTTCCATAAATTTTCATGTAGATGTAAGAAAAATCCGTTAGTAATTAATATTAAATTACTTTTTGGCCACATTTTTCTAGACAAGTAAAGAAATTTTTCCAAATCTTTGTGGAGAGTAGGTTCTCCTCCCAGAATAAGAAAATTTTTTGGAGTTATCCTTTGATTCCACAGAGACATCCAATTTTTAGCCTCTTCTAATGATAACATTTTAGAAAGACTATTATTAGTAAAATCTGAACAACTTTCGCAAGTTAAATTGCAATTATGAGTAATGTGAAGATCTAATATTTCGGGGTTCATCTTGACTTTTATTTTCAAGTTATCTATAATATAGCCTATTTAACTGTTTCTTATAATTATAAATTACTTATATTACCAAAAATTATGACTAATAATAATATTCATTCTTCTGGTCTCAATATTATCCAAAATCCTGATGGTTCTTTTGCTTTTGAGTGGGATCCGAAAGACGAAAGATGGTCTTGGATGAATGGGTTGACAGATACACAAATTAAGTCTATAGTAGAAGAATGGGTAAGTAAACAAGATTCATTAGGGGAATTTGCAAATGAGCTCTAAAACGTGGGAAGTGATGAATGATCTTGAGATGGTAACATCCAAGATTGTTTCTGCTCGTGAGATTATTGATTCTGTTGCAGATGCGATTCAGAAAAGTGAGTATAATAAAGCAGAAACTCTTGCAATGGCTGCACATGAGTTTCTTGGATATTACTTAGAAGAATTTGATGACAAGTTTAAAAAAGTTTGGAAAGAAACTGTGGTTGCACAAAAAGAACTTCTTAAAACATCACTTGCAGAAAGAGAATATTACGAAGGAAAGGATGACTATATGCGTCCTTGGGGTCATAGTGATCTGGAGTATGTCATTGCAAACAACAAAAAACCTTTGACTTGCGATAAAGACGATCCTTCTCCAGAATGTAAAGGTGCTTGGACTTCTTTCTGGGAAGAGAACTATTATCCTGAGGAGTATTACAGCAATGTAACTCCAAGTGCAACTCAGAGAGATATTGATAAAGTAGTTAAATGGCATCTTCCAGTTGAGATGGATGGTCTAAGTGGAGAATACTATGTAGTTTTCCCAGATGATCTCTTAGAAGCAGCAGACCTTAAAGAAGGTGATCAAGTATATTGGGTAGATAATGGTGACGGAACTTGGATGATTCGTAAAGTTACAAAACCAATTAAAATGGATGAGTGTTGATGATTGATCTTCTTATATGTGGATTTAATCTTACATGTCAGTTTAATTCAATAACTCATCAACTTAATAGACCTAAGTACCCTCCAGATGTTGCACAACTTTGTCAATATTTTGAAGAACAAAAGTCGAAACTTCCTGAATATTGTAAATGGAAAGATAATCCCCAACCACCAAGACGTAGGAGTGAATTTTAATGGCATTATCAGAATCTGTAGAAACTAGTTTGCGAGAAGCAGAACAATCTTTGCGTAATGCATTGGCTTATGCTGCTCGTCAAGAGAAACCCTTTGTCGGGAAACATATTGCGGAAATGATTATGGAAATTGATAATCTTATTGCTGCAGATCAACTCATTGATAAACTTGAAGAAAGAATGAAAGGTGATGAAGATGGTAAAAGAGGCCGTTGGGGACCATTCGGTTCTTGACTAGATAGTGAAAGCTCATAAAAAAGACCATGAATGAGTTACCAATAGAACCATACAAAACAATATTGGTTTTAAACTCTAGTTACGAACCAATAAATTTTACAAACTGGAAAAGAGCCATAGTTCTCCTCCTTAAAGAAAAAGCTCAAGTTCTTTCAAGTAGAGTTATTCGACTTTTAGATTATGTAAAATTGCCTTTATCTAAGATTATGAATATTTCTCCTTCTCGTTCTATGATTTATAAGAGGGATAATCATACTTGCCAATATTGTGGTGCAAGATCTAAACTAACCATAGATCACGTTCTTCCTCGTTCAAGAGGTGGAGATGACTCATGGGAAAACCTTGTGGTTGCATGTAGTTCCTGCAATACTAAAAAAGGTAATATGCTTTTGGAACATACTGGAATGAAACTCATGAAAAAACCACAAGCACCCGTAAACAAAATGATCTTTGATCTTGAAAGAACTAACGTTGAAGAATGGAGACAGTATCATTATGGATAAAGAACCAGTAGTAAATTCAGAAGAATTGCAAAAACCAAATGATCTTGGTAAAGCCCTACAAAAATGGTGGAATTCTGATGCTTGCAAAGAACTTCAGAAGAAAAATGAAGAGGCAAAACAACGAGCCATAGGAAAGTACTTCATGCTTTCTGAAGAAGACAAACTAGACATGGTTCAGGCAATCTGTCATATCATGTGTAAGGCAGAAAGTGAAGGAACTAGTCATCGTGGTCTTCAAGATGCACTGGGAATCTATCCTGCAGGTTTCTGGGTTGATCATCTGATGGACGTTCACAATGCTCTGTGGTCTTATTATCATGATCAAAAAAGAGAAAAAGAACTGAAAGATGACTTGGATGCTCTTGAAAATTTTTCTCAAAAAAAATGAGTTGGTATCGTAGATTTAAAAATAGAAAACATTGTCCACCATATGATATTAATGGTAAAGACATTGAGAATCTTGTTCAAGAGTATTTTAATGAGGATGAATTAAATTATTCTCGTAGATGGATTGATTATAAATTTGATAATACAGTTCTGCGAGTCATGCGTAGAACTCCATATGAGTTTGCACTTGATGAAATTCATACTTTATTTGCAACTTTAACCCCGCTTCCAGATTATTATATTGAATTAGATTATATTCATCAGGAACTGAATTGGTTTCAAGAACTGACAAAAAACGATGATATGATTTATACCTTAGATTGGTTTTTGTATTCTACAAGACCAATTTATTTTTTTATGAAATATTATCATATTTACATGAAATATTTTTTGAATAACTGGGAAGATGGTAAATTAATTTCGTGTTTTCCCTGTGATCCCGAATTTGGAAATTATTACTATAACAATTTAGATATTACAAAGGTAGTTATTGGATCTGAAAAACGTAGTAAAATATGGTCAAAAATTTTTGGTATGTCAAAACATAGGATTTTTGGACATCAATTTGCTTACACCAAAAATCATACATTAAATCCAATCACTCATTCTAGATTTAAACTTAGAATTAAACAAGTCTAATAAAGTTTTTAGTAATATTTAAGTTTTGTAAATCAAATCTAAAAACATTATAAAGTATCATAGATATTAGTGTAGATTGTGTTAGAATTTGAACACAATACAGGGAGAACAATGACTTACTCACAACAAAAAACAAATTCATTGACAGATTCCGAATGGAATGAACTTGTCGCTCTTAAACAAGCTATCAACGATAATCCAGCATCAGTTCATCCAGAAAAGATGGAAATTTTTACAGAACTTCTTGTGAGGTCTTGGAATAGTGTAGATCAATGAGTTGACATATTTAAAAAAAACATATATGATACAAAATGAGATTCTAAATACTACAAATTATTACAAAATTAAATGAAATTTACAGTATACTCTAAAGAAGAGTGCCCATATTGTTTCAAAATTAAAAAAGTTTTAGAACTTTGCGGTAAAGATTTTGTTGTTTATACTCTAGATAAAGACTTTACTAGAGAAGAATTTTATTCCGAATTTGGTGAAGGATCTACTTTCCCTCAAGTTTTGATGGATGATAAACATCTCGGTGGATGTACCGATACAATTCAGTACTTAAAAGAATTTGCATTGATTTAATTATGTCCAAACCTCGTGAGTTACACATAAATAGAGGTGTGGAGTTATTGTTAAGAAAAAGGAGAAGAAAACCTGAAGAACCAAAAACATTTAAATTTAGTTTTGGTAAGATGGTTACTCTCCTCAGACGAGAGATAAACATCTATTTTGAATTTTCATTTGATATAAAAAAGAAGTAAATCTCTCGGAGGCAGATCCATGACAGCACCAGTAGTTGCCATCTTTTGCATGGTATCTTTCATGTTCTTGATTGTTGGTGGTATAGTTGGATGGTTATGGAAAGAACATGTAGTTTTCTCCACTCCGCAACAAGTATTCGCGCACCCCGAAATGTTTGATAATCAAGGGAACCTTATCCCTGACGAAGTAATTGCAGTACGATTTGAAAATAGCTATGACGACTACGACGAAGAAGACGGCGACGACTAGTAGAAAAACTTCTACAGCCGCAAAAAAGACTCCTACTAGTAGGAAACCTGCAGAAAAACCTGCTGAAAAAATTCAACTTACCCCAACCTCTTATGTTCATGAGATTTTTGCAGCTGTAGTTGCAGAAAGAACTAAGGACAGGAAGATTGGTATTCTCCGACAATATAATGAAAATTTTCTCAAGTCTCTGTTGATTTGGAATTTTGACGACTCTATTGTGTCAGTTCTTCCTGAAGGTGAAGTACCAATTCAACAAAATGAAAATGCTGAGAAATCTCCATCTTCAAACATTCGTAAAGAGTGGAGTAAATTCTATAATTTTGTGAAAGGTGGTAATGATGCGATGAATAGACTCCGCAAAGAGACCATGTTTATCAATATTCTTGAATCTTTTCATCCGGGTGAAGCTGAAGTATTATGTCTTGTAAAGGACAAAAAACTACAAACTAAATATAATATAACCAAAGAACTTGTTTCCGAGGCTTATCCAGATATCCAGTGGGGGAATCGTTCTTAATATGTCTGTGAACATTATTCATGGAAATTGTGATCCATCCGTTGCTAAAAATCGTGATCTACCAAGAAATTCTTATTTGGTAACTTACGGAGTGGACGATGATGTGCAGCATGATGTAGTCCAAGCAGGATCACAATTTGATATTTTTAATTATTATTGGGACAAATATAGAGATGTAAGAGGTATTAAATGGACGGAAGGAACGATCAATCCAAAGATGTGGAACTATCAACCACCAGAGAAGAAGAAAAAAAAGTAATTTCTGGTAATATGAATGTTGAAATGAATCTTGATGCAATCAAAGAAGTGAGAAAACAATATAAAAAAATTAAAAGATATATGAGATCTTCTATTTACACTGTAGCTATGATGGACGGAAGAGAACAAATTGTTAGTCGTTTACTTAAGGATCAGGAGGATAATCCTACTTAGATGGGCAAACACTATCTTCTAAATCTCTTTGGATGCTCATTCGTTTTACTAAACGATGAGCATTATCTTATGGAACTCTTAGAACAAGCAGCAACTGCAAGTGGTGCAACGGTATGTCAAACCATCTTTAAAAAGTTTGATCCACAAGGAGTTACCGTTTTATGTTTGTTATCTGAAAGTCACATAAGTATTCATACATGGCCTGAAGATGGTAAAGCTGCTTGTGATGTTTATACATGTGGAGATTGCGATCCAAAAATTGGATGTGATATGATTATCGAACAACTATACGCAACAGATCATACTTTAAGTTATATTGAAAGGTGACACAAACCAAAAGAAGAAAAGATTGGAACTTTGATCCCGATAATCCTACTAGTATCCTAAGACTTATCAGCGAACTTGAAGGAGTATCTTATTTTTTGGATAGATTGGGCGAAGAAGAAGAGTATAATTATATACGAAATTTATGTAAAAAATATTATAAAATATACTTTGATCTTGTAAAACAAAATTCTAAATAACCTTATATGGGGATTACATATGCTCTCTACACAATATCGTCTTCGTCTTGAATTAATCTGTGAAAAAATTGCAAAGCATCAAGAAGTATCCCTAGAGGATATGATTTGGGCAGAGAAACTTGCAAAGGCAAATCAGACAGCATCAAAGTTTCTTCGTCAGGCAAGAAGAAAAGCAGAGAATCCTGAAATGCAAGAAGGTGACCTTGATGATTTTTTGAATCAGTTAGATATTGGTGGGTTTGGTCACGAGAGTAAAGGAATTAGAGGTTTTGATTCTCCTGATGATATTGCAGAATGGTTTGGTCGTGATAGAGATAGTGATAATGACGAATGGAGACGCAGAGACTGATGAGTGAAGTTCAATTCAAAAAACACAGAGTTTTCCGTGAAACAGATGCGGTTGTTTTCTATGATATTTCAGTGGAGCAGTCAAATGCTCAAGACCTTGTTGTTCATACTGGTCCTGCTATCTCTCCTCCTGATGATATTGTAGGAGCAAAGCAGTTTTATATTCACTATCACCAGATAGACCACAACCGTGTTCTGTCTGGTATGAGAACGTTTGAGTTGGTGAATCCCGAATGGAGATATCCATATCATATTGTACATCTTAATCGTTCTTCTGGTGCTCTTGTGATTCCAAAAATGACTTTTCATCGCTCTTGGTCAGGAGAAGAAGGATCAATAGTCATTAATCAAGCAATTCGTGATGAAGATTTTGATGATAAAACAGAGTTTATTCCTGTATCAGCAGCACAGAATAAAGATCTTTACCACATTTTAACTCAAGAAAACCCAGTCATTCATATGCTTGGAGATTGATGACTTACGAAGAGTTTTTGGATATGCCGACGACTTTTCTGGATGATATGACAAAAGTGATTGTGTTAAAAAATAAATATCGTTTAGATTTTACTGAACAAGAAAAGGAAATTAATCAACATATCTTAACTTATTGGGAAGAAATGAAAATCAATGAGTTGAGAGGTAAATTTGAAAGATGTTGGGAGATTGAAGAATGAAACACGCACTTATCGTTTCTCTATGTTTTCTTCCTCTTGCAATAATTTATGTTATAATGAAAGTATCTTTGTGGTTGTCGTCTAGCGTATCAGAAGTAAATTATGTCCGACAAGATGCCAAACGAAAACATGGACCCTATGTGGAAAACCCATATGGAGATACTGATGAAGAGGATGAGACAGACTGAAATTTCGGAAAAGATAGATAAGGCATTATTTGAGTGGTACTTTGAGAGAGGAATGGAAGTGCCAGATTGGAAAGTTAAGAAAGATCCAGATTGGTGGATAGATTATCTGAACGAACTTGACAATCCTGAGTAAAAGAATTAAAATAATAATCATATAATTATCAGTATCATGGATTATAAACCCTACTCACCAGAGTGGAATCGCAAAAGATATCTTCGAGAAGCTTTAGAAACATACTTCAATGACTATGTGGACATTGATGTGATCTATGATGATCTGATGGATATTCTTCACGAAAGATCCGAACAGGCATACGAAGAGTTTAGTCGTATCAATCAGTTAGAGGCTAGAATCAACTCTAAATAATTGAGAGTTCGGTTTACCGTACATGACTCTAGAAGACGGATGTTATTCTCTCAAACTAGAATGTGCGTTGAGAGATTTAGGTTTTGTTGATATTGGTTGGAAATGTGTTGCACATGCAGGAATATTTTTTGTGCAACCAGTAGGAATCCCAGATGATCCTAATGGTGATCTTCTGGGATTTTCTCTTTCTATACCTTATGCAGAAGATAAAAGAAGATATAGGTTACTTTCAACTGCCAAAAGAGCTTTGGATTTTGCTCTTAATGAATCTTAATTCTGTAATAAAAGTTACAGAATTACTTGACTATATAGGATGAATGGAGGTATAATAATCCTCTAACGTTCATCGCTAATGCGACGGAAGTAAGCCGACTCGGAACGGATCGTTCATCCCCAATGGGACGCAAAAGCCGACTGAAGGAACGCTCTTTAACCTAAACCATTAAGGAGAAACCTAATGTCACAAGTTGTATATCGCGGTGTCGCATATGACACCGAAGTTCGCCGTCAACAACAGGCGCAACAGCAACCTCAGCAACATAACGAAACATATCGTGGAGTTAAGTTTGTAAAGGGGGCGCAAAAATGAATACGTATTTCGTTCGCTATCTTAAACAAAAAGTAAAAAAAGAAAATTTTCTTAAAATCGCACAACTGAATATGGCAAAACAACCACAAGTTGCTTAATATTTCGGGGAGGTTTACACCTCCTTTTTTTTGTAGTAAAATAGTGAAAGACTATGAATAATCATGGACAAAGAAAAACTTAAATTGATTGTAAGAAATCTGGAGTCACTTGTAGGTGCATTAAAAATGGAGATTTATTCTGATCCAGATTCTTATAAACAAGTAAAAGAAAATTTGAACCACATCTCAGATTATGATGAGATTTTTGACGAAGATTGACACTACTGACCGAGGAATTAAATGACTGTAAAACTTATTTCTATCACTCCAGATGCAGAAAAAACAATGGCGTATATTGCGCGAGTTTCTAATCCTGCGAATCAAGACAACGAAAACTATGCCAAGTTGCTTGCTTATTGTATTAAGCATAATCATTGGTCTGTGTTTGAACAGTCTTCTATGACTCTTGAGATTGAAACAAATCGCGGTATCGCGGCCCAAATCCTTCGCCACCGTTCATTTACGTTCCAGGAATTTTCACAACGATATGCAGATACTAATCTTTTAGGAGATGAGATTCCACTTCCTGAACTTCGCCGTCAGGATACCAAGAATCGTCAGAATTCTATTGATGATCTTCCCATTGATCTTAAGATTCATTTGTATGCAAAGATTCAAGATCATTTTGACGCTGCCCAGGAACTCTACAAGGAACTTCTTGAGTCGGAGGTGGCAAAGGAGTGTGCTAGGTTTGTACTCCCCTTGGCGACTCCCACACGCATCTATATGACCGGTTCTTGCCGCTCATGGATTCATTACATCAATCTTCGTTCTGCACACGGAACCCAAAAAGAACACATGGAGATTGCCCTAGCTTGTAAGGAAGTATTCAAAGAACAATTCCCTTCAGTCTCAGAGGCTCTAGAGTGGTGATATATACAAGTACCCCACTGAGGAGGTAAAATGTACTATCAAACACAAGCTTTATCAAAAGATAAAGTTTGGACTACATGCAAAATTGTAGATGCAACTGAAAATAACTATATTATAGAATATAGTGAAAATGGAAATTTTTTGACAAAAGAAATTAAACCTGAAGAACTCCAAAAACTAGACTATTCTGAACTTGAAATCAGTCAATAAATAAATCATAATTGAAATTTGTAAATCTCATGGCGACGTATCCTGTTATTAATAAGTCCACTGGTGAACAGAAAGAAGTGTCTATGAGTGTTCACGACTGGGATCAGTGGAAGAAAAACAATCCAGACTGGGATAGAGATTGGAGTGATCCATCTACCTGTCCTGGTTCTGGTGAAGTTGGCGAGTGGAAAGACAAACTCATTTCCAGAAATCCAGGCTGGAATGATGTTCTCACTAAAGCCTCTAAAGCACCTGGTTCTCGCGTAAAGAAAATCTAGTATGCCAAGATCAAGAAAGTCTTCTAATGGTAACATCGGTATTGGTATGAGCGCAAAACAGATGCGCCGTAAAAAACCAATAAATTCAGACTCAATGGTGAATATTTCTCCATTGACTGATAATCAAACTAAATTCTTTGAAGAATATAAAAAAGGCAAAAATATTTTTGCTTATGGTGCAGCAGGGACAGGAAAAACATTTGTTGGACTTTATCTTGCATTAAAAGATGTTCTTGATGAGAGAACTCCATATGAAAAAGTTTATATTGTAAGATCTCTCGTCTCTACTCGTGAAATTGGATTTTTGCCAGGGGACCACGAAGACAAATCTTCTCTTTATCAAATTCCATATAAAAACATGTGTAAATACATGTTCGAACTTCCAAGTGACTCTGATTTTGAAATGCTTTATGGAAACTTAAAAGCACAAGAAACTATTTCATTCTGGTCAACTAGTTTTATTCGTGGTACTACTCTCGACAATGCAATCGTACTTGTTGATGAAATGCAAAACTTGAATTTCCATGAATTAGATAGTATAATTACTCGTATTGGTGAGAATAGTAAGATTGTTTTTTGTGGTGACGCAACTCAATCTGATCTCGTCAAAACTCATGAAAAAAATGGAATTTTGGATTTCATGAAAATTATTCGTGCAATGGAATATGATTTTTCTGTTGTTGAATTTGGAGTTGATGATATCGTTCGTTCTGGACTCGTCAAAAACTATATTGTTACTAAACTGACTTTAGGTATGTAATGTTTGTTCATCTAGATTATTTAAAAGAAGAAGTTGACTTAGAAGCGGAAATGATTGAGGGTACGAGATTTTATCGTACCCCTTCTGGTAAATTATATCCTTCTATTACTTCCGTAACTAGTTTTTATGGAAGACAAAAATTCATTGAGTGGCGTAAAAAAGTTGGTGAGGAAGAAGCCAATAAGATCACTAAAGTTGCTACAGACCGTGGAACTAAGTTTCACGATATTGTTGAAAAGTATTTGTTAAATGAGGATGTTGATAAGTACAATCCTCTTCCCGTAACAAAATTTCTTTTTCTTGCTGCAAAACCTTATCTAGATCGTATAAATAATATACATGCTTTAGAAAAGTCACTTTATAGTGACTACTTGGGACTCGCGGGTAGAGTAGATTGCATCGCAGAGTACGAAGGAGAGCTCGCAGTCATTGACTTCAAGACTTCAAAAAAAATTAAACCTGAAGAATGGATTGAAAATTATTTTGTCCAGGAAACAGCATATGCTTGCATGTATTATGAAATGACTGGTATTCCAGTTAAAAAATTGATTACAATTATGGTCGCTGACAATGGAGAATGCTTCGTTTATGAAAAACGCAACAAAGATTACTATATTAAACTTCTTACCAAATACATCAGAGAGTACGTTACTCACAAAACAGGAACCTATGCAGAACACAACTGAGGAAGTAAATTCACTCATTAAGGAAAAGTTTCTTTGTCAGTCCAAGTTTGCTCAGGATATTGAATATCTAGTCATGACTTCAAAAATTAATTATATTGAAGCTATTGTCACTTATTGTGAAGAAAATGGAATAGAATTTGAATCCGTTTCTAAACTTATTTCAAAACCCCTGAAAGAAAAACTTAAGAGTGAAGCTACACAACTTAACTTTTTAAAGAAAACTAGTCGTGCAAAATTGAGTTTTTGATTTATGACGCCAATAGAGGTATACAAAACATACCTGGCATTCAAAAATCATTTCACTAAACCAAACTACGATTACTTTCAATATTGCGGAAAATCTAGGGCTTCTAAAGAATCGTTCAATAAAAGAAAAGATCGTTACTTTTTTGAACGCATGTCTCGTCAGAAGTCCGATGATGAAATTCGTCAATATTTCTTGGCTAATTTTGTAGAATGTGATGATCCATCTAAACTTTGGATCGGTGAAATTATTGAATCAGGTGAAAAGAATTACGCAAACTGGTTAAAAAGATCACAAAGCCTCTTTTATCTCTTTAAGACAGAGGCTGAAGTTTTCCTACACAAAGAAACCTTTGATTCGATGTTTGAAATTAAAGGTTCTTCTCATCCAGAAATTCTTAAAAAATATTTACAAAACGCTGTATCCATAGAAACCTTTGTGATCATGGATATGATTCTGAACTTTACTAAAAAATTTGATAAAAAACTCATGGATCCAGTGTGGGAATCAGTCAGTTTACGTATAAAAAAATACAAGTCCTTCCTAAATATTGATAAGGAAAAGTACACACAAACACTAAAGGAGATCGTATTGTGAGTGGATTCTTTCAATCCGAAATTGTAAGGGAATCCATCAAAGAGATGGAAGAACTTCAACAAAAAATTATTCAAGATACCTTCAAAGCTCCTGTTATGAGTAAGGAAGAGAAGAAGGAACATGTTGAACTCATGAGAACTTTTCTAGAGAAACAGAAGAATTTATACTTCCGTCTCTCTTTATCTGATGACCCAGAAGCACTTGAAATGAAAGAAAGAATTGAAGATGCAGCAAAGTTTTTGGGATTTAATGGAAATAATATTAACCAATTATTTGCAGAGATGGAAAATTCTCTGGAAAGATTAGACAAAATTGCAGATATGTAAAATGTCCTATCACTACAAAATCACCTCATCATATTGTTACCACGAAGGTGAGATTGTGGATATGTATTTTATAAATGGAATTCCTTTTACCTTTGATGATATTCCTTTAATTATGCAAGATGATCCATATATTCAGGTAGAAGCTAATAATAATTACGAATATAGTGCCGAAGATATGTTTAAATGGTCTAATTATCTGATTGATGAAATGTGTCACCCACTTCTTTTTGAAGTGGCTCTGGAAAATCCAGAGGAAATGCCTAAAGATTGATCAAAACTCCGGCTTGACAACCATTCCTACCCCGTGTAAGATAAAGTCGTCCCAAAGGCCAAATACACTCAATACGGAGAATACAAATGTCTTTTGCTGATCTCAAGAAACAGTCCCGTGCTGGTTCACTGACTGAAAAACTGATCAAACAAGTCGAAAAACTGAATAGTGGAGAAGGTGGTGCTGATGACCGCTTCTGGAAACCCGAAGTAGACAAAGCCGGAAATGGTTATGCAGTCATCCGATTCCTCCCTGCACCCGAAGGATGTGAACTTCCTTGGGCCCAAGTTTGGAGTCATGCATTCCAAGGCCCTGGTGGTTGGTACATCGAAAACTCTCTGACGACTCTGGGACAAAAAGATCCAGTGTCTGAACACAATCGTGTTCTGTGGAACTCTGGATCTGATCGTGACAAGGAGATTGCTCGGAAACAGAAACGCAAACTCTCTTACTATGCCAACATCTATGTGGTGAGTGATCCTGCACACCCTGAGAACGAGGGTCGTGTGTTCCTCTACAAGTTCGGTAAGAAAATCTATGATAAGATTACCGAAGCAATGCAACCTCAGTTTGCAGATGAAGAAGCTGTGAATCCTTTTGACTTCTGGACTGGTGCCAACTTTAAACTGAAGATTCGTAAAGTTGAAGGTTACTGGAACTACGATAAGTCTGAGTTTGAAAAACCTTCTGCACTTCTGGATGATGATGACAAACTGGAACGCATCTATAAGAATCTCAATGATCTGAATGAGTTCAGTGCTACATCAAACTTCAAATCCTATGATGAACTGAAGAAGCGTCTGGATTATGTTCTGGGTGCAAAAGCTCCTGCACGACAGGATCCTGAGACCGTTGAAGAGGACGAACAGTGGGAATCAGAACGTCGTGGTGAATCCGCCCCGAAACGTTCCACTCCTTCCTTTGAAATTGCTCGACCTGCAGTTCAAGAAGAAGATGATGAAGATGCAGATGATGCTCTGAGTTATTTCCAGAAACTTGCAGAGTCCTGATAAACTTTAAATCTCCTACTTCGGTAGGAGATTTTTTTTGTTAATTATCATCTACACATTCTAAGTGAATTCCTTTAACCCAATGATACCAATCATAAACTTTTCTTTTTGCTTCTACATGTTCCGGATCTTTTGACCATTTTATAACATCATCTTTACTTTTCCACATACTTATTGTTATCTCAACATCATCAATTTGTTGACTTTCAATGTCAATAAATCCTGGTATTTTTTTAGCACTTTCGAATAAATTTTTATTATAGTTTTCATATTCTTCATTGAAATTTTTTATCTTTGCGATAAAAAATACTTTTATATGACTCATTATCAAACTCCAGTTAATTTGGGATTATAGGTTCTCTTTAATTTAGAGTTTATTACTCCAGGGGCTTCTTTATCATATTTCATCATATCTTTAAGGTCTTTTACTATACCAGTTAAATATTCAGGTCTTGGAACTATAATCACTCTTTTTTGTTCATTTATTCGAATTTCATGTTCATAGTTAGTGATTGGTTTTGATATTGCGTTTCCGAAAACATTAACAATTAATTCATTGTCTAAAAATTTAAATTCTTCTGTAATTTTTTCTTGCCATTCACTTCCAGTCCATTTCCAAGTTTTATTGTTTTGTGAATATGTTTCGTTGATTTCAACATTCACTACTGGTTCAGGTAATACTGATAATGTTACAGTTGGTGGTTGATCATAATTAACCCCTCCATCTATAACAGTAATTGAAATTAATTTTCCATCACTTACACTTGCTATTCCAGAAGCTGTTCTATATTCAGGAGGAGATTCTATCGTGATTGTCGGTGATAGTATATATCCAAAACCAGGATTAGTTATCGTAATTGATGAAACATGACCAGAAGATATTGATGAAATGCCCTGAGCTCTTACCGATGGATATGGAGCGGAAATTGTAATAGTTGGTGGTTCTGTATAACCTATACCAGAATTTGTTAATGTAATCTGACTGACAGAACTATTTAATACTGTTGCCGTACCCTTTGCCCTTACGTTTATAGTGTATTCAAATAGTCTATCACCAGATCCTCCGACAGAAAGTAGTTTTTCTACATTTGGACTAACAAATGCATCGGAAGGATTAGAAATCCTATCACCAACATATAAAAGTGTTTTAAAAGTTAATGTACTTAAGTTCCAACTTTCCAAATCAAATTCATAAATCGAAGAGTTGGAAACTCCAGTCGCAAACATTTTGGTTCCTTCTGTATTAAAAGAAAAACCCAAAATGCCATTATCACCAGTTGAAGATTCTATATTATAGGAATTTAAAAGAGATGCAGAACTAACGTTCCATGGAATTGATAATTCGTATTCTTGAATACTATCTGGTGAATTGGAATTTAATATATACAACCTAGTTCCATCTGATTTTAATCTAACACCACCTGGAGCAGTTAGAAGAAGTTGGGAAACAAAAGAAGCAGAAGAAATTGTCCATGGACTTGATAGACTATATTGTGCAACTAAGAATGAACCACTTTTTCCTCCAACCACATATAACCTAGTACCGTCTGGACTTAGTTCTATTCCACTACAATATGAGAATTTGTCACTTACATCTAGACTTCCACTTGAACTCAGAGTTCTTACATTCCAAGCGGTAGAAAAACTATATTGTCTTAGTAAAGGTGTTCCGAAAGTGCTAGCTGTATATAATCTCATTCCATCGGAACGAATATACATTCCATCTATTTGATCACCAACTGCATTTTGGGACTCATTTGTATATGTTGCTCCAACAATGAACTCAGGTGGTAAGGAAAACGTTACAGTGGGAGAAGTAACTCCATAACCAATACCATTATTTGTAATTGAAATTGTTGCAACTTTATTTGCATTAAAATCTGTTCCCAATGAACAGGTTGCAGTTGCTTGAACTGAGATAGGAGGCTCCGAAAAGGTGACTTGTGGAGTAGATCTATATCCTCTTCCAGTACTTAAACCTACTATTGAACTCACACTAAAACTTGTTATTCCTGCAGTTGCGGTTGCAAGTTCGGTTATTGTTGGTTCCGAGAATTGAACTAAAGGAGTTGTTTTATATCCCCTCCCTTCGTTTTGGACAATTACCGATTGAACACTATATTGATCACTAGCTGTATTTCCTAGAACTGAACTAGTAATCGCTACAATTCCATTTAAAAATATTGGAGGAAAGGTAATTCCAGGAGGCAATTCATCCAAACTTTCATACTCTGGAGCTTTGTAAAAAGCCTCATCTACAATCAATCCTCCAGGTAATACGACTCTACCATTTGAATCTTTAAGTTCTATTGTTTCATAATACCTTATTGATTGCAATTCTTCTTCTGTAGGATATTTTTTGAGTAAATATTCATTTAATTGAGCAGAACTTAAAGGCCATTCATCATTAACGTTAATAATATTGTTAGCAATTAGGATGACCCAATCATATTGAGGATCGCCATAAACCTTATCTGAAATATGATCTGGTCTTTCGCCATCCTGAACAGAGTAATAATCAAAAGAAGAAAAAATAGAACCAAGATCTTCACGTAATTTTGGTCTTTTGAAAATATTTTTTGCTATTGTAGTTTCATCATTAGATCCAGAATTTTTGAATCTATTGACATATTCTAAATTTGGAAGTTCTCTGAAATATGACATATTAGTAACCTACTTGAGAATCTGTAACTGGTGAAAGACCTGTTTCTGGGAATACATCACTCTGATAATCCGTATCATAAATTGGCTCTAACTCAGCAAAGTTTATACTAATTCTTGTAGATACTGGTTGCCCATTTTCATATGCACTCCAAAATCCATCTGGAGTGTAATCTGTTTGAAAGGATGTTAGAGCACAGGTTTTAAATTTAGATACTCCCTCAATTTCGCTCCCACCGGTAGTTATAAACTTTAGTCTGAATACATTTGGTGTTCCTAAAAAGAAAGATCTTGCTCCTGCTGCACCTCTTCTTTTTTTAGGTGACATTCCCTGTTTGAAAAATCTTATGATAAGTCTTATTATTTTTGCTTCATCTCTACTTCTTGCCGTAAGTCTATAACTAATTGTAAAAGTTCTAAGGCTTGGTCCAGTAAATAATAATTCTAAATTTTCGTTAGGAACTATTCCTGCACCTCTAGATAAAATAGTTTCTGTAGGAACTTCATATCCAGTTAATCCTATAAGATTACTGACCATACTTGTCCCAAATAAAGCTTGTGCATCTTGAGTTCCCTGTTGCATCATTCCTGCAGCTAAAGCTCCATATGCTCCTGCTTGAACTCCAGCCCGTGCTCCAGATAAAACTCCACCTACACCAAGTTTACTTTGTGCAATCTTACCCAAAATTCCACCAACTCCACCAGCAACTCCTAAAGCCTCTGTATTATTTAAAGCTAGATTTGTTAAAGCACCCGCTAGATTATTCATATTATCAGGACCCCAACCAGCATCTTTACTTTCTACAATACTGGTGGGCATGGGAAAATATACTGTACCGAGTGTTTCTTCCAGAACATCAGTTCTTCTTAGAAATCCCCCTTGTATAATATCATTAAAATTAGAACTTAAAAAATCTTGACCAAGGGGTGGTGAGTATCTATGTTGACTAATTACCAATACATCTTGTTCTTTTATTTTTAGATCAGTTGGATATCTCAGATCATCTCTTTTGAATAATGATCTTTCATTCGCAGGTCCATATAAATTTTCATTTGCTACTGATATATTTTTTAATGTTTCATTTGGATCTAAAACTGACCCAAAAGCTCCAGTAATTCCACCGCCACTTGAGGAATTTCCATTTGCTGAATTAGGTATCTCTACATTAGTGGAACCGGGAAGACTTCCTTGTTGAGCACTTGCTGCCCAAAGAGGTAATCTCAGTCCTTTTGCATTACCACCACCGGCTTTATGTGCGTTTTGAACCGAACGTTGAATATTGTTATGTATAGATATTTTCTCTTGATTGACTATCGTTGTATCATTTGCAAATGAAGTCCAATTTCCATCCTTATAAATTGGTTGAGTTCCTGCAGGAGCATTCTCCTGAATGACTTGAACTGCACCATTGTTTGGATCGTATTGAAGTAAATAATTTACTCCATTATTTGACAAATATGGTTTTGGACTTAAATTTTGATATGCCACTTAAGGTTTGCTCCAGGCTTTATGATTCGGGAAAGATTGTCCTCTCATATCAACAAATTTTTCAGTTGGTAATAATGCAACGGAGGGCCAATCCTTTTCTGGAACTCTTAAAAATCCTCCAGCAACTCCAGAAAAAAAGTAACGATGAATAGTATTGCGAGGAACACCTACGGTATCTGACTTATTTATTAAACTTTTTGCAAGCCCCTCCCGATATTGTCTTCCAACATAATGTAAATTAATACCTATAAAATATCCTTGGTTATAATTAATTTCCGTAATGTATGTTAAAGGTTGTCTATCAAAAAAAGATAGTTTAGGGCTATTTGCACCATAAATGAAAAAATACATTTTTCCAACTTCAATGCCGCCAGTATCGAGAAGATTTATATCATCTTTTTGAAGTTCTCCAAGAATTTGTCGTAATCTACCACTATACCAATCTCCACTGCGATTTTTCTTTCCAGCTTCTCTTATGATCTGGTCACCAATACCTTTACCCTTTTCGTATGGTAAGTCTTTCATATTCCTAAATCCTCCTCAGTCATGATTCGGAATTCGTAGTTACGATCTGCACAATATTCTCTTGCTGCTTTCCACTTTGCCTGATTTTTTACCCAAGTCTGAACTTTATATGCCCAGGCTTTCGTTCTTCTTTTGGGATTTTGTTCCGGCATTTCCAATTCTTTTTTAGGTTTTATCTCAATCACTACTGTTCGTGTATTTCCTTCTTTATCTTTATATTTTACAAAAAAATCTGGAAAATATCTATGAACTTTTCCATCAAGAGGAGATCTATATGGAACCCAGAATTCTTCAGATTGCCATTGATCCACACTTTCCGTAAGATCACAATATCTCATGAACTTCCTCTCCCACAAAGAACGATAAACGATATTTGTGGGGTCTCCTTTATATTTTTTGGGGTTTTCTGGTTTGTATTTTCCCTTATAACTCATATACATACTATAGATCCTCAAAAAATATTTATAGATGGCGGAACCATTTAGAGTTGATTACCCAAGTAATCCATATAGAGTGGATCCACTTTACATTAGAATGACTGTACCTAGAGATACCAATGATGGTAGAGGTGCATTACCTAGTGTTAGAGATCTATTTGGTCAGCTTTCTGTAACTAGCCAATTTAAGACCACTTTATTTTTTGCTAGCAATCCAGGGCAATCTGAAGATATTAACTCTTGGTTATCCGCATGTGGAATTTTTCCAGAAGCTTTATCTACCCTAAAGTATGAGTTCATGTGTCACAGTGCAGTTTTGCCTGGTTCTACTTTTTCTATGACAGAAGAGATTGGAAGTAGACAAGGAGTTACTGAAAGATTTCCGGTGATGCGTCAGTTTGCAGATCTAACCTTAGAGTTTTACGTTGATTCCGATTATAATATCATTCGTCTTTTCGAAGAGTGGATGAATTTCATTAATCCTCTTTATTCGGGATCATCTCCATTTGGTCCTTCTGAAAGAGGTAGTACCAGTAATAAAGCTGCATTTGAAAATACTAATTTCTACAGAATGAGATATCCAGATACCTATAAGAGAGAATTGGCTATAACAAAATTTGAAAGAGACTTTGAAATTAGTAATACTGGAGATGTTCAAAGAACTCCCTCAATGTTGACTTATAGATTTGTGAATGCATTTCCTACAAATTTAACTGCTTTACCAGTATCTTATGATGGAAGTACAATTACCAAAACGACAGTTACATTTAATTATGATAGATATACTGTTATGAAACACTTTGGAACAGGATTTTCCAAATTCAATGAACTCATCACAAATAATGGAGAAAGATTACTTCTTGCAAGTCCTCAAGTTGTCTCTGAACAAGGTAGTCCAGTTGGCCAAAGTAATGCAAATACAAGTTCTGCAACCATCAATACCAACCGATAAATATCATTAACTGAATTCGTAATCATTCCAATGCCATTACCAAAAATTGCTACACCAACTTATGAACTTGAGTTGCCATCTACAGGAAAAACTATAAAATATAGACCATTTTTAGTTAAAGAAGAAAAAGTTTTAATTCTAGCTTTAGAAAGTCAGGATATTAAACAAATCACTCTTGCAATTAAATCTGTTCTAAAAGATTGTATTTTAACTAGAAATATTAAAGTAGAAGAACTACCTTCTTTTGATATTGAATATATTTTCTTAAATGTTCGTGGAAAATCTGTAGGAGAGTCGATTGATCTTATCGTGACTTGTGCAGATGATGGAGAAACAGAAGTTCCCGTTAAAATTTTTGTTGATGAAGTTAAAGTACAAAAAGATCCAAATCATACAACAGAAATTAAAGTTGATGATAAAATCGTAGTTAAAATGAAATATCCTTCATTGGATCAATTTATTAAGAATAATTTTGACTTTAAACGATCCGATGAATCAGTTTCAACAATTGAAAAGTCCTTTGATATCATTTCTTGTTGTATTGAAATGATTTTTACTGCAGAAGAATCTTGGGCTGCTTCTGATGTAACTAAAAAAGAATTAATTGAATTTATTGAAAGTATGAATTCTTCACAGTTTAAAAAGATTGAAGAGTTTTTTGAAACTATGCCCAAACTAGAACATACATTTACTGTGGTAAATCCAAAGACTAAACAAGAGAATACTGTAACGTTGGAGGGATTAACAAGTTTTTTCGGTTAATCATGGCTCATATTGATCTTGAGTCATATTTCCGCATCAACTTTGCTCTTATGCAGTTCCATAAATATTCTTTGACTGAGATTGAAAATTTAATGCCTTGGGAAAGAGATGTTTATCTTGCCCTATTGAAACAACATATTGAAGAAGAAAACCTTAAGGCACAACAGGCAGCAAATCGTGGCAATTAGTTCACCACTAAATCCGTCTACTATTGTTAGAGAAAGAACTACGACGGCTGAAGCTGCTCAAAATTTTATTAGTGGTGGAGTTCCTCTAGGTTCTTCAGTAGTTTCGACTGCTGCTAATAAAATTGTTGGATTTTATAGAGGAGCTGCTGGTGTTGCTCCCCAAGTTCCTGATTTAGGATCAATTATTCAAACATTATCTTCAAATATTTTAAATAATGTAGAAACCAGAGTCCAATCAATAAACCAAAACGTTAATCAGATTGTAGGTTCTAGATTAGATAGATTGGAAAAGAGTTATAATGACAAGGTTAATCAAATTGATGCAAGAACTCCAAATAGAATTCTAGAAAAGTTTTTAAGTCTTTATGATAAGGCTATTGGGTATATAAACTTTTTTGCAAATCCATCCAATGTCAAAAAACTTGGTGAAAATTTAGAAAATTTACAAAAAGTATTTGCAGAAACTTTTGAAGTAGCAAAAAATATTAGAAAAACAATTATAAGAGTTGTCAATCAACTTTCAAATTTACCTACCGCTAGTGCTGGAGGGTCTGGTCTTAATTTAGATGTTAAAGTTCCAGGAGGAGGACTAAAGAGAAGTGCCCCAACTGGAATAATGAGATCCATGAGAAGACGCCCAGGACTAATGTTGGGTGGTGCGGCTTTAGCTGGTGTGGGGGGATCACAAGTTGTCAGTGCTCTTGCTCAACCCAGAGGTGGAACTGTAGAAGCCATATCCGCTGGGGGAGAAAACGTCCCTACTCCATTGTTAGAAAGATTTAGTATGATTTTGGACAGGTTCGATTCTGTTCTAAAAGGTCTCAAACCTAGAGAACAAGGATCAAAACCTTCTGCTGGTTCATTCAAACCTTCACCATCATCAGAACAAAGCCCACCTGGAGGAGGTGGAGGAGCTCCAGTATCAACAGAATCTCTGAAAGGTAATACTAATGCAGAAAAAGTTTATAATGCTTTAATCTCTGAAGGATTTACACCAGAAGCAGCTTCTGGTGTAATTGGAAACCTGATGCAAGAGTCTAGTGTAAATCCGACACAAAAACAAATTGGTGGAGGACCAGGAAGAGGAATTGCTCAATGGGGAACTGGAAAAGGTAGTGGAGAAAGATGGGATAGATTAGTCGATTGGGCTAGAAGTAGTGGAAAAGATCCAATGAAATTGGAAACTCAATATGAATGGTTGATTATGGAAATGAGACAACGTGGAACTATTAGAAGACTAAAAGATATCAAAAATGTAAAAGAGGCTACAGATCTTTTTGAAAAAGAAATGTTAGCTGCGGGAATTCCGCACATGGATAGAAGATATAAATTTGCGGAACTGGCCCATAAAGAATTTGGTAAGGGAACACAAAGTAATATTAGAGGAAAACAACAACCTGTTCCAACTCAACAAGTTACTCAACAAATTACTCAAAGGAGTGATATAAAAGCTCAGGTTAATCAAGTAACTGCAGGTCAAGTTTCTGCTTCTCCACAACAGTCGCAAATACAACAACAAGTTGCTCAACAAGTTTCACAACCAGTTATTATTGCGCCTCCTCCACAAGTAAATATTGTTCCCATGTCTGGAAGAATGAATCAGAGATCTACTCAACAAAAACCACAATTACCTGCAGAGAAAATAGGAGGTCAACAAGTTCCATTTTTGATGTCAACAAATAATGATAACTTTTTAACTTTATATTCTAAGATGGTTTACAATATAGTTGACGGATAATGGAAAAACCTATTTCTTCTCCCCTACTCGAAGCAGCAAATAAGATCATCAATCTTGATAGATCTACGAGTGTAATGAAAAAAACTCAAAGAAATTATCAAGATTTTTTGCGTTTTATGGACATAGAAACGCAACAACTTACAAATATTAAATTTAATGACAAAAAATTAAAAAAAGCTTTAAAAGCCAATATAACATCTACATTTGGAAATGCTGGAAATCTATTAAGTGGATTGGCAAGTGGTGCTCTTGATGCAGGATCTTTTGTTGGTGATTTTTTTGGTAGAGATAAAAAACAACCACCACCAAAGACGGGAAAACCAATACAAAAAGGAGGAAGAGTAAGAATTTCTGGAGTCAGAGCTTTAGGAGTTTTAACACCATTACTTGCCGGATTGGACTTTGCTCAAGGGTTATCTCAAGGTGAATCTGTAGGTAAAGCCGGAGCTGGTGCTGTTGGATCTGCTGCTGGAGCTGCAGCTGGTGCAGCTGCAGGAGGTGCTCTTGCTGGTGCCATAACGGCGGGCATGATAGGTCAGGGTCTTGTCCCTATACCTGGATTAGGATTTGTTCTTGGTGCCGCTGTTGGAGGTCTAGGTGCATTTGCTGGTGGTTATCTAGCAGATAGAGCTTATGAAGCAGCAACTAAAGAAGGTAAACAAAAAACAACAGTAAAATTAAAACAAGAAGAACAGAGACAAAAACAATTAGCAATTGAAGCAACAAGAAAAGTTACTTTTTCAGAAGTATTAGACAAATTCGATAATGTAGTAACTCAATTTCAAAGAACAACTTCTTTAGGAACTTTTGGAACAAGAGATGAATCTAGTAAAGATGTCAATGAACAGATTAGTGACTCTGAAGAGGTAATGGAAAATGATCAATATGGAGATAGGGATACTAGTAGTAGTGGACTTGGGGGAACAATGCAAGATCTTGAGGCATCTGGAGGTTCTTTACCAAGTTCCAAGTTGGGATCTAGGTATGGAATGAGATCTCATCCAATTAGAGGTGGGATGAGAATGCATAGAGGTAATGATTACCCTATGCCTTCAGGAACTCCAGTGAGTGTAATTCAACCAGGTGTTGTTGCAAATGCTGGATTTGTTCGCAACGGATATGGAAATCAAGTAAAAGTCGATCATCCAGGAGGAATTAGTAGTTTTTATGCTCACTTAAACTCCGTCAACGTGAGACCAGGACAACAAATAACTCCAGGAACAGTAATAGGAACTGTAGGATCAACAGGACAATCCACAGGGCCACATTTACACTTTGAAGTTGATGTAAATGGAAAGACAACAGATCCTACTCCATATCAAGACAGAGTTTTTAGATTTGGGGGAAATATTAGGGTAAAACCCACAGTAAAACCTCAACAAAATGTAGCAGGTAACCCCATAACACAACAAAAATCTGAACCTATCTCTAGACAAGATTTATCCAATATGCCAACAGATAGATTGAGGGGGATGATGGATCCAGCTAGAACTGGTGCTTCTGATCCCACGGTTTTTGCTGCTGCAACACAAGCAAGAGAATCCGCAGAACTTCAGGGATTAAGTGGAGAAGATTTAGAAAGAAAAGTATTAATTTCTTCTATTGAAGCAACACAGAGGTCTAGACAGTCTTACATTTCTCCTCCACCTACAGTATACGCATCGACAACAATTCAAAAAACTATTCCACAACAAATACAACAATATCCTACCTATAATTTACCACAATCGAGTATTACTCTCATTCCAATTTCTCAGGGTGGCAATAATCAAACTCCAATGGTTATATCTTCTCCTGGAGGATCTGAAACCATAGTTTTGCCTGGTCCAACTGAAGGTCAGGTGTTAAATAGTTTAATGAAGAACATTCTCTTAACATCCCTTTCATCAACATAACATGTCACAGGCAGTAGCAGGTTTAAAATATAACGCCCTTGAAATTTTTTCTCTTGACGGGAAAAAAAGAATTGATATCACAAATAGTGTATTGTCTATAGATTATTTTGAAGATATTCTTTCACCCTGCGTTACCATGACAATTAATGTTGCAATGTCTAACAGTTTAGTTCATGGATTGCCGATTCGTGGTGGAGAAAAGGTAATTCTAGATTTATCTGTGGCCACAGGTAATTTTATTCTTGACGGTGATGATGGAATGTATGTTTACAAAGTTAGTAATTATGTATCAAATGGAGTTAGTGAACAGTTTACTTTGAACTTAGTATCCAGAGAAGGACTTACAAATGAAACTTCTAGAGTAGAGAAGAAATATCAAAAAGTTCCAATTAATGAACATGTAACTTCAATTCTTAGAGATATTTTGCGCACCAACAAATTTCAGAGTGAAAATATAGAAAAAACTTCTAATTCTTACTCTTTCATAGGAAATCAGAAAAAACCATTCCACATTTTAACTTGGTTGGGTCCAAAAGGAATACCAGATAATACTTCATCTGGGACTAGAGGATCTCAAGCAAAAGGTGTTGCTGGATTCTTATTTTACGAAAATAAGGAAGGATTTAATTTTAAAAGTATAGAAAAATTAGTGTCTGCAACTAAATCACAAGGTTCTGTTCCAAAATATACCTATAATTCCGTAATAGAACATCAATCAAATGCTGCGAACTTTACAATTCTTAACTATAATGTAGAGAAAAATATAGATTTAATGAAGTCCTTAAGAGTTGGTATGTATGCCAACAAAACTTACTTTTATGATTTATATGAAAATAAAGTAGACATTTATGGTTATTACTTGAAGGATGAAATCAAAAGTAAATTGGGAGCTCAAGAAGAATTAAGTATTCCGGAGGGTTTTGGTGAATCTTTTTCAAGAATTTTAGTTAGGACTAGTGATCGAGGAACTTTAGATCCAAATGATATTGCAGGTAGTTCTGGTAGAGATAATACTGATATGGCTAAATCTTTTTCGAGGTATAACTTATTGTTTACTCAGTCACTAAATATGGTAGTTCCCTGCAATATTAATCTTAAAGCTGGCGATGTCATAGAAGCACATTTTCCTAAAGTAGATTCAACTAAAAGATCTACTGTAGATGAAGAACAAAGTGGAAAATACTTGATTAAAGAACTTAGACATCACTTTGAGGGTGGACAAGTGGTAACTTCTCTTAAACTTATTAGAGACTCCTACGGACTATACTAATCATGAAAAACATAGACGAACATATTGCCAAGGATAAAGACATTCTTGACAATCCAATTACTTCCCCACAAGCAAGAAGACATACTCAAGAAGAACTAGAATCTCTTGAGACTTATAAATTAAATCATCCGGACGATGATCATGACCCAACTCCCTTGGAATTGTTTTGTGAACTAAATCCAGATGCACTAGAGTGTAGAATTTACGAAAGCTGATGATTGAAGAATCTTTATTAAAGTCAAACTTTATCGGAAAAGATGGTTTTGTATGGTGGATCGGACAAGTCGCAGATCCACAAGTTTGGCGTGACGAAAAATCAAGAGTAGATGGAAAATTAGAATCAAATAAAAAAGAAAATAGTTGGGCATATCGAGTAAAAGTTAGGATAATTGGATACCACTCATTTGATAGTAATATTCTTCCAGATAAAGATCTGCCATGGGCTCATGTTTTAACGAGTGCTTCAGATGGAGCTCCAGGTCAGGGTGGGTTTGGAAAAATTCCAACACTTGTTGGTGGAGAATCTGTATTAGGTTTCTTTTTGGATGGTGAAGAGGGTCAACAACCTGTCATCATGTCCTGTTTTTATAGGACACAAGCAGTTAAAAATGCAAAAGAACCAGGACCATTCAAACCTTTTACGGGAATGAAAGGTAATTTCAAAACAGGATTAACAAGACAATACGCAAACCAACAGGGAACAGTTAACCCAGTTAATCAAAACACGGTTGATTCTGGGTCTGCATTTACAATGCAAAGTAATCCTCAATTCGGTATAGACACTGCCGAAAGTTTGAGCGTATCTCCAGATTTTTCTCCACTCACACCAAACACTCAAAGTAACTCTGGTTCAAATTTTTCATATCAGGGTGTTGTTACGGATCAATTATTTTTGGATGATGCTTCTTTGGGTGCATTTTTAAAACCTTTTAGGGATGCTGGGGCAATTCAAAGTTCAAATGGTTGTGGTGACAATATTCTCGCACAACTTACCAATACCCTTCAAAGTTTTATTGGATTTGTTAATGGATTAGAAAAAACTGCTTTAGGTTTTATCGATCCAATAAGAAACTCAATTGTTGATATTGAACAATTTATTAGAAGAGTTGCGAGATCAATAGCATCAATCATGAAATTGGTTATCAATGGAATGAGAGATATGGTTATGAAACTTGTTGGTAATTTGTTTAGAGATTTGATCGCTCTAGTAATTCCCAAACCACAACAATTGCAAGTTTCTGAAGCTGGAAAACAAGTTCTTAATATTATTTTTTGTCTGTTTGAAAAAATTTTTGGACCATTATTAGACTTTATTATAAGTCTTTTAAGTGGAATATTAGGAAAAAGTCCCAACATTCCTAGATGTGCAACAGAAGAACTAGCTGGAGCATTAATTCAAAAACTTGCAGATATAATTGATGGTGCTCTTGGAACTGTTTTATCTGGGTTGGAGTGGTTATCTGGGGGAATTAGTGGTATTGTTGGTACAATGAGGGGTGCAGTAAATATTTTAAATCAATTATTAAGTTTCTTAGATTGTGACTCTCTTCAATGTCAATCAACCTCAGAATATGATCCTTTTAATGGAATTAAATTTCCCCCTCCAGATAGTTGGGCAAATTCAATTGGAACTATTGACATTCTTAATGGATTAGGAAACAATATTGATGAAACTTTAGGATATCTCTCTATATTTGGATCTGGAGATACTCCTTTTAGAGATTGCAGATCTAGAATTATTAATCCACTAACACAAACAGATTTGGGTCCATTGCCATTTGGAGTAAGATTTTATAATTGTATTCCACCAGAAATTATTATTTCTGGTGACGGTATTGGAGCAAGAGCAACTGCTGTAGTATCTCCAACGGACGGATCTTTACTTACGATTCGAGTAGATGATCCAGGAAGAGGTTACACATATCCACCAAGAGTTTCTATAGTAGATAATTCCAATTACGGATCTGGAGCAGAAGCTACAAGTGTAATAAATCCTAACGGAAATATTTCAGCAATCTACTTAAGAAGTGTGGGGTCTGGATATTGCCAAACAAATTTAACTGAACCTGTAGTAGAAACTGAAATAACACCAGAGTCGTCAACAGTACAAAGAACAACTACGCAACAAACTAGAAGAATTGTTGGAGTATCAAGTACTCCCGTTGGTATAGTAACTAATGTCATTGTGGAAAGACCCGGTGTTGGTTATACATCTGGAGATACTATAAACATTGGAAACTGCGTTTATGGTCCAATTCTTTCCAAAAATGGATCTATCATAGGAGTTACTTCAGCGAATTATTGTTCTACCGAATTTAAGTCAGTTCCACCAGTGGTAATAAATACAAATACAGGAGAAGGTGCGGAATTATATCCAGTAGTTCAGTATGTTCCACAATATATTGTTGATAACCCAGATTTAAGAACTGGAATTGGAACAGATGAAATTAAATCAGTAGTTCAGTGTGTGTAAAAAATGACAGACAATCATCCTAAAGAATATTACGAAAAGAAACCTGGATATGTAGTAAAATCTGGAACAAGAGATCAAATCTTGAAGCAGACTATTGATTATTCGATAACCACTGACAATGGTCAGGGGTTTATGTTTTTGCAAAACGGCAATTACTACGAACAGTGCAAACAAGTTTCTTATGAAATATCTGGATGTGATCCAAATAAACCAGTTCCAGATAAACAACCCGCCAAAATTATTAGAACACAGACTGGTGATATAGTCATCGAGGCTATGAGTGGAGATGTGATAATTAGAGGCAAAAATATTAGAATTGAATCTACTGATGGAAATGGTGAAGTTACTTTGAACTCACCCAAGATTATGAATCTAAAGGCTCCAGTTACCAATATTCAATCAACTAATACGACTATTTTGGGTTCAAATAATATTACTCTTGTTGCTCAAGTAATAGAATTAGCTGGAGGCATACAACTAGCCAGAGGTGTATTATCAGATTTGTTCCAAGGATTTAGTATAGGTAAAATTTTATCTGTGTTAACTAAAGTTCAAAAATTTCTTACATAGGTAAAATAAATTATGTTCGGATCTATCGAAAATTTCGATAAACTCATAGTAGGACAACTAGACACATCTTTCTTAGATATTAGTACCAGAGCACTTCCTGGTGTTACTGTGTTAAACGGACCGGTTTATATTGGTGCAACAATTTCTGCAGGAGTTCCTAGAGCTGGTTGCATGATCGGACCACCTTTAGCTCCAGGTATTCCAGTTTCTTTGGAAATTGTAGGTATTACGAATGTTTTTGGAGTTGTTAACAGAGCTGCGGTTTCAAATGTAACAGGATTAACTTCAAAAATTGGGGTTACGATAAGAAATGCCTTAAGTTTGAGTAATTCCATTAATATAAAAAATGGAATGAATCAAGGGACAAAATTTAATACATTTAATACTGTAATTGTCGATAGAACCCTAACTGCAACAAAGATAATTACTCCTAGGATTGAAGCTGCTTTTGGTCAGTTTGCTTCTGTTGCTGCTCCCTTTAAACTATTTGATATTCCCCACCCAAATAAACTGGGAATGAGACTTAAACATTCTTGTTTGGAAGGTCCGGAAATAGGGGTCTATTACAGAGGTAGATTGATTGGAAATAATGTAATAGAATTGCCAGATTACTGGAATAACTTAATAGACCCAGAAACAATTACGGTGAATCTAACTTCACATACATTCTATCAAGAATTATATGTAAAAAATATAGAATGGGGAAGAAAAATAAACATAGTAAATAATACAGGCGGATCAATTGATTGTAGTTATATTATTTACGCTGAAAGAATTGACGTAGAAAAACTTGAAGTGGAGTATAAACAATAATGACTATAGGAATAGGAACCACAAGTATATCAACAACGGGACCTGAAGCTTCAGATCTGATAAGATCTTCTTTAGGATTGACAAGAGGTACTAATACTTCTAGAAGTATTATAGATTCATTAAAGGATGATAAACAACAAAAAATAAATCAAAGAGAATCTATTAATGACATCCTTCTATTAACAGATGTAACTATTGATGGTTATGACAAGTTAATAGTTGAAATGGATAAAAAAATTCCAGGACTAATTGAAGATATCAATACCGCAATTACTCCCGTGAAACAAGCTTATGATATAAGAATATCGGATAATTGTTTAAGCAATTTGAAATGGGTAAAGACTGGAGAAGTAAAAAGAACAAGTATTTTTGGAAGTTCGGGTCCAACTTTAGTTACATATCAATATTGGCAAGTTCAAAAAGACCCAGATCAATATCGTCAAATTAATTACTATGGTGCAAAATATTATAAGAGACCTCATAATAGAGATTATGGAGCAAACCTAGTAAAAGAAATACCAGATGGATCTGTGGGTATAGGTAGTACATATATTGTTGTTAATGATTCAAGTTCAACCGCATTAGATAATATAGAGATTGGAGATACTATCTCAGATGATCTGGAAAGTCCAAGTATTTTTTCGATAGGAAATCTCCCAGAAGTAGTAGGATTTGGTTCTACTTCTATAATTGGATTTTCAACAACTTTTGGTGCAGATATTTCAATAGGATCTACAATCCTAATACACACTGGTCAGGGAATTGTAACTACAGGAATTTCTACTGGAGATAGAATCATTCGTGTTGGTGTAACATCATCAGATACAGTAGTTGTTGGTTTTGGAACAACTACTACTGAAATACAAATTGTAAACGATGAAGGTGTATCTGGAGTTGCTACTGCTACAGTAAATACTATTATTCTAAGTAAACCTGCAATAGCATCCACTACATTAGGATCTTTTGGAGTCGGAATTGTAACCTTTTATCCAACCATCTTCATCAGTACTACAAGTCCTTCAGGTGGAACAAATGCAAAATTTGTAATTATTAGAAATGATGCAAGTATAGATGAAACTTTTGATTACACTAAGAGTGGATCCGATCCTGTAGAAATATCTCTTATAAAAAATGAATCAAAAATAGGATATGGTCATAGTTTGAAAATAATTAACAATGGGGATCCAGATGTAGTAACCTATTGGAGAGAAGTTATTGACCCAGAACCTCCAGTAGGAGCTGGTTTTGCACCATATTATATTGGTGCTGCAAGTTGGCCTGGACTCAATGTTCCTACCGTTGTTGGTGGAACGGTGGTGAGTTATACTTTTCAGTATAAACCAGAAGGAACTACAGTAGTGATTGGATTAGGGCTAACCACACCACAGTCCGTAATTACAACTACTAGTGCAAAACCACCAGGTGCGGCTAGCACTGCAACTTGTAATACTTATAATTCGAACATTACTGCTGCAGAAGCAAATATGAATGCAGTTATTGCCGAAAAATTACCCATAATTAATTATTACGCCAATGCTTCTGGAGTACTTCGTGATGTTCGTGATGATAAAGAAAATACTGCCTGGTCATTGAGAAGAGGAATGGGATTTCTAACTGCAGAAATTAATAAATTAATGACTCAAATTACAACCTTAGAAAATACAGATTTCACTGAATTCGAATAGCCAGTTGGAAAACTGTCCACACCCCCCCTTGACACCGCCTACACATCTTGATATGATAAGGTCGTTCTCTCAACCGCCCTTACATGCACATTGATCGTAACACTCTGCAAGAACTTCGTGAATTTCAGGAAGATTGTGCAGCTCATTTTGTTGATGAATTTTTTCCCATGAGTGGTGAAGTATATTGGACTGCGGTCGAATGTTTTGCAACTGCAAAACTTGCAGAATTGCGTGGTGAAGTTGATGCAGATTAATTTTCGATTATAAATTAATAAAGAGATTTCACAAACTCCTACTAATGAAAATAGCTATATACGGAGACAGTTTTGGAAGAGAATATGATGGATGGCCAAAATATTTTGCAAACTTGGTAAAATCAAGTTCTATAGATATTTTTGCAGTTTCATCTACCAGTGCTGACTTTTCGTATCTAAGATTTTTAGAAACTCATGAAAAATATGATCGTATTATTTTTTTATGGAGTTCCAATAAAAGAAGTAGTTTAGTTTCTGAAAATCCAAATACTTTAAAGATAAATCATCATATATCTTTATCCTGCGATTGGACTTTAGAAAATTGTTTTGAAACTCAACTTTTGATGTTTAAAAACAAACCTCTTCGAAAATATTTTCCAGAATTAAATGAAAACTTAAAAAAGTGGACGGTTTATCAACACCAATTTATGAATTTATATCCACATAATAATGTGTTATTAAATCTCGCTATGAGAGATAGTGTTAAACTAAAAAGACCAGATTCAATTAATGTTGAATGTTTTAATTTTAGAAAAACTAAAGGAATTACTAATGTGACTCTGGTAGATATGATGCAATTTTCAAAAAAAATGTTTGGTCAATGTTTTTTTCTTGCCGAAGACTTTAACGTTAGAAAAAATCATCTAACATACGTTCAAAATATAGAGTTTGCAAAATATATGCATATTCAATTTGAACGTAAAGATTTTGATATTCACAAAACATTCAAAAATCCCAAGAAATATTACACTATGTCAAAAACATATGAGGATTCTGGATTTTTGCAATGAAAATAGCTATATACGGAGACAGTTTTGCCTCCACATATCAAGGTTGGCCAAAATGTTTTGAAAAATTAACAAAAGGTAAAGTTGATATATTTGCTCGTGCTGGGACTTCTGTTGGATATTCTTATTTAAAATTTTTAGAAACTCATGAAAAATATGATTATGTATTATTTTTCTGGACTCAACCTACTAGAAGTTGGTTAATTTCAGATTTTAATAATAATAATATTTTAGAACATTATTGTAGTTTTATTCAATCAGATACTTTAGATAATATATTTGAATCACAACAAATATACGAAAAAAGACCTCTAACAAATGAATTAAAAAATTGGATTATTAATGAAAAAGAAAACTCAAAAGAATATAAATTAAAAAATTTAATAAATGTCATTTCCATGAAAGATAGTGTAAAACTTAAAAGACCAGATTCTTTTAATATAGATTCATTTGATTTTAGTAAAATGAAAAAAAATAAAATTTTATCAGAAAAAATACCAGGAATGTGGAGAATACAATTACAAGATATGATACAGTTTTCGAAAATAAGAGTATTCGAATATCCACATATAAGACCAAATCATCTTACGCTTATCCAAAATGTAGAATTTTCCAAATATCTTTTAAAATTTTTTGAAGATAGAAATTTTGATATACATGAAACTTTTAGAGACCCTAAAAAATATTACAGTATGTCAAAAACTGTTGAGGAATCCGGATTTATCCTATAAAATTAATGTTCATCAATGCAATCATTATGAAGTATAAGGTTCAGTACCTTAAACCCAAGAAAAAGGGCCTTGCCAAACACGAAGTGGTGTTCTACAATATAGAAGACGCAATGAGGTGGGAGTCTTACGTTAAGACCGAACTCAATGCACAAAACCTGGAGATTGTACCAATCTAAAATGAATCCATTTAAAATTAGTTACAAAAATCTTTATGAGTATCCAGTGAAAACTACTCCAGAAAATGTTCATGAAGCTAATCAAGGATTATTTCAGGCAAAAATGACTTTGCCTGCTGCAGCAAAACATTGTGGAATGACTCAAAAAGAAATGAAGTTGACATTCTTTGAGTTCTTGAAGTATAATCCTAAAACCTACAAAACCGAGTAGGATCTTTATGGGACTGTTGCTTATTGGTTAAAGCCCTCTGCTTATAACGGAGTGAACGGGGTTCAATTCCCTGCAGTCCTACCTAAAACATGGGAGCGTGGCGGAATCGGTAGACGCACCTGACTTAAAATCAGTTGGGCATTATGCTCGTGGGAGTTCAAGTCTCCCCGTTCCTATTGTATAAATAAATCAAAAATATTTTTTAAAATGACCCTTACATCTAAATTTATTTCTTATTTCGAAGGTTATTTTGATAACCAAAAACAAGCATTTTATATGCCTAGGGAATTTGCATTAATTGAAGTTAACCACACAAAAATTTCAGACAATAAATTTAGAGTGACTCAAAAATATATAATGGATCAAAATCCATATAGACAATCTATTATTGAAGTCATCGAAGAAAATGGAAACATTATTCTAAAATCTTATAAGGATACAGAAGAACAACCTTACCTAGAAGGATGTAATGTCATCTTTACTTACGATGAAGAGAAAGATGAATTTCACGGGCAAAATACATGTAAAGAATGTTTTATTGAAAAATCTGGAAAAAATACATATCTAGTTACAGAAGCTTTTCTTGGAAATAACTATTATAATGTTGTAGATAAAGGATTTAATCCAGAAACAGATGAACAAGTCTGGGGTTCATATCACGGCCTTTTCCAGTTTGATCGGAAATAATCCAATCTTTTACGCCCTTGTAGCATAACGGTTACTGCATCCGCCTTGTAAGCGGAAGATTCTCGGTTCGATTCCGAGCGGGGGCTTTAGATTTAAAATTCTAAAATGATCATAAATCTCTGGTATAATAAAGACATGAATCAATGGAGATGGACATTAACAGACCCATCAACCATGGAACAACATGCAGGAAATCAGAGTGATCTTCGTACTGCAATGAATGATGTTGCAACAACGGTAGAATATATTGTGAAACACAAACAAAGTAAGTAAAAATACTCAGTGAAAAGTGATTTTTATATAGATAGAGTTAGTAAAGATGAAATTAAAGATTTACTTTATAATCATCATTACTTAAAAGACGAATCCAAAGACTTCAAATCCGGCTACAATTATGGACTTTTCAGACATACTGAATGGGAATGTCCCCTTAGAATTGGCAGGTGCCTTGGTGCTTGCGTTTTTACTGGCCTCCCAGTCCCAGAAATTGCAGTAGGTGCTTTTGGTCTTCAAAGAGATGAACAAGAAGGTTTGTTTGAACTTTCTCGTCTCTGTATAGACCCAGAAGTTCAAAAAGAAGAATATAACATTACTTCATGGTTCGTTAGTCGCTGCATTAAGAGGTTTAGAAAAGATGCCCGCGTTCATTGTATTCTTAGTTACGCTGATGCTGATCACCACAATGGAACTATATACAGAGCTTGTAATTTTAAGTATTACGGCTTAACAGACCCTAAAAAGGATTTTTATTACAGTGACGGGACTAAACACTCTAGAGGTAGTATTAGAGGTATTGATGGTGAGTGGAGGGATCGCTCTCGTAAACATCGGTATCTTATGGTGTTTCAAAAACAATTAAAAGAGAAACTTGACTGGAAAGAAGTTAAGTGGTAAGATATAAATTCCGTGTGAAGGAATTTTAATTGTGTTAATCTAAACCTCCCCATAGGGAGGTTTTTTAGTGTCTAAATATAAAAAGAATAGATTTGTCGCTATAGGATAACACAATGCCTTTAAGTAGATTAGAGAATTTTCTTAAGAATGCCGAAGGTAATATTCTTTATGTCAATCCTTCAGATTTTGATGCTACTGATAGTTTTGAAAATAGAGGTAATTCATTAACAAGACCGTTCAGAACAATTCAGAGAGCACTTATTGAAGCAGCAAGATTTTCATATCAGGTAGGAAGAAATAACGATAAAATTGATAATACAACTGTTTTAGTATATCCTGGAACTCACTACATTGACAATAGACCTGGATTTTCTATACAGAACATTAGTTCAGCAGCAGTATTTAAAAGACCTTTGAATTTTGGATGGACAACTTCAGGAGCAACCATCACAGAATTTACGGAAAATTCAAATTTTGATATTTTTGATGAGGACAATGATTTAAGAAAGTTTAACTCTATAGAAGGTGGAGTTATCCTACCAAGAGGAACCTCTATCGTAGGTTTAGATTTAAGAAAAACTAAAATTAGACCATTATATGTTCCCGATCCAGAAAATGAGAACGTATCGCCTTCATCAATCTTTAGAGTAACTGGAACTTGTTACTTCACATCATTTACTTTATTTGATGCTGACCCTAATCGACCTGCATATAAAGACACAACCGTCAGAAAAGTTGCTCCAAATTTCTCTCACCACAAACTAACCTGTTTTGAATATGCTGATGGTGTAAATCTAGTGAGACTCGGATCCGAATTAACGGATTTGACAGATTTAGAGATGTATTACTATAAGATTACTCATGCTTATGGTGATACTTCTGGTAGAGGATTAGCCAATTTCCCAGTTTCATCTGGAACAGATTTTGAACCATCTATTGACGAATATAGAATTGTAGGCGATCTTCGTGCAAATGCAATTGGTATTACAAGTATTAGATCTGGTAATGGGATTGTTCCAACACAAACAGTAACTGTTTCTACAGATGTAGACCACAATCTGTTCAAAGACACACCAATTTTGATTTCGGGTATTACTACAAATATCTCTTCATATAACGGTTCTTTCCTAGTTTCTGACGTTGTTAACAATACAACTTTTACATATACTGCTTCATCAACTCCAACGGATCCACTTCCAACTTTTGAAAAATATGTAAATGCAAATATTGTCGTAGAATCTGATAGCGTATCTTCTGCATCTCCATATATTTTCTCTTGTACATTAAGATCCGTTTATGGTATGAACGGATTACATGCAGATGGAAATAAAGCGACTGGATTCAAATCCATGTTGACTGCACAATTTACAGGAATTTCTCTACAAAAAGATGATAATGCTTTTATTTTGTATGATCCTGAAACTGGAATCTATAATGATAATTTGACTGTATCGGATAGTCAAAAACCTTTACATACTAATTCAAAAGCAATATACAAAACAGATTATGAAAATGTTCACATGAAGTGTAGCAATAATGCTATCATTCAATGTGTTTCTATCTTTGCTATTGGTTATGCAAAACACTTTGTTGCGGAATCTGGTGGTGACCAGTCAATTACCAACTCAAACTCAAACTTTGGAGCAATTGCTCTCGAATCATCAGGATTCAGATCAGAATCTTTTGATAGGGATGATGTTGGTTATATTACTCACATTATTCCACCAAGAGAACCAGCTCCAAGAACTACTGCTGTTTCCTGGTTGGCCTTAGATGCTGCTAAAATTGTTTCGGTCGGAATTACCGATAGACTTTATCTTGCAGATTATACTAGCCCAGACATTGAACCACCCTCTCAAATCGATTCATACAGAATTGGTGCAAAAAGAGGTGAAGAATTATATCTTTCCGTAATTATATCAAGTCAAGAAACTACTTTTAAAAGTCCAATTCTGATGGATGTTCCATCAGGTATCGGTACATCTGCAGAAAAGGTATATGAAGTAGGTAGAGTTGCTGGTATTAACAGTGTTACCTCAAATATTTTCACATTAAAAACAAATCACCAACTTTTTAATGGAGAATCCATCAGAATATACAGTGACACTGGAGAATTACCATCAAATATTCAAGAAAATAAAGTTTATTATGCTTACACAACAGGATTAAATCCAAATCAAATTAAAATTTCATCTTCACTTAATGATGCGAATGCTGGAAATACAATTACTGGTATTTCAAATGGCGGTGGAATTTTAAAAGTAGTTAGTTCTGTTTCCGATAAACGCCCAGGTCAAGTTGGACATCCGATCCAATATGATAATAATGAAAGACAGTGGTACATTTTAGGTTCAAAAGCCACAATTTTTAATACAATTTATGGTGCTCCAGGTGAAGGTGGTATTGTTGGAATAGGCACTAGTATTTTAGGAAGTGTTACTGGTGCAACATTTATTACAAGAAAAGTAGATAATAGAGGACTTGAAGATAGAATTTATAAAATTCGTTATGTAATTCCAAAAGAATTTATTAACGCTCGTCCACCAACGGATGGATTTATCCTACAAGAGTCAAAAACTGTTGGAGTTGGTAGTGCATCTTTCCTATCTTCATCTATAGATGATCCAACTCAATTGAGAAATCCAAAAATTATTGTTGGAGCTACATATAATACTGGAACAGTAACTATAAAAACCGAGTTACCACACAACTTGGTTGTTGGAGACAGAGTAAAAATAACCAATATTGTAAGTAGTAATAATTTACAGGGTACTGAAGACATTCCTTATAATGGAACATTTGAAGTTTTTAGTGTTCCAAGTACAAAACAATTTACCTATACTGGTCTTTCTAGTAGTCCAGGAACTTTCCTAAATCAGACTAACCAAAGATCCACTCAACAACAGGTAGACTCTTTACCTGTAGTTCAAAGAGAGAAATACAGGGACAGTCTGTTCATCTATAGAAGTAGTGAAATTAAAAAACATATTCCTGGTATTGATGGACAGGATGGTATCTATATTATTACCGCATTAAGTGGTAGTATTTCACCAAATCAAAATGTTGGATTTGGTTTAAGTGAAAAGAGATTTAATCAAGATATTCGTGATCTTTATCCACAACAAGATAGGGATAATTTTGATTCGGATCCTAGAGATTCTGTAAGTCACGCTAAACTTTTCCCCTTAGGAAAAGTTGTATCAAATGATAAAAAGAATTCTATTACAAAGGAAGCACTAAATGTATTCTTAGAAAATAATAGAATTGGATATGCTGTTACTGGTGTAGTAATAACGGGAACAGGAAATACAACTGTTACCATATTTACGAATGTAGATCATAATCTAAATCAAATTAAGTCATTAAGTTTAATTGAACCCGGGCAAGGTTATAACAATTCTGCAGGAGTTACAAGTACACTTTATTCTGCAGAATTAAGTAATCCACTCATTTCTGGTAAAAATGCTACCGTAAAATCAACTATTTCTGTAGGTAATACAATTACATCAATTGAAATTGTGGATAGTGGATGTGCTTATGGTGTAGGAAACACCATGACCATTTCTGCTTCTCCAGCAGCAACCCCAACTCAATCTGCGGTTGTCCAAGTTACAGAAATATCCAACAATGTTGGGGACACTCTTGAATTGACTGGATTTGCTGATACTAAATTAAATGGAGTTTTCAGAATTGTAAGTGTTCCTTCATCAAATAGTGTTGCAATCTTTAATCCAAATGGAATTGGAGCAACATATTTACCAAGAACTGATGACTCTCTACCGATTATATCATTAGTTTCTGAAGGTATCAGGGTATCTAATATCAACTTCAATAAAGAATCAGGAATTGCAACAGTAACTTGTTTAAATTCTCATGGTTTACTTCCAGGAAACGCCTTCAAAATGGTTGGAACTGGAAATACGTTCTTCTCTGATAAATTTACTGTAAGTGAAATAGTCGGAATTACAACTTTTAATTTCAATGCGGGAATTACGACTATTACCCAGACAGTTTCCGCAAGTGGAATCAGTGTTCACAAATATGGATATTCTGCGAATGGAAGAGCCCTTGGAGCTGGAGAAGAAAATATTGGAGGAAGAGGAAGTTACATCTATGCTGGAATTACTACAACTCTTGCATCAGATATAAGTAAAACTACATCAACATTCACTCTGTCTTCGACTGGAGGTATCTCAAAGGGTGATTATCTCATTGTTAATGCTGAAATTGTAAGGGTTTCCAATAATCCTGTTGTAAATACTATTACAGTAAATAGGGGACAATTTTCTACAGCAAAAGTAGAAGCTGTTGCTGGATCTGTAATCAGAAAAATAAGAATTCTCCCAATGGAGGTTCGTAGACACTCAATTCTTCGTGCTTCTGGCCATACATTTGAGTATCTTGGATATGGACCCGGAAACTATTCTACTGGATTGCCAGTGGTCCAAGACAGGGTGTTAAGTAATGATGAGGTCTTAGTCTCTCAAGCTAGAGAACAGGATGGTGGAACGGTCGTTTACACTGGAATGAACGATAGGGGAGAATTCTTCTCTGGAGCTACTAAGATTAACGGAGCTACAGGTGAAGAAGAAGTAATTGAAGCTCCTATCGTAACTTTCTTTGGCGATGATGCGGATGCAGAAATTACCAAGAGAAATAGTGGAGTATTTGATGATCTTGTTGTAAAAGAAAGAATTACTGTTGAAGGTGGAGAAAACAGTAATCAAACATCACAGTTTTATGGCCCAGTAAACTTCTCACAAAAAGTTACCAACTCTTCTGAAGATGGATTAGAAACTAGAGATCTTTATATTAAGGGTGTTGCTTCTCAACCAAAATTAATAACGGTTGGAATTTCTACTCCTATCGATCCAAAGAAATCTGGAGATATTTCACTTCTAGCACTACCAGAACCTGGTGGATATATTGGACATGCTTATGTAGATGGTGATTGGCGTAGATGGGGAAATATTTCCAGAGAAAAGGATAGTGATTTCTTAGTTTTAGATAAAGTTGGTATTGGTCAAAGTTCTGGTATCTACAACTTTAGAGATGCTTTAGAAGTTAATGGAACAGTTAAAGTTAAAAATCTTTATGTAGGTGGTGCAGTTACATTTGCTGGAAACCAAGCAATTGGACAAGCCGTATTCGATGAGATTACGATTAATAATCAAACAGTCTACATTGGGTCTGGTAGTTCCAATTATACAATTAGACATACTAATGCTGATTCTATTGCCCAATTCCAGAGAATGGAAGTTACGGGAACTGCAGCTACATTTACAAATGCAACAGTAAGATTTGAAAATTCATTTAATTCCGTATTTTCTGGAATTTCAACTGTTGCTGGGACTCTAAATGTTGGAAACTTGGTATGTAATGCTGGAGTAATTACATCCACGGAACTCATCGGAACGCAAATTGGCGTTCAAACTATAACTGTATATAAAGATGCCTTCATCACAAATGGTATTATAACTTCATTTAACAGTTCCATCGGTACTTGTTCTAACTTTACATCACAAAATTCAAATATTATTTCACTTTCTGGTGTTGCAGCTACAATTACAACATACAGAGGAACTGATGCTTTTATTCAAGGAATGAGAGCTGAACTTAGATTTGCAACTCCGACAGCACATGTTAATACAGGTGTTATAACTGCTCTAAGTGGAACAAATTTAAATTATAGTTCAGGAACTTTCGGCATTTCTACAAGTACGAATAAAGTAGTAACTGATTGGATTGGATCTCCTACTGCTTATGTAAATAGTGGAATTATTACAACTGCAACGATCAGAACCTTAAGAGGAAATTCATCAGCAGATCCTTTAACAGCATTCATCAATGTTGGTGTCATTACTGCTATTACAGGTACTGGTGCAACTTATACAAACGCTCAGATTACCAGTAAACTTTGGATTTCTGGATCTGGAACAGGTGAAGGAATTTATGCCAATGCTGGTATTATCAGTGCTTTTGGACCTGGAGCTACATCACCAGGTTCTCCAAATAACATGAATATCAATTGTGGAACTTCTGGTCAAGTAACTGCCCAAATATTTAATTCCACAGTTGCTACAGGAACTGCTCCACTGTCCGTAAATTCTACTACACAGGTATCCAACTTAAATGCTTCCTTACTACAAGGTTGGTCAACAGATACTGCAAATACTGCTAATAGAATTGTAAGACGTGACCAATTTGGTAATTTCAGAGCAGGAGTTGTTACCGCAACCCAATTTAGTGGATCACTACAATTCACTATCCAAACATCTGGTGTTCTGACTGGTGGAACATTTGATAATAGTGGAAACTTGACAATTGGATTGAATGGATCATCAAATAATACTGCAAATTATGCAGTTATTAGAAATGGTTTAGGTGGTTTTGCTGCAGGTATTATCACTGCAACGACTTTTGTGGGTAATTTGACTGGAAATGTAAACGGAAACGCAGCTACTGCAACAACAGCGACAAACGCAAATACTATTGCAACTATATCGAGGCAGTTAGCCACACCAAGCGCACATTTCTTAACCTTTGTAGATTCTGATAATGGATCATCGGCAAGTGAACTTCTATATACCTCACCAAATATTTACTATCTACCAGATAATACTGCATCTCAATCTAATTTGTATATAAGAGGAGATATTACTGCTTTTGCTGGTGCTGCGTCTGACGATAGACTTAAGACTAATAGAACAACCATTTCTAATGCGCTTCAAAAGGTACTATCATTAAGTGGATTTACATTTAATTGGAATGAAAAAGCAATTAGTCTTGGATTTGTGGGTGGTATTTCACAAGTCGGTGTTTCTGCACAACAAGTCCAAGAAGTTCTCCCAGAGGCGGTTAAGAAGGAAAAACTTAATGATGAAGAAATTTTGATTGTAAAATATGAAAAAATTGTTCCACTACTTATTGAAGCAATTAAAGAATTGAAGAATGAAATTGATGAATTAAAAAGAAACAAATAATCGGAGGTATCAAAAATGACTACTCCATCAACAGGTAGTATTAGTTTTTCCCAAATAACTGCCGAATTCGGATCACCTTCTGGAAATAATTTTGGTTCTTTTCGTGTAAATCAAACTATAGGAGATAGATCTTGGCCTTTAGATAATGGAGTTCCCACAACTGGTTCTATAAGTTTTAGTCAATTGCGAGGAAAAACTGTAAATGTTGTTGTAGATTATTCTGGGGCTGCAGAGACTAACATAAATTCCCAAAATAGATACACATCCAGTGGTACAGTAGTTGGAGGATTTAGAGGAATTCCAAATTCTTCTCAAACTAAAAAAGTAATTCACCTAATCAGAAAACAATTAGGGTCTTTTGATTCCGGTACTTGGGATTCAAATACCCTATCATTAAGATACCTAATTACATCATCAGGTTCCATATATGGAGTCGGAGGTGCTGGTGGAGCGGGTAGTGCTGGAAGTGGTGGTGGATCTCCGGGATCTCCTGGTTCTCCTGCGATGACTGTTAGGTATCCCTCTACTATCGAAAATAGTGGAACAATTCAATGTGGATTTGGTGGTGGCGGTGGCGGCGGAGGATCATACGCAGATCCAAATAAAAACCCAGCTGATCCAGTAAACACTGGTGGCGGTGGTGGAGGAGGAGCTGGATTTCCAGCTGGTGCCGGAGGTGCTTCAGGGACAGGAGCTGGAGGTGGAGGTTGTAATGGTGCTGCAGGAAGTTCTGGAGCTTTATCTACCGGTGGTGCTGGTGGAGCTGGTGCTAGATGTGGTCAAGGTAGTCACAGTGGAGGAACTGGAGGGGCTGGAGGATCGCCAGCGGGAAATGCACAATCTGGAGGAAATGGATCTGGAGGTAATTTAGCTAATGGAACCGGTGGGAATGCAGGAACAAATGGATTTGGAGTTTTCAAACCAATATCATTCCTAAGTGTAACAATCAGCAATTCGGGAACATATATTGGAGGAACAAATTATTAAATTTGAGTAAATTTGTATGATAACAAAAAAAGACTTAGAAGTTTTATATAAATGGGCAGTTTTAGATAATTTTCCGATAAAAAAAGCTCCAACATCCGAAGGATATGCCAATAAAGAAATATATTATTGTTGGTTAAAGGGTGTGGGTAATGGAGTAACTATTAGAAAAAAATTAATGACTGAAGAGGTATTAAGAATATATCAAAATGAAGACATTTTATTTTCAATGTATGCTTCTTTTGATGAAGGAACTGAATTAAAACCTCATAGAGATCCAAACATTTATAGAGAACCGTATAAAAGAATTCAGATACCTATCCAAATACCAGATAAAAAGAAATGTTATATGATTTGGAGGGGTAAAAAAATTTATTGGAATGAAGGAGATCCGCAAATATTTGCGGTCATGGATTATCTTCACGAAGGATACAATTATTCAGACAAACCAATGAAATTCTTATTTTTAGATGTCAAAAAATCCTGCGCTGTTGAAATTTAATGAATAAATATTATTATCTACTACATAATTTAATTTTAAATGGAAAGTGTATCAATTAAAATTATTGACACTGAGTTAGAAAATGATTTAATACTGTTTAGTATTAATGATAAAATTAATTTGTGTTTTAGTAAGTATCATTCATATACTCTAAAAGAATTCATCCAAAACCTGTTTAGAATTGCAATGCGGGCTTTGGAAGAAGATAATGATGGCAGTGAAATGGAAATAGTTAATTTAAATGAATTTGATGATAGTTTAATTTCATATGATTCAATGACAAATAGTGTATATAAAATACAATACATAAAAAGATATTTAAAAGAAATTAACTACGAAATTGAACTATAATGTCATTAAGAACTACTCCCATAGACGGACTAAGAACATATTACTTGAGAGGTCAAAATTTTAAAATCTGTATTAATATTACAGAAAAACCTCTGTCCTTACTTGAAAATAAAAATCAAAGGTGGAGAACTTCACATTATTACGCAGTATACGGTAAAGGAAAATTATTTGATAATAATGATCCTTCTAATTGTCAAATTTTAACTCCAAAAACAATTATTAACGTTGAAAAATATATGGAGTGTGATGCAGTAATGTATGAATCTGAGGAGCCTACGGAAATAATAGGGTTCAACTCAGAATATCATAATGATAGATGGGATGCCGAATTAATTAATGTTGAACAAACCTCTATTAAGTGTGAATTCACATCTGTTATTATTTGTTTTAATGGATCAATGTTTGTTAACGATAAAGAATTTCAAAAGTATAACTTTGCTCGTTTAAAAGTAGGCGAAGAATATAAATTGAACTTAAATGAAACTTCCGAAGTTGGATTATTTAAATTAATTGTATGAATTATGACCTTTTTTCAATTTTTCCAACAACTGTATATGTAGGAAAATCGACTGATCACAAAAACAATAAGAAAAATTTTTATAATGTGTACTCAAAATATGATTTTGAAGATACGACAGTAAGTGAAAATTCTGGAAATCCTTTACTTCATTTAGATCAAGACTTAGAAAATTTATTTAAAGAAGTAGTTTCTAATACAAAAACTTATATTCATGAAGTTCTTCTAGTTAGAGATATCTTTAATGTTGCGATAACTAAAAGTTGGATTTCTAGATCTAGGAATAAGACTCAAGAAATACCATGGCATATACATTCAACGAGTCAAATATCTTTTATTTACTATATAAATGTTCCAAAGAATTCAAATTCGATTCAATTCTTAAATTTTAACGCACCTAACAATTTATTTTTAGGAATGAATACTGAATATAAAGAAAGAGATAGAATGATAGTTAAAGATTATAACTATCACAATGCTAACACGTTTTACATAACTCCAGAAGAAGGTCACATTGTACTATTTCCAAGCTCTATTCGACACTGCACAAAAAATATATTTGGAGATTTTGATGGAGAACGACTTGCTATTGTTGGTGACATAACATTGGTTCTAAAAGAAAAAGAACTTTCATTATCAATGGGGTATTTGGATCCACAGTACTGGAAAATATACAAATAAAACAATTAAAATGAAAGAAATTTTTGAAAAAAAGCATACTTTATGGGAATATAATTCAGCAATCCCAAAAGATATTTGTGAACAGATAATAAAAAAATATGATTCAGATTCATTAGAAAATGGAATCATCAGTAATTATGAAGTGGATTTGAGTATAAGAAATGTCAAAACTTTAACACTAGATAAATCTGAGTGGATAACTTCCATTTTTCAATATTATGGATTTGATGCTAATTTTGAAAATTTTCAATATAGAATTGAAGGAGTGTCAAATATTCAATTCTTAAAGTATGAACCAGGAATGTTCTATAAAGTTCATTGCGATACATCACCAAATAGAAATTCTCAGTCATTCTATCGAAAATTAACCGTTGTTCTAGACTTATCGGATCCATCAGATTATGAAGGAGGAGCATTTGTGATTTATGGAGACGCATTAAGTCCGATTAAATTAAATCAACAACAAGGATCTGTTCACGTTTTTCCAAGTTACTTAAATCATAAGGTTAATCCAATAAAAAAGGGAGTAAGATATTCTATGGTTTCTTGGATACTTGGAGAACCATTTGCTTAATACTATGTTAATTTTGAACAACAAATGGATGTTTATCCATATACCAAAAACATCTGGAACTAATTTTAGATCAAATGTAATCAATACATACTCGGAATCAAATTATTCAAATTATTCTAATGAACCACCTTTTGGTAACTTAGATGATACTAAACTTAACGAGTTTAAAAAAATATCAAAAAAAGATTTGAATGATGAATTCGAATCTTTTTTATCAATAGCTACTGCTTTTAATCAAAAGAATATTCAAATAAAACCACAATATTGTGAATATTATAATAATATACACTTTATTTCTAAATCAGAAATATCAATAAATCACTCACATAATATTAAACACTTTCCATTAAATGTGTGGGAAAAATATTCAATATATAATGATCAACATGTATTTTCTATTGTAAGAAATCCATATACCAGATTCATTTCATACTACACAAATATAGTATATGGATTAAAAAAATATTTTAATTTTGATCTATCCATAAAAGAATTCATAAAAAACAATTGTATAAATTTAATTACGGATAATTGTAAATTTATGAATTATAAAATAAATCAAATAGATTATTTAAAAAATAATTCTGGTGAGATTATTTGCGATAAATTTTACAAAATGGAATCAGATTTGGAACAACTTTCTTATGATTTTAATCTTCCAAATTTAATAAAAGAAAAAATAAATTATGGACTTTATGAGCGTAATTATGAGAAATTATTCGATAATGAATTAATTGAATGGGTTCAAGAAACATATGAAAATGATTTTGAGTATTTTTCATATGACATCAATCCTTTTTGGAAATAAAAAAATTGACTCTATTTAAGTTACTAAATAAAATCGTAATTGTCATTCACTGATTTATTTCTTATGACTGAAACTAAAGATGAAAAGATGCAAAAATTATCTGCTGAGTTGACCGAACAACTAGAAAAACTCAGGGATGAATTGATGGAAATTGAAAAACAATTCAATCTCAAAAAAGAACAGTTCTTTAGAGCTCAAGGGGCTTTAGAAGCTTTACAAATAATGACACAAGAAAACTTATAAACCTCCACAGAGTTATTATACTAAAAAAATGAGGGTCTGTCAATTCTGACAGACTTTTTTACTTTTATGGTAATTATGAATAACAATAATTTTCCAGAGTTTATTGATCAAAAAAACTATCCAGATTTTTGGGAACAAATGAAAGGTTTTTCCGAATTTGCAAAATCTGTTGGACAAGATGTTGCTGAAGGAAATTCTATTCTTGTTTCGGAACAAAAAAGAAATCAAAGATTGTCCATATGTAATTCATGTAGTCAATTTAATAAAGAAAGTAAAAGATGCTACATGTGTGGTTGTTTTATGGAACATAAGATTAAGTTTAAAAGCGCGGAGTGCCCAATGGCTAAATGGTAAGCCCTTGACAAATAACTAAATACCTGTTATCGTGGCATCAAATCTACAAGACCAATGAAAAAACTGCTCCTGATTCCACTGGTAGCGTCATTGTTTTCAGTGCCAGTTCAAGCTCAACAAGTTAACGAGTATTTGACCTGCAAGAAATATAAAGAAATATATACTCCAGGATTTTATGATAATTATGGTAGATATATTCAGGGGAGTGTAGTAACTCAAGAATATAGAGCTAATTGTCAAACTGGTGTTGCTACTGGACCTGCAAGTCCAACACCTTATCAACAAACACAATATCAACAACCTTACGTTTCTCCGAGAGCATATTATAATGGATATTATAATGGTGGTGTATATTGTAATCCTACTAGAACTTCGTTGGGTGCTCTTTTGGGTGGAGGAATCGCTGCTAGTATGAGTCGCGGAAATGGTTATTATTGGTCTGTTCCTGTGGGTGCAGCAATCGGTGGTGCTTTGTTCGGATGTAATAGGTATTGATTATGAAACCAATTAAATTTTTTCAAGTTGCTAAATGGCGTTATCGTGAAGACTTTGGACATGAATGGTATATTCAACTATTTTTTACCGATCGTTGGGCATTTTTTCAATCATCTGTAAGTTGGAATGATTATCCATCTTGGCCCTATATTCAAATCACTTCTGGTAGTAATGGATTATTGAGTATTCTATTTTGGGCATATAAGTTCGGGTTTGATATTGATTTGTTCTCCCGCACTTGGAACTGGGATCATTTGGAGAAAGTAGATGAAGACGAAACTGAATTGGTTTGAATACTACTTCGGACATTGTTTCCAGACTGGTTGGAGAGAGATGTGGAACAATTTCAAGATGTGGCGTGACCTTATCACTGGAAATTATGAGAACTATGCCCTACTGAAAAACGACGACCCATATGAAGAATGTTATCAGTGGTTCTGGACTTCTATCAATCTTGATGAAACATATCCAAAAGAGTTTCTAGAATACCTGATGGAAATGTGTGATAGAATTGATAGAGGTGAAGAGAAGTTGATACCTATGGATGAGGACTTTATGGATAGACTTAAAGAACTTATTGATGATGAGGACACTTCAGAAACTGGTACACCCGACGAGACAGAAGAAACCTGATGTGGTATGATGGCCACATCAGAACAGAAATCTCATGAAACCCAAAATCTATCACATACTTGATATTGCAGTTGAGGAAGGTGTCAAACGAGGATGGTATCGTGCCCATAAACATGTAGAGAATCCTTCTGAAGAAAGTATCAAAGAAGCTATTGAGGATGCAGTGATGTCTGCAATTCATGAATACTTCACATTTGATGAGTCGGAGTATTACTCATGAGCGGCGGACACTTCAACGATTGCGGATACGAATACTATAATGTCTCACAGTTTGCTGATGAACTTGAAGCAGAAGTTCGTAACAACTTTGAGAAGGATGAGTATGGTTTTTCTCACGAATATCCACCAGAAGTTTGTGAGTATCTTCTAGAACAGGTTACCAAGATGCGTAAGATGGCAGAGATTATGAGGCACATTGATTATCTGTATTCAGGTGATCATGGTGAGGATAGTTTTATGGAACGGGTGAAAGAAGTAGAAGAGAAATACAAGGACACTTGAAGAACTGGCACAGGGGGTCTCCATAAGACCCCTTTTTGGTCTATAATGACTTCATAAGCAACCAAACCGATGGACTACGAAACTTACCTCAACATTCACCAGTATTCCCCTGATGATAGAGTTTATTACACTCTCAAGGTTACAGATGTAATGAATATGGATTACTACTATGAAGGTAATGCTCTAACTCTTGATGATGTTATGGAATGTGTCAAACTTCACCTCAAACAACACCAGAACTGATGGACTACGAAACTGAAATCATAGATGGACGCAAAGCAGTTGTCCGTCATTTCTTCAAAGCACACGAAATCCAAGTTGGTTCTCGTTGGGCACGGGCAGATGGTTCTAAAGGTTATGTGACCGTTGAAGGTCTCAATTCTTATGGAAGCACAGATCCTTGGTATGAAGTTGTGTATTCTTGGGAAGAAAATGGTGTGAAGAAAATCTGGCAAAAAGAAACTTTTGCCTTTCAATGTCGTTATTGCCTGATTGTAGAATGACTAACGAAGAACTCCCAGTATCAAACGAATTCATCACATTTGTGAGAATTCGACTTGACCACGAACAAAGACAACAACTCCGTCGTTATCTAAATCTCCATTATCTTGGTGATGTAAATTGTAATGAGTATGATGAGAATATGAAAATTGTTCCCAAATACCCAGAAAAAGAAACACAAGAGTTCAAAGATGCTATGTGGAGAGCAGATATGTCAGTAGATTATCAAGTCAAAGTAGTTTATGATGTAAATGGTCAATGTAAATTGGAGTTGCTATGAAACTCATAATCAAATATTTACTTCAAGTACCTCTACTTTTCTTTTTTGTTACTGGAATAAACTCAATTGTTGGTGATGATTATTTGATTTCTTTTCTGGTGGCATTTGGTTCTTTACTTCTTTATACTACTGGTGATTATTATTATGACTAAACTCTTTCAATACGATAAAAAAGTTTGGGATAATGGCGAAACATCTCATACTTGGCAGTTTGGTGTTTTCAAAAATCATTCATTTCTGTGGGTGAATTATGAAAATCCTACCGCTCATCATTGGTCTTCTGGTGGATTTCATGTCACACTTTCTTTTCTTGCCAGTTCTTTTTTTGGTGTAGAACTCAACAACGACAAACAATCTCTTGCTTTTGAATTTTTCACAGAATACTTTGATGGGTGGGATGACTGATGTTCAACTTCAAAGAGGATTGGGAAGAACCAACTCGTAAGGCAATTCAAAAAATGCTGTCTTATAAGGGATACATTCCATCCAAAGACCTCAACGAGTATCAGTATCAAACCTATCTCAAAGTAGCATCACCATACGAACTTGAAAAGGACATTATCACCGAAAAAACGATGCTTAAAGTAAATGATGAAGAATTATGATTAAAATCTATTGTGTGGTTGATAATGTTGATTTGGGTTATCACGTTCTGTGTGCTTCCACTTCCAAGGATAAAGCACAAGTAGCATTAGATATAAAGATTAAACAAAAATATG